TAAAGTTTGACGATAGGAAATATCTATCCAATGAACTTTATTTTGAAACTCTCTAATAAAACCTTCGCTTAAAGTTTGATAGTGGGAAATATTACCCCATTTAACTTTATTTTGAAACTCTCTAATAAAACCTTCGCTTAAAGTTTGATGATAGGAAATATAATCCCAATCAACTTTATTTTGAAACTCTCTAATAAAACCTTCGCTTAAAGTTTGATAATGGGAAATATCTATCCAATGAACTTTATTTTGAAACTCTCTAATAAAACCTTCGCTTAAAGTTTGATAATGGGAAATATCAATCCAATCAACTTTATTTTGAACTTTATTATTTTTTATTTTATATAACTCAATCGTATTATTAGGATATTCTATAACTTTGACGGATTTAATAGAGGGATAATCGTCTCTACCTTCTAAAGTTAAGAATTCTAAAATAACAAGATGATTATTTTCAAATTCTACCAGATCACCAATTTTAAGTTTATTTGACATAATGAAACTATAGCAGGTGAAATGAGAAAAGCAAGAGAAAAAGCAAGGGAGAAAAGAAAAGATTAGTCTCTATATGACATTAAAACTACAGCAGTTTCAGGTATAATAAATAAATCTCCTTCGGGTGTTACAATTTTTTGAATCATATGAGTTTCAACAATTACAAATCGTTCCTCTGCAACACTAGCCAAGGTTCTGACAAGTTGGCAATCCTTAGCAAAATCTACAACCTTGCAAAGAGTGTGAGTTGATGTTTCAGCTTGTGTATCGTCAGGAAGCAATACAGAAGATTTATTTTTCTTTACCTTATTAAGAACTGGTTCAACCACAATTTGGCGGAAACAAGGCTTAAATGACATTATTTATCTTCCTTTTCATTTTCCATCATAATTTTTAATCCTTCTTCAACCATTTTACCAGCTTGAACTTCAAAAGAAACATTATTTTTCTTTGCTAGGTCATCTACAACTTTGGCAAGATCATCAGGAATGTCAATTTCTACATTATAAGTACCATCATCATTGTGGGTGACACCTTCTTCTAGGTCAAGATTATTATTTGTTCCTGCAAAAGTTCTTTGCCAACCATCACGATATTCTTGAGAACCATAACACTCTGTAAAAGATTTTTGTTCGTATTTCATGTTAACCCTCCCTATCCCATTCTACATTTTTATTTTTAATAAACCCTTTGAGAATTTCTAAAAGTTCTAAATGAGCATCCTTTAGTTCTAAATTAGCATATCCTTTCTCGCATTGAAAACAAAGATCTAACATACCATCACCACCTGCATTGTTAGATGAACAAAAAACAAATGCGACATTTTTATAATCTGTTTTAAATTTACCGGCTACTTGTTTGCGAACATTTTTAATGACCGACTTTAATTCTTTGTCAAATTTAATATACATTTTTATTTTTTCCTAACTAACAACCATATTGATTTTATCCATTACGACATCTTGCAATTGTTGAGAAGTTTCATCAGATACATTAATTTTAAGTTGCGCCTTAACAAGTCTAATAACACTACTAACAAGTTTAAGATCTACTTGATCCTTATACTGATCTTTTAAATCTTTGATGCCTTCACGCACAGTACGAATTTCATTCTCAAGGGTAAAAAGCTGATTAACATAAGATTGAATAAGTTCGGGATTAAATGCGATAGGTTCTTGAGGTTGCTTCTTAGGACGGCCCATTAAAAATCTCCTTTGTGATTACCAACATTTTTTGGTGGCAATTTAAAAAATTGAATTACGCCTGATTCTGTTTTTATAAGTTCTAACTTAACAAACTCATTACACCCCAAGTTATTATACCACACGGCATGTTCTTCGCATAAAGGACATCGCCAAAGTGGAAATTCTCTATTTTCAGCCCACCAAGGAGGACGATGTTCTGGAAAAAAATCATTGTTATCGCATGATAGAAGTTCAAAACAATGACCACTCTTACAAAGAACTTGAATATAATCTCTATAATTCATTTCACTTTTCCTCGATCTTCACAAGAATTTATAATATTTAAAGTAGCCCACCCCATACAATCTGAAATAATTTTATTAAATAATTTTGGATTATTAGTTAATGTGGGCATTTTTTTAACCACCCACCATTCAGATCCATCGTATGCATGACGTTCCAACCACCATCCCTTAGTAGTGCTTACAACAACTAAATCAGTGGCAATTTCTTGTACTCCATACCCAGAATTATATTTTAAATTTTTGAATTTTCCATGAAACTCGTCCCAAGTCATAGCATACGCTCCGTCCTTAGAACCTACCCAAGAAATGTCACACGACCAAAGATTATTCCCTTCTAACACTTTAAAAATTTCTACCATCAAATTTATCATTTCATCCTCCAAGTTGTAATAATAGTTTAGCACATTGGGGAAGTAGTGTCAAGGACTAAGAACACTTACTCCAACCGCAATCCACACAAACAACACACCCTCCCTGATACACTAAAGAGTTCTTCCCACAAGACTTACAAAGTTTATCGGACGAAGGTTTTTGCCCATCTGCAATATATTTTTTTAAAACTCTAGCGACTGCTTGAGAAAAACAGAACATATCAGAGGTCTTATCCTTAGAGAGTTGTTCGCTAAGGAATTTTACAGGCACACCGTGTCTAAGACTAAGAGAAGTCATTCTGGTTAACGCAGCATGGGCATCATTATCAAAAGTGTCAACAATGTCAGAAATTAAAAGTTCTTCATCTCCCTTACCAATTCTCAAGTTATAAATTGATTTTTCTTCTTTTTTACCTTTCTTGATAACCATTCCTTTGAGATATTTTTTCGGGATTTTTATTTTATTTGATTCTCCTGCAAATATTTCATAAGGAGAATTATTTCCCATTAAATCCTTCATTAAACCAACAAACACTACCCACGGTTGCCCTTTAACACTAATTTGGTGGATATCACACTCAAGTTCAATAGGTCGCTTAGGACAAAAACTTTCTTTAATACAATCCTCTTTTTTTGTAACTAATACACCTGTTCTTGATTCATCAACATAGACAGTAATCCCTTTAAGACCAAGTTTCCAAGCGGTTCTGTAAAGTTCGTCTACAACACTAACAGATGTTCCTTTTGGAAGATTAATTGTACTGGAAATTGAATGATCAATATATTTTTGAATAATCCCCTGTAACTTCACTCGATTTTTCCAATTTATATTTTCACTAGAAACAAAAAAATCTGGCAAATTATCAGAATTAACTAAACCATTTAATTTCATATAATCTTCAATATTTTTGTGGAATACTTTAAACTCTTCCCAGGCATCACCATTTTGATCTGTAAAATCAACCTTAGTTTCTCCACTAGGGCCATTGATCTTCTTTCTTCGCGTATATGAATGCCTAAATATAGGCTCAATACCGGAACTTGTTCTAGACAAGATGGATACGCTGCCGGTTGGGGCATTAGTGAGCAAAGAAATATTCCTTCTACCTTGTAATTTAATTTTTTCTTGCAAATATTCAGGAAGATTCTTAATGAAAGCATTGTTTTTTTCTAAATTCCAATCAAAGCAAGGGAATGAACCACGTTCAAGAGCTAGTTCTGAACTTGTTTCATATGTTACATCTCTTAAAACTCTATAGATATTATCTGTCAGCTTTAACGCTTCTTCGCTATCATACCGACAGCACATGCCAGAAAAAACATCTGCCAAACCATGAGTTCCAAGACCACACCTTCGACCTTGAATTGCACTTTCGAGCATTTTTCGCCATAGAACTTTTACATCTTCTTCGTCAGCAAAAGAAATAATGGATTCTATACGTTCTATTTCCAACTCTACAAGATCATCTGACATCCTAGCAGCTATACGAACCACATTAGAGAATTGTTTAAAATCAAAGCAACAAAGTTCACTGAATGGATTCTTAACAAAATTCTTTAGATTAATAGAAATAAGTCTACAAGCATCATTTTCACTTAGAATAATTTCAGAACAGTTGGAAACTAAAAGCCCACCAGTCCAATAAACATGTTCGGGGCTATCCACTGTAATGTCATAAACTTTTTCTTCACCTCTGCGAATTATTTCTTTAATTTCGTAAGAAATCTTAGTACGATTAGTTGTTATTTCACAAGTTTCCAACAATCGCTTCTGTTTATACTTTTGAATAAACCCGATGCAATCGTAAAACTTCTTTCTGTCAACAGAAATATTGAGATCATAGCTTTGTTTGCACTCGTATTCTCCGTTTCTAAATTCAACCAAACTTGGTTTGTTAGTGGTATAATACGACAGAATACCCACAGAAGAAAGCATAATCTGAACGTCTAAAATGATTTGCTTGCTAGACGCCTTTAATGTTATTCTATTGCCACAAATAGAACCGTTGGCAGAATATAAGCCTCGGAGAAAAGAACAAACTGTTTTTCGGCTCCCTTTCAAGAATCTTTCTGGAATTTTTCTTTCGTATGTCCTCGGTAATTCATCGACGGAAATAGTGGTATCAATTTCCCAGAAATCTTTATTAATTTTCGGTCTATATTCTAGAATAAAATTAGATATTTCACTGTTAAAATAATCTCCATCATCTTTCCCAATGTAAAGCCCTTTTGACGATTTATAAGCACTCCCGTCGCCCATCACTAAACCATCTACAATAGTCTGCGGGTCAAACAATTCTAGCTTTTCAAAACTTCCTCTGCAAATATCAATTGAATCGGCATCTTTCACTTCAAATTTTTTACCTTCTTGCACAATTCTGTGATTTTCTGTTCCCACAAAAATCCCAGCGTTTGTATGATATTCAAAAACCTCTTTAATGCCCGTACACTGCTTATCGGTCACGACAACAAATTTATTTCCATCCCAAATTTCACTTCCGACATCGATTTCATCAAAGACCCTAATACCCATAGGGGTTAATACTTTTGTATCACGAGGGCTGCAAGGGTTTGTGCTTACTGCCTTGAAGTTTGGATATTCATTGGCAGGCAAAAACTTTGTTGCAGTATCCCAGAATATAATTCCCGGCTCTGCTGTAGTTCTTGCCGAATCTACAATAGAATCCCATAAATTCTTAGCTTTGATGTATCTAGAAAATTTTGGTTTATCCGAATCAACAGGAAACTTTAACAAAAAATTATTGTCTTCCTCTACAGCCTTCATAAAATCATCAGAGATTTTTACAGAGATATTAGCCCCAGTGACTTTAGTTAGATCATGCTTCATGACCACAAATTTTTCAATGTCAGGATGCCGAACATCCATAGTAATCATCAAGGCGCCGCGCCTATTATTCTGTCCCACCATGCGGGTAACTTCACTAAAAAAATTTGACCAACTCCAAGCTCCAGTGGAAGTCCCAGAAGAGTTATTTACTGTCATTCCATCTGGCCTAAGCGTGGAAAGATCTATTCCGACTCCGCAACGAGATTTAAAAAGATTGGCAGCATCTTTAGCCGTATCAAAAATCCCAGACATACTGTCATTAGGTTGCGCAATTACTACACAATTCGACAAAGAAACGATAGAGAAGTTATTTTTTATGCCCATCATTGGCGAACCTTGCGGGACTATATATTTGAAGTCCTTCAACAAATCATAAATTTCTTTCTCGCTTACTTCACCTTCACCTTCAAACTTCTTTTCTATCCTTGCAAACTCACTAGCTAGTCGCTTGTGCATGTCGTCAGGGGTTAACTCGTGATAAATCCCTTGTTTGTCTTTTAGACAATACTTAAAAAACACATTTGCAGCAAGTTCATCACCATCAAAATACTTTAATGTCTCTTGGAAGACTTCATCACGAGTAGCCATAAAAAATCTCCTAAAGTTTATTTACTTAAATTTTGTTTGATAGGTTTTTTATTTTCTTCCAACAGATCTTTTAGCGGCCTTGTTTTAAGAATATTTCCATCTTTGTCATACACATTTTGTCCATCAAACCACAGATCAGTCCTAGAGCCAACTTGAAAAACCAATTGAACTAATTTTCTACGCATTTTTCAATTGCTTTCTCAATAATTTGTATTTTTCTTTTGTCGTAGCACTTGGGCTTCCATCGCTTGTCGGTGAACTAATAACTACTCCGTGGTCATCTTTTTCATGAGGCGGGAAGACTTTTATTTTAGACATTGATGTGTCTACAAATAGAGGGTAAAGCATGCCATCTCTACCATTTCTATTCTTAGCAACATAGAAATTACCTTGATTAGAATTTTTATCTTTCATAGTTCTTGATAGTGCTAAAATAAGATCCGCTATGAAACATTTAGCAAAACTTTCAGAGATAGATTCCATGGTAATAACTTCTTTTTCCATAGTTTCTCTTTTGGTTTGACTAGCCGACCATACACCACAATGGAATTCCTGAGCCATTGCTCTCATATCTTCAAATACAGACTCAAGTTCTAATCTTTTCTCTTGCGACTTTAACGGTTTTAGTAAATCTCCATAATCAATAATCACAAGTTCGTAAGATTTATTTTTTCTTTGCCTTACTCTCTCATAATGATTCTTAATAGTCTTGATAGAAACACTTTTAGTAGGGTATTCTTTTATTATTAAGTTTCCAGGAACATCTTTAATTTTTTGGAATACAGTATCTTTAAAAAGGTTTAAATCATTTATTGCAACTCCGGAAATGCAAGAATCATATCTTCTTGCTACAGCTGTATCAGTCAACTCCAAGGTATAATGAATTACATCATATCCAGCCAATAAAGCAGCGGTACCAAGATGCACAAGGCAGAATGATTTTCCCGCAGAAGTTGGAGCTATGATTACGCCAAGTTCTCCTTTAGCTAGACCTCCCTGCGTCAAATCATCTATAATACTCCAATTTGTGGTGATCGTTCCTCGGTTATTTGTAACATACCTTGCTTCAAAATCTCTAAAGTATTCATGACCAAAATTATTATCTGTTCCTAGCTTTAATGCTGTATTTATAACTGTACTTATTTCATCAAAAGAAGCTTGTTGAAGTAGCGGTATAGATTTTAGCATAGCCTCTTTTAATTTTTGTTTCTTGCAGAAGTCTAGTGATTTCTCTTTTATATATTCCTTATCATCAAAGACTTCTTGCGATAATATCTTTTCATTAAAGAATTTTAAAACTTGTTCCTTGAGTACTCCTTCTCTATCTTCTGTTTCAAGTTTAATGATATCTTTAATAGTTTCTATAGAAGGATGAATTTTGTATTTATTCTTATAATCAAACAGAACTTGTACAAAACATTGTAGGTGTTTAAATTCAAAGAAATTATATTCTAATACTTCTTGAATTTGATCAGCAAATATACCATCGTGAGCAATAATATAAGCTAGTTTATCTTGAAAATGATTGCCAAAGTGTTCAAAATTATCATTAGTATTAGGCATAAATATCCTTAAAATTTGATAAGATCAGACGAACTTATAGGAAGTTTTTTATCATCTTGAAAAATGTAGCACAAAAATACAGCATCTTTTTCTAGGCATCTTTCTTTATATTTATATTTATAAATTATATCGGATACAATCATACCAATTTTATTCTCATGCCAAGGTAAAGACATTGGGTCAAATCTAACTAAATCACCGATTTTAAATTTACTCATAATTTAATCATCTCAGATTCTTCTAATGTTATAAATCCATAAGAAAAAATATAAACATCATAAAAGTGTTTTTCATTAGATCTGAAGCAGCCAATTCTTTTTATTATGAACCCTGTGTCGCCTACTCTAGCCCCCTCAATAATATCTTCATCATCTATAACTTGTATAAGATCTCCAGGCTTAAATTTAGATAACATTTTTAAAGTTTAGTAAGGTTATTTTCATGTATTATAATTCTTTTATCCATTTCGAAGAAATAACATAGATATCCTTCACCACCAATAGTAAAGGTTCCCTTCCCTTTGTATAAAACCACACCAACTTGTTTTCCGCCTCTAGAAGATTCTTTTCTTCGAAATACTATTAGGTCCCCAATTTTAAATTTATTTTTTGTTACCATCAATGATTATTCTTCGACTCCAACTGTACAAGTTATCAAGGTTAAAGTCAAGCGCAACCTGATCTTGTATCATTTTTCCTATAAACTTAGATTTATTAAAACTGAATGAACAATCTTGAAGTGTTTGATTTATTTTCATCTTTGTTTGTATAGAAAAGTTAGGTGAAGCTAATTGCATAATAGAATAATTTTCTTTTATTCTATCCTTTTCTGTTTGTACTTGTTCATAAACTTTAAGTTTACTTTTGTTACCTATTTGTTCTTGACAGTATTTTTGAACATCATCAAGATAATAATCTTTTTCTTCGCTCAAAAATGGAAATCGTTTAGCTAGTGTTTTTAAACCAACACCTTCAACACCTTTTATATTATCACTTACATCGCCAGCCATCGATCTAGCTAAACAAAAGTTATTAGGATGTATGCTATATTCTTTTAAAATTGTTTTAACGCTTTCAAAAACCTTTTTCATGGGTCTATACAATAAAGTTTTATCGTTAAGTAATTGTATAAAATCTTTATCAGAGCTAACTATTATTTTTTGCCAGTCATAAAACGCTTCATGATTTGTAATATAAGCGATTAAATCATCGGCCTCTATGCCATCATAAATAAACTGTTGAACAGGTAAGTCTTCAATATATTCAGTTAACCTTGCTAACTGCCATACTTTATTATTTTGTTCCTCGTCAAAACTTTGAGTATCAACAAACCTATTCAACCGCAAAGGCTTACGACCTTCCTTGTAACCTTTAAACGTGCCTCTCTTGCGACTAGAGCCGCCTTGACCGTCAAGACATATGATAACCCTAGTAGGATCAAAGTCGTCTGTAAAGCGTTGCAGCGAGCGTATAAACCCAAAGATACCACCAACAGGAATGCCATTAGAAGAAAGCAAAGGGTTTGCAGCATAGTGACGAATAAATTCATTAAGACCATCAATGACTAAAAGTCTAGGCATATTTAAATTATTTCTATTGAACTTGGAATTTGATGCAAAAACTCTGAAAAATTAAAAGAATAAACTAACAACTCATCACAATACTCCGAACTACCATGAGAAATTTTTAAAACAATCCCATATGTCCCGTCGTGTCTAACACATGATTCAATTTTAATTTTTACCAAATCGCCAATTTTAAATTTATGCATGTTCAAACGTCTTTGTATAATCCCCGAAGGAAAGAAAAATTTCTACACATTGGCTATCAAAACAAAAAAGTTTTGCTTCCTTCTCATCAATACAGAGTATTACTGCAAAATCAGCTGAATTAAACTGCACCAGATCTCCAACTTCAAATTCTAATTTAGACATGATTTGTACCAGTAAGTCGGGAAAATAGGTGCTGATAGTGAACCTCCTTTTTGTTGGTGAAAAAATTAAATACCAGCCAGGACGGCTCAGTGTGAAGACCGATGGGATCTTGCACGATTAATAAAACCACTACGTTATATTCCCAATGATCACCTTTCCAATCAAGCAAGATTGCTAACATTCCCGTTTCAAATTCTAACTTTTCCATATCCTTCACCGTTCAAAGAATAATAAACATTTCTTATGCCTACAAATTCTAGCACATTTAGACACATTGGGCAAGGGTGACTATACCTAAACTCACCATCATTATTTATTCGCACCACATAAACATCTGCACCATGAGTATTCTCTGGGCAAACATTTAAAACTACAGACAATTCCGCATGACGAGTAGCAAACCGCTCTGAATATCCTCTAGGAAGAAACCTTTTGGCAAACTTACTATAGTGAACATTGTTACAGGAAGCATTTATTATTTTACTGCCCTTCACAAGAATAGCACCATGACGAAATACATCGTGATTACTTTGGAATGCTATATTCTTGGCTAACTCAAAGTAGGATAAAATTTTGCGAGTCATGAAACCATGGTAGCAGAGACATACTAATTGTCAACGAAAGAAGATTTATTTCTTGAAGGCCAACTGGCGCATTCTAAGTAATTGCTTAGACTCATTAAGCGTATAACTTTCTTGCATAGTGGACAATTCTTTCAAAGTCTTCTCAGCTTCAGGAATCTTTTTTTCTACCATGTAACCAATAGCATAAAACAAGCGCAACATTTTCTCTTGTTCAGGCGTTACTTTACCTTGTTTACGAGTCATAACAGCGGCATACATTGCTCTCTGATAAAATGTTTTAATCTTTTCTAACCGATCACTAATATCAACATCTAAAGTATTTTCTTCTTCATGAGAATATACAGGTCGATCAAAAGAAGTGTCACGAGGTCTTGAGTTTTTATAATCATCAACAACTTCTTGTTCTTTTATACTAGAGGTTTGATATTGTTGAAGAGTAGAAAGCGCCTTGTCAACTTGATAATCAGCAGCTAATCCACAAGCCGTGGCAAGTAAAATATCTTTTCGTTGCTCGGGCGTAATCTCCTGCTTAGAACTGAAATGCTCAGCATCCTTACGCAATTCTTGAGCAGTCATAGAAACATTTTCAAGGTTAGAAGAAATAGCGTTATCTAAGTTAATGGGTTCAACTTTATCGGTTGGTGACATAAATTTAAATAGAAAGAAAAAAAGAAAATGACTAGCGAAGGAGAACAGAATCTACAAGTTGAAGCACACGGGATTTAAACTTAGGGTCAGACTTCATTCTTTCAAGATATGAAGCACCTTGGAACTTTTCCTCGCTTCCATCCTCATACTTCATAGTAGTCCAAGCACCAGCCTGATTGACAGCATCCGACTTCTTGATAATCTCAAGCATAGCCTCATCTTCTTGGAAACAAAGGTCTTCTCCAGACCAAAGGAATTTAGTTTCTACCTCTCTTCCCATAGTCCCGAAACGAGATTTCTTAATCATACAGACAATTTCAGATCCCATACGCTCTCCAGTTACATCATCATAAACAAAGTGTTTCTTTCCTTTCTCAAGCGTTAACCAAATTCTTAAAGAAGCCATGTAAAGTAAAGCTTTACCTCCCGGAGTAACAAAAGGATCTGTATAAATTTCTCCAGGATTAGCAGGTTTAATATTTGTTTTCAACTGGTTAATTATTAAAAACGTTGACTCATGGTTGGATAAAGGAACGGTCAATTTTTTAAAGGCAATTGACAACATCCTAGCAACTTCGCCAATAGATGCACCAGGAGTGAACTCTTGTTCAAGACTGTTTCTAGTCGGGCAATTTGCAAGTGAGTCAAGAATGAATAAAGTTGATTTAGTGGAATTTGCAAGAATATTTTCAATACTTTCTAACACAAGTTCAAGAGAGTCGGGCATCACATAAAGAAAGTCATTAAGCGTGAACCCGTTTTTATCTAGAATTTTTTTCGTGAAATCTGGATCTACTGCTGCTTCTGTATCAAAATAAACGACATCAACATCTTCTTTTAAAGCATTAGAAGCAATTTGCATGGCAATGTAAGACTTGCCAGAGTTATGATTTAAAATTCCATTCCCAAAATAGCAATGGTCCATATCATCAACAGTAACATCAACTATCTTGTGTTTACCGACATATAAAACATTCTTAACGACATAATAATTTCCATCATCACACAAGAGTTTAGTTTCTCCTGGAATTAAATGTCTAGTTTCTAACCAACCTGAGTTAGAAAAAAATTTATGATGATTCGATACCTTAATGGAGAGTCCGTTCTGCAATAAAACACAGTATGTATCCTTGATTCCTTTTTCTATGTATTTTCCAACGCTTACAAATCTCCCATCCACACTCTTGATTCTAACTTTCTTTCCAGAAGACAACAATTCTTTAATTTTTGATATTTTTACTCTCATATTTCATAATCCTCTTCAATCTCTCTTCTTGTTTTTGGTCTAAAAGCAAAATTCCGTCCTTTATTTTTTGTTCTACATAATCTAAATCAATAAAACTACAGTTAAATGTATCCTCAAAAATATGATCGCATTTTAAGCTAAACTTTTCACAATATTTTTTTAGTGCATTAAATTTCTCTACATTGATTCTTAAAGAAACCAATTTTCTGGGTTTAATTTCATAAATCACATCACTAATTACGATGTCTGGGTTATATGTCCGCTTCGCCCCATCAAATTCATATTCTATTGAATGTTTTGAAAGCGAAAACGCAACATCATTTTCAAGTAAATAAAAATATATTTTCATCTCTAATGAACTTCTGAAGTAAATTTTCTTCCCGCTCGCCAAAATAAAACCAACAATTCCTCTTCCGCCTTTTATGTATGTCTTTCCATAAGCTGGATTATTTTTCCCTTTGCCATCACACTTAACGTTTGGTTTCCCATATGTTTTTATAATCTCAGCAACTTTTTTTGGCCCAATATCATATATTTTTTTCATAGACCGAGTGATTTGTGCTCTATACAGCCCATTCTCAACCAGTTCTTTGTAGTAAAGAGCAATGTCGTTAGTAATTGTTTTCTTATTCCAAGGAACGACATTTTCTTTTATCCACTGTATGTTACGCAACCCATTTTCGCGAATAACTCTCTCAGAGTTGATTGACAACTGATTTTTCAAACCCCCATCGGCATCTTTCCATTTTAAATATTTCGTAAAAAAAGACTGCCAAAGATCAAGCTCTACTAAGATTTTGCTCATATGAAATCCGTCATTTATCATTCTTTTAACGTCTTCACCGTATTTCGCATCAAACTCAACATATCTTTCGTAAGCAGAATTCTTTACTCGATCCTTAATAGCAAAAGATTTCGTTTTTTTGTTATTTTCTTTTAATCGTTCATAGACACCAAATTTTTTTGCAGCTCTATAAATCACTTTGTGAGAAAACGCAAAATTAAATTGTTCAAAAATATACTTGTTTCCATAGCCATCCACAATAAGGTCCGCAATTTGTTTTAGTGTCTCTTCCGAGATAGAACTAACGAATGTCATTGATAAATCTCCTACTATCACAGAGTAACTTATACTAATTAGTAGGAGACCACCCTTATTCTACTTCTATGTCAACCTCTGTATCCTCTGTAACACACGCTTCTAACCCAGACATTTCCACTATCTTCCCCATTGGAATTCCGCCCACCATCCCCTTGCAAATAATTCTATCTAAAAGATAGCTTCCTGTAGAAATCCATTGCTTTACCTTGGTAGGATTTTCTTCTTCTAAATTATAAGCCACCTTGCTTCCAGCACTCTTATTTAAGATATTTCTAAGTGTTTCCATTCTTTCAGCGTTAGACATATCAGTCGAAAGCCCATCAAGTTTAAACTTATTCTTTTTCTTCTCCTCGCCTTCTTTTTCTTTCTTAGGCGGCGCCATTATTCATCATCCTCAGTAGTTAGCTCGGCAAACTTCTTGTCAATTTCGCTCATTTCTTTATCAGCCTTAGCAGGAGAAGATTTCTTTTCTTTACCTACACCAAATTTCTCTACTTCACCACCTTCCTCAGCACTTTCAACAGTTTCTTCTTCGTCTCCTAGTAGCCACTCGTCAAGTAGAACTTGTATTTCTTCAGCAGTCTTTTTATCAATCATAAGTTCAGGAATATTTTCTAATAATTCCTTGCACTTCCCTTCTTCCATACCCTTGCAGAAATCACTTTCCTTACGCTTTAACTCGATATCAGTAACAAAAAACTCACCACCTGGTGGCTTCTTGTTAACTAATTCAATATCAGTACCATGTTTAGAATCCGTGATATCTCCATACTCTTCTTGATTGCTAGCCCATTTAAGCAGCTTAGCATAAGGAGTCTTAGCATAACTCCACCACCTAACACCCTTCTCTTCTTCCCCTCGTACTAGAACAGGAGAATAAAATCTTGCCTTAGCAGTTAACTTCTTTGCTAATACAACATCTTCAGCATTATCAGACTTATAAAGTTTATTCACAAGTGCACACACAGGGCAAGGTTTATTATATTCTCGTCTAAGACAAACAAACCCTACAGCCTTACCAACATTATAATGTAAATGATGCTCGACAAATGGATCACCATCAGGCATAGGTGGAATACGAATTACACTTTCGCCTTCAGGAACCTTCCAAAAAGAATTATTATTCCTTCCCTTAGAGTTAAGACGATTAAGACGTTCTTGAATCTTTTCTAAATTTAAAGCCATTTCTATTCTCCTTATTGTTTGTTATCCATCACAAAATAGAGTTGAACCAACCTCAACAACACCTTCGTATTCATAAACATACACAGATTCTTCATCAGCAACTTCATACTCGGCAAAAACCTTTTTCTTTGCACTTTCCTCACTTTTAGCCACTACAAACCAATTTCGTTCAGGATGATCATAGCAAACACGATACAATTTCTTTGACATTTTATTCTCCTTATTTTTGGTAAATTAAACTTTGTTGTTCTGTTAGTACTAAACTTTGCTCTAATTCTGTTGAATACACCGCATAACACATTTTTTTATTTATGCCAATAGACTCCTTTTGAATGTCATTTCTAATCGTATTAAATAATTCTTTATTCTGCTGTATTAAGTTTTTATTGATAACATAATATACCTTTTCTTCAGTCACTTTGTCAAGTAGAAATGTACTATTTTTTTGTTCACCTTCTAAAGATCCTAAACTAAATGACTTAATACCCATCTCTCTAGTTTTGTTAAGATTATCAAATATAGCATCTTGGTACTTTAAAGAATTATTTGTATGAAGTATCCAACTTATCATCTCGTATACTTTGTCATAATAATTAAAAACATCTATATCTTGACACATTTTTTCAACTAAAGTGTTGTCAAAAAGATACATCTGTTGAACGTAACCTGACAAAGTATAATTTTGTAACATCTCATATACAAGTTTTTCAATCTCTTTTTTTTCTTGTCCTACCAACATTTGGTCTAGCTTAATATAACAAATTGAAATCGTACACGACTTGCTCAAAATCTCCAAGACACGTAATGATAATAATGATATCGGTTCGCTTCCACAAGTAACAAATAAAACCTCACCCCTCAAAGTCTTGAGGAATCTATCTAATTTATCCTGCGGAAAAGTTTGTTCATATTCATAAAACTGTTCATATTGAGGGACTTTTAAATTATTTTTAATGCGCACAAGGTCGTGGCTAATTTTGTATAGTTTATAGCCAGGGTAAGAAGAAAACTTATCTGCTATGCGACAAGCAGTAGGGCCAAGGGAAAGTACGATCATTATTTACCTATGAGTTTTTTAATCTTTACTAAGAGTTCTTCAGGTCCAAAGAATCCAGCTCCATTGTCTTTGTAATCAATGATCATATTTTTTATTTCTTCATTATCGTTGCACTCTTTGCAGAGATCTATTTCATCTTCTTTATCTTGTCTATCTTGAGTACATTTTCCGATATATGTATTACATACATCGCATCGTATACCAACAAAATCATATTCCGGAAAGTATTCACCCATAGAATCCCTGGTAATCATTTTTCAACGACCTTCTTAATCTTATTTAAAACACTCAACATGATATTTTCGTTTTCAGTCCTAACAGAATCAAACCTCGCCAAGACTGATGAGACAAGTTCTTTTATCTCTTCTAAACTATTTTTCTTGACAGGTTCAAAACAATGACAAACATATTGACCACCATCTACCCAGCCACAATTAGCACGACCTAAACATTTTAAATGGCTACTCATTTTGTGAACCATAAAGAATTTCGTAAATGTCGACAAGAATATCGATGTAATTTTCTTGATTTTCCAAGGTGAACAACTTCATTACACTTTCGATTTTATCGAGTTTTTCTTCGGCACTAAGATTTTTTCCAGGATTTTTAGGTCTATCGCAAAAACATTGCCATCTCGTTTCTTCTGCGTCTTCCCAATCACAATAATTGGCTCTTTCCAAAAAAGGAAGTTTATAATCCTTACATTGATTACGAGTTTCTCTACTATAATAATGAATCCACGATTTGCTCATTTTACTTTTCCACGATATTCTTGATAATATCAATAAGTTGATATGCTTCCGTTGATGTGGTCATACCGTAAACATTCATATCGTTCCACATATCAAGTTGCTTTTTAATCTTGTTAAGTTTCTTTTGAGCATCAGACTCAACTTCTTCACATTCTGGGCAAATTAAATTCATTTTAACTCTCCTAAATTGTTTCCGACTTTTACACTAGCCTTAAACTTACCATAGCATGTGTCTTGAAAAGCGTCAACACATTCCATCAAAATATTTTTTTCTTGCCTACACGAATCTATCACTATACTATCATGTATTAGCATAGAAATATAACTTTTACTATTCTGTAATTTCTCAAAGATTTTAGTGGCTTGTCTCAAGAACAGATCCGTCAAAGTTGACTGTATTAAATAGTTTAAAGCATGGTAATTGTCACACTTTATAGCGCGTTGAAAGGGGTTTTTTATTTGTTCCCCGTCAAAATACTTCTCCAATAATTTCTGCCTATTATAGTGACTTTCTAACCGTTCATTAACGCATTCTGGATTATAAAGCCATGCAAAAAATTCTTTCTTAGCTTGGTCACGTGTTGTAGAATTGTCATAGAGATTTTCAACATTCCAGGTATGAAGATCGTCAACATTATTTTCTTTGCCTAGCAAACAATTCAAAGTTCTCAGCTCAGCAGAATTGTAATCCATCACAATGAATAGATCATTGTTAGGTTTAATATGAACACGATCTTCGCGTTTTAAAGTTAGAATGGGAAAGGAATCTTTTAATGTTGTAAGCCTTCCAGTCTTAGATCCAAAAAGATTATACTTGCAGTAACGGTCACTATTATTGCCGAAATTAACCTTTTTGGTAGAAATAGCATAAAGAAGTTTGGTTGCTTGGAGTAAAAAATCATAATTTTCTGGCTTGGGATAAGTTTTTAATACGTGCTCACAAATAAGACTTTTTAAGTTAAGATGATTCTCTAGGACATGTTTAGGAATTAAAGAAGATAATAAAATATCTTTAGAAACTCTTGACTCACTGATAGAAACACTGTATGCTTTTATTTTTTGTTTAGAGGCAAGCCACTGAGAAAGTAACCGCTTAGGACATACATCTTTAATAGGCTTACCAAGACAATATAATTTGGCGTATTGAACGTCAAAAGAATCTAGCGAAGGATGATATGCCCAGGTAACCACATTAAAATTTTAGCAGATTTTACAGGGATGTCAAGTACTAGATGTTGTTTATTTCATTCTCTATGAATTGGTAAACAATCTTTCCATCTGTTTTTTCTACAATTCTTTTAAGAGTTTCCAACTTTCTTTCCAGGTCGTCGCGATCTAAAAATATATTTTCTTCCTTTAGCCTCAGTTGAAAATAATAACCTACCCAGAATGAGAAGTCATACTGTTCATGAAGCGATTGTAAGTCTACTTTTTCACGATGTGAGATTTTTGACAACAGCTTTCTACCGGTACAATCTTCTTTTATTTCTTTTACTAGAGAGTTCATCGTAGCATAGCTATTCCACATCTGTACTAAGTAATTCATCAAAATTTCAATATCATAATCTAGTGACCTGTAGAAGTAGGAAGAAAATAGTTTCTCACTTGTCATTCCATAGGTTTGCATATACTTGATCATGCTCTTAGACATAACATCTGCTACAAGCCTAGAAGGAACATTCTTGTCAATAAAGAAACCAAACCGCTTCAAGGCGTTCACGTAGAATAAATAATTTTCATCTTCAAGAACATGAGTTTGCTTTAAATAATCATCACTTCTATCCTCATCAGAAATTTCAATCATTAAACCAGTGATCATTGGAGTGCAAAAACTAGAGCGAATAAAAGAAGTTCTTGTAACAGGTAGAATTGCTGATGAAAACTCTATGAAGTTTAGAAAATTTACCAAGAAATCATCAAAGGTTTTTACTTTGTTTTCACCAATATCTCTAAGATATGAAAATGTATAAGATTTATAAAGACTATCCATATGAATATGGTGAAGTTTAGAAACATTTACCCAAGCTGACTTAGCTTTAATGTTAGAAAGAATACCTGTAGACTTAATTCTATTCGTTGACAAAGCCTTCTGAAAATAATGCTGGAGATCATCAAAAGCATCTGCAACAAAATCTAAAGCCATTAGAGTATCGCTACCTTCGGAGTCAAGTTGTTTTAAGTTTGATTCAGAAAGAAAAATAGGTTGCCCTCGAAGATTAACCTTCCCATAGTGAGGTGCATCATACCATAGATCAAGTTTTTTTTCATTACCTAGCGCCATAACAGAATCGTGATACAACTTACGATACTCATACATTTCCAAGGCACTCATGGCATTGTTGGCAAGGTAGAGATTTTTAAGAGACATTATTTCGCCTTTGATTGACCTTTAAAATCTTTCAAGTTGGGGAGTTCGTCACCGTAGAATAAACTTTTATCCTTCATAACAGACTGTTGAGATGCAAATTTAACCGTACCTAATCCATTATTAGCCATGTTAAATAAATCATTCTCTTCTGGCAAAGCGCCTACCCATCTAGCAGTTAAAACTGTTTCGTAATCTGATTCAGTAAAGTCAAAAGAAACTTTTGTTACCATATAATAACCGCCTAAGTGATATTCAAAGGATAACATATTTGGTTGTAATTTGCCAAACTCTTTTTTAAATGGAGAGCCAAGATTCATACGAGCAGTATCAATATAAATATAGTTTCCATTCATAAACAAATTATTCCCAAGCATGCGAACAGTAGCATTATAAACATTAGGAGACAATCTAGTCTTTTTATTTTCTGAAGTTAATTGTGCTTCAGCCATAAACTGTACAGCATTCTTAACAAATTTAACATTCTTAACCAGACCTCTATCTAATCCTGGAGCTAAGTGATACACGCCTCTAGAAGCATCCTCATTTAAATCACCGTTAGCGTTTGTAATGTTATAATTGTTAGCATAAATATAAAGAAAATGTTGTACCTTTGTAGAATCTGAAGCGTCACTTTTCTTTATAGAATCGTCACCTGGCTTAGATAAACCACCTTTAAACGAATATCGTTTACCGTTCTTAAGATGTGCTAATGGTTCACCACTTGTAGCAGGAACAGAAAAAATATTGAATACAATGTTAGGAAGATTCTGACTAAGGTTGCCAAAACAGTACTCACCTAAAGCACCAATAACAATTTGTTCTAACACATCTCTAATAAATTGTCTAACTAAATATGTAACTGGTTGAGTAGAGATAACTTTTTTAGTGTACCATGTAATAAATCGTTCTAAAGATATAGGAATATCGGCTATATTAACTTCTTCTTGCTTTTTAGTCCTAGGATCAGTATAAACAAGCGTACCTAACATAATTCTCATATTGTCAAGATCAGCACGCTTATAAACAAATTTTCTAAAGATACTATCGAGAAGATCGCCAAGGTAAAAAAAGTATGCTCTAACTTTACCAGACGTTAAAAGTTCAGAAGTACTAGCAGATTTAATAGCCGTAGCAATGATTTTGTTTTTCTCTTCCTCGGTATTTTTTTTAGTAGTAACAGTTTCGTCCCAAAAATCTTTTTCCGTGCTTAGACTTGTTGTGAACTTTAATCCATATTGTCTACTCACATCTAAAGCTTCTTTCATACCAGCTTTCAAGATTTCTTTTTTCTTCTCTAGTCTCTTTTTGCCTTCATCAGAATCTACTCTATTAATTTCTAACTTAGAAGAAACTCTCCGACCATTCATTCTTTCTTGAATAGCTACATTTTCTATTTCTTTGTCATCTACTTTATCTGTACCTCTTTTCTCTTTAATTTTCTCAGCAGTATAGTTTTTCTTTTCATCATCAAGAACTTGTAGCATGCTAGCATCAATATCAATATAATACATACTGCTTGAGTCGTACAGTTCTTTGATAATGCGAGAGTACTTCTCTTGCTTATCTATAGCCTCTAGGATAGCAATAGAGCCTTTCTCATCTACCTTTGAGCCTGCGATGGCACTATCAACTGCGGCTTGTCCTGAAGCCTGTGACTGCTTCGTAATAGCCTCTTGTTTTTCTTTTTCTTTAAGGCGTTCTTTATCAAGCCTCTTCTGTAGATAACTATTAGTTTGGAATAAGTTAGATTTTATTGTATCGCCTAGCGCAATATCAATGGCACCACAAAATTCTATAGTGACTCGAAGCGTACCATCTTCATTAAATTCTAAGTCATGTTTTACATGGGTAACAAATAAAATAGTCTTAGTATTCTCAATAGCTTTCAATAAGTCTTTAGAAAATAATACACCACCCGGATCTGACGGGACTGCCCAACCTGATACAATTTTCATTCTGAAAGCTAAAGGATTAAAAACTATTCCTGTCTTAGAGACTGAGTTTTTATCCCATATAAGATCGCTAAAAGTTATGCCATTAGGTCTAGACTCTGTGAATCCTGAAGCATTTTGAAATAATAAAGTCAAGGTGGTTTTAATAATACCACTTTCTGCTGGTTGAGTAGCATCAAAAGCATAAGAGAAACTCTTTAATCCTACATCATCGCCCCTACCTTTTTTACCGCTTATCAAACTTTCAATTTCAGAATTGCGCATACTATCAGCAAAAACTAATTTAACGTCAGTACCGTTAACACCTTCAGTGTTGTTATAGGTAATCTTATATATTTCAATCTTAGGAACAAGTAATGCTTTCTGAGCAGAGGAAAGATTAAAAAGTTCTTTAAGACCTTTACGGGATAAGATCTCTTGAGTTACATCACCAGGACCACCACCATGAGCTTCAAGCATAACAAAAGAATCATATTCAGGTAGACCGGAATTGATAGCCTGTTTAGCTTTACTTTGAGCAATTTGAAGAAGATTGTCAACTAAAAAGCATTGAACATTTAAACCTTCTTTAGTGTCAATGTCAGAACTCTTTTTTTCTTCTGAGATTTGCTCTGCTGTTTTTCTACCGGCAAGATTTATTAAAGGAGCACTAGTAGAGGCTACCTGGTTACCAGCTATATCAATAATGCCATTAACTTCTGCCATTTTAAACTTCTATGATGCTGAGAATTCTACTCAACGGAGTAGGAATATAAATTGTTTGTCCAGGCTTGATATTAAATTCATGAGTCTGGTTATAGAACGCTATGATATACCAATACTCTGGAAGTCCATAATACTTTTGTGATAACTTCCAAAGATGATCCCCAACACCCCACACAACACCAATGTCTTGAATATCTGCTAACTCTTCTGGCGTAGGATAAGTTAATCTTTGTGTGGTATATTGACGAATATAATTGACTCCACGAGATTTAAAAACATTAGCATACATTGGATCAGCATTAACAGCTATGTTTTTGCCATCTAATCGTGAAGCCATTATTATTTCGCCCTACTTTGAGGTAAACTAGCTGGAAAAAAGTCTGGTGTACTTTGACCATTCACGACATTTCGATTAGTTATTTTATTTACTGCCGCTTGTTTTTGTTGAGTTGTTTTGTTACTCTTAGAATCTTCTTTAACTTTGTTAGGTGGATTACTAGATAAATGTGACACACCATAAGGAAAGTTCTTAGCGAAAAATTCTTTACTTTCTCTATTCCAACCTAATCTATGCGTATGAAAAACTGTATAGTTAAAAGAAATTTTGTATTCTTTAGGATATAAGACACCTGTTTCGGAATCAAACATACCTGCTGGTATATTAGGTGTTATAGCTAGCCCACCATTTATTTTTCCCACCAAGCCACTTGCTTGAGATATTGAACTTTTAGAAATAGTATTGCTATTTTTGATCCAGTTAGCAAAACTAAGTTTGAGTAGAGGCGCAGAATTAATACTTGTTGCACTTCCTTGAGGGTCGTTATCATAAGATGGATAAAGCATAGCAGCTAATAAAGAAACCCTTCTCATGTTATCAATAGCTTCACCTTCGCTATTAGCTACGACATCATAAGCTAAAGAAATAGTTCGTGTAGTATTTTTAAATGCGCTTAAAGGATCCATGCGTCCATAGGCAGATTGATCGTCCCAAGAAGAATTATATTTATCGCTAAAGTTAGTTAAGAATGCTTTAAATTGAACAGTTTGACCTGAAGGGATGTGATAAATCTCTATAAAGTATTCACGGTTTGTAAATACTAAAGTAGCATCAACTATGCCATCTTTTTTTTCGTTGTCACCTAAGACATAGGAAGCCATGATATTGTAATTAGAAAGAGAAGGAAATTAAATTTTGCGCCTTGACAAAGTTCAAACAACCTGCTATAGTTCAAGAGAAGTCTAACAAACAACAAAGGATAGAAAAAATGCACAAAACATGTAACATGCTTCTAGCGGACAATGAAGAAGGAGGACAGTTGATTTTACAAGTAAGTTATCTAGATGATAGCACGTCACAACACAAACTATTATATAAAGCTACAAAAAATATTTCTTTTGTAGAGGTTTGTTTAGATATGCCAGTATTCTCCTGTATGCTTTCACTTGCATCTAAAAAACTAGATGAATTTGAAGAAGCAATCAAAGTATTAAATTATTCTAGCAAAGAAGTTTAATCTTAGGAGCTGAGTGAAAACTATCGAAATTTGAGATTTTGGATAATATCACCAAGTTCTTTAGATGCTTCACCTGGTTTAGAAAGGAAGGTGTCTAACACTTTATTTAATTCTTCGGGTGTGAAATCAACCATTCTAAGTTTGCCTGGTGAATGAATAGCAAGAAACTTTTCAAACTTACGATTAGTCCTCATAGCCCTATCATACTTTTTACAAATACTAATCAATTCTTCACGAGGATAAGAGCGCATATATTTTGTTACAAATGGAATATAATGAGCAGTAGAAGATGACTCTGGTGGCAGCCCTTTTTCTTGTGACGCTTTAAATAACGTATGCCCTTGAGGTTCATTTTTTTCTTTTGCAGCGTCTAAACTTTTAACAGAAAAATAAGATTCTGGTTCATCTAGATCAGACTGTTTAGATTTTCTGATTTCATCAATGCCTTCTCGTAGTAACTGTTTAAAATTAAAAGACATTATTAGATTTTCCTTGGGTTCATCTCATCATTGACTATATCCATTACAAACTTTTTCAAAACTCTTCCGTCAAGTTGTAAGATAATCGGTCTAGTGTTATTATTATTTGTGCCTGTTGAACTTTGAGTATTCACATTTGAATTAGTGGTTTTAGTGTTCGTTTCGTTTGTATTTGTAGAGTTAGTAACATTTTTATATTTCTCAGTAGCTTCTACTAACTTTTTAACATTACCAACTTTTTCTGCCGTCATATTGCTAGTGGTATCTAACAGTTGAGTAAATTTAATAGTTTTATCAGTAGGTAAGTCATCCATAGCCTTAGCCATATTTTTAATGGCACTAGACACAGAATTTATATTTTCTATCGTATCTGTTGTAATCATGGAAATACTAGCAAACATTAAAGCAACAGCTTTCAAATCATCTGTTTTAATAAGAGCTAAGGATAAGGCTAAAGCACCAAATCCAACAGCTAACAAAACTAAACTTATAGATGCTGCGGCACCACTTAAACTAAATAATCCTAAAGCACCTGCTAAACCCAGAACATTAGAAGCAGACATCTTAGACTCTTTTGCAAAACTAGAAAGTGAATCAATAACTTTTGACAATCCCCAAAATAACAAACCAATACCAGCAGAAGCTAAACCTATACCAGCACCAAAAGCTAATACCCCAGGAGATGCTGAAGTCATGGCTGCGCCGGTTGTAGTGGTAGCGGCGGCTAATGGACCTTGAGCAGCGGCAGCGGTTGCAGATGATTCAGCAAAGAAAAAATTCTTCATTGCTGCTAAACCAGCAGAAATACCAATTTTATTAAATAACCACGGTATAATGTTAAGAATGCCCACAAATCTTGAAACAACTCCTATAATCAATATAAACGCCGCTGCTCCATTTTGTCCTAGATATTCAGATAAAAACACAAAGCCTTTATGAAGTTTATCAACAGCCCAAGCTAATGCGTCTATTGCCGGCATAACAAGAGCAGTAATAGACCTAGCAAAGTCCATCAACTTATCCATCAAAGGTCTAGCCTCTTCAATCATTTTATTCATTTTTTCTTGACTAGCTGCTTCCGCTTTAGCTGCCGCTTCAACGCCTTCAAAACTTGAAGACATAAATTTCGCCATTGTGGCTACATCTTTCATACCAGCGGCTTTCGTAACAGCTTGTTGCATTTGTTTCGACATTGTTCCAAAGGCTTGACCAGAGCTTTCAACAGCTTTTTTAATGGCTTGTGCTCGTTCCTTCTCGTCCATATAAACCATTTGCATAGAATCAAGTAAAGGTCCACCTAGGATGACATTTAATTTACCTACTGCATCAGCAGCACCTTCAAATGTGTCAAACTGTGCAGACCAATCTATTAACTCGTTAATATCCATACCAGTACGCTTAGCCACAACTGACAACTCTTTAAATTTATCAATAGCTAGATTACCCCATGCAGCTAGTTTGGGCATAGCGGCTTGAAAATCTGCTGCCATCTTTTGAGGTGCTACTTTAAGTTGATTAGCTAAAGATAAAATTTCTTTCTGACTCTTCATAGCCTGAGAAGCATTCATGCCCATAACTTTATTAGCTATTTGAATGTTAGCACTTGTGACACTTGTACTAACACCTAACTTTTCCATACTAGCAGCAAAAGTTGTTAGCTGAAGTTGAGCAGGCGCTCCAAGGGTAGTAAAATCAGTAAACTCTTTATGTAGATCTTTTAATGCTTGAGAAGCACCTTCAGATTTAATACCAAGAGTTATATTTTGTTGCCCTACGGTTTTTAGCGTATCACCATAAGCAGCAACACCTGTATCTTTAACAAGACTAGCACGAGCCTCCTCAAACGACTTGAACATATCGATGGTATCGACAAGAGCGTTGCCAAGTAAATTAAGAGGGTTTATAGTTGTCATAATGCTAGAACCAATAGACTTGAAACTAGCCATCAGACCGTCTTTTGACAGTGACTTAAATAAAGAACCTAGCGCAGTTGTTTCCCACTCAGCACCTTTAAACTTAAAAAGAGTAGACATGATTCTATCTGCGTCTTTTTCAAGCTTAGAAAATCGTTCAAAAGCAGTTGTTTGTTTGTTCAACTCAGTTGTTTGTTTCTTGAGAACTTCTAACCTGTCATTAGTAATGTTTAAATTCTTTTGAGCGCGCTCGTTGTATATTAACTGAAGATCGTTAAGCTCACCGCCATTTTTAACAATTTCTTGGTGCTTCTCAAGAATCTGATTCATCAAAGCTTGTTGGTTAGTAAGATTATCTTTTTGTTTACCTAGCAATTCACCTTGTTTTTCAAGAAGGCTTGCTTGAACTTCGCGTTCAGTTTTTCCTTTTTCAAGTAAAGTTTGCTCAACTTCTTTTAATTGATTGAGGCGAGCAGCCTTTGTAACGGTAGATTCTGCAAGCTTTTCAATCTCTTGGTAGGATTTTAACAGTTTTGTGGCATCAAACGACTTGTCGGCCATGAAGTAATTAGAGAACACTTGACTTTTGTAAGAGCCGTGCTAGAGTATAGGTGTAGGCAAGAAAAAAACAACCTAACGCGGGGATAAGACATGTCACAAAATTTACTAGACCTATTTGGCGTTACCAAAGACGATAGTTTGACTAGTGCTGGCACAAAGATCAGAGGAGGACTAGAAGTCGCGCTGGGTCAGAAATCCGCAGATCATATACTGGGAGAGAAGACAGGCTCTAGTCAAATACCGTTTTCTAGAGAAATGCCGGATGTCCAATTCAGACTAGTGATTATTTACCTTCTACTAATTGCATTTGTTGTTTATTGTGTGTTCCGAGGATAGAGCTAGATGAAGTTTAAACCAGGAATGCTTGTTCGGATGAACGAAACGTCATATTATACTGGCGCTGGGCAAATTGCCTTGGTTCTTTATAAAAGCACTAAAGATTTTGATGATAAACGATTTCCAGGATCATATTTTTTATATTTTTTTGAAGAAGGTCAAACTATTAAGTATTATCCAACGAAAGGTCTTTTTGAAGAAATTTAACTATTGCTAGTGAGATTTATTAGCACTTTCATTTTCTTTACTAATTTGCTCAGTCAGCTTCTTCCCTCTTGATGAACTGATTTCCCGGTCCTCTACTTTGCATAACACTATTATGTAAAGGTTTCCCAGCCGCAGTAGACTTCCTGTATTTTTCTTTAACCGAATCTGGAATGTTTGGATTTAACGATAATAAACTCCAGGGAAGTTGCTTCTGATACTTGTAAATAAACTCTGCCGACAATGTTTGATGCTTAGCAATTTCTTTCCAGTTGACAAGATGTTCGTGCTTTTCAATGAAAGATTCAGACAGTTTTTGTTTTTGAGAAACATAAGTCCAATCAACTTTATCTTGAAATACGTCAATGAATTCTTCTGGTAAAATCTCGCTGTAAGAAACACCTTTCCAATTTATTACTTCTTCATGTTGTTTTATCCAGTTCTTTAATCCTTGTTTATGGTGAGTGTCAATAGCATTCATAATCTTTTTATCTTTCCACTCAACTGCTATACTTTCCAACAAAGAGTCTTCACGAGAACCATCGATATTAACGACAACAAAAGTTTTTTTAAAGCCTTCTTGCAATCTATCCGCTATCACATAAACCATTTTCCCAAGTTTCAAATAACGACTAAACAAACTTTCTTTCATAGAAATATCTTCTTCTTCGAGAAAAAGATTTGAAGTGTGCATAAAAATAACTACAGAACTTTTGTCTTCGTAAATGTTTGTTCCACCAATTACCTTTGTTTTATTTTCTGTTTCTTGAGCGAATCCAGCTACAGATTTCAAAAAAGATTTGAGACTCTCTACATTTTTCCAACTATTGATATCTTTGACATCTAAACGAGTTTTGGTTTGTCGTATGAACTTATCAATTACACCACTACGAATAAGCATATAATAGTAATTAACAAGTTTTACAAGTTCATCAACATCATAATCATCTGAATTTTTCAAAACAAAAGGAATGAACGCTCGTTGGCTAACTTGTCTATTGATTTTATCATAGGCAGCTTCTTTATCCGGAAAGACATTTTTAAATTCATCAGGGTAATACCTTTCTGAAAGGTTTTCCCAAAGAATTCGCTTGTTATTTATAAGGCTGTCTTGGATTAAAGACTTGAAGTTAAATGACATATCCTAATTAGAAAGAAATTTAACTATTGTTAGTGAGATTTGTTAGCGGCTTCGTTTTCTTTGTTTATCTGCTCTGACAGCTTCTCTAGAAAATAACTTCTTATCTGCACTGGTAGATTATACAACTCAAACAAAGAAAAATTTCCATGATACTTCATTTGAAAAAAGATATCGTAAATAGCTTTGGAATACTCGCTAGTTAGGCCAAAAAAAGCTTGTGCCGAGCAGCACATCCACCTCCTCGGCGCTGGCACAAGCCTTGCAGGTGAACTCCTGCTTAAGTGTCATATTAGGATTAACCTTTTTGTAAACGCTTCTTAGCCACCTAGAATCAATAGCTGGCATAGTCTCTACTGCTCTAGAAACTTTTTCTTTGCTACTATCCCCATTGACAGCTACAATGAACATTTTCAATTGATCTGTCATTAAAGAATCAGGTAGGTTATGTTTCTTTTTCTTTTCCTGTAAAAATGCTAACTCTTTTTCATCTTTACCTGTTAACAACTTACACTCTACCAACGCCTTACTGCGGGGTAAAGTAACAACAAATGTTCCTTGAGCAGTAACTTCACTAACCTCTTCTACATCTTCACCAAAGTTTATTTTCTTTGCAGTGTCAAGATCAAACTCATAGTCTTGAGATTCTCCACACGTAGGGCATGTAAATTTAGTTTTATATTCGCTACCGTAACCACTAATCCTCGCTTCAATGATCATAGCGTTCTTATCGCCAATAAGAAGCGAGTCAAGATCTAAATTTTTATCTACTAGAAGAGACGATAGCATTCTATCAATAGCTACGCCTTTCTTAATAAAAGATTTGTTAGTTAGAATGTCCTCACTTTTAGCAGACATAAAAAGCATTTCAACATCTTCTTTATCTTTCAAAGGATGGCCATCTGGATAAAATCTACCCTTAGAAGGCAAATCTACAAGTTGAGTAGGCGTAATAAAATTAAGTTGTGAATTAGAATTATCTTGTGACATAATAGGTAAGCTATCATCGGGTAGAGTACCTACAAGTTTATCGTTGTTTCTAGACATTAAAAAATCCTTATGAATGAATTATTATTTTGTTGCAGCGAAAGATTATAAAGCAAACATCACCAAGAGGTTTAAAGATTAACTAGCTTTGACCACCAGCTTCGGGACCAGGAACATCCATTTCAGCCCAGTCATAACGAACTGTTAATGTAATCTCAGTTAAGTTATTATCTTCATAAGCAAGTTCACCAAACTTAACATCACTAATCCAAGCATTTTTATATGTCCACTTATCAGCAATGTTACCATCAGCGTCAATTTGCTCAACAGTTAAATTTCCTAAAGCAGCAACAGCATTAACTTTAGAAACTGTAGAAGTACTTGTCGCATCAAGAGGAAATTTATAACCTGAAGCTGCAATATGATTCATAATCGTTCTAGACGCATCAGGAGTAAGTGGGTCAACTAACGTAATGGTAACAGGTTCATACTCAACATTCCCAGGATAATAAAAAGTGTGTCCAAGATATTGATGCTTAGCTTCGTTAATTTTGAAGGCAGGTTTATTTACTTTCTTAATAAGCCAAGATGGAATACCATTCATAAGCAAGGTAAACCTAAAATTTCTTTTTGGTTCTAGTGATGCATCTGACCAGAAACTATATTTAGCCATTTTTACTTAAAGTCTCCTGTAACAAACTAAATAGCCGTGTTAACTTATTTTTTCTTCCCTTAGTCAATAAATGAAGCGCCTTGACCAGTGATATTAAAATCAAGAGCAATATATTCAATCGCCTTAGCAGGTTTAAGGAAAATCTTAGCGTACAAAACATTTCGATCAATAAGGTCTGGAGTAGTTGTAGTCTCATCAAGAACGATTTTATAATCTACCAAACCAAATCGAACTTTAACAGTACGAAGGAAAGGATCTGCCTTACCAATGAAACGATTCCAAGTAGCTTTAACATTCTGATCAAAAAGAATCGTTGCTGCCATTCTAGAAATTTCTTTCTTGACATGAATAAGCATTCTACGAACATTGATTCTATCAAGAGCAGAAGGAGTTACTTGAAGAGTCTTCTGGCCAAAGATTACAATACCTTCACTTGGAAAGGATGCAATCGGATTGATATTGGCAGCATAAAGTTTATCACGCTGTTTAACAGTTAATTTTTCTTTTACCCCTACGATTGGGATACCTGCTGCACCGTCGGAAAGCCCACCACGATTAAAACCAGCAGGAGCAAACCAAATTTCAGACTTGGCTTCAGAACTACCCATAGTGCCGATAGCAGCGATAGAGGGCGGCACCCAAAGAGTAGCGCCAGTGATAGTGTCTTTAGCCTGTACCCAAGGATAATAAGCTCCACCGTAACTATTATTTACTCCTCTTCCGAGAAGATTAGAAACGGTAGTGTCAACATCACCACGGTTTCCAACAGAAGAATCACCATTGCCATTCTCAGAAGGAGGAACATAACCACCTGGAAGATCAATCACACAAAAAGCATCTGCTCTATCAGAACAGATATTTAAAAGGTGAGCCGTTAAACCATCATGAGTTAATCCAGGGTAAGACATCATGTTACACTCAACCATCTCTGGATCAGCTAAACAATCCATTGCACGTTTAACAGAGTTGAAAGCATAATTTGTAGTCTCAGAACCACCAGCTAGATCAGTATTGTTAAAAGGATCTTTTTCAGTAATATCTAGACCATCAAAACCACCATAAAGAGGTGTAGTGAACCGATCAAACCCTGCATCTAGGACAGCTTTATAATTATTTGATCCTTGAGCCGTCAAAGAATATCCGGTAGCACGAGAACCTGACACATAAACTGCATGAGTAGCAGTAGAAGAAGTCTTGGCTACGTTATCAAGGGTAACAATCCAAGAGTACTCAGTTACGGTATTATCAGCTAGAGTATCATTATAGCCACTTGGAAGCATACGAACAACATCTTTATAAGCTGCGTCATAACGAGTGTTGGTGTTGGAAATTGTAGTTTGAAGACCCCAATAAGCATCTTTAGGACTAGCCATACCACCGTCGCTAGAAGCACTACGAATCGTAAGCGCCGGGAATAAGAAAGAGCCAGTAAAGGCCAAATTTCCAGGATTAAATACTTGTGAACCATTTACATCAGCCCGAACTAAACTAGTACCACCTTCAGCCATAGCATTAGCAAATGCAGTAGCTCCAGAAGTATTAGCTCCATAAACTAATGTATCTGTAGAACCACTCACAAGACCAAACCCTTTAAATCGAACTGGGCCATAAACACCAAATGGTAAACATTCAGCATTGACAGCACCTTGGTCTACGTCAGAATTCATTTCCACACGAACAAACTTAGAAAGATTATTATAGTTTCCATATTCTCGATAACGTCTTTCGGTGTCATCCCAAGTAAGATATTTATCACCAACTTTCTTAGCAATGTAATTTGGAGAAAATGGATTCAAACTGCATTCCGAAAAGCGTTCGATAACTCTAACTGCATTGTCAGTGTCATCAGCTTTACGAAGTACAACTGTAAAAGTTCCATAAAGATCAAATGGATTCGTTGAAGCCTTGACATCTTGAATAGAGATTTTAATGTTTGATTGAGTCCATTCTCCAGTGTCAAGACAAAGGAATCGGAACAGCTTCGTCATATTCTCTGGTTGATAAGAATTAGAAGAACCAGTAACAGATTGTAAATCTTGACTAAAGAACCAACCAGTTTTAGCAGGTTGAGCAGAAACTTTAAAATTGCTTCCTTCGGTAGTAGAATTCTTCAACCCAAGGATAATTCCGAAACAATCACCAGCAGTAGAACCGCTACTAACAGTATTGTCAAGAAAAGTTTCATAAGTAGGTCCGAGCCAATAAGAAGCAGTATTCGCGCCTTGAGTTACACTAAGATTTGTAAGTGTAGGATTAGTATTAAAAACCTTGCGAATAAACTTTTGTGAATCACGATTAAAGTTGAAAGTAGTCGTACTGACAACACTACTGTTTTTATCGCGTAGAACAACTTTAAATTCTTTGTTAGCACCAACAGATTGAACCATGACGGCAGAACCAGATGCCGTTGTGGCTCCACTCCCGCCCGTTCCAGGATATGAACCCGTCAAACCAATAGACCCTTGGTTAACATACCAAACGGCGGCTAGTGAGCCTGTAGCGGGGCTTGTATCAGTCCCTGTAAGTCCAGTAGACCCAGACAATACACCATAGGATGACGAGGCAATAATAAAAAGTCCGTATGCTCCACCATTAGTATCTTGCACACCAAGACCAGTAGTATTCCCACTAGTGTCTTTAGTAGTCCAACCAGCCGCGCCAGCGGCAGTAGCATTGGTATGAGAGAAACCCAGAAGTCGAACGTATGTTAGAGGAGAATTATTTTTTAACCATGCTTGGGCTGCGTAAGGTCCATAAGTAGGAGCGGTATAATTTCCATCTCGCCAAACATCACCACCTTGACCACCTGGAATAGGATTCCCAAAGATCTCAATAAACTCAGAAAAAGACTCTACTCGTACAGGACGCATAGAAGGACCACGTTCAGAACGACCAATAATAACTGGACCAAGCTTATTAGAAGTTTTTGGAAGTTGTGAGTTATCAATCTCTGAAACAAAAACTCCGGGACTTACAAATTTGTATTGGGAAACCGACATGCTTAAATTTCTCCTTATAAGGCTATCTCCAAATAAATAGTTCCAACACTTTCCTTATGCTAGCAAAGAAAAATTTTTCTTGACTTGTAACGATTTAAATAGGTCTAATTTTCTTAGGATTGCTACCAAACCCGCCTATACCTACATATTCACCACCTTGTAGTGTTTTATCTCCAAACACAATACTTTCTTTTGGCATCCGAAATTCTACGGCATTCTCACGAATAACTATTTTAGGTTGACTATCGTTTTTACCACCACCAATTAGATAACCTAGAACTTTGACACTAAATGATGTTTCAAATATTCTTTCTTTACCATCTAGAGTTGAATTGCTATGAAGATTGTTAAAGTTTGAATCCATAAAAGACTCGTATCTATGACCTTCATTACGGATAACAAAATAATTTAACCCTAGCGTCTTCGTCATAAATGGTTGTTGCATTTCGTTCATTTGTTGTTGATACAAAGTTTTAATCTTTACCTCATAATCAATCTCAATATATACCGGGATAGGGATAGACATGGTTTCATAAACTATTTTACTAGATTTACGAGGAAAATTACTTTGACCAAACCGTTGTTTCATATCATTATTAACAAAATTAGCAGTCTTATCTTGTTTAATTCTTTTAGCTATAGTAACCGTTTCAGTACCACCTTTTTCATCATTAACTAAAGGTAGACCAGCAAAAAATTTACCTTTCTTGGCGAGATCCTTAACTATATTTTTTCTTTCCACCGATATAAGTGGGAAAAATAAAGCACCAGTTTTTTCATGGGCATCTTTAGTTTTTTTAGATAACCAAGCACGTTCAGAACCTACCCAAACTACTTCAACTTTTTGCCAACCTTCTTTAGTCGTACAAAAAACATTTACTGTTTCATTAAGCCATTGATAAAAGGCTATATCGATATTTTCAATCGTAGAAGGTTGAAATGGTATTTCATGAATAGATTTATTTGAAATTGCAGTCATAAATTAAAATTGCCCATTAAATAATTCTTCTCTGGCTCTAATGCACGTAGCACTAATCTCAACTTTAAAAGAATTATCCCCGAAAAGTTCTCTAGTTTCGTTAAGGTCTATAATTTCATAGAAGTTGTCACCATACTGAACGAAATCACCCATGCGAACATAAAGATTTTGATCTTCTACTAGTCTACGCTTATGAAAATATATTTTAATTGGTGAAGCCTTGCGATCAATACCATAACCTGTAGTCTCTGTTTGCTCGCCTGCCCATTCTACAATACATCGAACTACTATAGGGTTAAGAAAGTTTTTTTCTATTGCCTCGCCATATAATGAGTGAAAATTAGTAGTGTCTATATCAATAGGAAAATATAGAATTTGAAAAGGTAGAACAGTTTCAATAAGCTGATCGTTAATTTGCTTTTGATACTTTTTTTCTTTTGCCCCTAGAAATAGTGGAGGAGCAGGAGCAAGTTGACGATCATACTTTTTGTTAGCTTGGGACAATTAAAATTACCCTATATAAATCATATTAGGAATTTTTTCTGCTATGCTCTTGGTACTGTCAAGTAATTCTGCATCACGTTTAGTTAATTCTGCATAAGTCAACTGGTCAAGTACTTCAAATAATTCTTTTCGCATATCTTCCTGACCTTTTTGCGAATTAGAAATTAATTCTTTGCCGTTCAAACTTATATTTGTATTAGGAATAGGAAGCGGATCAAATTTACTTCTAATTTGACCAAGAGTTTCAAGGCTTAACAAATAACAAAAGCGTTTAATCCAATTTTTACCAATACTGTTGATATCATTGTAAGGTATAGACTCAAACGGAGCATTGTTTAAATTGTTAATGCCGTTCAAGCCTGAATCAAGTTTAGCCCCGTCATCTTCTATTTTTTCATTCCAAATATCGCTATTCTCTAAAGTAAATCTAAACCAAAACTTATCCGGTGAATAAATTTGAGGCGTAGGGTAAATTCTAATTTTAGAACCATTTAATTCATAGGAATAATTTGAGCATCTAACTGTAATAGCTTCTCTGTATGCTTGGGCTTGTAAAATATTTTGCCAAACAGGAACAACTTGCCAAGTTGAATCATCGGTATATTGACCATAACCTGAATAGTTAGACAAATTACCAATAACATTAAATCCACCTACTCCATATTGACCAAAGAATCTCCATGTAGCTTGAGGGGTAATATAAAAAACTTTTGTTACCTTCACACGTTTATTACCTAAACTAAAATAAGGACCAAAAGATCCTGAAGCTGCCATATCTTGAACGGCCTGTTGAAGGTCATAATCTTGTTGTTCTAAAACAATAGAAAAACTAGCTGAATACTCCGTAATGGCCTGACCAACTGGAACTTGATTTGATACGCCTTGCATAATACTATTGGCATAGTCAAAAGAAAATTTAGGAAACTTTTGTCCTACGTGAGAACCGGATAAACTAGTTTTTAAAGAACCTGAAGTAAGTGTACCATCACTATCAAAAGAACCTGTTTGAGAACCAAGCATACGAGATAAAGAATTTTTAGCTTGGTGAATGTTAACAATATAAGAATACTCTAAAACAGCTTCTTCATAGTTAGCGTATACCGTACCTTCTGTAACTTCAATATCAAGTACATCTCCACCTAACTTTTTATAGGTATAAGCTACTTGATCTACTGCACCATAAAGAAAATTTACTGAATAAAACTCTGAACCTGGATCACTATAAATTCCATTAGGCACATATAAATTAACATTGTTAATACTACCTGTAGCAGGCAATACAACTTCTGATATAGTAGATAAAGGGTTAAGATCGATTAAATGTGCCACATAGTGATCCTCTTATAGTTACTGTTAAATAGTGAAGAGAGGAAGGAAAAAATTAATGCTGCCAGCAATCAACTGTAACAGTAGAACCGTTTACATTTGCAGGTGAGTTATCTAAATTATTCACTACAACTCGAACAACACTTCCAGATAAATAACAGCCACTTATAGTTGCTTTAGATAGTGGAGAAGTAATTCCGACATTTATAGTATTTCCAGCACAAGAACCAGGAACGGTTACATCAAAAACTCCAACAGATGAAGCATTAATATTCCCAGAAGACCAAACTCCCTTCGCAGAGAGATGTTTTTTTATTTCTGTCCCAGCCAAACCAATTGAAACGCCCGTCTGAGATATTTTTATTGGATTAGTAAAAGACACGCCTGTTTCTGTTGCAGCATTACGATACCAAGTTCCATCTGCAATATATCCTGCGTTCCAAACAGGTAGATGTGCTTGATTCGCTTCGCCAGCCAAAGAAGGAACGGTAACTACATTTGGAGTATCAGTAAGTAATTTGACACAATATACACCATTTACAGAAGTTATTCTAAGTGTATTAGATGCATTACTAGCTATTAAATAAGTTGAAGCAGAACTATTATTGATAGCAGAAACAAGAGCATTCACAATCTCTGTTATAGTGGCATTTTCACTAGAAGTATATGTGGAAGATATCGGAGTCCCATTCATGTCAATTATAATAGTGACATTGTAAGAAGTTGTGTTGGCTAATGAAACATTAATATTCTGAGTCCTGCCATTAGTCATCACAGTACAACCTCGTGTAATCAAGCAACTTGTCGGATAAGTAGAAGAGTTTTCAGGGCCAGCAACAACTTCAAGTAAAGCAGCCGGATTCGTCAAAGCTTCCGAGTTTTTAAAACTACAACCATCTAAAGTTACAATAGAAGGAGATAAATTATCTGTTCCAGGATCGGCAACTCTGATTTTAGTATCTACAAGACCCCAGTGAACATGTTTCATATAAACATTGGTTGGTTGGCCAACATCAACAACATAACATGGAGCACTACCTGGATCATGATCTGTTTCGGCAGAAGTTTGTACATTTTCAATATTTATTGAAGCATGAGTGCTATTTCTTGGAATAGTACCCCCGTTAGCTGCACCAAAAGGATATACTATTTTTGCTATTTGCCAAGTGTGTTCCAAACGCATATTTTTTAAATCATAAGGACAATCCGTAGATGTTCCCTCAACATATAAAAATCCTTGATTGTGTGTTCCAGGGGCTTGATTTTGTCCGTTTATTGTAGCACACTCATATCCATCAACATATAGCCCACGAAGATTATATCCATACACCATACATTTTTTATATTGTGCAGATGAAGGAACAGCATTGATCGAACCACAATTCCAAAGCGATTGATTTTCTCCATTAGTTCCAATAAAAATAAACCCGGTTCCAGAACCAATATAAAATGAAGTATTGTAAGTTCCATAACTATATTGACCATTAGGAAAAGGAGAATTCCATCCTGTCCAGTCTAAATGTCCGCCTGCGGCAATTCCTCCCCCAGGTCTCCAATAAAAACCATCATAAACCCAAGTCCCGCCGACCACTGTAACATCTTTTGTATGTTGATAATTAATAGCATCTGTTGCAGAAGAAGGACCACATCTAAAATGTATTCCACATCTAAAGTTAGTAGATTTAGATTCAATAACTAAACTTTCAACACTAGGATGTTGACAGTGAAACATTGTTAAAACAGTAGTTCTTTCCGCTGTGGTTCCTACTTTATCATAAGCATCTCCGCACCAAAGTAATTTTGTCGTGACATAGCCCTCACCATATATTCTGGGACCATAAATATACTGTGGAAGGTTGGTTAATGCTTCTAAATTTTCTAAAGTAATGCCAACAATTAATGCTCTTGTTATTTTATAGTATCCTCTGGGAATAAAAACACTACACAAAGCAAAAGAATAACTTCTAGCACCTGGAATCGGGAAAGCATAATTTAAACAATTCTGAATAGAAGTAGTATCATCTGCAATGCCATCTCCTTTAGCCCCAAATTGTTTTACATTAACAGATTCATTTATAATCAATCTCCATCTTCCGGGCGTTAAAACATTAACAATATTTGCAGGTTTTAAAACAGATCCACCATCGTCATTTAAAGTACAAGAAGCATCCCACCAATAAGTGCTACCGCCACCATCTCCAGATTTCCAGTACCCTAATGTTTTAGCAAATTTACTATAAGAATTAACTATACTGTCTCGAAGAACCTGAACAGATTCAACATATACAGATTTTACATAATCTCCCATTGCAGTATATACATTATCAAGATACTTCGAATGAGAAATTATTGTTTCTTCTTGCGCCATAAACTAACTAGCACAATTAACTACAAAAAAATAGGGTGGGAAGAAAAAGAAATTATTAGGAAAGAAGATCTACTTCGACAAGATATCGAGAGGCGTTAAGACCAACATCTGTCCAGTTTAGCCGATCCTTAGCCACCCACTTACGAACAGTGCGATCATTAACGCTATACCAATTAGACGCTTGCCGAGTAGTCATCCAAGCCTTCTTAGAACCTACAAAAGAATAAGAAAGGTCATCTCGCAAATTAAGTTGTTGATTCTTCTTTGACATTTTAAAACTCCTCAAAAACGGTTAAAGGTTAAAAAAGTTTACTAGGCAATAAAAAATAAATCACTTCACGTCATTACAATCCTCCATATCACTATCAATTTCCCAACAATCTGAATTATCAAAATAATAATGTTCAAATTCAACTGGAACTTTAAAAGTTTCAAAAATTTCTAAAAGACAATGCTCACATATAGAAAACTTATATTTATCCATATCACTGAATACTGAAGACTCATAACAACCTGTAACTTCAGCGTTCAAACCACAAACATTATGCTCGGGCATCATAGAGTTGCCACACTTATTGCAGATAACATCTTCTATTTCACTACAACATACCTTAACTTTTTTAAATTTAACCATTATCGAATCCTCTTAACAAATAAATCTTTTTTATAAACATTAACACAATATGTTCCTGAGCAAAGTTTAATTTCATAACCTACTTCACCAGCATGTTCGCCAAATTCTTGTGTTTTATAATCTAACACTTCAGCAGGAACATATTCACCATAAGGTTCTGGCAACTTCACCCAAAATAAATCACCAGATTGAACCTTAAGTGCGTCTTCAATCGAAGAAAATGTTATCATTTTAAACTTCTATCTCATTTAAAACAGTGCTAGGAGGACAAATCTGCCATTCACCTTTTAAATCTTCTAATCTTGGGTTCCAATTTACATCATGGGAAAAACTTGGCTCAATTTTAATACCACCGTGAATGCTCAAAGCTTGACCACTACCTTCCCAAAATAATGGTCTAAACCAGACTACACCTTTTTGAACATCTTCGCAACTTAAAACTTCATGTAATAACATTTTAAGACCTTCCTATGTTTCGATCTTCGCAATGATCACAAAGTTTATAAACATATCTATGAGATTGTTTCTTAGATTGTAACCTACTCCATGATGTAACCAAACGATAACCCCTTTTATTACCATGAGCTTTACAATTTCTACCGCAATGAGGACAAATCACATCCATTAAGTTCTTTTCCATGATAAAATACTTTCTAATGCGCTAAACAATCTTTACAAGGACGATAGCAATATTTTGGAGCGCGTTTATTAAATTTACCGGCTGGCAAGTAATGACTCATAAGAAATTCTAATTTGCCATTAGCTTTCATAAAAGCACGACGAATTTTACCACATTTAGGACAAAAGCAATCTACTCTATTATTCACAACATTCTCCAAGGCAAGAAAAAAATTATTCTACATTTGTTTCATTCATAACTTCTATTAAAGAACAAATTTCCCACTTTTCGTTAATTAAATCAATTAAATTAGGAATCCAAACCTTACAGAATTCACCTTCAGGTGCGTAAAAAATATTTAATTTTGGACCAACTATAAGCGAAGTTCCTGAACCTTTCCAATATAAAGGTCGGAAACATAAAGAACCGTTACGAACTTGCAAATTTTCAAGAATTTCACTTAAAGACATTTAATCACCTATAAAAATAGTATAGCAGGGGAAAGAAAAGATGTCAAGGGGATTTCTTATCGTGAAAATTAACTACATCGCGACAAAGTTGTATAAATTCTTCTGTCGTATGATCTAACTTCATTCTATTATGGTTTAAACAACTAGAAACAACATTTTCAAAAATATAACCTTTAGAACTATCAACTCTATCAAGACAAATTGTAGGAACATCACATCCACAATAATGACAAGGTTGCTGCCAAAAAGATGCAAATTGTTCTAAAGTTAACTCGAAAGGGCGATTACGACGTTTAGCTGTAGTACGATAAGCTACCCACTTTCCTTTAAGAGATTGTCGATAAGCACGAATGCGATCCTTATTTTCTTCACTATATTTTTTATCTCTGGCCTTATATTCTTCTATATTTTCCAAGCGATGTTCTCTCCTATATGTTTTCATTTCTTCCTTATGTTCTTCTTGATATTTTTTGCTCTTTTGAAGAACAACTTCTTTATTATCTTGATAATATCTCAAAACTCTTTCTTTGACTGTTTCTCTATTTTCTTCATAGTACTCTTTCCGTTCTTCCAAAATTCTTTCTTTATTTAATTCATAATGTTCTTTTCTTTGCTTAGAAATTCTCTCCGCGTCTTCTCCACGAATTCTTTTAGAATTTTCATTTGCACAAATTTTACAAATAGTCCTAACTCCATATTTTGCTTTTTTATCTACATGAAATTCTTTTAATAATTTCTCTTCATTACAAACACGGCATTTTTTTGTTACACCTACAATTTCGTCTACTTTTTCGAGCATAAAACTCTCCTATTTTTAGTTTATACCCTATTTTCAAAAAGATCAAGTATAAAGAGTTCCCCCTCTTTCGAGGGGGATTAGATTAAATAGTCAAATAGGAGGGAAGTTATGCTAAAAAGATTAGCCTAGTAAATCAAGCACCACAACTAATCCAAAAAGATCGGACCTATACATGCGTTTAGCGTAGCGAGTAAGGACCCCTTTCGTGGGGACAAGGGTAGTTGGATTAAAGATTGTAGGGGTTACTTGTAGGGGAACGTAAGGGCAGAACGCATATCCGGATTCCAAAAAGCTACTACCTTTACGACCTACCAAGATTAGATTACGGACGAAGTATGGGTCAACGTACACATCCCATTTCTTGTTAATCGATCCGACCTTAACAGCACCAGCCTCACCCTTCTCTTCATCAGCAGTAGTGCTAGCACGGAAACCAGCAGTGAACTCAAGAAGGTTAGCTACTTCAGGAGAGCAAACAATGAAGGTTGCCCCACCACGAAGTACCTTACGATGGATTTGAGCCGACACATCATTAACCGTCTCAAGTAAGGTCTCGTACCACATTGATACGTTACCAGTGAAATCAGGAGGATTGGTTCCACCAGACACGTCAGCACCAGTCAGTCGATTGACAAACTTACCAGGCCGACGACTCCAGAAGTAAGTGCCAGCAGAAGCACCCTTAACGAGGTCATTAAGGATTTCTTGATCAATCTCAAGAGCAATTTGCTCAGACAGAATAGAAGTAAGTTCTACTTCAGCGTCAAGATTGTGATATGCGTTAAGATCTTGACCAAGTTCGGGAGTCCAAACAGCCTTAAGTTTCTTAGTGATTGCAGTTACAGCAACCGAGTCAATCTTGATGTCAATTTCAGGAATGTCCACATTAAGACCTGTTGCATTCCCACTAAATTCAAGACCCCAAGGCGAAGTTCCTTGAGTCGACCCAAGTGCGCCACCAGCAGTAAAAGCGTCAGCAAGTGGGTAGGTGAAAGTAAGCGTAGATCCAGAAAGACCCGTACCAACATCAAGACTAGATGTATCAACACTACCCGAATTATTGGTAGCGTAGGTCAACAGTAATTTGCTAGAACCAGAAACAGGGCAATCACGAGTTAAGCGGCGAACCAGCACCCAACCAGACCGAGAACCAGTTAGAATTGTATGAATACCAATAAGATTCTCAGTATTCAAATTAGTATAAGATGCCTTGGGAACAGTGTAACACACAATGGAAGAACCAGAAAGATCGACATCCCCCAAAATAAGGCCATCTTGCTTATTAGAATACTCAGTAGGAAGTGCGTTTGCGTTTTGGTTAGTCGACCAAGTACCAGAACCAGAACGAGCAGCCACGAGAGTCATTTGAACAGCAACAGAACCAGTTGGGCTAGCATAACCATTATTAAGCGAATAAAATCCTAATTCCGAATTTCGAAGACCATTAGTAAGATCAAGCGATGTAAGATCGGCACCGCCCGTAAGTTGCGAACCAACCTTGCCTTGCCCATAGAGCGAAGCATTGGCAACAGCACCAGCGCCGCGTTTAGTTTCGTTATAGGTAAAGTCAAGAAAGAAGATCAGACCCGAAGGTAGACTCATTGGTTGCACAGACACGAGGTCATTAGCAATCAAGTTACCGAATACACGTCGGACCAATGGGAATGCTACTGCGGCAAATCCTTCCACATCCCCATTAGACATAGAAGTGCTTTCTTTCAGTAATTGTTTAGCTTGGTTTTCAAGTAGAATGGCCATACCATTACGCATATGGTCACTAGAAAGACCTTCAAGTAGACCAGTCTTTTCCCACTTAGCTAGAAGGGCTTGACCTTCTGCTTTAACGTCACGACTAATGACGCCTTCTGTTAATCTTTGTACGATGGAACTCATAATTGTACTTCTCCTTTTGTTCTTTTAGAACAGTTTTTTATTTTTTGCCTATGCCTGCCAATACTCTCATCCTGTCCTTTAGAGGGTCGGATATTTTCTTCTCTTCATGTTGGCGCGTGAGTAGAGAAGTCATTGAAGGTTTAGAAACTATTTCATTTAGCGATTGTGGCTTACTAGATTTACCAGTAAGACCCGTTAAATTAAGTGTTTCATAAATCACCTTCGCTTGTTCTACAGAATCAACTTTAGATAACTGTTCAACAAAAACTTTCTTTTGTCGCTCATTCAGTGAGGAGTTTTCTAGAGTACGATTCGTATACAATAATTTTGCATTACTTATATTGCTTTCATTTAACTTGTTTAATACTACTTTAAGATTATTTTTTAGTTCCCTGTTATCTTTTTGTAGTACCGCTAATTCTTTTTCTACTTTATTAGATTTATTAGTAGTTCTCTTAAGTGACTCTTGGAGTTCTACTCTTTCTTTCATCCAACTCTCATTCTCATCTTCTTTTTTTTCTTCCTCTTCAGACTCACTAGTCTCATGAGCAGCTTGAACGGCTTTAGTGCCATCCTCGTACTCTCGCTTTTCTACAGGGTTAGAACCTAACCAACCATCTAGAGCAGGCTCATAACCTACTTTAAATGCTTCCATAAGTTCATTTAAAAGACCTTCATCAATATCTTCTAAAGTTAAATCTTGTTCAGTATCACCACCATTCCAGGCTGGAGGACTATTAGAAGGCACAACATCATTTTCTTTAATAGAAAGAATATCCTCATCAGAACCTTCTATTGGTATACCTTCAGAATCGTATGCTCCATCCCCAGTCAAAATATTTTCAAGTTTTGCGGCTGCATTTTTATGCTCACGATAAGCATCGTTATGTGCTTGAATTTCGGGAGTAATAACATTCATTCCAAAAGCATTCTTTTTCGTAGGAATTTTTTTAGATGCTTCTAAATAGTATTTCATCATTTCATCATGATATTGTAATTTGCGAACTAAATTATCTCTTACTCCATCATTTTCATTTTCCGTTACAGGAACATTCTTTTTTTCTTCGCCCGGTAAAGGCAGGTCACCAGTTGTAGAATCAGTAGGCATTTCGTTAGGCATTTCTTGAGGATTAGGTATTTCACTAGAAGGATTGCCCATATCTAAAGATTGAGAAACTTCTAAGCCTTGTTCATCGCTTGTTTGATTATCTAAACCAGAAAAATCAATTTCCACCATATCATCTTGACCAGGAGCATTCGTTCCGGCCGCCATAGGAACTTGCGAATCGGCCAAGCTAGTTTCAGATGATGTAGCTCCTAATAGTGAAGAATCAGAACCCATATCCATAGGAGGAGCATCCATACCTTCAGGACTTCCACCAGGACTCATAGCTCCACCATCATCACCACTTAGAGAAGGTTCAGACGGCATTCCTCCCATATCCCCATTTAATTCTTCGTCATCTTTTTCCAACATAAAATTAATAGCTTCTTTAATTTGCTTGGAGTATTTTTCAACTATAAGAGACTCAGCGTTTCGAGTAGCAACTTCTTTGAGAGTCTTTGCATCCACGATAGCTTTGTCTAAAAGGTCGGACATATATTATTCTCCTAAATCTGATAAAATACTTGTATCTCCATTAAGTAGTGATTACTTAGAAGAAAGTACTAGAAAGGTTTTATTTTTTTGTTGCCGTACAGGTTACTTGATACGATCATAGATCTTGAAATTAGAAATAAGACCGTTTAACTGGCTGGTTTGAGCAGATGATTGACCAATATCAATGCGATCTAATTTTACAGAAGAAGAACAAGATGTATCGGGAGAACCTTCTAACGCACCATCAACAAAAATACTTGCATTGTTAACTTGATAAACATGTTTTACGCTATGCATATTTCCATCTACAATATCGGTAGAGCCACTCACATCATATTGACTTATACTATTTAAACTTGAACTGGCTTGTAAGATATCTCCAGTTGGGTTAAGATATAAAGAAACTCTATTCGTTCCAGATCCAGTTAAATCACAAATATACGCATTATTTAAAAGGTCAAAACTAGGAAGAAAAATATTTGCTTCTATTGTACCTGAAGAAGAAACATCAGTCCCAATAGAACTACTCAAATTGCCATCATTACCAATATATCTAAAAGTATCTGCGGTACGGGAAACAGCCGCAGATGAAGACAAGTATGATGATGGAAAAATTTGAGCAGTTCCACCTTCAGATTGAGCACCCCAAATGGCTAAAGAATCTTGATTTAATCCATCAAAAGAATTTACGTTATCGGCAGAAGCAACATAAAAACTAATAGCAGAACCAGTTAAGGCAGTAGCAACAAAAGATATATATGCTCTAACCCATCCATTTGTATATACTGTTGGATCAATTCCAGCTACACATCCTGAAGTTGTACCAACCGTTTTCGTTGAAACATTAAAATAAGCAGAAGCATTCGGATTTATTAAATTTTCAATTTGTATCCAATTTCTATTAATCGGTTTTGCAAAAACACTTATTGTCTGTCGTGTTCCAGTTATTAACTGTACCGCAGATTGACTTACGAAGTGTGTCGAACCAGCCGTAGCGTCTTCATGCAAAGTTACATAGGTAGATGCAAAGCCAGTAGGACAAACAATTGATGTCGAAGCTATTGAGCTTCTTGTTTTTGCCCAAGAGGCGTTACTGAATTCTTCACTTTGTGCAATTCGTTGTGTTACTGCAGGCTCTATTAATAAACCTTTAACCACAGAACTGCTACTTCCATTCTTTTTTGACTCTACTCTAGCCCAGTTGTTGGAAACAGAATAAAGTTTTGTTGTACCGTCCGATTCTATTTTCCCGAAATGCGCAAGAGAGTTCCTTGTACTTTGAGAAATTAAAGAAGGCGTCCCTCTTGATTGATTCGGATATGTCCCAAAAAGTTTCTGTGCCCTCTTTGCTACAAACGTATCCATCTCGGTCCAAGACCCACCCGTAGCAGCAAATAAATCTGCCTTGTTCCACATTGCAAAATACATTATAGATTCTTCAGATGTAACAGAACCGGCATTCACAACATAACCAATTTTTAATTTCTCTCCAGCAGAAAAACTTAAACCCACGGTTCCAGCACCAAGCAGTGCGTATGTTGCCGTAGAAAAAACTCCATTTAACCAAACTCTTATTCCGTTAGTTACAGAGCCTCCCTCACTATTATCCATACAAGAAACAACATAAGCATATCTACCATCTACAGGGGAGACTGCAGGAGAAGTAAAATAATGTAATAATCCATTCGCAGTGGTTCCATATAAAACACTTATGTGGTGTCCTACCGATTTGTAAGCTGTAAATCCAGGGGTAAGTGTGTTTAATCGCAAATCAAACAATCCAGGTACGGTCGCGCCCGCCGAACCATTTGTAGCTCTGAAAACATATTCGATAATAATATCATTTGTTCCAATCGTTGGAACAACATCTTGTCCTAAATGATATTTTGTTCCAGTGCCATTATATTTTACTCCATCATTTTTTTGCCCTAAGAATGGAGATCCCGTATTATATGATGGAGATACCCCAGTCCCAGCTTCGGCCAATGGACCACCATAGCCCCAGGACTTCCATCCGGTTGGCGTAGCATCGGCAGCATTATATCTTAAAGCTGGATAAACAGTTTGTCCGTTAACTGTCCACGCAGGATCTAAATTTTCTACTCCATTAGGATTATTATCAAAATCAAATAATGAAAATGTTGGGTCAGGTGTTGGTACGATTATTCCACCTTTACTTTTACCACCTTTAATTTTCATTTATTTTTCCTAACTTTGAGGTGGAAGTAAAGTAATATATCGTGCCTCTACTCGAACACTACCTGTTACAGTAGTTGTTAAACTTTGTTGTTGTCCCACAGATGAACTAAGCGTTATAGCTTGATTAGATTGGTAAAACTCTAACCCAGATGCCATAGAACTTGTTAAATTTGTTACAGTACTGTTACTATCCATTCCAATAGCCCATTTGTTGTAGGAACTAGACAATACGCCTAAATATAATTTTGATGCCGTAGCAAAACTATCAATTACTCGTAACCCTACCCCTAAATTTAATGCTCCAGCAGGAATTACATTAACAGTTGTCCAGAGTGTTCCAGTAGCACATGTAACCAATTCACTAAAATAATTATTCCTTAGATAACCACCCCAATTAGAAATATTATATGTATGGCTTCCGCTATAATCAGTATAGTTTCTTTCCAATCCACTATTTTGAATACTAACTAATTTTGCTCCAGAAGTTATATAACTTGCACTACTTCCTAAAATTACACCCACAGCAGAACCACCATCTAAAGCAGTTCCTAAAACAGATATTGAGCCAGTAGGACCAGAAATATTTCCTACATCATCAATGACGACTAGAGAATTTTGAAGGATTAAACCACTCGTACCATCCCAACGGGCAACAGCATTATCAGCAACAGGTAAAGTTGCTGCCATCGACCCAGTAGAAGAACCAGAAACATTAAAACTTCCAGACACAGTTAACGAGCCAGAAATAATAACATCGCCACTTAAAACATTACTACTCTGTTTAAACCTAGGTGCTCCAAATGGTGAACCACTCATAAGCTAAAATCCTAAGCCTTTGCTATTGATTCCAGAACCAGTCATAACTGGAATATCTCGTACTGGAATTGGCGTTAGTTCTGCTCCTAATGAAAAACCTCCACCAGCTACAGCAGTGGCAGCAGAAACATATATTTCTTTTACCCTTACGTTAAATGCCCAGGCATCACCACTATTAGCCACAACAGCATAATGTTTATAAGTAACAACATCAGTATTCGCACGGCTATCAAAGTGTATCCAAAGAGCTACAGATCCAGTATTTACAACAGTGATAGATCTAGCTACATACGGAAAAGAAATCTTTACTTCACCATTATTTGTTCCAGTTCCATTAACATCAGAACCAGTTAAAAATGGGATACCTGAAATTTGATATGACCCAACATTTCCGTAACCAGGTTGGGGTGGTGTTTGCCAATTTGCCATGAATAGCTCCTTAGATTGTACTTAACCAAAAATAATTAGTCTGAAGAATGGTTTAGGAGTTGTCCCGATAGAAATAATAATTTTCTTGCAGTCGCTTATCTTCAGAATTTGCTCGATACGCCTTTTTAGCTGCTTTTAACCCAATTTCTTTCTTTCCTATGTTCCAAGCAGAAGCAGAAACTAAATCTGCAAGTTTCCAAGTATAGACTTCTCTATCTACAAACAAAACATCTTGCTCTGGCGCTTTACAGTCTAATCCTATTAAAGCGTACAAGTAACATAACGAAAAATTCTTTTCATCGTAATAGTGCTTGGCTATTTCATATATGGCTTCTAATCGTTCTGGTCTAAAAGAGTATGTCTCTAAATACATTTCTTTTACTTCTTCCCATGAAAACTTTTTAGAAGATACTATTTTTAACCTATCAGCGCATTGAGCCATTCTTTTTTTAGCTTCATATACTTCTTCAGACCATCCACCCATTTTTGAACGCTTTTCATAATATTCAAATGCTAAATCATTATTACCAAGACACTCATAACTTTGCGCAAGATAAAAGATCGCCCTATTTCGATCTCCGCTATCATAGTTCTGAGCTAGGTGGGTTGTTTCTTTCGAAACTTCGGGCTTCTCCGACAATGCTTCTTTAAAGGGGAAAGAAGTCTTATTTTGTCTCCACCCGTGTAATCGACGACCCCCGCCGATATTAGAATCCTCAGATTCTTTAGTTAAATAGTTACCAGGAACATTTTGCATGTAGCGGTAGAGAACTTTTATATCTCGTTCCCAGCGTTCACAGGATTTTTCATAGGGTTCTGAGAAAGAGTTAATACTTACATTCAATATGCGTTGTCCAATATTCTTAGCGTTAAAAATATATTCATGCGTAGGAAAAGTATAACGAAGGTTAGCGTTAGAGCGTAATAATCTTATTTGATCATAGCTGCCCCTAGAAGAGCCTAGTAACTGAACATAATGAGCGTCGTAATCTTTTTTTTCTTTTGCCTCTTCACAAAACGTTCTAAGGGATTCACCATTTTGTAGAATCTCATCACCGCTCATTAAAAAAATAAAGGTAGAATTATTACTAGCATATTCAAGCGCCATATTACGAGTAGCAGCATAATCAATACAATCAGTGTCTAAATAAGTAATAATAGGATGGCGTATAAGATGGCCTGGGACATTACTAAGGCAACTTTTAATTATTTCTACCGTATCATCAGTTGAACCAGTATCGACAATACACCATGAATCAATGTAAGGAAGGACAGACTCTAAAGTCTGACGAATACGGGCAGACTCATTTTTAACAATCATATTGAGTTTTATTAAGTTTCGCAAAGATCACCTAGCCTGGGAGATATTTATCGTAGTATCCTAATACCCACAACCTAATATCTACTAAACCCGTTCTATTAAGCCAATACCTAGAAATATCCCCCTTGGAACTACCGTTTAAAGTTAAATTTATAATTTTCGTATTCGCACAACGAGAATTTTCTTGAGCTATTAAAAATGTTTGATTAAATGAAGATGGGGTATATGAAGGTGGGTTCCCTGCTTCAACCATTATTTCATGAACTCCAGCAGCATCCGAATCCATAACCCCAGTAATGACTACAGACCCAGCAGTATTGGTTGGAAAGGAAGAAGATATAGATGATGCCGATAGCAGAGTCCATGTTCCAGTTGCAGGAGAACCTGCACTTTCCGTATACAACACCAACTCTAAGCCAGTATAATCTCTATAAGAAAAATAACTATTATTTTGGTCAAATGGACGAATGTTACTTCCAGAATTATTATAAAATGAACCAAGGTATGCGTAACTACTAGAGCTTGGAGGCCCTGATGTATTTGTTGGAGAAGTTGCAGATGCTTTTACAGTAAATTCCGTAGCAGAACCAGACTTTGGCAATACGTACATATAATACCATGTTGAAGGAGCTTCAGCTCCAACATCTAACCCCAAATCCCCTCCTACAGGATTAGAAAACGAAAAAGAAAGTGCAGAAGTTAATGCGTATTGAGTGCCATTTTGAAGCGTTAATCTAGCTGTAGAAACTCCTGGAGGGGGGTACACATCTATTGCCGTAGAAGAAATCCACATCATTTGAGGAAGTCTGGTATCAAATGTAGCTACTGGGCCAGTTGGGCCTGTAGGGCCAGGTACAGTAGAATCAGCACCAGTTGGACCAGTAGCACCAGTAGGTCCGGTTACACTAGTCCCAGTGGCTCCAGTAGCGCCCGTTGGGCCTGTAGGTCCCGTAGGCCCAGTAGCTCCACCACCACTACCCCCGATTTGCCGCCAAAGATGTTCTACCGCCATATGTTAGTTAGTCTAAATTAGATAAATCTTTTTCTTGTTGAATGCGTTGAGCCACTTTCCTACGTCTAGACCGTTTAAGTTTGCGGCGCATAGAAGGCTTCACATAATAATTATGCTCATGGATCTCATCCATTAACTTATTCTTCTTAAACTTCTTTAGGAAGCGTTTAATAAGTTTTTCAACAGTATCATTTTCTTCAAATACTACTTCTAGAAGAATTGAACCTGCTGCCTCATCTCCGGTAACACCCCATTCCTTCTTTTCATGCACACGTCGTTTGTGGTTATAATAAGCCATTTTCTATCCTTTGTTAATGTTTTGAAGTTATTTTTTTTTCTTACCTGCTGCTAACTTTGCCCAGTTTTGAGTATCGAAAAATTTATCGATTGGAACACCTGGATCACTAGGATCCATGTTTGCTAGTGGTGACGGGACGCTTCCCATAGGCGTAACCGTAGGAGCGTTTTCTCTTAGCGGTTCTGTACCGGCAAAAAGATCTACACCGTTATAAGCATCTTTACCAATAGCTTCTAAAAGTTTTTTTCTTGTGCCTGCTAGTTGATCTTTAACGTCACTAGGGAGTTTACGAGGTTGAAAAGATTTAACTTCTTCTTGCAACTGTTGAACAGGTAAAGAAGCTTTATTACCCGCTATAGCAGTCATAGACTCCTTTATGACATGAGAAATAATACCTTGCTCTTCAAGGATAACTTCTTTAACAATGTCACGAATTAAAGGTTTAAGGAGTTTTTTTAATTCTAGAAGATTCATTAGCGCCTCTTGAGGATTTCACTAACTAGGGAAGAAATTTTACTTTGTTTAGATTCGTTCAACTTTGACTCTTGAACTTGTTGAAGAAATGCACGATTTGTAGAAGGGACTGAAACTATATCAAACGACAGTAGGGCAAGATCTTCATTGACAATAGAATTTCCATCCCTACCTTCTGTTAAGCTACCGAGTGCTCTAGAAGAAATTCCAAGTAATATGCCTTCTTTAATCAAAGTTTCTAAAATTTGACCTACAGGAGTTTTTAACACTCTGAGCTTGCCCATAACGCAATCACCATCCCACCATAGTTGTGTCATTAAATGCGAGGCATCTTTCAACATCACTGTCTCATCCACTCCGTGATCTAAGGTCCCAAGTGCCCGTTTTTCTTCAATTAATTGCTGATACTTGTTGATTTCACGTTCAAGGATTTTCTTGGGATAAACTCTTCCATTGCCATTCCTAGTGTTTGCTTCTTGAATTTTACCAGTTAAAATAATGTTGCCTTCACGAACCATATGTTTATCATGCTCAGTTAACAGATCTTCACATTGACCCCCAGGGCATAAACTAAAAAATTCTGTAAGAAGCATTTTTGACATTTATTTTTTCTTGCCCTACTCGCTAGGGCTTGCTTATGCTACCTTTACAACACAAAGCAACTCTACGTTTATTTTGCCACTTACGAACAATATAGACGAAATCTTGCATAATATCTCCTAGCAATAAATAGTTGTGATTCTATTTGTTTTCTAACTGACTTACTAAATCTTGCACTCGCAACACTTGACTTAATACTTCCGTACTAATTGGTTGATTTTGAAAGTTTTCTAAAACCTGTAACACTTCTTTTAATTCTTCCCTACCCTTTACAGCACCTTTCAATCTTGAAATTTCCTCATTAAGATATATTTTTAGTTCCGTACCATCATCTGTACTAGAAAGCACATAACGAGTTAACAACTCTTGTTGTTCTTTTATAAGCGTACCAGAGTATACTTCATTAAATGAGTTTAGAAATGTTTTAAACTCTAAATTTCCAATAGGATTAAATTTTTCTTCCTCTTTTAACTTTGGCGAACTCATTAAAGATTCTACAATGCGTTCTTCAAGAATAACTTTTTCTTTAGGATTCATTTTACGGTTAAAAATTTGGTAGATACTTGCAAGATTTCTATAAGAAGGAATAAAAGTAGTAAATAATGATTCAGAATCAGTTTTCTCGTTAACTTGAGCAAGTAATTTTTCTTGTTCCTGTTGTAAATCATTATGATTGAAGTTACTATAAACTCGTAAAGTTTCTGATAACAGTTTACGCGCTAACCCTTCTTTAAGGTCAGTAGTTTCAGATAGAATACGATATAACTCTATTTCTTTAGCTAAAGGCTTATCCTTAGCAAAGAAAGTTTTAATAATGTTGAGAATTTCTTTTTTTTGTGCCTTGTCTTCTTTTAGAATACATCTAGTAAGTTCACGTATAAGAACTTCATAGATAAAAAGCGTATTCTTTTTTTTGTTGTGTCTAAACGCCATTTTTTACCTTTCCTTTGTTAATAAACTTGTTTTTTGTTTCTTCGGGAATTTCCTTGTTTTTAGAGAGAGATATCCAATTAATCTTATTCCTAAACTTTTCAATAAAGTCTTCACTCAAGTTTTGATAAAGAGAAATATAACCCCAATCAAGATAACCCGAAAACTTAACAATAAATTCTTCTGGTAGATTTTTTCGCTTCGACAACTTAACCCAAAATTTATCAAAATACAATTCGTCGTCTTCCACTACTTTTTTTAAATTCACATCGTTTAATTCATTAAACATTTTTTCGCTAGGTACTTTTCCATTCTTATACAAATCAATGATGTTGTTAATCAGTTTTTCATACCGTCTAGAATCACTTATATTAGTAAATTCATACTCAATTTGAAGATCAGGATAATTAAAAAATATAGCCTGAGAATCTTCTGCGGCATGTATAGCACCCAGACCAGAATCTACGAATCCATTTATTCCAAGTTTTTTTAATAAAAATCCCCACTGTTTGCCATTTCCATCGCCAACTAACCCTCTAGTTATATTCCATAACCTTTGGATAGGCTCAAAGGATCTATATTCTTTTTCAAACTTTGAAATTTTTTCAAATTCAGGCTTCCCATTAAAGAGAACTTTTATCAGATTTAAATATTTATTATAGCTTTCTTCCGACATTTCAGAATAAAGTTTGCTTCGTTGCCCGAAAGTATAAATCTTTGATGGATCTCCGACAAACTTTAGAATAAAAACATATGGAAAGTCTGTAGCGTATACTACTTTGTCTTTAAAAATTCGAAAAAACTCTTCATCTATAGGATAAGTATATATTCCAATTGGCGATTCATCGTGACTAAATTGTGGGTTAATTCCAACTTTTTCTATTTGTGAAAGATGAACAAAATATTGACTATCATTGGGATTGTCAACTTTAAGTTTTTTTAACACATCCCATAGTTCTGGCAGCTCTATATCTTTCTCTCTATACCTAGCTCTTTCATCAAGTTGACCTAAACCTTCCCATAACAACAATCTAGTTTGCTGAATATTCTCTCTTAAGATTTTCTTGAAATTGAACATTAAATTAAATAATCTTCTTGTCTGTTTTACTTTCTAACTTTTCTAATAATTGTTTAATTTCAAAACTAGTGTTATGAAGTTTACTTTCTTCCAATGTTAAAGATTCATTAGCAATACCTCTACCAAGAGATTTCATTTTTTTAAGCCCTGGTAAAATAGTGCCACCTAAAGAATCCATATGAACAGATCTAGCCCCCATACCACGCTTATCAAACTCTTCAGGAAAATAAACTTTACCTTTTGAACCAGGCGTTAAATGAGGCTCGTCACGCTTACCAGGAGCGGCTAGAAGAGTAGGTGGTTCTGATGGCTCTCCAGTTTCATCAGTGCCCTCTAAACCAGCGTCAGGTGTGTTATCGGGGCTAGATAAGCCCTCAAGTCCACCGCCACCTCCAGAGCTAGACTCAGTACCTTCAGAAATAGAATTTAATTGTGAATCTAGCCATCGATCTTGATACATTTCACGCTGATTACGAAGCATCTCTTCTTCAGAAAGATTAAAAATTCTTTCACCGATCCAACGCCTAGAAAAGAAGTTTTCCGTAGCAGCGCCAGCAACCTCAAATTTAGTTTTCCAATGTTCAAGTTCTTGAAGTTCTGCAATCTTCGAAGGATTATTCAACGCTAGCGAAAATGATAGCAGATCTTCGTTACGGTAACCTAGAATAAAAAGATGCACAAGACCAATTTTAGTTAACTCTGCAATAACTGACTTCTGTAGGCGTTGAATAGTGCGAGCAAAGCGGATATCTTTGACACTTAAAGAACCTTGATCTTCACTAGAGCCTTCGCCACGAGAAATATAAGAAATAGGAACCTTTAAGGCAGCAAACAATTTATCTTTAATATATTTCAAATCATCAATATCGCCAACAAATTGACCACCTGGTAGGGGCTCAATTCTAGTAGCAGAACCTTGACCGCGCACAGGAAGAAAATAATCATTCTCAACACTCATAGGTTGATAGCGAAGGTCTACTCTACCTGTAGTGGGATCAGCAATTTGGTGACGTTTCATTTGCGTCATAGCTTTCTGCATAAATACTTCAACATCTTGTGGCGGGATATTACCTACGTCAAGATAAAAAACTTTTCTTTCAGGTGCGCGAACAATACGATAAGCTATAATAGAATCTTCTAATAGTGTGTTAGAAGCAATTACTCCATCAGCAGTGAAGTTGTGACATTCATGATCAACTTCAAGATCATAAGTTTCAACAAATTCTCCATTGTCAACAACTTCTTCTACAAGTTGGAAACTATAATAACTCCAATCACCGCAATCGCAATCATTTAGTTCAGTAGGACAAATCAACTTATCTTCAAAGCAAATTAAGTCTTTTGCCATTTTACAAATAATTTGATCATCTTTATTTCTAACATAAACTCCATGATTTGGAGTAACTTTTAAAGTAATCTCCCCGCTTTTTATTTCAATTACCTTTTGTATCCCCATAAATGCAACATTTTTTACTTTTGTTTCAATTATTTGGTTTATACTACGATCAAAAGAAAATACAACATCCCCAATTTTCATATCTTCAATATTTTTTTCTTCAAGATTTGGAAGCCAAACTTTTGTTCCCTTAGCATAACAAAGCTGTCTGTAGGTTCTTCTCCCACCATCTAACACACTTACTCCAAATGGGGCATATTTGTCTACACCTAAGATTCTAAAATGTGCAACTTGCCAATTTTCAAGAGTTAATCCTCCGGTATTTAACTGAAATTGAACATAATCAGGGTTTAACTTATCTTCTCCTTCAAGTCGCTCTACTTCTCCAGGTGGTAATGCAATTCCACGCTGAATTCCAAGAGAATCGTCAATGTCAAGAAACATAAAAAAATCACCAAACTTACACATTGACCTGCACCAACCAGGCAAATTACATTCCACATTTAGCACATCTTTATAGAGAACTTTTAAAACTTCTTTAATTTCTTCATTTGCACAGTTAATCGTCAACATTGGTTGAAGCTTAGAGTACGTACACATTTCATCAGAATATATGTCTAGGCAAGAACTGATATAAGCATCCGTATCCATCTCATTAAAATCATTATAACGTTGATGCCTTTGGACATTCATAAACGCAGCAGATCTCAAGGCATCATATAAATTAAATTGTTGCTTCTTAAAATGTTGACCATCTGTTGTCTTTAGCTGACGAGAATACTTATCTAATTGTTTACGCCTAAGAGACTTCTCAACTTGTGCTTTGTATGAGACTAGTGGACCACTAAAAAGACGTGTTAAGCGTTTAAAAAGATCATGAGATTGTTCTAACGGATTTCTAGTATTATGATTCTTTGGAGGCATATTTCACCCTTTGAATATGATAAATAGTTTAGTGGAGCACTAGTAGTAGGTGTTTCACAAATTAGCTTGTTCAACATAGCGTGAAACAATAATGAACATTGAACACTTTATTTTTTGTTGCCTTGCCAAATTGTAATCAAGTTGTGCCTAGAAAGGTTATGTTGTGCAGATTGGGCAACACTACTTTTTAAACATATCAACATATATCCAATTATACTCTTGGTAGTCTTTTAAACTTTGATCATATTGAGCCGTTAAGGGCGCTCCAGCTTGACCAGCTACTTTAGTATTTAAAGTTGTATTGCTAACAAAAATTGAACTAAGGAAAGCTTTTTTATAACTCATTTCAACCGTATTGGTAGCATAAATAAGATCCTTCACGTAGCAGCCAATGCAAGTTGCAATTACTAGATCGTCGTTATACCCTCGCTGTGATTGCGGTCTTCCACTTTCAAAAATAAAAGTACGGCATTCGTTTAGTAATCTTGCATCGTGGAATATTAAAAGTTTATTCCTTAAATCTTCTTCCATTTTAGAAACGATCAATGGACGAGTTTTTGAAGTAGTACTAAACCCTGCTACATAACCGGAATTACTAGTTTCTGCTTCATAAGACTCAACAAAATTATGCGTTCCTTTTTCAGAATAATATAAATTTGGATACTGCAATTCTTGCAATTTACTAACAACAGCAAATCCAACAGTATTATTCTCAACCACTAAAAGAGCATTCCCATACTCTTTTCCTAAGTTGTGTAAAAAATTAGAGAATAAATCAGGAGGAGTTTTCCCCTGATAAGAGGCCACAATTTCCATTTTATCACTCAAAGAAGACAGCCCAATCTTTAACACAACTGCTACAGAATAATCTGTAGCATCACCTCGGGCACAGTCAGCAGCAATAAAGTATTTTTCTTCAGGGTTAAAACCCTCCCAAACCCAAAGATTACGATCAAACCCAGTATGATATAATGGTTCACGAATATGAGTTTTTTCCATCCATTCAATCATCTCAGGATCAAATACAGTTTCACCGGACATATTGAAATTACCCAGTAATTCTTGAGCTACTTGAGCGCGCGACATGTTAGTTACTTCGTGATCAAACCAAGTCTGGTCATGATTTGGGTGGCTTCTCCAATCATAAAATGATGAGTGAAAGTCATTTTTTTGCGCTAAAGAGTCAGTGTAAATTTTATAGAACAAACCGCTAGCTCCAAGCGGAGTTGACATTATCAAAATTTTTCCACCCTCACTAACCGTGTTATATAAGCCGGGCCATAAATCTTCCAGATTTTTAATAATTGCAGCTTCGTCAATTATTAGCAGGGATAACGCTTCGGAACGGCCCACATCATCACTAGTACTACTTCCTCGGATCCAACTTGAATTTTCTAATTCAAATGAGTTTTTATTGTCAATTGTGAGATCAGAAACTTTCAACCAAGAAGGAAGCCTCTTATATGCTAATTTACATTTTTTAACGACATTGACAGCAACTTTTTCTTTTGTTGCGCAAATCAATATAGACTGACCACGATGAAACAACATCATCCATAAGGAGAAACAAGCTGAAACCGTAGAAACCCCTAATTGCCTTGCTTTAAGTATGACATTAAATCGATAATCACTTACGTCTCGAATAATTTGTTTTTGGAAATCATACAAATTAAATCGGACAACTCCCTTTGTGGGGTGTTGGACATAGCAATAATTTGAGATGAAATAAACAGGATCTCTGCCACATCGTATAATTTCTTTTTTTATGTCTTCTTTTGTTAGTTTTAATGATGGAATAGCCATTATGAATTATATTTTGACCCTTTTTTCATATTTTCTTCTTTAGTTAACCACTGATGGTTCTCTGGGCGGAATGCATCTCTTACTTGTTCTGGATCATCAAAATCAAATAAACACAAAGGTTTTATGTGATCAATATGGTAATCTTTTCTATCTCCAGGGCATTCTCCGATATATTCAAAAATGGCTTGATAGTCTATACCATATTCCTTGGCATTGGCCTTCTTCCCACCTTTAGATAGTCTTCTAAACGCCGACGCAAGTCTATCTCTTAAGTTTTCTTTAACTCTAAAAGATTCATCATTTTGCAATCGATATTTTTTATAACAAACACTGCAATACTCTTTATCCCCCAATACTTTTTGTATTAGTCTAACTCTAGGGCATTCAGTGCATTTCCGTTTTTCCAGATATTTTCTGCTACACCTCTCACACACTGGACCGTTATTAGTAACTCTGCATATTCTTCTTATCTCGCCGCAGTCATGGCACTCTTTTTTTTCTTTTATATTGTTAAACCAGCATTTACTACAAAAGTTACCACCACTTCTACAATTTATAACCTTTATTTCATGACACCCATCACACTCTTCAGATAAAAACTTTTTTCTGTAGCATGTGTCACAAAATCCTTCACCATCAACAACTTTTGCAGAAATTGTTTTTTTTCCACATGCGCAGATTCGTTTTAAAGCAAAATTGTCTTTGTGACATTTTTCACAAACAAGTATATTAGTTTTTTTTTGCTTTCTAACTTCCTTTTCCTCATGACAAATATAACATTCAGATACCAAAGTTAGTTTATTATAAAAACATTTCTTACAATATGGTTTTCCGTTTACAATCTTTGCAGCAGGTTCAAACCTCCCACACTCACATAAACTCTTTGGTGCAATAAAATCTAGATAACACCTGTGACACGTTGTCGAGCCAGTATTTCTGCGCCTACAAACCTTCTTTTCCTTCTTACATATTTCGCATATTCCTATCTTCATATTTGTCTCCTACATTACATGATATATTATTTTTGAAAGAAAGTAAAGTTAATAATTTCCTTGCAACGCATTATAGCGTGCTAAAACCATGGCATCCACGGCAGTAGTATCGGCCGGTATCCAATCTTGCGAAGTCCACATTGATACATAAGAAATATAAAAATGCGTATTTGTCAATGCTCTATTTTTATCACCATTAATTGTTAGTGGATAAGCATTTGTCAGTGTGGTCGTAATTTGTTGTGCTCCAAGATTTTTTAACGTTCCATTCCTATAGTGACGAATTCCTTGTACTCCAGTTATATCACGATTATATGAAAATACTAAATGATCAAAACCAGAAGCGGCACCATAAGAGCCTACTAATGCGTTGTTAGGAATAACCCAGTTTGGAACGCTATCATAATAAAGGCGCCAGCCATTACCACCAGATGGAAAGGCCCCCTTTGAAATAATCCAACCTCCACCACCGGCAACAAACTTAATAATCATTTCTATGAATATGTCACCAGTTGTTACATCACCAGTTGTAGTACCAGTAGCATCTTGATAACTTCCAGGTCCAACTGCACCTGTATTCCCAAACATTTCAACTGACTTATCCGAAGGTCCACTGTAAGGACTTGAAGATACCAACAAATTTGGCGGAGAAGAAGTTCCATAATAGGTTAATGTAGGTCCATACTTCCACGCGGGCCAATTAGTTAAATTAGCATCAATTCCACGGTATCTAAAGTTTGGATAAACCCCCCAAAGTAAGGGGTCTAATTGGTCTATACCTAAGATATGATTTCTATTTGGACCAGGAAATGTTCCGCAAATCATTCATTGCCTACTTTTTTATTTGTTACTACGCTTTGTAGCTATTTTAAGCATTGATTCGTAAAGGTTCTCTTCTCTTTTTTCTTGTGCCCATGAAATCTTATAAGGAGAGTCAGACCCTTTAGGAAACTTTTTCTTTAATGCCTTGACTTGTTCTTCTCTTCCCGGTGGAGCTACTTCTACCAGTTCTTCTTTCATGGGGTAACTAAGGCTACGTGGCTCACGAGGAAAATTTTTCTCGTCTTCAATTTCGCCTTCATATTCTTCTTGTAAACCATTAATATTGATACGATCTAACGCAAAGACAGAGTTTCTAAGTTCAGACCTTGCCTCGCTATAGCTAGGAAGAGTTTTAGCTATTTTAAGCAAAGCTATCTTAAGACGTTTTTGTAATTTCTTAGCTTTCTCAAATAATTCAACGGGGGTAGGATTATTTTTTTCTTGCCCTTCAACTTCATCTTCCATTACTAGACCGTGATCAGTGCCTTCGCTAGCATCTTCAATATCTCTAGCTAAAATATCAAGAACTTGTTGTTGGTCTTCCCTACGAGCATAACGCGATAAATCTTTTAACGCATCAATAGCCACAGGTGCTTGTTTTTGAGTTAGTTCCCCAGATTTAATAAGTTGATATAATTGATAATTTTCATCTCTTAGAAGATCAGATACTCTCTCAAAATTTGCTAGTTTATCACCAATATCAATCTTTGTATCTGTGCCTTGAACAGTTTTTTCAGTTAGCCACGGTGGAAGGTCACCTTCCATTTGCCCACTTACGATATACCCACCTTGAGGGGCTTGCCTTACGGCATCTTTTAGAGAATGCCAAATAGGAGTACCAGGAACCACTTCTCTTGTCTCATCATCAATAAGCCCCCATACACCAGCTTCTTTATTAAAATGTGCTAATGCCTTCCTAAGTTTCTTACCTTCTTCCCCTAGAGTTTGCTTGTTAGGCTCAAAGATTTCTTCAATAGATGTTTGATGTTTCTTGCAAACTTCTTGAACTACACGAGATACAAGTTCTTTTAAATTATTAAGCGGCATATCTTGTCCGGTCTCCATTTTCTCTAGTTTTTTATAATAATCGGGGTCTTCCATTAAATGATCTTCAGCTATTTCTCTAGCAGCATCGATATTATTTGTATGCTCAAATTCAACCTTCATACCCTTGCGAAGTTCTCCAGGATCAAATTCACTTCTAGGATGTCCATCAGCAATACCACCTTTTAACACTTCTTCTCTCTTTTCAGTGGTTAGACTAACTTCATCAGGTACTTTAGTTTTGTTATTCAACATGTCAGATAGCAAACAATAAATTTTTTCTTCCAGTTGTTCTTTTGATATACCCAAATCTTCAGCGAAACTATCCACCATTGCAGGCGTAGGATCGGGATGAGTACGAAACATATCAATAACTTTTTGTTGATCTACCGACTCTACATCATTAGTACCAGATAGCATATCTTCTATGATAGTTTCTATCTCGCTAAGAAGGGCTAGATTTTTCATTATTCTTTTTCATTATCCGTCTTGGAAATTGTTACATTAGTAGGTCTTTTATCAGACTTTTGGTCTAACCACTTTTCAATGGCTTTATCTAACTTTTTATTGTCTCCAGCAGGTTCAACTTCAAAGTTTTTAATCTCATACATTTTTTTGGCGATTACCCATGTACGGTAACGGCTTACAGTTTCAACTTTAATATCACATTTACCATTTTCTTTAAGTGTTAAATTTTGCTTGGTGTAGTTTTTATATTGCTTCTTGATAAATTTTAGAATATCTTTAAACGTACTTTCAATGTCTTCTTCAAATTTCTTCTCATGCACATCTTTCATAAGAATTTCACTTTGATATGTGACAATGAGAGTATTGCTGCTTACACGAGCAGAGAATCCATCCATACCCCTAGACATAGTTAAATAATTTTCTACTTCACGCTTAAGCCCAATTTCTTTCTTCTCGCCATCATTATCATAAATTGTGTCATGCTTACCGGCTAAAGCCTGAGAAATGCCCTGAATGACATTTAAAATGGCAGTATTACCAGTAACTTTTTTATCTTTTGCCATGTTACTTTTCACCTTTAAGGTTTACGCTTTGCTCAAGAAGTTTTTCATGTTTCAATTTACAATCGCATTCCTCATCTTCACCATGCTCGCATTCTTTTTCATCATTCATGAAGTGAAGTTCCACTTCTTCTAGAATAATCTCTTCTAATCTTTTTCTTGAAATTTTCATGTTATATTTTTATGTCCTTAAAAGTTTTTTTCTTGCCTTCCCACTTGCCTTCACGACCTTCCACATGTTGTATATAGCACTTTTCACAACATTCATACTTAGTCAAATAAACATCATCACTTTTAGTCAATGTATATCTTTTACATACTATACAAGCACTTTCATTCTTAATAATTAGTTTTTTAAACTGTAAGTATCCATCGCTTTTTAGAAGGATTTCTTCAGGCTCACTAGTAACGGATTCTTTTAAAGATATAAGGTATTCTTTTTCTTTCTCTACCGTCCAACAATTATCAAGATTAAAGTTAGTTTCTTCACCGTATTTTTCAATAATTGCGGATTCAAGTTTTGAAATATCTTTGTCCATTCGTACTCCTGCTAGTAATTAGATTTAACCACTATTTATCTCAAGGATTTAAAAATGTCTCTAATAGTAACGATTGGTCCAAATAAAAACGATTTAAAATTTAAACTAAACATTCGTAAAACTTTAGACGGCGATTTTATCATTTTCGACCATCCCGACGTTGACGTTGTTGTCATGCCGGAGAAAAGAAAAATTTTAGTATTAACCAATGATAGTCTAAACACATCATCTAAGACTTACGATATTCAAAATCAAATTATGAAGTTCCTCATGAAGAAAGGAATTATTAAACCTGAGACAGTACATGCTGGCAATGTCTACGGATCTATGGAAGCCACTTATCCAGAGTTAAAAGACGGTGGTGAAGGCTTAACAGCTACAGATTACGTTTTAAAAACTTTATCAGCTTGGGTGGAGTCTGAACGAGAAGAATGGTTGTATCAAAAAGAAATAAAAGAAAAAGAAATTGAAAGGTTAACAGATCCTCCTGCTGATGAAACTACTAATTTAGGGAAAGTGCCACACGAGAAGAAAAAAGGTGGCAATGATGCTTTAATCGGTGGAAGAATCGGAGCGGGGTGGTAAAATATTATTTTGTCGTTTGAGTTACCGCATAAGTAACAGCTACAGTTAGGGCAATCCCACTTACAACACCACCAGCTAACCACCATACCCATCTATCACTACTTTTACTATTGTCTACGATATTTTTATTTAGCCTAGTAATTTCATCATCTTTAAGTTTAGTTACCAAATCGTATTTTTTATTTAACGTATCTAAATCAATTTTCATAGAGTTCTTTTCAAAATCGCACGTTGTCTTTTGACGCATAGATAAATAATTTGTTTCCAGAGCACAAACTTTTTTATTATACTCTGAATCTGCAATCATTTTAGCTTGTACATCAGGTGGAAGCAGGACTCCATTAAAAGGAACTTGTTCACCTTTTTTTAGGAATACTGCTCCATCTTGAGCGTAAGAAATACATGGAAACAACAAAGAAAAAACAATTATGAATTTAGCCATTTTTCACCTATTTTAAATCAATGCCAAATTCTTGGGAAAATGCTTTTGCTAGCTCTTCATCTTTACCTTTATATTGCTCTACAAGTTCTTTGATTCTTTTTTTTCTTTCCTCTGTTAAAACCTGTTCATTGTGTTCGTGTTGCTCAATCATTTGCTGAAGAACCAAATTGTATTTTTTTTGCAGATCTTCTTTTTGCGCTAGTTGTTCTTTGTTCAGTTTGTCAAGTTTAGCGGCCTGCTCTTTATAAGAATCAAGCGTATTATATAACATCTCAATAACAGAAGTGTTTTTTCTGTAAACAACAGCTAAAATAACGGCCACAACTAACAACACAGGTACATACCAAAACTTTTTTACTGCTAACCAAGCCTTTTGAAGTAGGAGCAGCATGTTACGCCTCACCTTCCTTCTCATCTTCTTTTTTAGTTACCAGCGCAGATACTTTGTTTGCTACACCAGCCCCAGTCAAAACAGCTTGTGCAGCATGAACACCCATGAAAGTAATAGATATTAACTGCCATACATCTTGAGTAATAACCTTGCAACATAATAAAACAGTAGAAGCAATCCACACTAACAACTTGCGAGACAACAACTTCTTTGCAAAATCCAACATCGTTCTTTGATCCATAAAAATTCTCCTTTTAGGCTTCCAAAACCCATGATTTGTCAAATAAATTATATCTTAGTTTCCCGCTCATAACTAAATAATGAAGTTTGTTCTTGATTGTAGAATTCATACTATATAGCGTTCTAGTGGTCAAAACTTCTCTACTGTATACTTCAATTTCTTTTTGAATCACTTTAAGCAAATCTTCGCCAACTTTTTCAAGAAAAAGAACCTCAAGATCACCACCGCCAAGTTCTATTACACTAAAATCTGGATATTCCATATTTTCCTCATTGATTTATATGGGCAAATTTACCCTTGGTTGACAGAATTATTTCATTATCTACAATATCTTTGAGGGCTTCCAAATGAGTAATTAGAACAATTGGCTTATATTCTTCTTTTAACACTTCTAGCAATTTTGAAAACGCCTCTAAAATGTTACTATCCAAAGCCAGTACAGGCTCATCCAATACTAACATAGAACATCGTGGAAGGCTAGAAATTTTTGTCAAGCCCATTCTTATAGCCATACTAGCCAAAGTTTTTTCTGCGCCACTACCCATTTCTAGCGGTCTAGGACTATAGTTTTTATGTTGAATAAATAAATTTAGCTTATCATCTTCACTCTCAAAGAAAACTTTAAATCCTACCACGCTAGCCAAGACCTTACCAATTTCAGAGTTAATATAAGGTAACTGCTGTTTAATGATAATGAAAGGAATACCTGTACTATGAAAACATTTTTCTAACAAGTCATATGCTTCATACTCAGTACGAATCTTAACAAGTTCTTTTCTATTCTGCCTCAGAGTTTCTAACTGTTGCTCCATGGAACCATGCTTTTTATAAAGTTCCATAGAGACATTTTCACAATCTTGAATATTCTTTTCTTTTTGTTCTAGAACTTCAGTTTTTAAGTTCAATAAACTTATCACGCCTTCATAGTCTTCAATAATTTCTTTGTTATCTTCGTATAGCCTCTTTTGTTCTTGAAGTTTCTCTGACTCTTGATTATTCTTCAATAGATCATTTTCAATGGAGCTAATCCTGTTCTTGCCCTCCAGTAATTTTTGCTTTAAAACAATTTCTTCTTTATCTGACAATGAACATTTTTTAAGGTACTCTTGAGAATTACAAGCATCTGCAACACTCGGAGTTTCAGCATTAACACGCTGTATTTCATGAAGCAAGCTATCACACTCTTCTAACACACCCTTTACTTCTTTTTGCGCTATAAAGGAGTCTGCAATAAACTTACATTTCGGAAACGAGTTACCACAGGGGACTTCTTCAAGAAGTTTTATTCTTTTATTGCAATTATCTAACTCTTTATTTTTTGCGTTTAATTTTACCTGCAAAGAATATACCATATCTTTGTAAGTGTTGGCTTTTTGTATCAACTCGTGGCAAGATTGCTCGTTTTGCTCTCTATCTTTGCTAAACTCCTTAATCTCATGAAGTTTCTTAGATAACTTTTTATTTTCTTCTACCCTTGCATCTTTTCGAGATATAAGGCTAGCCTTCTTATCATCCAGAACACTGATCTTCCCCACAATATCTGATATTTTAAAAGAAATCTTGGGAGCAAAATTGATCTTGTTCTTGAGTTCTGATATCTCACTTTCTATACCCTTTTTTTCTACTTCACATTGTTCACATATTTTTTTGTTTTCTTCTATTTGCTTTTTATTATAAGTTACTTCTTTTCTAACATCATCTATGCGTTTCTTAAAATCTGATAGTTCACCGTACTTTTTAATAAGTGTTTTAATCTCACTAGACTCTTTCTTCATCAACTTGAACTTCTTCTCGAAGAAATCTAAATCAAGAAACTTAGCAAGAATTTGTTTTCTTTTTGTCTCCCCTTCATCAATAAATGATAATGCTCCAAATTGAGAAGAAATAGTAGTTAGTAGGAAATCTTCAATAGTCCCAAAGACTTGTCGAATGTTTTTATCTGTTTCATCTCTATCGGCACCATTTTTATTTTCTTCTTCTCCGGTAACAGAATTGATCCGCTTAAAATCAACGGTAGTTCTAGCCTCTTCTGTTTCTACCCCTTTAGATTTTTTAATATACTTTTCAGAAGATCTCTCGACAACGTATAAATCATTTCCAATGGTTATTTCTACTCTTCCAGATCCTTTAGAACAGTTTTGGTTGATTATATTGTAATTCTTGCGAGAATTCTTAGCTATAGCATTAAAAATTGTATATAGAATCACTTCAATAGCAGACGATTTACCCTTAAACGATGCCCCAAATAGACCTACAATACCATCCAGCGTGGAATAATCAATACAATTTTTTTCACCATAGTTAAACAGATTTGACCACTCGACTTTCTTAAGTGACCAGCTAACATTCCTAGCAACACCTGTTTCATCTTGTTCTACTACAACATTAAATTTTCTATTCAGTTCAAAAACTTTCTGTAGAACTTCTTCAGAAGGTTCATAATCCCATAAAAACTCTCTAATCAATTTTTCTTGAACGTTTACATCTCGTAAGTTTTGTCTGTCACTATCAGAAACACTACCAATTAACGAACCACCCGTAGAAGAAATTTTACTTACATAAACCACGCTTTCAGGTTTATATTTGATCTTGATAATATCAAGCGTTTTACTAACAATATCATAGGAAATGTTTTCGGAAGACACAACTCTTACTACAGAACCTTCTTTAATATCAAGGTCTTCTGGTAAGTCTCCACCACATAATTCAACCGTTACAAACGGGGCAGGGTTAGGAAAAATGAATCGTTCGTAGTCAAATTTTTTCTTATCATAGATATCATATATAATGATACCTTTATCGTCTTTCTCACCAAAATTGTTTTGTATTGTACTTCCTACATACAACATTTTTCCTTTAGAGTCTAATAACTGATGCGCATGTATATCCCCGCAAAAGGAATAATCAAATTTTCGTAGGAGATCAATATTTATTTCTCCCTTATCAACCACCCATCCACTATCAGAAACACTGCCTTCTACCGTTCCATGAAACAGTGCAACATTTGTGTCAAGATTTCCTAAAGGTTCTTTCCAATTGTTTTTATCTAGAATTGACAAGGTGTGGAGAACAATATTTTCTTTAAGTCTGTATTGACCAGTATATTTATGAAATTTAATAGAGGGTAAATTTAAAGCGTCAATAATTGGAGTAAGCGTATCAAGTCTATCTAAATTTTTAGAAAATACTTCATGGTTACCTAAAATTACGTGAGTTTCTGCGATTTTAGAAAGTTTGCGAAGAAAATTAGAAGCAACATAATATGCTTCTGCGAATATAGCATTTTTAGAATGAAAAAGATCGCCAAGAAGTAAAATATAGTCTGGTTTCTTTTGTTTTAAAACCTCATAAATTTGATCGAAAACAAGGTTATATTGTTTATGTTTCTTGAAATTTTTAATATGCACATCACTAATCAGCGCAAAACGTATCAAAGTAACTCCTATATCTGTGAGATTAAATGTCTTAAGTGATTTTCCCCACTCATAGGCAAAGAAAATTTATTATATACCTGTTGAAATTCTTCACAGGACATTTCACCAATATCGTTATATTCTACTGGTATAGAGATCTTTCTAATATCTGGTACACGATAACTAACTAATTTATTTATAATAGTATTTTCTTTTTCTTTCGCATCATTATCTAATGCTACCGTAACTTTACAACCTGTACTAACAATTTTCTGAAATAACCTACTTGAAGTGTTCAATGTAGATCCCAACAATGGGATAGCTTGCATCCCTGCTTTAATTGCATCAAACATACCTTCTACTAAGATTATTTCTTTATTCCAATCAACATATAACTCATTTGCTATGATATTACCACGATCAACTTTAGGATTCAAGTACTTTTTCCAATGATCAACATATGTTCTGGCAATGAAATAGTTTAATCTTCCTTCAGCATCAAAACTAGGGATTATTATTCTACCAGCATATACCCCTTTAGAACAGTAACCCATTTTATAAAGAAAAATTACTTCTTCACTTATCCCTCTCTGAAGGATATATTTCTTAGCTATTTGTCCTTCTGTAGAAAGACAATGAGATACTAAAGTTTCAAACTCGTCAGGCAAAGATATCTTTTTATCTTCTACCTGCACAGGTTCAGACAACAGATCATGAATTTCTGAAAAATCTGTTTTACCTTCTAATTTTCGCCATTCTTGATAATCGCTAATAAGCCCAAAGGCTTTAACAACGAGTGAAAGATTTTTTCTTTTATAATCACATATCCAACACTTAGCAGCGTTTTTGATGAAATTAACAGAAAATTTATATTTATGATGTTTGCAGCTAGGACAGATAAAAAGATATTCTTCGCCAGAGCGACGACAAGGACCGAAAAGATCACAAAAGATCTTTAACTTCTTTTTTGAAACATCATCCATTTAAAAATAAAAAACTTTTTCTGCTAAACGTCTTTGCTCGTGCATCATGAATCTATTACTCACTATAGCACACCTACAAACATTTAGCGACAAAAAAGAGTCTTCCAAGAGAAATTCACAATGTTCAAAATCTTGGCAAAATTGAGTATAACATATATCTCTGCATTTTAAATCAGTTTCGCTGTCAAAGAGAATATAACAAATGCTGAAAGATATAATAGTAATGAAAAAAGCAAAGGAAACTATCTTATAACCGACACTTCTCACGGATTAAGCATTTTTATACCATATAGAGCGAGAACCAGGGAATCAGCACGATCATCGGTGCCTGGTTTGGGGTTACCAGCCTTAGTAAATTCATAATTAAAGGAATCGCCAAACTGTTGCTTGATAAAATCTATAATTGTCTTTTTTTTATCTTTCTTGGGAGTTTTACGAGTAAATTTTAATCCAATACCTGTTCTACTTGTAGACGGGTTAACCATTATAGGTACAACTTTATAATCTTGTTCCAACATAAAAGAACACATACCGTTAAATCTCTGAAGCAAGGCTGTAATATATGCCATACCACCACTAGAAGTAGTCATCAAAGGTTCTTCTATAACAATTGTAGCATCAGAACCAACAATACCCTCTGAACGAATAAAATTTCTTAACGTAGATGCTCTTTCGAAAAGAGTTAGACTTTTGTTAAAGATTAAAACATTGTTGTAAAGAATTTTTTTATCCAAGCTTAGTATAGCTATGCCCACTTTAGAAGTTGAAATATCAAACCCAATTACTATTTTTTGCAAATTTTTAATCCTTCGTCATCTATTAAGCTACAAAGAAAATAAGATGTTCCCGAAGATAAACAGGGAAACAAAAATAAACCTATGAAAAAGTTAGGAAAAAGTTGGATTGTTGATAGATAGAATAAAACATAAACCAACATTCCAACCCAAAAACCAGAACACATTGGACAAAACAAGACATACCAATTCAATTTTTTTCTTATGCCTTCAAAAATATGTCCATAAATTACGATTTGTGTAAAACCGTAGCAAAAAAGAATGAATAGAGTAAGATTCATTTAAAAACCTACAATAAATCTAGTTTTAATTTAAACACCAATTCATCAACTTCACGTTTTCTAATAGGCTGACTCAAGTTTGCAATACCTATAACTCTTTTTTCTTGATCATACAATAAAATTTTGTTGATGTAAACAGTTTTTTCAAAACTTCCAGAGTCACCCGTAAAAACAGGCTTTGTGATATTCTTAATAGTTAAGTTTTCATTCTCCACATACGAATATGAAGATGTTGAAGGGCTAGTATTTTGACCATAATCAATCCAGGTAGGATTATTAGAACAATTAACTTGTCCTATAGGGGCATGGCAAAACGCCGTCATAGTATTAATATAATTTACTCCATCAAATTTCATTGAAAAACTAGAACTAGGGATATTTTCTCCTGCTCCTGAAGAACCTGTAGAAGCAAAATAATACCATTTAGGGTATGTTGCAGCAGAACCAGCATCATATACTTCTGTATGTGTATTTGTGATGTCCCACGCACCTGTCAAGACGAGAAAACCTTCGTTATATAGACAGACACCTGCTATGCTTCCTGACCCCGTAGAGCCCACTGGAAGCGTTTGAACGAGTTCACCATTTCTTTTAATATCTTCAAGTCTACCAATTAAAGAACCGGAAACAAAATAATCTAGCTTCATTGATCCTTTTTTAATACTAGAACCAAAAAATATACTTGGAATGCTTACTAAAGATAACTTTTGTATAGACTTATCACCTAGAGAAGAATTATAGGAATAGTGTGGGCTTAAAGGCTGATAAAAATTTAATGTATTCTGAAGAGAAGTAATACGACTACGAGAACCGTTAGCCTCAATTTTATCAACAGAGATAGAAGAAGATAAAGGATAAGAACCTGTTATAACATCACCATAGCCAAAATCTGAATTAAAATCTGAAGTAGAAACTGACTTGAATGCTGAAAGGGTAGAATCTTTTATTAGGAAAGGATAAATTAAATTATTAGCAGAACGATCTACGTTTTCTTCATATAAAGAGATATAACCTGAAGGAACATGATTAACTTGATTAGTAAAAGCACCCGAAAGAGATGGTTTATTATTATAGTAAACTTTACGGTCATAAACAAAAAATTCTACATTAGGATAAGTTTTAACGCGATTAAAGATTAGATCAGACGAGTTAAATTTACGATATGCGGGCACAAGAATAACTAGAAACTAGCAAAATTTCTCGTAGGAAAGAATTATTTTTTCTTTTTTTCTACTTTTATATGTAATATGAGGAACAATTGAATATCTTTTTCCACTTTCAAATTCAAAAACTTTAACCGAAGCATAATCTCCAGTTCCTATAACAAGAGCTAATTTATTATAAATACTGTTCGAGTGTAAAACTGTAACAATATCCCCGACTTTAACATCCCCGGCTTTAACTTTCTCTTTAATCATAAAACTTTGCTTAATTTTACTTGAGTATACCACCCATCAACGCCAACTAGTTTGTAAACCCACTCATCATCAGTTTCGTTTAAATAAACACTCATAATGACTGAATCTACCCTTTCTCCGTTAACAAATAAAAAAACTTTATCCCCCGTTTGAAATTTAGCATATTTATTTGGACTATAAGCCATTTTTAATTGCCTGTAGTGTTTGCCAAAAACGATTCTTCCGAATAACATTTATTTCCATGAATTTCACTACCTTCCATCACAGGCTCTCTTTCAACTTCAGTATCCCCACTCCATAAAACTTGATACAAGTTTTTATTTAAACACTCAATTCTATCGTTCCAAGTGACCACACCAACTCTACCTGAAAATTTCAACTTTACATGTTCTCCAACCTTAAATTTAAATTTCTCCATTTCAACTCCAAACAATTTCTGCAACATTAGCAGGACGAGGATTTTTTAAACTTTCCTTTCGACAATAAGAATGTTCTTGAGTTGTAGAGGTAAGCCACATGATTTTATAAAGTGTTTCTCCAGTTGTAGAATATATCTTTTCAATAACTGATCCAATATTATCAACGTACTTCATTTGAACAATATCACCAACTTGAAAATTTTGCATTTTTAATTTCCTTTCAATAGGAAGTTTGCCAATTATTGCTTTTAAGCATAAAAGCTGCTTCACGAAGATTTTCTTTGGCTCGATGCAACAATATAGATCTTGAAGAAAATTCTTCTTCTATGCTATACCATCGAACTACACAACTTAAAACAACCCGCTCAAAATCGGCTGAGGATTTTGAACTATACAAATTTTTCATATCATTTTTCATCAAAAGTTCATAATGTTCTTGTCTAGAAAGTTCTGTCATTTTATGCCTAATCCCAATCTTCAACATCCTTCATTTGAACATTATCGCCAATATTAAAATTACACATTTTTAAATTCCTTTTAATATGGAAATCGCCAGTTTTTGGTTGCAAGGTTAAAAATTGCAGCCTGAAGATTTCTCTCACACTCCATAATCACGCCCGACGATACAGACTGGTCTGTTTGAATATTGTACCACCTAACCGCACAGCTCAAAACTACTCTTTCAAGTGCCTCAATGCTTTTTGTATTATCCTCAATGTTTCTTGCATTAAGTAAATTTTGCATATCCTTTTTCACCATGCATTCATAATATTCTTGTCTAGATAATTCTGCCATTTTTGTACCTAATCCCAATCTTCTACGTTTTGATCAGTCTTTTTACCTTGTCCAACCCATCGCTCATAATCCCACGAGTAAATTGCACATTTTCCATCAATTAAGGCGCAAGTTTGACCTGTTATCCACTTATCAAAATTTTTAATTTCTCCTTCTGTGTGATATTCTTTAAGTAGCTCATCTGTAATATAGGCGAATCCGCCTTGTTTACTTTTCAGAAACTTATCTCTCGGAATGAGTTTGCGCATGTTAATTTTTTTCTTTCCCTGGAGAACTTTCATCATCCATTTCACCATCTACACATAAAACATAAACATCCTCAACAACATTTCCATCTTCATCTTCCTCATTGCTCCCTGGTGTATAATCCAACATTGAATAATTTTCAAAAGCATGAGCGGCGACATCATTCATTCCATTTTTAACCATATAATCAAGTAACGCCTCCTTCACTTCTGATTCTAGAAAATAAATGTTAATGTTTTTCTTTACTTGCATAAAAATTCTCCTTTAAATTTTATGATATGGACTAATGTCCATTAAAGTTGGAAAAATTAAGCCTGGGAGTTTCTCTTTGTTTTGAAACCACTCAACATAATATCCATCTTTTATAACTTCACCCGTTATTTCACTTGTAAAATATGCTTTAATAAATCCATAGGACAAAGGAACACTATAAATATTCTCTCCGATTAAAGACTTAAAACAAATTAAATCACCAAGGTTGAACATAAAATCAGTGTAGCAGAGAGAAAATGGAAAGTCAATGACAACTAATTATATTCATGTCAAATCCAACCATACCGCATAAATGGGATCCAACAGAAACACCTGTAGAACATCATTACCCATCAATTGGCCCAACTGGAGCTACGGGCCCTACAGGGGCTAATTCTACAGTTGTAGGTCCAACCGGTCCTACTGGAGCTGGTGTGACTGGTCCTACTGGTCCTACGGGCGCTGATTCTACAGTAATAGGGCCAACCGGTCCTACTGGAGCTGGTGTGACTGGTCCAACAGGGCCAACAGGCGCTGATTCTACAGTAATAGGGCCAACCGGGCCTACTGGAACTGGTGTGACTGGCCCAACAGGTGACCCAGGGACAGCAAATTTACCAACAGTTACCGTCAATAGTGGTTCTGTTGCTAATACAGTTTTACAGTACGCCACTGTTCAAACTACAGGTTCTAACATAACAACAATTTTATCTTATCCACTTGCTGATAATACTTTATATTTAGTTGAAGGTTTATATACAGGAAGAGACATAGCAGGAACAGAACGGTGTGCTTATGGGCGCTTTGCTTGTGCGTATAGACAATCAGCCGGGGATGTTAATTTGCAAGGTAGCGTTCAAACAACATTTTCCGACATAGAAACTACAGCGGCTATGGATGCTGATATCACTGGTAGTGGCACAAATTTATTGTTTAGAGTAACGGGAAAAGCTGCCACAACTATCAATTGGGATCTAATTGCGACTATCAAGCCTCGTTCCTAATTTCCGACCTATTTAACATGAGGAAACATTCTAAAACATGGCAAATAAAACTATCTTAGTTAAATCTGATTATACCCTTGGGGACTCTATTGGTCCTTTCCGAGATGCGACATCTTTAGATTCAATTGTTGACGGAAATGGAATCAATATTCCATCTTTAAATTTAACAACTAAAAGATATTATCTAGATGGAACTAGTGGAAACGATTCTAATGATGGATTAAGCGCAACAACCGCAAAAAAAACTTTTAATGGGATTTCTTCCATTCTACCAACAACAACTTACTCAGAAATCGTAATACATGTTGCCGGAACTGTAACTCTCTCATCTAACGCTTATTTGTCAATTAAAGCTTTTGCAAATGTTGTAATTGATGGAGGCACTACCACAACTGTTTTGGCAGGGCCAATAGCAAGTGCTGATATCCATTCCACTTCTAGCATAGGAAAAACAGGGCTTGGATACACAGTAGACAGTTATGCAGGGTATATTATAGAAATAACCTCTGGCGTATGTTCTGGACAAAAAAGAACAATTTTAAGTAATACTTCAACAACTATAACACCAAATAAATTTTTCTCTGAGGATCCTGGCACAGCAACTTTTCAAATCAGCAAACCATCAACAATAATAAATGGAACAGGAACACTATATTTACAAAATTCAGGAACTACAACTTATCCATCTGGATTAATTTTACAAAGGGTATCTGTTGGTGGTTCTGTCTCTATTCAACCAATATCCAGCACTGGATCCGTATTCTTAACTGGAATGGTATTGGAAAGTTCTAATGCAGCACCCATTAACGCTTCTTATTGTACTGAAACAGGAACCGTAAATGCAATAGTTCTTGATACAACCGCATTCCCTCTAACAATAGAAATAGCAAATTGGATGAATGGAGTTGGGATAAGAACTGGCTCTTTTGGAGTACGAGACTCCTCAACAATATGGATTACAGGAGGATATCTCACTGGGGTTTCCCTATCAAGGGTCAGAGATTTAGAAGTTTATAATGGAAATCGTATCAAAGGAACTACACATGGACTTATTTTACAAACATGTAACAACACACTAATGGTCAACACCCCATCTCAATATTCTCCAATTCAATTTTCAGGAGTTGCAGGATATGGAATTAGTTCAAGTTTAAGCAATATATCAATTAGTGATGGTATAAGTTGCGCGGATAGTTCAGGTCATGGGATTTACTTATCAGAAAATTCTTATTTACGAGTAAATGCTCCAACTGTCCCATTATCCGGCTCTGGAAATGGAGGTTGGGGAACTTATTGTGATGTTACTAGTAAAATTTTAATTAGTGCGACAGGGACACCCACTTTAGCTGGAACTCTTGGGCAAATAACAACAGTAAGTAGTGGAAGCACATGGTTAGGTATAATCAATGGAAGTGTTCTTAGCGACACTGGGTCAATGAGTCTTGTTAGAAAATGGGCATAGATATTAATGTCAAGCAGAACCATTATTGTCAAATCTGATTATACCATAGGGGATTCTATAGGGCCTTTTAGGCCAGCTACATCTTCCGATACTATAGTTGATGGCAATAATAATATTTTAAATCCAACCTATCTTACAATTTCTGGAAGTTATTCATTACTGTCAACAGATTACGGATTATTTATAACAGCATCATCAACTCCAATAATTGTCACTCTTCCCTCTGCTTCTGGCAATACAAATAAAATTTATGAAATGATTAGAACCGATACTAATGGAACTCAAGTTACTGTATCAAGTTCTAACGGAAATATAAGTAATAATTCGACAGTAGGTTTAATATCTCAAGCCGCTGTAACAATAATTTCAAATGGTACGAATTGGTATCTAAAATAGGGAAGAAATAAAAAATGAGTTATTTTCCTAACGCACTAGCTTTTGGTGACAATACCGCAATTGACGCTTTTGGACGGGCAAAAGTATCAACACCTGAAACAATATTTGAAAGTGGATTTCAATATGACACTGGTAATTTAGTTTGGGAAACAATTTTAACCGGTACAGGTTCTTTATCCCATTTGCCGAACTCTTCTGGATGCAACTTAACTGTCTCAACTGGCGTTACTGATTTAAGTAGACACCAAACAAGAGAGTATTTTCGTTACCAACCAGGAAAATCTCTACTAACATATAATTCTTTTATGTTTGGAACCGCAGTAACAAATACCACTCGAAGAGTAGGTTATTTTGACGATCAAAACGGAATATACTTTGAACAACTTGGGAGTGGAACTCTAAATGTAGTTAGACGAACTTTTTCTTCCGGCGCCATAGTAAATAATACGGTAGCACAGGCATCTTGGAATAAAGACACTATGCAGGGTAATGGACCAAGCGGTATAACTTTAGACATTACAAAAAGTCAAATCTTATGGATAGATTTACAGTGGCTAGGAGAGGGAAGAATTCGTGTTGGTTTTGACATAAATGGCATTGCTTACCCAGTACATGAATTTTTAATTGCCAACATTATTTCTACTGTTTCTTTAACCTCCGCAAACTTACCATTACGATATGAAATTTTTAATACAGGAGCCAGTGCAGGAGGTTCTTTAACACAAATTTGCAGCACAGTTATCTCAGAAGGGAGCTTTAATAAATTTGGTCAAACATTTTCTACTAGTAACACAACAGGTTCGTTTAATGTTACGTCTAGAAGACCGATTCTTTCAATACGACCAAAATCAACTCTCAGTGGAATAACAAATCGTGGAAATATTATTCCCAAAGAAATAGACTTTTTAGTTGGGTCAAACAATGTATTTTGGGAGATTGTATATAGTGGTTCTTTAACGGGACCAACATGGGCAAGTGTAGATGGAAATTCCGTTGCAGAATTTGATGTAGCAGCAACAGCTATTTCTGGAGGAATTACTATACAATCTGGATATGTGGCAGCAGGTTCAGCAGCAAATAGACTTTCATATACAACTTTCTTTGACCATGCTAAAAAATATCCAATCGTATTAAATGCGTCAGGATCGGCACCAATTAACTATTCTGTAGTAGTGACATCGTTAAACTCAACAGCAGTAGCTTCTAGTGCTTTAACGTGGGACGAACAGCGTTAAATTTCCTCGTTATTAATAAAAATATTCCCCTTATAAAACTTAACCGTTGTCTCAGCAGGCATACTACTTTCAACAGCTTCAAGCACTAATTTATTTCCTTCAATGTAAAGTTGTTCTGCTTTAGAAGAAGCTAAATCACCTAGTACACCATTATAAGCTACCTCTTGATCCATTTTAGAATAATATAGGCAACTTAAATTTTTCTTTGCTGCCTCTGCCTGCCACATCATATCACAAAGATCATTAGCCTTGTTTTGATAAGCATCCGATAACTTCATGATACGTTGAGACTCTTCAAGAATATCACGGCGTTTTTCAAGAGCATTAAGAACTACTTGAGGAAGATTAATCATTATCATTATCCTTTGAATAACTAACCTTAAAACCAGTTAATTCTACATGGCGAGAAAGTGGAGTAAGTTTTCCTTCGAAAACAAGATAATTATCCAATAGCTTATCTACTTCATCTTCATTTAAACTAGTATTTTCATCACTAATGTCATAAAAGAAATTAGCCAAGTCTTCTTCACTTTCACAATAATCCCAAGTGAGCTCCGACCCGCTACCAAAATCATCACTACTAACTACTGTATAACCTTCACTAACTTTTTTCTTCGGGCTACAACAACCTTCACTAGGATTACAACACTTCTTCTTAGACATTTTTATTCTCCTTTGTTTATCGATTTTTTCTTAAAAGGTCATTTTGTTCTTTAAGAAGTTTTTCAATGTTATGAAGTTTTTCTATCTCAGTAATATTACAATAACAAACATATTTTGATTCTTCCTTTTCACTATGACATTCCCAACCACACCCTCCACGGTGTTTACACATTTCACGTATCAACTTATATTTTTCATGCAGTTTATCAATTAAACGATGCTTCTCTCGATACTCTCTTTCCTCTTTCTGTTCCTGTTCTGTTAATTCATCCCACGATCTCGGACGGTGCATTTTACCAAGTTCATATTCAGTACATGACATTTTTATTCTTCATCAATCTTCAATGTTGGAGCAACAGCAACAAGTTGTACAGCCAATGGCTCTAACATAGTTAATAAATCAGCACAATCATTCGCTGCAAAACCCGTCAATGCCTTATTGGCAACTGTTTCAAGATTTTTCAATGTCGGAAATCGATTCTCAAAAAGAGCGACAATACTTAAAATAGCCACGCTTGCAACATAAGGCTCCAACTTACTTCCAAGAGGGGTGGTAAGAAGCGAAGGATAATTGGACCCACACGCTCTCTTCAAAATAGAAACAACAGTTTCCACTGCCTTCCTGCTTCCACCAATTTTCATTCCTTCTTGCAGTGAATCAACTGTTTTCTTTTTTACTGAATCAAAACTCATTTTACTCTCCTTGTAGTGTTCAAAAACTGGTATTGTTGTCTGATTCTTCCAGAATGACAAATCTTCTTTTATACCAACTCCACCGCTATTAAATTTATATTCCTTAAAATATATCGCCGAAAATTCTTCTTCTTTAATAACATCACTTACTGTTAAAAAAGGAAATGTTCTAAGTTCCCTTGCCCAATCTGATTTATTAAAATCTACAAACTGTTCTGTAATACATAATTTATCTCCTATCTTATACATATTTCTTTGTTCTCACTCTGTTAAAAGTCAACTAACAATCTGTTTATACCTCCATTGATATTACACATTTATAATGCATTCATCTTACTCTCCTTGCTTTGTAAGTTTATTCATTGTATTCTATCAAAGAATTTAATAACGTACTTCTACTTTATAATAAGTGGTATGAGCTTTGTTTGCGTCTTCCTTGCTATCATAAACTATTTTATCGTTTAAATAAGAATACCCTTTAATATCTTCTGTCACAACATATTTTCCGTTATCATTAACCCATAAACTTTTTCCGCACTTACTATTAGATTCCACTTTTCTAAACGACTTATCATCTCTAATCGACATTTTTATTCTCCTTGCTTTGTAGAATCATTCAAATTTGACGATTCTAAGTTATTATTTTCTTTACCTACTAAAAAATCTACCTGATTCTTATACTTGAACTTGATAGGAGACATTATGCCTCTGAATACAATGTAATTTTTTAATTCCTCCATAAGTTCTTGCTGAGGTAACTTACTTTTGCCTGCAAATTGATCTTCAAAATACTTCTTAAGTTCTGGTATACCTGTAAAATGTTCAAAAGATTTATTCTTACAATTTACAACAATATAATGACCTGAAAGAAGAATATTGCGAGTAATCTTTTTTGATACTTTTTTAGGCACTTTTACCACCCATTTTATATGCTCGAAGAAGTTGAAAAACAGCACAATTCAAAGGAACAATGTATTTTTTTGCTACACTCATAGCTTCTGACAATACCCAAGGCATACGAATAGCCATAGCCATATTAAACCCTGGAGAATTTACAAAACCATCATCTGTTATATCAAAAGATCTAACAATACAATTTAATACTTCTTGACTATATTGTCCATCTAAAACAGAGTCGGACATAGCAGTCTCAAAACTTGAAGTAGTATCAAATCTAGCAAACCATAACTCTTTCCACCTGGCGACAAAAATATTTAGTTCTTGCAAAGTTTTAACAAGTTTAAGTTCTTCACAATAGGAAGAAAGAATATTATCTTCACCTGGGTCAAATTCTGGGATTCTAAAACCACTATTATCCATTATTTAACCTTTAGAAGACACTGAATGTCCATAACAAGTAAATCACGTTCAATCTCATCTGGCTCACGTTCCCAAAGTTCCATCATGTCATAAACACCTTCATAGATGCAAGCCAATTCTACCGCGGGAACAATGAAACCCGACGATAAACCACTTTTAGACATTAAACAAGCAATCTCATAGATACGTAACTTTTGGTGAGGTTTGGTAGGAGTAAGAATTTTAAAATCTGCTGTCATAATAAAACCTTTGAAAGTCTATCAATATAAAACACTGTAGCAAAGGGATAGGAAAATGTCAAGGAAAAATCTCAAGATCTCGAATATAGAAAGCATGATATTCCAACAAACTAAATAAAAAAACCTTTATAGCACTAGATTAATCTAATTCATGATTACTATAATCATGAAAAACTGCACCGTAGAGGTTATTATATTTTGAATGCTGAAAATAATAAACAGTCTTCGATTTAACAAGTGTACCGGGCTTGATGATCATAAAAGAAGTGTAGCAAAAGGATAGGAAAAGTAAAGAGGAAAATTACCAATTGACAAAAAGAAAATCTACGTCATACTAATAGTATGGAAAACAAAGAAAAAGTATTTTTGACACTCACCAACATTCTTAATACTAATTTTAGCACTTGGGAAGTTGAGATAGTACAAGAACAATTAAAAACATTACGAGGTAAAGAAAAAAAATATTTGCAATGCGTTATAACGAAAGAAAAATATAACTGCGAAGATGATAGTAATATGAAAATAGGATCCCTACATTGGCTACCTGAAGAAAAATTCTCGTTTTCTGAAGAAAACCTGGAAAAAGATCTAGAGAAGATAAAAAAGAAATGTATAGAAACTTTGGAAATTTTCTTGCGATTAGATAATCGTGGAATTGAAGGAGCTAAGAATTATATAAAGGAAATGGAAAAGGAAATAGAAAAGTATAAGCAAGAAATAGAAAAACTGTCTAACTAGTTGAAATTGTTGAGAATCACCAATCCGTTCTGACGCGAAGTGTCAAACTTGTAGAGGGATCTTTTTTTAATGGCTCTGACAATTTTGCAACACCTAACAACTCGTTATTACTAGAATAAAGACCAACTGTAGTAATATAAGTTTGGGGCTGATCTGTAGAATTCTGTTTAACCCTAATTTTAGAACCTGATACATATGAAGGATTAGAAGAATAATTAAAATCACCTGGATCTACACGACAAAAATAAATTGTAGAATTAAGTTCTGTAGTGTTATTAAAAGAAATGTTATAAATGCGGTGACGTAAAGCATCGGCGCTTCCCGTAATTGAAGAACCTGTCAACATTGCTATAGCCGTGCCGCCTCCTGAAACATCTGGAGCACTCATAACAACATCGGAAGCAATCATACCTGTAGGCTGAGAAGCAAAAATAGAAGCTGTAAGGACGGCAACACCCGCTTGGTAGAACAACAAACCTGCTAAACCATTAGTAGAACCTGCTGTCTGACCTGAAGAGGCTGAAAGTATAGAATATTCTCCCACGGGTGAATTAACTTTGAAGTCATTCTCGGCACCTGCATCTGAAATCACAATACGAGTATTATTAGCGGTAGCATAAGCTTGATTACCAAGTTCAATACTAAAGGAACCTTTTTTAATTTCATCCTTGGTTAAAAGTCTTGCAAAATTGATGAAGTAACATTCTTGGATTTTAGTACCATTTAAAATTATATTTCCATCTTGATCAAATAAATTCACATTTCCATTTTGGTCAAAACCATATAACTGTTGAGCCATTTGAGAATATAAAGCAATTTTTTTGTCATTTTGAACATTTGAAGAGTTAGAAAGAGCAGAAGTATTTGAATATCCTACAGAAATGTCAAATAATGAATTGGCGGATGATGACAAATAAGGATAGTCAAAAATTTTCTGAAAGAAAGAGTGCGTATAGTTTTTGACATTCGTTTCATTAGGGTAAGTTCCGTAAGATGCGCTACATAAACTGCCGCTGATTGGAATTTGCTCACTTAAAATTGTTTTTGATGTGACCAAGTCTGAACTTAAAAAAGATTTAAACACGGATGCCATGATTTATATATCCTTATGTATTTTATTAGTTGCTATTCTTGAAATTGTTGATAAATCAATATTGTATATTTCCGAAATTTCTTTTCTACTCTTTTCTCTCGTACATAGAAAGTTTTTTATCTCTTTTATCTGTTCTTTAATCAACTTTGCAGAAGGAGAATCACAACTTTTTTGCCGAGGTTTATAAAAACGGTTTTTTCCCTCAGCATTCCATGTCTTATATGACAAAATCCCCTGAGCGGTACTTGGATTTATCTCATATTGTTTGGCTATTTCTACTATTGTTACATCTTCGTTTTCATACTTTTTTCTCATCTCACAAACTTGTTGTTCGGTCAAAAATGAAGACGTATTATCAGCGCCTTTACGATATTTTTTTTTGTTTCTTGGCTTCTTATATATCTCTTTTCCTTCAAAATTCCAATTTCTATAAGAAACTATTGAATGTATTGTTGTAAAATTAGTATTGTATATTTCTGAAAGTTCTAAAAGAGATTTTTCTCCACTTTCATATTCACTTCTCATCTTTTTAACATCATCAATTAGGAATTTGCTATTTGTCTTTTTATGTTTTGGCTCTATTTTGATATAAGTATAATTTTCATCTTTCCAAGATTTGTTTTTTATAATTGGTCTAATACAGCCAGATGTAACATTGAACATTCTACCTATTTCTGATAAGTTTAATCCATCTTTATAAAGCTTTCTTATTTCAAAAACACTGTCCCATGTCATCTTACTCATCGCACTTAATTCACCACTTCTCGCAGCAGAGGATCTTTTTTTGTAATCCTCACTTCTTTTAATACCCAAACTACTTCCAGCTACTTTGGCTATATTATAACCAAAAACTTGGTTATAACTTTGGAAAGCATCCATCCAATATTGTTCTCTTTCCAGAAGAAATTCTCTTTTCGTTTTCTCTAAAACAGAAAATACAAAAGATTCCTCCTTATCTCTATTCCAAGAGCGTTGTAAAAATAAATTATGATGGATTCCTTGTTTAAGCAATGTTTTATGCTGCCTCCATCTCTTTTTAATACATACAGCACTCCCAACATATATTTTTCCATTCACCCTATTCACAATTTTATAAATACCAGATGTATTTAATTCATTCATTATTGCACCTTAACTGCACGCCAAGGTACGAATAAAGTATTTCCCGTTGTAGCTCCGGTGATCTTGATATAGCTGTCAATAAAATCAACTAGATACGTTGCAGCAATGCCAAATTGTGCATTATTCCCAGCTACTCCAGTGGTTCCCAATTGTTGAAATAGAAAATTTGAAGTGTTCAAATCTAGACTTGATTGAATACTAAATTGTAAATATGTTCCTCTTGGTCCAGCTATTACTTGATTTGTATTGTTAGTTTGATTACCAACATCTTTAACATAGTTAGCGTCAGTGCCACTGGAAAAATAATATGAAGCAATCTGATCATCATCGATATAACTAACTTTTGCTGGAGCACCCTCAACCGAAACTAATTTTCCCATCCTATTGTCGATTTCCACAACATAACTTACTTCCACAAGGTCATTCTCTAGTGGTATTGCAAAACTTACTTCAGATGAGTCAATTCCTTGATCAACTCTAATAAATTTATTTCCGCCGCCTAGAGTTTCACCATTGATTATACCTTGTGTGACATTACTTGCTGCAAAAGCTGCTTGTGTCGCACTATCTACAGCAAGATAATAAGCCCCATTTGTGTTTAAAGGAGCTACTATAGTATTAATCTTCATCACAGGCAAGTGTAGTAAATTGTTTCTAGGTATTGTGATTAAATGAGAATTCATAGTGGAGGCATTATTTGTAAACGCCTCAAGTATAGGTGTTTGCATTATTTGCAGATCGTAGTACGCGCTTCCTGAACTATGGGAACTATTGTATAGCGCATAATTTATTTCTTCATCCCCCAGGCTAAACTTAGTAATTTTGAAATTACCTTGAGCAAGTCTCATTCTTCCAAGGTCGGTTATAACTGTATCCAAAATCACGTCACCTGAGTTATCTAAAAATGCCATGTATTTTAATACTCCTATTGTATAGTATCAGTTACATGATAATTAGGCAAGAGATTATTTTTTTATGCCTGTGAAAATTCTTATCACTTGACAACTGTTCAAACCATGCTAATGTTATTCTATGAATGGCTCCTTAGCCCAACGGTCGAGGCAACAGACTCAAAATCTGTCAAGTATCGGTTCGAATCCGATAGGAGCTACTAAAATTTAATATTCGCCATTAGCTTAATCAGTAAAGCAATCGCCTTATAAGCGATAGTACAAGGAGCATAACCTTGATGGCGGACTATTTGTTATTTTTTTTATGCCTTGGAAAATGTTATGACTAAATTTGAAGTTGGTGATTTAGTTAAAAATGTTAATCCTTCACATTATTTTTACAATGAAATTGGAATTGTTCTACCTAGTCGTGGCCCACTAATCCTAATATTTAGCTTTACAAATCAGGAAATCGCCTTCATCCACCCTCTATCTTTAAATCATATTTAATCTTCTTTTTTTTCTTTCCTTACGCCTTTATATGTTGGCATGACATTAATATCTATTTTTTTACCAGTCTTTTTACTTGTTATTCTAATCTTATATCTTTTATTCCACACACCTTGATCTTCTAGTCCTAATGTAACCTTGCTTACGTCTATATCTTTTGCACTTTCTATGCCAATCATATTACTTTTTTCTTCATCTATCAAACTTTGTATCATGGTAGGAGCAATATAAACATATCTTCTCATTGGTTTGCTAACTTTTTTATTTTGTACCTTCTTAAATTCGTAGTCTTCTATAATTGGATAAACTGTGCCATGATTATTAACCATTTCTACTTGAAATACATTACTTGGTTGCGATAAGTGCCCATGATTATCTACCGATCTAAACGTATACCAATACTTTCTATTAGGCTTTATTTTATCTTTATATGCCGCAGAAGTAGCCGATTGAGCCGTTAAAGGAGATACGTCAGTTTGTACGGCTATTCTTAATTTACCGGCAAAACTAGAGTAATCTTTTGGTTCTTCTTCGGTTCTATAAATTTGAAATATACTTGCATGATCGTCAGAACTAAACCTAAATGGCTTATCAGAGGCAATCTTTTTTATTTGCCTATACTCTTCTACCTTTCTTCTGTCTTCAACATCAATAATAATAGGCATTTCATAGTATTGACCTACGTTACCATTAAAGCGTAAAAGTAATTCATTATCAATATCTTTATAAGATACAATGTCCACATCGGGTCTAACAGGTGGATCGTCTAAAATTATGTTAGCATGACTAAAGTAGGGTACTTCTACAACAAGTACAGATGGTGAAGATTCAACTTCTATTACAGCATTGTTATCATCTAGACCTATGTTATTATATTTATATTTGTTGCCTATGACTAATTGGAAAGCAAATACATCATATCTGTATCGTGTATTATATTTTACCTGAATATCAATTAACTTAAGCGTATCTATTAGATTTGAATTAGCCACGTAGTAATTTTGAATAGGGTCTCCGACTGGATTACCTTGTTCATCAGCTAATCTTTTTTCTATCCTATACATCATAGTTTCTGAATATGCTAACTTACCATTTAATACATCTTCATAGGTTCTAGACTTGTCTTTAATAAGTTTTTTTAGTTTGCCAGTGAAAATCATTTGAAGCAGGTTGCGCATGATTCCAGTAACATTATCTTGAGCGGTAGAAGTTTGGTTAAATAAAATTGTTCCGTTAGTTAGGACAGGAACATCTAATCGCTTACTAACATCAATTAGCCAATCAGTAATGTTCCACGTTCTTCTTGAATTAAAACTTGCATTAGAACCTTTATTTAATGTTGAACCACCTTGATCATTTTTAGTTTGTACGGTAGTCTCTAGATCTTCTACGAAATCTTGAAATTTTTCATGCGTACCAAAAATTACATCTTTTATAAACGTCTTATCTAACCGACAGTCATTTAAGATAGTTGATATAGAAGTTGTTCTATCAGTAGAAAAGCTTAAATCTACAGACATTGGGAACATGTTCTTTTGACCATAAAATTTGTTTAAAATTTGAATGTTATCAAAAGGAACAATCAGATTAAAATGTTTATCGTTCACATATTGCAAACCCTCATGAACAGCATTTTTCTCTTGTTGGGCTTGTCTAGCCGTTTTGACATTTAAACCATAACTAGCAAAGAAATTTTTACTATTACCCCTAGCGTTTGTACCTTCTTTAGGTTGAGATAATGTAACGTCTTTAATATTCATTACACCGCCTAGAGTAATCATTTTTGCATATTCAGGATTAGAGCCTTCTAGTTCCATTTCGGATTCTAAAATATAAAAATTTGGTAGGTCACGTTCAGATACAGTAACAATGTTTTTTTCATATTCCTTCACAAAAAAGTTATAATCAAAATTAACATCATATATCAAAGGTTTGACGAAAAGAGCGGATTCATTTATTTCTTCGTGAAAAAATGGTACGTTCAACTCAAAGGCATGATCAAAATATTCTACATTTGTTTTTAATAGAGAAGGATAAACAAATCCATCAGAACTTACTCCACCATTAACATATAATTTCCATAGTTGAGGATTATATGCTACTGCCATGCCTTGAGGCACATTAACAGAATTGGCAGAAATAGCAGATGCGTTATCGTCTACTACAACCACACCAGAATTAGCCTTTTGATAGGCAGCAATGCCAGCGGGAAGTTTAGAAGCAACTGACTTCGGAACAACAGCATCAAAAAACTTTGCCCTATCAGGGGAGATTATTATCCATTGTTGAGTTGCATTTGGATCTTTAGGCTTGTTATCTTTAGTTAACCGATGAAAATAATTGTAACTGGTTATTTGGTGCTTAGCAGGTTCTTTAAGATAAGTTATATTTTGTCTAGTCTCATCAATTGTCCAATACTTTAGGCTATTCAACCTAAAATTGTCCAGAGTATCAGACGAAAGCACTTTTTGATTCTTAATAGTTTGTAGAGATGGACCATAGATACTTTTATCTAATACCATCATTCTTTTGCCAAGCGCAAAGGCTTTATCAGAGATAGAAGAATTATATTGTTGAGGGAGAAGATTACCTTTAAGATCGGCTACAGTTTGATTCTGTATAATCTGAACAGCCTCATTTAAATTTGCAGTACCTTGAAACTTTAATTTATCAAGGTAGTCACTTTTTTGATTAGCTACTTCTAATTTACCGTCAACTTTTTTATTTTCACAAGTAGCCATAAATTATTTCCTTCCTACTATTCTCGATGCAACATTAGAACTTATCGTTTTAGATTCTAACTCTGGAATAGGTTTCTTCGCTATAATTGTTGTAATCAATGAGTTAGCATGTTGCATGTTCATTGTGGCAGCATTAAATATATTTTTTTCTACCTGTTGAACTTTGTTTTGAACTTCTAAGATCTTAGCGTTAGCAGGTCTTTGAAATTTCGTTGTGATGTTTAAATGTGCTTCAGGACTTAAAATAAAATATTCATTGTAAGTTGGAAGTTCTAGTCCATTTTGGATTTCGACACCCATATCTTTATTTTCATATCGTCTCATTCTACAGAACAAATTTTTATTTGATGCCTCAGTAAATTTTTCAGGAGTTAATTTAACCCATACAGGATTCTTCACAAGTTTTCTAATGTTTCCCTCATCATCTTTTTCAGTACCTACAAAACCACTAAAAACTTCCACCTCATTGATCATATTATAATTCATCTTAAACCCTAAAGATTTTTTAGGATTCTTAACAACATCACTTTGTTCGGCAATAAAATTAAATCTTGTAGCATCAGAATTAACACTTGATACCATTAAAGATTTTAACTGATTTGGTAAATCTTTAATTTTAGCATTTGCCAATCTATCCACAACATTGTTTTTACTATTCAGATTAAAATTGTTGATAGTATTAGTATTTTGCTTAATAGCCGTAGGACTAAATTTATGAACGCCTGTAACCATCTCTGGCATAAGTAAGGATAAAAATATTGCATTAGGATTAACTGTAGCATTTGGTTCAGGATTTGTTTTTGTACCACCAGGCATAGATTGTTCTTTGGCGATATTTTCACCAGCAAATTTAGAAGATAACCCAACCACATCAGTAGCTTTAACTCTACTCATAGAAATTACAGGAACTTCATTGTTTAACATGATTCCAGCAGCAAAAGCTACATTGGCAAGATTATTTTTTGTTACCTGGTCTTGAACTACCAAGTTAGAAGCCTGATTAGGAGCACTTTGTCTAACAGGTATTCTAGGAGACTTCTTCATATAGTTAAAATTCATAACCTGAGAAAGAAACGATTCATATTGTTTACTCCCTAACAGGCCAGTACCCCGATTCTTCATAGATATACTCTCTCCACCTTTTAACTCAACAAAGGAAGGAGTTAGAAACCTATACTTGGAATTTAAAATCTTATCATCTACAGTATATTGTTTAGTAGAGGTCTTCAAGTTGATATCAATATCAACAGCTTTAAAATATTTTATTGTTTCCTCGTTAGTTCTTTGCTCAAACTTAACACTAGAAACGACTAACAAGCCATCATCATTTGGCTCTTGTTCTATACCATCCGAAGAAAGATAATCATAACCCGTGTTCTTAGGTAGGTCACTGTCAAACACAGAATCAAAGTATTTTTCTATTCTTAGTTTTCTACCTCCACCCAATACTTCAGCTCTAGTTCTTATCGTACTACTAGGAATCGTACCAGTGCTCTTTATCTTGCTCCTAAGGCTCGCTGTAGAAGATATGTCAGTCACCTGCCCAAGTTTCATTAAAAGGTCTTCACAGAGCTTCAGGACCGTAGAAATACCGTCTAATGAACCAGTTCTCGGGTGAATGAAGGTTAGCAAGGCTTTAGAATATTTTTCTGTATCTAACTTATCTACTAACAAATCTAATACACCTAAATAAGCTGATACAACTCGTGACCAAGGTGAAGACTCTGGTTTGGACTTATAATAGTTTTCCTGTTGCGTAATAAACGGTAAAATGAATCGTCCTACGCTAGCATCAAAGTTATTTATCTTAGAACCATCGGAATTATAATCTTTTAAACCTTCATAGGCGTTGAGAAGAATATTTATTCTATCCTTTAGGAAATCTAAAGTCATATCTTCAAATTCTACTTCTACTCCATATTGATAAAGTCCAAACGTAACCGATCCCATGTCATGATCAACACCTGTAAAAAACCTCATACCATTTTCAACATCTAAATCAACTTCACGAAGCGTACCATTTTTTAACTTGCCTACTGAAAACTGGTTAGGGTCCTTTTCATTAGAAATTCCTATTAAATCACAGGGATCGTCTGAATTAAAAGGTGCATAACCAAACTCATTTTTAATATCGTCTTTATGAGGGCTAACTCGTACTCTTTTTATTTTCATAGAAGTGATTTTAATGAAATTCATCAACTCTATGTTATTATCTTTAAATAATTTACCATAAAAAGCATTTTCTTTAGCAAAATCTAACACATTGATGCCAAAAAGGTAACGAGCACGACCTAATTTATCACCTGTAAGATACAAGTTAGAAACATATGCTTTCTTGGGAGATATAGTAGAGGAAATAATTAAAGATTGTGGAGAAACGTTAGGAATTTTAGGGTTAATTTCATTTTCAAGGATAGAAAAATCTAAAATATTCTTTTCTAGTTCGGTTTTAACTCTAAAATCTTGAACCTTGTGGTTTGGAATTTGATTTAATGTAAGATATTTCACATTTGTGGTGTCAGATCCGTCACCAGCTACATATTTTGTAGTAGTAACCACATCTACTACCGTATCACCTTTTTTTATTTCTACCTTGTCAATTTTCTTCGTTACCAAGCCTTCCCACGGCATACCAAACTCGTCTAAGAATAAATACGACTCGTCAACTGTATCAAAATCTCTAATGATAATCTCAGAATTCACCTTTCCTTGAATAGATGGAATAGAAGAATCCATTGCCATATTAAAATCTTTTGACATTTGTGCTACATCAAGATAACAAGATGAAAATAATGATAAATGTCTTATAGTAGAAGACTTAAAGTTTACTCGAAAAACTACTGGAATATCATACTCTCGTGAACCATCTGGTAGTTCTACTATGTACCTTTCAAGAAGTAATTTATCTGTGAAATATGATGACAACTCTATATCTTTTGACATAAAGTCAACAGAACTACTGCGAATATCTATAAACGATGGAGACTCAAGAATAAAGTTTGTCAATGCTTCATCTGTTGAAGCTAATATACGAAGTTTAAAATACTTTGTAAAGGATTGATTAGATGCTTCTTCAAACCATACACTTAATTGGCCTGCATCAACTTTTTGCTTAATAACAAAATTAACTGTTACAAGAAATGGCAAGGAATCATTAGACTTTTTAGAAACATCTGTAGGTCTACCCACCCGAGTAACTTTGTTTGTTTGCGAATTGATAAAGTTAGCTTCTGCAACGGTAAGGGAAGAATCATTTTTGGACTCTATAGCGTGCGAAGTATCTAAAACAATACGGTCTATGACAACTTGAGGTACAATCGAATTTATATCTAAGGGCATATAATAAAAATCCTTTAATGGTTAATGATAATTAGAAAGAAAAGAAAGATGTTGAATTGACGCAACTAGGAAACTATGCTAGCCTATAAAAATGGAACTTAATCCTGGTCAAATATGGTTATATGCAGGCGGTAAATACATACTTATTCTTAGTACGGAACGGATCATAGACATAAAAATTGCAAACGTTTTTTGGTTTTCAGATGGAAAAAAGTCTCAGCAAACTGAACTGTTTATCAAACAAGATTGTAAACTAATTTGTGATTAGAATTCACACTCTTCGTCAAAATCATCAGCAGGCGTCTTATAAATATTTTGATCCTGTAAAGGCTTTTTATCCTTGCAGAATGGATTACTAGGAACAAATATGGAACTATTTTTTCTATTCTGTAAAGACTTACAGATAATTTGCTGATCAATTTCAGAATCTACTAGAATATTCCAAGAGTACTCCACGTCATTTGTTTCTAGTATAATTCTTTTTTTGTTACCTAGCGGCTCTACTATTAGTAAATCTCCAATGGGATCTTTTAGTTGCGCAAATAAATTTTGAACAAGTTTTTCATTACTTACCTCAAATACTTCAATCTCAAAATTCTCATTCTCAAAATTTGTATTCACTTCTTCTAGTTCAAGCAAAATATAGTTTTGTTCTACACTTATAAACGTGCCATCATCATAATCTCTACGGTCTGCCTCGATAACCGTTCCACTATCATCACTTGTACCTGTGAAGATATTGAAAGTTATGTCTGCATCAAGTTGAGGTATTCTAACATTAGGCATTAAGCTAGAAGATAAATAATTTACTGATCCACTAATTTGACCATTTAAAAAATATGCAGCTAAAGCTGGTAGAGTTTGATAATTTGGGCTACTATCCCCTATTGGAGAAAATAAGTTTTCTTCTGGTTTGTCAAGTCGTGTAGGAGTTCCACTTACTAGGTCATGTTTTAAATTTTTAAAAGAAGACTCTACGCCTTGAAGAATATATTGGGTATCAAACTGAGGGGATGATTTGATCCTATCAACATTTTCACCCTGACTAGAGGTTATACCGGCATACAAAGAATCATATAGAATAGTAGAATCATCAAAACTGTAAAAAGCAGGCTTTAATTGACCTTTACTTAATAATATTTTGCCATACTGCGTCAACTGAACGTCTAGAACCTGTTCTTTGGGATCTAAAAATGCCATGAAGTAATTAGCCAAGGCATAAAATAAAAAAAGTTACGCCTAGACAAATCCTGAATATATGCTAAAGTGATGGTATGTTTGAGCCAGGTGATATGCTACAAAGATATAACGAATCAAAACATATAATTGTTCTTCTTAAAAACTCCCAGCTTTCAAGTGATACAAAAGAAATCATTTGTCGTTGTTTAAATTTACAAACTAATAAAACATGTCACATGTATCTTTCAACGTTAGAAAAGTATTATAAGAAAATAGCGTAAAGAAATATAATGCTTAAGCCAGGCGACTTAGTAAGATATTATGACGATAATGAAGTTTGTTTGATTTTAGAATGTTTTGGAACGCTTGGAGATTGGACGACATACGAAGTTTTTAATTTTCACGAAGGTCAAAAAACAAGTTTTCATATAAATTTGCATGATAAAAACTATGTCGAAATATAAAGTAGGGGATCTTGTAAAAATAATTAATATTGGACATCTAGGTGTTATTTTAAAACAACATCTACCTGGTTCTATATCTAATTCTCTGCCACAAAAAATTTTCACAATTTATAATTTTGAAACATCGAAAACAGAACGCTGGTATGATGGAAATTTCTATGATGAATTTTAAAGTAGGACAACTTATTCAACATAAACGATCTAAAAAATGTTTTTTAATTTTAAAAGTGATTGAAACACCAAAAAGAATATACGGCGAGAGATTAGAAGTAATACAAATGGATGATAATGCAATATATAAGTTTTATGAAGCTGGTTTTAATATGTTCGAAATAATAGCGTAAAAAACTATGTCGAAATATGAAAAATATATTTCTACACTAGATTTTTGTAGGAAGCATCGAAAACCTGGAATGTTATTAAAATCAAAAATAGATCCTACACGCATCATCCTGGTTTTAGAAGAATTAAAAGACCCTGACTTTCCAGAGTTAGAATACTTAGGTTATTTTTCATGTTTTGTTTTTAAACTTAATTTTAAAGGAAATATATCCGATTATGAATTAAAGAATAATTATGAAAAACTTTAAAGTTGGACAGATAATACAAGGAAAAATGTTTAAAGACTGTTTTTTAGTTTTAAAAATTATTAAAGCAAAAAAAAGAATATATGGTGTAAGAATGGAGACAATGCAATTAGATACTAATACCTTATATATAATTTATGAAGCAAGTTTCTGCCTGTTTAAAGTGATAGCATAGAGAAAATATAATAAGAGAAAGGAGGAATTAGAGACTATTTAAGAGACACGCTAACCTCACGAGGTGTCTCTTTGAAACAACAAGATTTTTTAATTGATCCAATCCTTCTGAATTACTACGATAGTTACATAAAACTAATCTGCGACCATTGTTCTAAACCTTTCTCCCGTAAAAAATCTCATATAATCCGCTCTTTAGAAGACGCAAAAAACAATTCTACTATTGCTACGTTTTGCTCACAAACCTGTAGAGGAAAACATATAGGAGAAGCAATAATAAAGCCTTGTGCTCAATGTAGCAAAGATGTGAGAAGAACACCTAAAGAACTTAAAAAAAATAAATCAAACAACTTCTTCTGCTGTAGCTCTTGTGCTGCAATTTATAATAATACTCATAAACAAACTGGAAATAGGCGCTCCAAACTTGAAATTTGGCTAGAGGAACAAATAAAAATAACTTACCCAAACTTAGAGATAATTTACAACGGGAAGAATACTATCAATTCTGAGTTGGATTTTTATATGCCTAGTCTAAACTTGGCTTTTGAACTTAACGGAATCTTTCACTATGAACCAATATATGGAAAAGATAAGTTAGATAAAATACAATCTAATGATGATAGAAAAATACAAGCTTGCTTAGAAAAAAATATCGAACTATGCATAATAGATTCATCAAGCATGAAAAGATTTACCGAAGGAGTAGCAAAACAATATCTGGAAATTTTCACAACTATAATAAATAAAAAACTAGGAGAACTTTAGATATGACACTAACAAAAGAAGAAAGGGAAGAAAAAGAAAAACTGTTAGAAAAAGGGAAGAAGAAGTGTAGCAAATGTGGGGAAATCAAAGAAATAGGGGAGTTCCATAGGAGTAAGCAAACTAAAGATGGGCTAAAATGTTATTGCGCAATGTGTAGAAGTACAAACCCGCAAAAAACAATTGAACTACAACAACTAAAACAAAAAAACCTCAAGAGATGTCCAGACTGTAAAGAAATAAAAGAAACCAAAGAATTCTATATCAGTAATGAAAAAATTTCAACTTATTGCATCTTGTGCACAACAATTAAGAATACAAAATACCAAAAGAATATTATAGAAAGCCTTAAAGAGTACCGAAAAAGATATCGAAAAAACAATAAAGAAAAGAAGAATAAAACAGAAAAGAAATTACGAGAGAAAAATAGAGAAAAATATTATCTATACGGCGTAAAGTACAGGGAACAGAATAAAGAAAAAATTCGTATTAGACAAAATGAGTGGGAGAAAGAAAAAAAGTTAAACCCATGTTTCCGATTAAGAAAAAAAATATCTTCTTCAGTATATAGCGCTCTCCGAATACAAAACGGAAGTAAAAACGGAGGTTCTATCTTAGATTGCCTTCCGTATACCATAGAAGAATTAAAAGCGCACCTTGAGTCTCAATTTGAACCGTGGATGTCTTGGGAAAATCATGGAAATTATAACAAAGATAAACCAACTTGGCAACTAGACCATAAATATTTTCCTCAATCTCTTTATCCATATGACTCTATGGATCATCCTAATTTCTTGAAAGTTTGGAATTTAGAAAATTTGCAACCTTTAGAAGCAATAGAAAATATTCGCAAGAGTAACAAATTAATTTATGATCTGCCTGAAGAAAACTTCCCATATGAATACGAATATGTCGGTTGGTAGGTTGACACCTCACCTTTTCCTGCTATTCTTATATTTGTAGGCAACAAAAAAACTTTTGAACTAGAGATGATGATGAAAAACTTAATCCTATTTGTAACACTGGCCTTTTCTGCTTGTGGGGGAATAGAAACTCAACAACAACCTATCGAAAACCCCTCTCCAGAAGAATACAAACCATACCTTCCAGAAAATTTAAATTGGTGTCATATTGATACCAATAATGATGGTGTGTATGAAAATTACTGTCCCCCATTAAAAAATCAGATTGGTGGAAGTTGTGTCCTATATTCTGAAATCACAACACTTCAGATTCAATACTCAATCGATCATAAACTGTTAACAACTATAGAATTATCCTCACAAAATGTTTTTAATTGTACCCGACAAGAAGTATTTGATCCAAACCAATTAGCAGGATACCTCACGCAATATGGCGTCATGGAGAGAAAATATTCTCCTGATGGCTTATGGTTACCATCTGAATGCAATAATTGTATGAAAAAATATCCCACTGAATGGGGAATGACTCCTATGTCTGAAATGGTCTTCTATGGAGCAAGCAAAATAAACCGTGAGAATGGAATGTATCTGATCCCCGAACAAAAGCGCATCAATTTAATGGCGTTATTAGCCAGCGGGCCAGTTCGTGTAGGTATTGATAGAATGTCTGACATGATGCCAGTTAATGGAGATAAAAATACTTTGCAATGTCGAGTAATCAAACCACATGGTTCAGGTCATAGTCTAAGTATTGTGGGTTATGAGGATAACGGAAAGGTATTCTTGGCAGCTAATTCATGGGGAGGATCCAAACTAACAAAAATCATCTTTGATGGCAGCGATAAGTGCGGATTTTGGCGAGATGATGCGATACAATTTAGTAATACATGGGCAAGACCTGGAACTGGACAAAAGTATTGTTATACTGTCGATGATACCGATAAAGATGGAATCAACAATGCAAATGACAACTGTCCATACGCATATAACCCAGACCAAAAGAACTATGATGGAGATCTTCTTGGCGACGCTTGTGATCCAACACCCGATAGTTCTTTGCAAGAGCTTCTGCTTAGCAGCGGAAACCCGTGGGTAAAGTCTTCAAGACCTACAAACTAAATCTTTTTCTTACCTTCAATAGTTATCCCCGCATCAAGTTTAACTAACTCTACCAAATCACACTCACTAAACGGCCAATTATAACTAACCGAAGGAGCAGACTTTCTCCCAGTCCGGAAATCAAAAACAAATCTGTTATCGTCTATTGACGTTGGAGTTGTCTGATAATAATCCCACGCTGCCTTTTGCTTTACCTTAAAAATCAACCATCGACAATTTTGGAAATCACCATTAAACAATTCTCCTACACTTAAATCATGAGCCATCGTCAATTCTTGATGCTCCATTTGAAGAGACGCGGCTGGCATCAAACCTTGAAAAATATTCAACAAGTCTTGTTTATTCAGAGTCTTGCTAAATGGAAAAATATACATAGAAAATGCGTCCAAAGAACTATTTTTTACGAAGTCCAAGCGCGGTGGGAAAACGAACTTTTGCATATTCGTAACCATATCCATTATACTCTTACCTACGCTTTCTCCAGGTGCAGCATCCACTTTCCCTAATGCAATATCAACTTGTCGTCTAGGAATCGTGAAAAACTCTCTATATCCTTTATTTTCAATATAAGGAATTGCCACCACTGCCTCATAAATCTTTTTTTCTTCAGCCACTTGCCCAATACGCTTACTTTCTTTTTTGATCTTCACAAGATCTGCAAAACTTTTTACCTTATATTCCCCAGTTACACCACCATGAAATCTAACTTCAGAAGCAACAATAATGTTATCCGAAGTTAAACTCTTTCCTTCAAATCCCCAAGCGCTACTATCAGGAGTACAAGAAACTGTTAAAGAATTACCTAAATTACCAGATTTGTAATATTCAGGGTAATTTGTGTCCGGTGTTGCAACATCAATTATTTTAATTCTAACAGCCGCAACAGGATTTAATGGGTCAGAAGGGATATCGGGAAGAAATGCTTCTGCGTGGCATCGTTTATCTAAACCAATCAACTTATCAGTAGAACCTACAACATTATAACTTTTATTGTATATTCCCCCAATTCCATAAGCGTTTACATCATTTATACACGCTGCAATATTGACACAAGTTTTATAATTGCTTACTTCGTTTTCCCATCCGACGTAACCATAGTAAAGTGTAAGCGAGGGTACAAGAGCATTAGCGCAGGGCATCCACGTCCCATCAATATACAAATAATAATCGGTTAGTTTCGTATAGTCATTGACATAGAGAATTACTTCAGCGTTTTTATTTCCAATATTGATCACATTTTCACTTTTACCATTCCATAAACAAGTTCCAGAAGATTCATCACATCCAATAGTTGTTAATGGAGAACTTGGCAAATCAGAAACACTCATCCACAATCCTTCATTTCCTACACATTCTCTCCCTGCTTGATGCCATAAACCACGAGAAATGCTTGAACTTCCATAAGTTGGAAGATTAACACTAGCATCCTTAAAGTTTAAGACTGGAGATTCAAACTTACTAGAAATCACCCATTGGTAGTCAGGATTTGGACTATCGTTTGAAACAGAGGAAATTTTATACTCTTGCGATGTTCCTCTATCAAAACTTGCATTCTTGACCTTAGAAACTCCAAATAAATCTATACTAGAAGATAATTGAGACCAATTTCCTGAAGCTGTAAGAATCTGTGAGGCTAAATCATAAATTCTGGGGGCCCCTGATGAAGATACCGGAGTAAGAACATTTTTATCATTTGCAATAAGTGTCTGTAATTCAAGTAATTGATTTACTTTATATAAAGCTCCAACTCCAACTCTACTTCCTGGCATTCTGATATAACTTGCCGTAGTATGACTTTGAATTTCAGAAAGCGTATACGTTCCAGCGCCTTTATATGGGAAAAACAATAACCTGGCTACAGAAAACGCATCAAAGTGACTAGGTGTAAATGTACTATAATCATAATGGTATCTATACACATCTCCAGAGCCAGTAAAAACAGGAAGTGCTGCGACTTGAGGTGGACCAAAAGCACTCGCACGAGTATAAGTTTGCGTGTGAACACCCTTAATGTTATTTAAGTCATCATCAGTCAATCCGGTATTGAATAAGTTACTTATCACAGAAAATTCGGGAAGTTGGACTCTCGCATTCCAATCACTCAAACTTCTAATTTGACTACCTGCTAGAGAAACGTCCATTCCATAATAACAATTTGCTCCTTCTTCTGTTATGACAACTCCAGTAGAGGGAATCGGATCACTAACAAAAGAAGTAAGCTTTCCCTCGCTCAAAAAGAAATCTGGAACTGAAGCCAAAAAGTTCGACATTGCTAAACGATAATTTAGTTTACCCTCTCCTCCCCAAAATGATGCCATGTTAGTAGAAGGATCTGTTAAATCCGTCCTTAAACTAGCAGAAGCATCACACTCTATGTCATATAGTGGACGTTTAGCTAAATAATTTTCAGGCGCTACCAATGCTTCAAATGGAATCCTCTCGCTGACATTCCCAAACAAAACACTTTGCCATTCAATACCGTCATCATTCCCAAGTGGGTCAATAACTGTAAAAGAAGATGAATTTAGAGAAGCTGGTTCAACATGGCACCCACCTATTCCCGTGGTAAAAGATACGAAAGAAGCTGTCTGCGCATTATAAGCACTTCCAAATATTTCCCTGTTCCTAATTGATGTAGAAGGAGCAAGAAGCGCAAGTGTCGTGTCTTGCCATCCATCAGCAGTAGGCGAATAATTCCCTCTACCTGATTTATAGTCTTGAAAAGTATTAGGAGGTGCTGTCCAAATAGGATGATCGGTTGCAATAGATGCTTTCAAACTATTCATTAGAATTCCAGGCATACACACTGGTGTTAAGAAGGAACGGAAAGAAGCCGTCATTGATGATGCATCGCCTTGATTGTAAGGTCTTACGTAATCACCATAACTAGAAGAATACAAACCTGCTAATTGTACCACTCTTTGGTTTGGGTAAAATCCATCATGAGGTAATAATTTTATTGCAGCCTTACACTTTAAAGACAGAGTTTTAACATCACCTGATTGTGCATGATCGTTTTTCAATATTTCAAAGTATTGCAAAAATTCTGCCATAGAGTATGTTTTAAACATTCCACTTTCAATACTGCTAGAATATGTCCCACCTTTGAGCTGCAAAAACTCATCATCCGGCTCAAGAAAATTTTTACTGTTAAGATAGAAATCCATTCTATCCGATGAATTGTAACTTGGAACAATAGAATAGTCTTGATACTTTCTCAAATCATTTGCATATTCAGAGTATGAATTAAACATTGGGTCATTGTTGCCCTGGTTGGCAGTAAATTCAGCCGATCCTGCTAAAGTTTTACTTGAAGTTATATGAATTTCCCTAAAGTAAGGGTTAGAACCAATACTCGAAGAAAGTTTTATTCTTTGCCATGGCGTAACATTCTCATAAACATACTCAGGTCTTGCGTAAAGAGAACCAAGTTTAAAGTTTGCACTCCAGTTAGGCTCACGAACTTGAGCAATTCCTTTTAGCGGAGAAGTTAAAGAAGAATTCAAAATTAGTTTACCAGGTGTAACTTTAGTGTGATCTATTGCCGAGCCGTTGTTATAATAAGTATCTTCATTTTTCATTCTATCGCTAGTATTTCGCAGATACGACAAACCAGCCATATCAAAATAAATCCCAGTATTACTTAAACTATCACTAATCAATGAGGCGCTACCAAAAGTATTTAATTGTGGCACAACTCCACATACTCCACTACCACTTAAAGTTCCTACTCCATCTCCCATAAGCCAATAGCTAATTAAACTGTTCCTTGCTGAATGCTGATATAGACTAGAAGGTTTGCCGCTATTATAAATTTCACTAACTTGAGTAGCTGTAAGTGATCCACTAAAAATAGCAGTGTGAGACACATATGATTCTAAGGGGGAACTGTGTGAACCACTGGATAACCAATCATTTCCTATGTACGCATTTGCCCCTTCTATTTTTTGTTGTGTAGTATATGCGGCGGCTGGTGCTCCATAAGTTGAAGCCAATGCTCCATCAATATATATTTTTGTTGCCACGGCTGGAGTTGTTAACATTAACGCCTTATCGAAAACAGCAACAATATTATGCCAATTATTGTATGAAAGTGATGTGCCATGAGTGACCCAATATACTTCAGGTGCAGCCGCTCCTACGCCCCATCTAGTATAGAATAAGACTTGTGTATCTGTTGCACTTGAGCCAGTTGCTAAGGTCAGTCCCATAGAACCAGTGCCCCAACTTATTATTTGTTGCCTATTTGGGAAACTTGCCCCAACAAATTGAATAGGATTAACCCAAGTTGAGATGCTCAAATGGTTAGTCCCATCATAACCCACATAAGAATTCCAGTAGCCTGCAGGACCAGCATCTAATCTGTCATTATAATCTGTGATGTTTGCCGCATTAACGGTTGGCACACCATCAACTTCATAAGCATATCCAAATTTTGTAACCGATTTCACATAATTTCCAGCTAACCAAGGATCAATTGAGCTAGTTGCAAAATAAATTGAATAAAGATTCTGTAACTCTCCTTCGCTTCCAACGCTCCCAGTTTGCGGCATACTAGAAGTAAAATTACTTCTTGCATCTAATCCCCACACACTTTGGGATACCACATATCCTTGTGAATTTGTTGCTACCGTATTTCTATGTTCTCTTGCATGTGTCCAATAATCTACAGAATAATTTTTTCTACTTCTAATATCGCCAGTGTACGAAAACATATCACTTGGATATACAGTTTCGCTATATTTTAAACTTTCGAAACTATCAACTTGATTATCACCTCCAATATTTTCATCAGCATAACTCATCAACATTCTACTATATAAGGCAGGTGTAGTTGCTTGTATCCCCAACTTATTAGCCAATTCAATATTGCCAAAACTATGCACTTGATTGCCAAACGCTACTTTCAAACTTAGTGGTGCTACTAATCCATCATTATTCACTTTCAAATTATAAGTTAACGGTGCAAATTTTGAACTTATTGGTGCTTCCAAGTATGAACTTATTTTATATGATCGAAGTGCTTGAACGGTGTTCATTTGTCCATTTTTAACCGTTGTAATAGGTGCACTTGGATCAAGCACTTCAATTATATTCTTTGCTCTATTATTTCTTGCTTGTTGGGTATCCCCCGAACGTATTTGCTTCCAAGAAGGCCAACCTCTACCAGCCGCACCCCGATTATTTAAAACTAAGTTAAGGTCTAAACCATCACTTGCAGTTAAACTACTTGACATTACTCCTACAAAATTTCCTACTCCACTTATTCCAGTAGCGGATGAACTTACACTTGAAGAAATGAAAATTATATCATCACTATTAAGTGCATATCCAAAAGGCACAGTTATTGCAGAACTAGTGATCCAGCTATACTGTCTATCATTAGCGGGTATAGCATGACTAATGAAAAAGTTATCATATTTTGAAGCAGTTAAATATGTACCATTACTTTGAGAGGTAAAGACATAACTCGTATTTCTATTGGTTTTTTGATAGGATGCAGATGATTCATAAGTTGAATTGACATTTCCGTATAAACTATCTGTTCCAAACTGTCCAGCATGTCTTGTTAATAAAGTTTGTAATGCGTCTCTAACTCTTAAATTTCTATAATTGTATGAATTATAAACAGAGTATTCAGCAGAGTTCACATCTAAACCAAAACCACCATTAGGGCCACCAGCCGTTTCGGGTCCACCAGGGCAACTAAATCTTTCTACGAATACGCTTTCGTTTCTACCTCTATCGGGTAATTGATAATCCATTACTCCAGCTACAGTAGCAGAAGCACTCACTAGATTAGCAAATCCACCACTTACCACAAAAGCTTTATTGTTTGTTTTCCTACCAGAAGTTTGTACTACTTGGTAGTTTTTATCAAAGTTAGCTCCTTTGATATTTCTTACATTGACAGGACTCTTAATTCCACTATCTCTTAAATAATTACCTTTTTGTAGTTGGTTAGAATATAAATTACTTCCAGAAGTGTCCCCACTATAGATATCCATATATCCACTAGCATTAGGATAAAGTTTAAATCCTTCTACTCTGTCAACTTGTGAAGCAGTCCCAGCAGTATTTAAAGTATTATGTCTATATTGATGTCCACCTACATGTTGCTCAGTAAATGGGCCTTGCATTGGAACTTCACCACCATCAAGATAGCTATCATTGTGTAAATTTTCAACGCTTAGGTTATTTGAAGTAGTATTATAACCACTCGTTACTGACGAACTAAAGATACTGAAAGGTAGAATGTTTCCTTTAGATGTATCTCCAGTAGCACTGTTTATTATTTGAGAAGAGTATTTTTTCTTTTGCCCTAGGTCAGAATAATCATTATTATCAACAAAAGAACTTGTAATTACCCTTGCATATGTTCCCTTAGTATTAACAAGATTCTTTAGTAGCGTAGGTGATTTTTGATTACTTTGATTAGCACCACCAGCAACTATTTTTTCTTGTTCCCCGGAGAAAACATACGGTGTAGTCTTTAGACGCTCGTAAGTTGAAAGAAGGTTGTTAAAAATTCCTACTCTAGTATCATTTACACTAGCTACAGATGATGATAGTACAGGATCAGTTCTAACGGCTCGTTTCTTCCAGTATAGAGAATTATTGTTTTGTAGCCCGTTTAAAGGTGCATGACCAATTTTCCAATCATATTTTAACTCATTTATTCCTTTCATTCCCTCGATAGGATCAACATGCTTAAATTCCACAATTGGAAACTTAGTTTGATATTTATTTCGTTCCAGTATATGACTTTCAATTACGTCGCCTACATTATCATACATAACTGCTGAAGCAGGTACTAACTGCTTAATCATTCTCATAAGAGAAGAATCAATCCATTTGAAGTAATCAATATATTTTTCTACTTCAGGCGTATTTGATACTCTCTCAAAGAATAATTGTCGTAACTTGGCAAGATCTTTATATTCTGCTCGGTATCGATTTACAGGTTGACCAACAAGATTGTTAAAATCTAGAATAGAAGCAAACATTTTTACCATCTCTTCCGAAATGGTTTGATACATGCTCTTTTCTACGGTATAAAAGAATTGTGTAGGTCTTGTATCTCTTGTGAAAGTTTCATCATCCCTTTCGAGAATTTGAATCATATCATCGTCGCCAATAGTTTCAGGCAAACTTGACTTAGCGCGAGAAATATACTCTACATTTGTTACTTTTGAGTCGTTAGATAGGAATCCATCACCACGACCTTCTAATTGTTTTTCTGTAACATTACTAAGCCACCCATAACGATTTAAATTATCACTAGAACCAGAAGAAATGTCTACAACTTGGAATTGGCCTGAAGCATTAGACCCGGTTACTAATTCAAAATTCCAGTTAAGTGCTAAAGTTTCAAATTTAGGAATTTCTTTACCAACATAAGAATTTTTTAGTAGAGATATATTTCTATAAGGGCTATCTACGCCATAATTTAAATTATCATAAGCGTGATGAAGGATTTCCTCATTACTGAGATTATCTAACCATACTCTAAAATTTCCTACTCTAACATCTGTTCCTTGAAGGTTAGATCCTGTAAAGTTATTTTTATGTGCTCCTACGTAAAAGCGCTTAGAATTGTCAAGGAAAGCCACACCTTGAGCGTAAGTTAAAGAACTTGATACGGAGAAAGAATTAACTACAGTGTCAAGAATTGTATTGTATCCGCAAAACTCTACAGTAAAGTTGTTTCCGCCAGAACCACTTACTGCGTCAAAAATGGGATATTTTTCAGGATGAACTTTAACAGCTAAAGTCCATTGATTGTTGTCATAAACATTTGTAATCAAACCAGAAGAAATTCTAGGTAATGGTCCACCTGTAGAGCTTGTAAGAACAAAATAAACATTCTTAGAGTCTATTTCTTCTTTTACCGCATAGACTTGGAAGTTAGAAGTATCAGAACTATCCCACGACGTATCATATAAAGAAGCGGCACTTTTCTTTACAGTGTGAACGCCAAATAGAGAAGAAGATACGAAAGGTGTTTCAAAGTAAAATGGTGATGATTGTTCAAACTTCTTAGGAAAAATAATATTTGCTTCTGCTGTTAAAGCTGATCCGCTAGCTTCAAGGTTTGTACCAGAAGAAGTTAAATAAGAATACGAATTAGCATTGTTAGAAGAACTATATTGATAAACTGTACCGTAAAACCTGTCTACGTTATTAAAATCAACATATTTTTTCTTTGCCGAGGTAGTTCTGAAGTTCTCATTAAAAAGATGAGTTGTATTATTGGCGTAGATATTAAATCGTACTAACTCATCATCAACACCAAAACATCTAATAAGGTTTCTTATAGAATTAAGAGTCCCTTTAGATTTATAGATGTAAGAAAGATTATTATAAATGTTCTGATAAATTACATTTTTAGTATCATTTAACTTCACTTCAAATTCTAGTTTATCACTTCTATTAGCAAGACTTTCTAAAGTTGATACATTAGAAAAAATCTCTGGAGTATCAAAACCTCTAGATTGTAACATCTTATTAACAAACGGATAAGGCTTATTACTACCACTCAACCCATCATAATTGATGTCTCGAATACCAACAGAAGCACTAATTTGCATATACAACGTATCAAAATACTGACCCATAATTTGAGTCAAATTTAACAAATTAAATCTTTCTTTTTCTTCATCCTCTTCAATCATCCAAGAGGGCATAGAATAATAAAGACTAGTGCTGTTACCTAAATCATGTAAACTACCTGTAAGAGCCTTCTCAGATTCTAAGGAGACTACATCAGGGTGGAAAGAATAAACTACCGGATCTTTTGCCTCAGTAATTGCTGAGGAAGAAGAAAAATAAGTATCAATTGCAGAATCTAATGAACGATTAGCTGAAGTGTACCCAACAAAAGCGCCATGAGAAAGTCTACCAGAATAATCTAAAACTTTATTATCCGTAACAGAGTTGATGCCTTCGTTAAACTTATAATAAACACCTAGACTAGTATTGCCATCTTTAGAGTTTGCTCCACCATTAACTTGAGTAAACCAATACCGACCAATATCACCAAGAGTACGTTCTTTCTTCCAAAATCTAAACTCATCAATAGAGCCACTTAACTTGCCCCAGCCTAGGTCTTGAGGTGGAACATGATCCATACCTGAAGAAGTAAGTATCGAGCCTAGGCAGCCGTGTAGGACACCTTGAACCTCATTTATAGCGCCGTTCGAGATGATAACAGAACTATCCAAGGCACCATTAAAATAAACCTTCGCGGCAAGATCAGAACCAGCATTCTTAAAAGAAAAAGCGTAGTGATTCCATGTATCATTTAAAACTGAACTTGCAGTTAAGGCTACTGTACCTAAAGAATAATCTGTACAAACACTAACTGAACCTGAAACATATGAAACTTTAAAACAAGATGTTCCAAGGGTAGCCTGGCCATCAACATAAATTAAAAGTCTACCATAAGTGCTTCCTGCTGCATGAGAAGCTGACACATTATTCCAGGCATCAAAAATAACTTCCTTCGCAGAACTAGCAAGAACAGGAGCACCTTTCTTTAACCAGAACTCTACAGTATTGCCATAGTCACCACCAAATCGTAAATTAGAAACACGTAAGGACCCAGTGTCGTATACGTTACCACCAAGATAACCACCTAACGAACCTGTATTAGGACCACCATGTACTAAAATATATTCTTTTGTTGCAGGATTAGAAAACCCATCACTTTGAGTTAAAACAGAACCATAACCATTAGGTGAAAATTTTGCATAACCTGTAAATTTTGGATACCATTGGTTTAGGACATGGAGATCTACGCCACTAGAAGAATTATAAAACTCTAACTTTTCCTTGCCAGAACCGTCAAATGGGAAATTTTGATAAATGTTCTGAATAGAATCAACGTAATATTTCTTTGCTGAGCCAAATTTGCAAAATTGAGAAGGATCACTAAAATCTACTTGTGGAATGATTCTATCACGGTCAACTAAAAATTCTGTTACGTAGCCTGCTGACTCAACTGAAGAGGTAAGCGCATCCATAGAAGTTTGAGCTAGTAATTTATTTTTATTGAAAAGTTCTTTAATAGACAATGTTTAATTCCTCTGATAAGGGAGTATTGTTGTAGTAATTAGAATAACACCCTATTTAACAACATGACGTTTCTTTTTAAGCAAGTCCTAAAAGAGTTTTTGGAAGAAAGAAACCTTTTACAAGAAGGTATCTCAAAAATTGTATATCATTTTACAAATTTAGACTCACTTTCCAGTATCTTAAAATCAGATAAATTTATGACTTCTGTAGCTTATGGAACCTCTTCAGACAATAAAATCAATAAAAGTAGATTCTATTATTTCTCTACCATGAGAACGCCTCAAGGATACTATGGGTCTGGCGTTGATGTTGAACAAGTTTTACTAATTTTAGATGGACAAAAACTAGGAACAAAGTACAAAGGGTCTCCGGTTGATTATTGGGGGCCAGAATACAGAAAAGAAAATCCAAAAATGGCTGAAACAGAAGATAGAATCTTCACAGACAAAGCATGGATCCCAGAAGCAACAAAATATATTTTAGGCGTAAGAATCGCGTTTAACCCAAATACCTCTTTTGGTGTTCGTCAAGAAGCAATAAATGAATTAAGTTTTATCAATGATGAACTAACAAAGAGAAATATCCCTATTTCTATCCACACCACAGAAAAATCATTTAGAACAATCGCGAGTAAAGGAATTTCTTTTGAACAATTTGCAAAGGAAGTTAAAGATAGCGTGAAGCCAATCGACCAAGATCAAGAAGATTACAAAAAAAGATTTCCTAAAAAACCAAACAGCGCTCTTGAAGTGGTTGTAAAACTATTAAATTCAATTAAAAATAATATGTCTTATTCCGATCTGTCAGATGAACAAAAAAAAATACTTCGTTCTCTATCTGGGATGGACGGGGCGGCGCTTCTTTCTTCTTGGGTCCACAATTCTAAGTCAAAATCTATTGATAGAAATTCCATTGAATTTATTGGAAACGCAATAAAATATTTAAAACTCAAAGATATTAAACAGTTAGTCGAATATATCAAAAATTATTTTAAGTAGGACTTGACTTTTCTATTCTACCCATTATAATAATAATATGATAATTAAACCAACGGGTACTTCTTTAAGTAAGAGACTCTATGAAAATTACTCAGCGAGAACTTATGAAGAAAATTCCAAAGCTGTTTTAGCTAGCGATGGATATGATGGAATTGTATTATTTACTGTTGGGTTTTCACTAAAACATGAAATGCAAGAAACTGGAGTTAGATCTCTTTCCGATCTTGGTCTAGATGATGCACCAATAGGAATTTCCGTCTGGGAGGGAAAATATCTTTGGACACCAGGTGGATATGAGTGCCCTCAAGATGGAAGCACTCATCCGGTCGGAAAGTTTAGAGTTCCATCAAAAAAAGAATGGAAAGCAATACAAAAGAACGTTTGCCCGTGGGATGAAAAAGATTATTTTAATCAGGAAGATGACTTAGATAGTGTCCCTTGGGATACTGAAACTGTATCATATAATACAAGGAACATAAAATGAATTCGTTAAAAATTAATCTGTGGAACGCAATCAACAATTACGTTGAAGCTTGTAATGGAAAAACAGACGCAATTTATACATCGAACAGAAGAATGGATGCTGTTGTAAAAGTCGAGCAATCCTTAAAAGAATATTGTGGAACAGACGGGCCAGTTTTTAATTCAGGTCGGAGCGAAGGCTGGACTGATATATGTGCAGAATTACGACAAATTCTTGACCCAATCGACCACAACTATTGGAATAAAGACGGATTATTGAAAGAAATAATTAGATTAAAAAGAAATGAATGTCATCAAGGATATCATGGTTCTTGTGAAGCTTGCAATATAGAAGCAGAAATTGGAACAGAAGAAGTCCCACACCCAATCGATGAAAGAATTCATACGTGCAACAAAGTAGAAAATTCTCTATTATTTTGTCCTGACTGCGATGGTAGAGGTTATTTTGAAGAAGACTTTTCTAACGAAAATGGTAACTACCGTGATACTCGGAAATGCGATTTTTGTGATGGGACTGGAAGATGCTTGCTATCGGAGACTTAGTTAAGTTAAATCTTGAACTCTCCTCTTACCATGGCAGCATAGGTGTCATAATAAACATTTTTGATAATAAAATTTTTACGCTCCCATACCAAGTTTTATTTTTTGATTCCCTTTATCGTGCAACATACGGGGAAGAACATCTTGACAAAATTTAAAGCTGTGCTAGGATTTGAATATGATTCTTGAGCCTGGAATGATTTTGCGGAGTAAAAGTGGACCAAAACAATGTATTTTAATCATCAGCAAACCAATTGATGTGTCTTACATGGAAGGTGCTTATCTAGAAGCCATGGAAGTAGTTCACTTCGTAGAGTTAGCCACTGGCAATAAATTATTTTTTTCACCTCATTCTATAGAACAAAACTATGACAAAATTTGAAATAGGTGATTTAGTAGTTTGGAACAACAACTTAAAATATATTGCACTTTTACTAAGCCCGGCAAGAGATTATAATCTCCGTGGGCTATGGAAAGTAAAATGGCTCGATTCAGACGTTATAGGAGAAGCCTACGAACACCAACTCAAACTACTCTAGATAGTTTCTTTTTCTACCGCCAGCGTTTTATTTTATAACTACCAAGAATTTTGTCTACAGTGTAGAGATGATCATCAATTTCTATTTTAGTATCATTATCGTACAAAAGTTTAAGTTTTCTAGAGATATCTTCTGGGAGCTTATCAATTTCTAACGAGTAACTTGGTTTTGTTGCATTATCTATTCCCACGCTCTCCCTCCTTCCATATTTTAGAGCGTAGTTTATAGCTTCTTCATCTTCTATGTCGTCTCCAGGATATTTAATCGCATCAAGGTTTTCTCTTAATATTTTTCTAAAATTAAATCCCATGATCTTAAATAGTCTCCCTTTCTACCATAAATTTAAAACTATAAGGTAATTCTTCATAATTTATGCCATCTGGTCTCTTGTGAAGAAAATTTATTTCATATGCAAAATCTGGCATCAAGTTAGCCATATCATAATTAAAATATGAACCGCTTATATCGCGTGACAAACGTGTAGCAGGAGGAATACTATTAGACCCTGTAAGAAAGTCTGTAACAATAAATTTATCTACTACTCTACGAACTTGATAATATAAATCTCCACTTAGTTCAAATGACTGATCTTGTACGGCTACAGCATACAAATTAGGAGACCATGATTTATTTCTACAAAACACTTTGAAACGCGCTGTCTCGGTTGGAGTATAGGAAGATTTTAGCCCTGGCATAGAAATAATAAACTGTTCCTCTTGTGAATCACCTTGAGAAGAAAAATTGGAAATATTAATAGCACCTGTAAAATAACATTGAGTAAGAGTAGAATCTAACCATCTATCATATACTACTGAACTTGTAGTAGCTAAAGCAAATGATGCGCTGTACACTCCTGTCGAAACTAAGCCACCTGTAATGACTGTAGGAGTGAGTAAAGAACCTGAAGAGGCATCATCATATACTCGTACATAAATGCCACTAGCGGTACCTGGGATAGTTTTAAGACTGCCACGGATACGATTGGTTAAAAAAATCGTGTTAAGGTTCTCAACATCACAAAGACTTGACGATGCAAAGAAATTTCCACGATGGTCAAATTTTGAATCATCAAATTGCGCCTCTAAAACTGGAAGTTGTAATCTAAATTCAGAGGAACGAGAAAAATATTTTTTTACATAGTAGCTTGAACTAATGGCATTTTCATTTGTCGGGTGCAAATAAAGAGCCATCCCATAGTCAGGTTTATTATTTGTTAGGTATTCCTCAACTAAACTTGTACATTGAAGTTCTAAATCTTCCGTACCCAAAGTTTGAATGCTTGAAGTATAAGATGGAAAAGTTGAATTAGGGATATAATTTCCGTGATAAAAATCACCACCTTGGTTTTGCCAATATGCAATCCCAGTAGAAGAAGAATTACACGTCATCCAGTTACTCACTCCATCTTGAGAAAACTCATCACTATCATTACTAATTCCTTCATCAAAAAGTGCTCCACTTAAAGCTGACAGGCATAAATAATAATTTCTTGGCAGACTAAATGGATGTGGTGCGTTGAATAACTTAACAGAGAAGTTAACTGATCCACTGGCTGGTATTTTACCAAGAGAACGATCTAATGCAATTTGATCAGTAGGGAACTTTAAAAGAATTCTAGACCGTTCACGAGAGTTAGAAGATTGTTGCCCAAATGTCATAAATACTTGTAATGTATCCGAATTTCCTTGATTGCTCGAAGTGGCGCGGTAATTATTATTACTTTGATAAGCGTCGGTTATAACATTGTCTGCGGTACAAACATATTTTTTAATCATTAGGAGACAGATCCTTGAATGTCACTACGTAAATATTTTATTTCGAATATCACATTGTTGGGGCAACGTACAAATCTTCCACTTGGATCAAGTAATTGGTCAATATTTACAGACACGTCAGAATAGTTCCCGCCATTTTTATTTATAATATTTACACTAACACAATCCAAAACTTCTGGTATATTTTTCAATATTTGATATATTGCACTTACGTCGAAACTTTGACCTATATCTTGCACAGTTGATAATTGAGAAATTAATTCATCAGTAGCTATTTGTAAAACGCTAAATTTATTTTTTTCAGGTTGCGCGACGATTTCGAAGTTTATACCAACATTCACAATTATGGCGGGAAGTAGATCTACAGTATCACCAATTAACTTTTTACTTGCCAGCCAGTTTTTCAAATTTTGTTTGATAGTATTTGATGGCGCAACAAGTGTTCCATCAGAGTTTTCACTAACCAGATAAATGTTTAAATTTCTTTTGAACGAGTTGATATCCGTCATCACGTTGCAGCGTCTAATTGCTCCAAATTTAGCAGGCATGTTATAAATTGCTGCCTTAAAATCTTGTCCGGTTACGCATCTATCTTGACTAGCGTAATTGCCTTCAATTCTTAGTTTTAATTCTTCACTAGTAGGCAAAGATATTGCACCTAAAATTGGCTCGTCATTTAGAACCTCTAGAGAACTTACAACAGAATTTATAGTATTTGTATTTAAACTTACTCTATTCCTAAATTCAAATATAGGACTTGTTACTTCCGTTATGCTATTTTGTGCAGCGTTAGAGTTTTGAATACTTAAATTTCTTGTTAGCACTCTTAATTGTGTATTAGACGGAGCTATTCCCATTCCATCACCTGTTAACAATTCTGACGGATCAAAACTCGTATCTGAAATATAATCTCTTCCTAGAAGCTGTAGCGTAGTATTGGTAGGATCTAAAATATTATTTGCTAATATATCTTCACCAGAACTTGCTCCAAACTGTAGAAAAGTATTCCCATTTCCATCTTGTTCTACTGAGAATCTTCTAGGAACTGTGATAGGTTTTAAGATTGATAATGCACCGTCGGTTGCAGCGTTAACATTATTTATTTCCTTCCAGACGACATTTTGGCTCAACGTCTCCGTTTCATACCAACTGTCACCTTCTTGACTTACCACTTCTAACACTTCTGCTATATTTTGGCCACTTAATCTAACTTTAAGAAACTTTTGAAAACTTCCAATGCTAATAATTTCTTCATTGTAATCCCCACTAAGAACAGTTCCAAAACTTTTTACGGCATAACTAGCAGGTGACCCGTTATCATTTACAGCAGCAACAATTATTTCATTGTCACTCTTGCTAAAGTCTATATTTTCTCTAAGTGTAAAACTTGCCCCACCATTAGAACTAAATCTTGAACCTTTCATAAGTGTAGGAAAATATCTTATATCTGGTCTTCCTTGACCGTCTGACGGGATCATAACGTATGTCGTTAAGACGCCATATGAAGTTGGAACACCTTTAAATTTGTATCCTAGAGATCTTCCTATTTTTATAACATTTTGATATTCTAAAGCACTATCAAGAAAACTTTCATTTACAGAATAAGTTAAGTAATATGATAGTATATCACCTACATATGCAGTCATGTCGGTAACCATACTACCAAAGCTATTTTCTGAGAAATCTTTATTACTATTCTCGTAATATCGTTTAGCGTACTCTACTAGAGAATTTTTAATACTATTAAAATCGGTAGATAAGTAATCAACTCCTACTTTACGTCTTTTCTGTGCCAAGGTGTAGTTTCCTTACTGTTGTGTAGTAATTAGCAAATTGGAATAGATTATTTTTTTGTTGCCACTTGAAAATTTTGGTAAGTATGGTATATTGTATGAATGAAGTTACAAGAACTAAAACAAGGGCAACTTATAAAGATAAAAGGCCCATTTGATACAGACATATATCTAGTTCTAGGCGATGGTGGGGATGATGTGCTTTGGGAAGTCGTAGAAGATCAAAGAATGATTGGTGTTTTAAATGTTACGAAAAATCACAAAACTTTAATTCCAGAAGATCATTTAGGTATATTTGAGGAATTATGACAAATTTTAATTGTAGAATGGTAATTCCAGCAATATCAAATTATAAGGCGATAGAAGCAGAAACGCCAGAAGAAGCGGCTAATGAATATCATTATAATTATTCAGATGGAAGTTTAAAATATATAAAAGAAGAACAAGATGGTAAACATGTTCACGTACTTTTTGCACGAATAGAAGTTGAAAACGAAGGTACGTGGATATCAAAAGTTTATAGCCATGGAATTTTTCGTCGAGGTAGAAAATATAATAATCCATCACTTATCTATCTTGCAGAACAACTAGGATATGCAGACGATCCAAAAACTCTTATCGATGATTGGGAAAGTGAAGAATCTATAGAAGAAGCGGAAGAAAAATGGAGAGAAAGATTTAGAAATGACAAACTTTGAAGTTGGTGATTTGATTCAAAGTCGTCTCACTAAAAATATTTATTTAGTAACAAGTGAACCATTAAGATATGACAATGTTTTTAAAATAAATATGTTCTCTTTTGCAGATAATTGCAAGGGCTGGGAATGGATAAGTCATTTAAGTAACCACTACGATAAACTCTAACTTAACTTCTCATTAAGTGTTAAAGTGTCATCTTCCCCCAACGGTATAATACTGTAAGATATCTTTATTACTATAGCGTTTACATCTACGTTAGGATCATTATCCGAAGTGAAAAACTGTATATCTTGAATGTCTAGGAACGGCATAAAATTTTGACATTGAGTCATGATGCGGGTGTGGATATCATTTAGGACACTTGAAATGTTATGTAAAAATAAGTATCTTTTTATGCCTACACCGTAGTTGGCATCCCAAACCCGTTCACCCGGCGAGGTTAATAAGAGCATTTTTAAATTTTGACGCACCATGTCTTTGTAATTTTTAATTAAATGATACGCACCATCGCTAGTGTCAATTACTAATGGTAACGCACAGGAAATACCTTGAGCCATGACTATTTTTTATCCTTACAGTTTTCTAATTGTTTCTGTTTCTCTTTCTCACTATTCTGTAACATTTTTTTCTTTTCCCCTGGTAACAGGCCAAAAGCAAGAGCTGCCATACCAAGCATAGTTAGGGGTGGAAAGACTCCAATAATCGGAATTAAATTAACAGGGGGCATTCCTAAAATTGATGCAGGTGAAAGTCCAGCAGGTAACGCATCCGGAGCAAAATCAAATAATTTTTTCGCGAGAATATACCAACTATCAAATTTTCCAGCCATTCCTTTTGCTATAAGTCCTACAGCTTGTAATGCTAATGCTTCATACCCAGGTGCCCCACTCGTGCTTACGTTACTATTATATTTTTCTCTTAACGCATCATTATCAGAACCAGGTAGTTTTTTCTGCCACCATTCCTCGTTGGTTGGTAGAAGGATTTGGATTAAATTTTTCACTACTCTTTTACTATTCTCAAATGCAAATTCTGCATTCTTTGCTTCTTTCCCTGTACCGATGATGCTGTATATTGCGCTTAATGATAAGATTCTTTTAAGTGGGAATACAAAGTTAAACAATGTTCTAAACTCTATAGTATTGACTAGCTTCTTCTTCAATTCAACAAACTTATTTTTTTCTTCCTCTCCATTTAGGTTTACATCCCTTAAATCTTCCTCTTCAGCAAATGCCAATGGTATAATAACATGAGTTTCTTTATTTGATTTAGTAAACTCTCCACCTGTAGAACTATCAGTATTATACATAAATGCGTAACTATTTTCTTTTGTTGCCAGGGCAGGGTCTACAGAGATTGACAACACATCATTCTTAAAGTTTACCGCCGTACTTGGGATAAACGATAAACGTAAACCGTATCTAAATTTTGAATCTGTTTTTTGTTGTTTATCAGCAGTAGCTACACTAGTTTTACCATCCAAGGGTTCGCAAAATCTTTTATATTTCTCTACTATAAAATTACCTTTTGCGTTGTTATCTTGAAACAAAACTGCAAGACTCTCTACCGCTCCTCCAATTGTCAATACATTTGTAAAATCGCCTAAAGGATTTTTTAAATAATCTTCATATCCTCTATGGCTTTCTATTAAACCTCTCATTGGGAACCATTGGTCAAATAAGTTTTCATAGATATTTTCAGACTTGTTAAACTGTAATACTTCCTCAAGGTTTGAGGACATATTTTTAATGTTGTTTTTTATAAGCCATTCTAATGCGGCAGAACCATCAACCCAGTCAGGGTTAGTATCATCAACTATTTTTTTAGTATTCATACTTTCATCAGTATCAAATGGGTCTTTAATCGATGAACCCTTGGAGGCAACTATATTTTTACTTTCCCTTAGAATAGTTTTATAAAAATCAGGATCTTTTAATTCTATCCCTTGCTTAATCCTTCTAACGAGATAGTCAATAAATGAATGATCGGCAAAAAGATCGGCAGATTTAAACTCAGTAAAAACAAATATGCTTCTCATAAGTTCTTCTATGGTTTCAACTTTTACGTATGCCGTAACAGCACCACTTATACCAGCACGTTCCATTGGTTCCATTTTAGAAGCAATCTCATCTAATAAATCTGGACACTTACCAATTTCGCGTTCATATTGCTGCTTAACGCTTTCCATAATATCTTCAACACCAAGCAAACTTGTTTTCGGACTCGTTTTACAATCCTCAGCAAATTCTTTATCAGGTTGCCACTTCACATTATTTAAAATGTTAGCATCAAACAATTCTGAATTTGATATTTGCAATGTACACTTCTCTACTAGATTTTCAAATATCTCTTCATATAATTCATTGTAAGCATATGCAAATAACTTTACGTTAGCTTTTATTTTTTCTTTGCTATCCGGCGTAACCACGTCAAGATATGTCTTCTGAATCATGTTTGCAAAAGTTGCTCTAGGTAGCGAAGCATCTAATGGTAATCCAAAGTTTGCAAAGTAATTTTTTATATCTTGGTCAATATCAATAGAATTTGTAAAGACACCATCTTGACCAAAAATAGGATCTAAGATCCGGAAGTGATAATCATCTTTTTTATTTTCTCCCACCTTAGAAAATAATCTATAAGAAATAATAGCGTCAGGACTTATCACATCTTCAGGTTGTGAAGGATTATCAAAACTCCCTAAAGTAGCAGGGCAAGTATTCCCAACTCTGTTTAATTGAAACATATTACTGTTCAGATTATTAAAGAAGTCCATAATCAATGGAGTATCTGCTACAATCTTTTTTATTTCTTCCTTTGTCAACGCTTGTGCTCGTTTCTTTAAATCTTCAAACAATGCTAAGGTTTCAGGATCTTGAATAGGATATCTAAACTCTAAATTGTTATATAGTTTTCCTTTAGTGTTGATAAAGAAATTATTCTTATCCTTCAGACTTCTTCGCAAAACTGGAAGCACAACAGGAATAGCAGAAACAGAATTTTGTTTTACTGTTAATTCTAATTTTTTATTTTTTTCTTCCTCGCTAAGATCGGAAGAAAGTTTTCTTTCGAGATCATATAACTTTCCACTTTCTTCTTTATTCACCTGATAATTTGGTGTAATCTGTAAAGAATTTATAAAGCCTTTTAGGTCAGCATCGAATGTACTTTCAATACTACCATACATCGTTTCTATTACTTGATCGTTTAATTTTTGTATTGATGGAGGGTCATGAGGTACAAGGCTTCTCAAAGCTGGAGTATTATTTCCAGACTTATCACAAGGGTCTCTCGTAATAGGAGGAAGAATTTTTTCTAATATACCATCATCAGTTAATTCAAGAAGTGCTTTAAGTAAATCTTTGCTTCTTTCTTTTTCGGTGTCAATCTGTTCTTGAATTTGAGCATCTGACATTCTACCATCAAGCAAACTTCTTTTTATATTTTCCCTCTCTTCACAAAGACTTGAAGGTACCCCAGTAGTGCTTCCTTTTTCAATTTCAGCACACAAACTTGGATCTACAAATTTTCCAAGGTATAAAAATAAACTTTTTATTTTGCTCGTGTCGTCTAAACTTATAAATAAATCAGGGTACTTACGTCTTAAAAGAGACTTAACAACATTTAAAACTTCTATTGGGGCTTCACCATTTAACAAAGCACATAACTCATTAGGTGTTAAAATAGAAGATAAATCACCAAAAAAATCATCGATGTTTTCAGGAATGTCAAACTTACTAAGATCTATACCAGGAGGTAACTCATCTCTAAGATTAACATCTCCAAAATTTCCATCTGCTTTTGGTAAACCTCTAGCTGCGCATAATTTGCATAGTGTCTTAAATAAATTTTTAATTACTGACAACAATGCAGCAGATATGGCTTGCTTGATAGCCTCTTCTAATAAAGCACGGATTTCTCTAAGAGTGTCAGCCGTAGGTAAAAGATCTTTTAAGTTAATAATAGGTGGAATAAATAATCTTATGTTAATGTGTGGAAATAACTTTGCAAATTGGAATGCTATAAGGCCAGGGTCTAAAATGTTAATGGCACTACAAATTTCATCTTTTGTTGCTCCATCAATAATAGCAGTTTTTAATCTTATTGAAGGTGTAACATTTGCAAATTTTGGATCGGTAGATAATTTTGCAAGTTTATCTTGAACTTTAGTAAACGCATTATTAGCCAGTAAAGAATTTAGTTTTTCTAACTGATCAAGTGGCAACGCTTTCAAAACCATATCACAAATAATTTTATTGATATCTGGAATAGACAAGTTTGCCATTACACAAGATGCAATGAACGATGTAAGAGACTTCAGACTTATCTTGTTTAAAACTTTGTCATACAGCTCATCAAGCGTAGAAATTTTATCTATTTCTGAATTATCACAAGCTAAAAGTGGATCACCAACAAATTCCATAAGCGTATTACGAACACTTATAAATTTATCTCTAAAAGTTTCAATTTCACGGTCTTCTACTTCTTTTTCTTTAGTGGTTTTAACTGGTTTCTCGTCATGGCGTTTCGCAACCACCTCAACATTTTTCTTTGGTGGGGCAGACATAACAATTCTTGGTAATGGACACGTATAGCTGTTAATAAAACTAATCCACCTACGCTTTTCTTTTTTTATGTCCTTCCCCATTTCCAACATGTAGAAAACATAACCCATCGTTCTTTCAAATGGAACTGGTTCTGTTTGTTTAAAACATTCTAAGCCAATTCTTAAAGGGGTACCAATAACGTCTTGTTTCCATAAAACATAAATAAGTTGAAAGCATGGGCCAGAGAATCCAATTTCAAATTGATTATCATCAGAAGGAGGGACATCATTCCATTTTAGGAATTGTTCAAATACTTTAGGAAATGCTTTGAGTTTTTTATTTTCTTCCCTTATATCATAGTCAAGAATTTCACCTTCAAAGTTATCAATTTCTATAGCGTACTCGTCAAATCTTTTTGTTACTACTTCAAGATTGGCTTTAAAATCTCCATACTTAAAAGAAACAGTTCGCCAACCTTCAGGTAAAATTCCTCCAAGCGTAGGAATATTTTCTAAAAATTCAGTTGTTCTTGGAATAGCTCTAAAATACTTTCCAGGTATGCCAACAAGAAATTTTAACTGTGAACTTGGTCTACCATCAAGAAAGTAATCTTTACTACCAATAATTTTATCACCAACAGATGAAACTAATTTATCAAGAGTCTCTTTACTCCATTGTTTGTCGTAAAACTCTAGCAACATCCTAACGCCATCTATGGCAGCAATTTTTTTTTGTTCTATAATACGTTCTTCCGTAGTGTTTTCTTCACTAGATTGTACAACGATGTAAAATTTGCAAGTCTCTTCGTCATAAAAGGGTTCACATTCAGTTAACTTTGTCCAATCAGGAAAAGGAGTTTTTCTTTCTGATCCTGTAATGACTTCAGTACAATCAATACAATTTACAGGGATAAGAATATTTTTTTCATCTTTAGGTTGAACAAATTCTGCATAACAGAATAAATCATCTGCCTTCTGTATTTCTTTAACCCAAATCCATTTAGAATCTGGATCAACTACTTCAACTTGATGCCACTCACAGTTATACCCTACATGAGGTTCTATAACCTTTAATAGAGTACCATTAGGCATCATATCAACTCGCTCACCCTTTTTATCTTCATCCTGGTCTGCTTCTTTAGAAACCTTCACATAAGCAGGAGCCTTACGTAGAGCTAACCTATGCGTAGGATTTTTTGTCTTAACATAAAAAGTCGCTTCTGGAACACTTTCTATTTTGGCTGGTGGAGACAATACCTCTTCAAGTTTTTTAGTTGGAGTATCAAAGACAGGTTTTTTTATTTCTTCCTGCACAGGATTAGGCTTCAAGCCCATGTCTTCTTGTAGAACTAAACCAGTAATATATGAAATGTATCCAAAGTTTATTTCTTTCTCAATATCAGCATCGGTAGCCTGAGAAAGTTTTTTCATCCTAGACTTGTTGTTATTTTGATAATCCCTAATAGCCTTACGAGTTTCAATTTCGTAAGTACCGAAAATCTTTGCACTTGTTAAGGAAGTATCAACGCCACCCGTAGAAAGAAAAAGTTCTTGCTGATCCTTCATACCAGGCTGGTTATTTAAAAAACTTTGAATAAGTTTAACAGCGTTGCCGGTATCGTCTGGCCTGATGGCAGTATCGGAAACTTTTGATGGAATGGTATCAATGGTAGACATTAAGATTTCCTAAATTTTACCTGTTAATTTATTTTTTAAAAAGATTCCGAGTTCTGTATATGAAGAAAGTTTATTTTTTTTCATATATGAAATAACAAAGTCCATTATCTCTCTCTTGTGACGATGCATATCGCTATTGTTGATAATAGAACTAATATATTGCTCCCACCCTCTCGGTGCAGCAAGAATTCTTTCTTTCCATTCGTTATTTATGTTTTGTTTATTTTCAGATTCAGAATTCTTGATTATATTTACTAGAGATTCAAGTTCCTTCTCAAACGGATCATTATAACGACTTACTTTCTTCCAGCCCAAGGAATTGTTTACCAAAAAAGAATCTATTTTGTGCGATGGAATAGACTTACTTTTATTCAAAAACAGAAATGGTTTCTTTTTTATGTATAAAAAAATAGGAATATTATTATCTTCTGTTATTTTTTTCACATCATGATAAAAGTCAGCGTCGTGACTATAAAATTCTTCACCCCAAATAAAGCAATGAACCTCCATAATATAATTCTTCGCATTTTCAATAAACGGCTTATCGGTAACAATTCTATCCTCCATTTCATCAAAACTGTGATGTTTAAACCTCAAACTACTATTATAGTCTACTGGGATTCCTTTATATCTTTGGGAGAGTTTGTTTCCATCTAACACAAAAATCACAGCGGGACTATGGAATTCTTTAAAATAACTACTCATTGTAGATCTTGCTACTGAAAAATAATATTGTTTTCCTTTACTCATTTTAGTGCTAGACGGGTTTTCCATATCTTCACCTCTTGAAATAGAGGTTAAAAATTTGTTTGTTTCCAATATTTTTGCAGCCGACTCTAAATCTGTAATATGATAAACAATATCTGTAACCGTTTCTTCTAGAAATTGTTTAAATGATTCAATAAGTTTTTTGAACTCCATTTTTTTCTCCTTAGTGACAAAGGTAAATAGAAATTATTCCTACTTCGGACTATCTAAGTTATGGCTGCTCATGAACCAGTTCGTAATTCCAACAATAACTGCCAGCTATTCCCAAAAAATAAATGTGATGTAGAAAATAAATTTGATGTTATCCTAGAAAAACTCTCCTACCAAGACAAATTTATTGAAGAAATTAAAGAACATACAGTTAAACTTGCCGATACAATTCTAGACCCTGAAAAAGGTTTGTATGCTAGAGTAAAAGTGGTAGAATCGTGGAAAAGAAATGCATCAAAAGTTTTTTGGATTGTTTTTTCTGCTCTAACAAGTCTAGGGTTTAGTGCTACAATTTGGGCAGCTTTCCTGAAAAAATAGACTTGACAATTCTCTAAAACCAGTCATAATATATTTAACATTCACAGAGGATTGAAATGAAAATTTCAACTGAAACGTGTAAAAAAGCAATTGTAGAGTTTGTTAAAAATAATAATGGGTATATTTCTAATCTTTTTGCAGGAGATAAAGTGGACGAATCTTTGGCATGCAAAGAAAGCAATTGGAAAAGAGAAATAAAAAGAACATGCGACTTTGGAACTCACGTCGGAAAAACTGTTAGGGAATTTGACTGTAGGCCTTTTGACTCACAGTTAAGAGCATATGTATATGACGATGGCAAAGAAATTATTGCTTTAGAAATTCTAGGAGAATAACATGCACGTTGATTGCAGGTTTGTTAGAATTAATCCCTTAGCTAAACTTCCTCGGCAAGCAGAAGAACAAGCTCTAGGTATGGATTTATTTTTATTGCCAGGGGAAAAACATGTAAGCGAGTACATTAATGAAGAATGGCAACAAGAAAAAGTAGGTTATGGATTTGATCCTGGAGAAGTTAAGATTCTCCCAACAGGTTTAGTAGGAATTCCCCCAATTGGCTACCACTATGAAATTTTACTTCGTAGCAGCACTCCAAAGCGTTACCCCGGACTTTTACTAGCTAACCATGTAGGACTCATTGACCCTAGCTACTGTGGTCCTGAAGACGAATTAAAAGTTGCTTTCTATAATTCTACAGGTAGTCATCAATTTTTGGATAATGTAGATATCGAAAAAAAGCCACTTGTACAAATTGTTGTGCGCGCTAATATATTTGGAAAGATTGAAGAAGTTTCTAAGGAAGATTATAATAATATGTATATTAGTAGGAAATCTAGGGGTGGATTTGGAAGCACTAATAAGGAATAAAAAAATGATTACGCAAATTAACAATGAACAAGATTATGATGAAGCACTTCAAAGAATGGACGATCTTTGGACTGCACAACCAAACACGCCGGAATATGATGAACTAGATAAACTTATTGAACTTGTAGATGCATATGAACAAACATTTTTTAATTCTGTGGGTCACAAACCACAAGGAAATTATCAAGGCGTTCCACAATCAAGTTTTAACTTTTTTGATCCTGACGAAGCCACACCTGATGAACCTGTAGATATAAAAGATTTACTCAATCAATGGGATAAGGAAAATGATGGTAAAGAGTATGTAAAAAAACAATGCGTAAGTAAGTTTTGTAATTGTCATAGCAATAATCCACAAGAAAATTGGGCACTAGGCAAGAAATTTTTTGTTTGTAATAATTGTAAAAAAGAAATCAATAACCTGTCTGAAGGAGAAGGAATCTGAAATGAGTAGGAGTAGTAAGTTTAAAGGGAATGAACGTGATGTAAGTGTAGACTTTATGAACTCGCGGGAAAGAAAAAATAAAAGAGACGAGCAAGAACTACTAGAAGAAAATGAAGAAGAGGATAGAGAACTTAAACCATTTTGGGAATTAACAGAAATAGAGGAAGGTTAATTGCTAAAAATAGGAGACTTAATCAAATTCCCCACAAGTTGGTATAGATGTGACAATGTTTATATAATACTTCACATTGATGATAAAAAAACAAAAAACCAAGAACAAAACATAAAAATGTATAATTTTAATTGGGAACACTTAGATGAGGAACTTGTATACCTTACAGATAATTCATACTGTGAACTTTGTGGCGGAACAGACTGGCAAACAAAATATATTGAGGTAATAAGTTAGGTTTCCGTGTACAGCTTTTCCAACTCAACCTTCAAGTATTCTCTAAAATCATCAAAAGTAGACAGTTTTTTACTCTTCATATAGTGAAGAATGTCGTCTATATATTTCCTATTTTTAGGACTTTTTCTATCATTTTGAATCATTATCGGAAGGTGACTATTAAAATCTCTAGGATAACTTAAAATAAATCTTTTCCAATGATTATCACTAGAAATCAAATCTTTGTTACCAACCTCAATTGCTTTTAGGATGTTAACAAGATCTTTTGCATCAGTTGAGTCAAAAGATAAGCTGTCCCAATATGCATCCTTCTCTTTTTCTTTCGGCTCACCTTGTTTCTGAGCTATGAACTTTACGGCGTTTTCAGCAGACAAAGCCTTTTTCTTGTTCAAGAGATAAAAAGAATCGCTATCGGTGTAAAAGTAAATTGGAATGTTATTTTTGTTTGCGATACTCTGGACTTTATAATAATCTTGCGCTTGCTCTGTGGTCTCTGCATATTTTGCAAGACAGTGAATTTCTAGGATATAACTTAAGGCATTATCGATTGACGGCTTGTCTGTTACAATTCTGTCTTCCATTTCATCATATCCCCCTGTTGACTTGTCAAACTTATTATAATAATCAACTGGGGTAGACTTATATCTTTGAGATAACTTCCGACCATCTAGCTTAAGCAGAACAGCCCTAGAACCAAGACCTGTCAAATAGGTGCTGGTTATTGACCGAGCGGTAGAGAAATAATAAATTCTTCCTTTGTTATCTCTTTCGTCGGAAGAAATACCTTTAGCAACAGATGTAGTGAACTTATTATTTTTTAAAACTACCAACAAGGTTGAAAATTCTGTACCATGGAAGACAACATCTGTAACGGATTCTTCTAAAAATTGGTTAAATGATTCAAGAAGTTTTTTAAGTTGCATAAGTTAATTAGTTAACCTTATTCCTACGCGAGCATACATAATTTTTACCTACCTGTTCGAGATGAGTTATTTTAAAGGATCCCAAATTTATTTTCAAATTTAAAATACTACGCTTAACCTTTTGAAGAAGATTAATGTTAGCTTTGGTTCCTTCAGGAATAAGAACTTCACTGGGAGTGGTACACTGAGCGAAGAACGGACTAATATGAAAATGGGTAGCGATCTGCTGATTGTAGTCAAAAATAATCATGGTTAAAGAATCTACTATACCCGCTAAAGAATCTATATGATTAACAATTCCTGACAAAGCAGAGACAACATTGGAACCTAGGACCATTGGTTGTAAGGATTCACTATTGTTACCAGCGTTAATTTCTATACCAGATAATTCATTTATTAAACCACCCTGGGAATTCGTGTCGTCAGTGCCGGTCACTAATTTTATTTTTTCTCTAGCCACTATTCGAATATGGTCGGCTTTAATCCCGACCGCCGATCTAGTTTTATGATTAGTACCGTCAAGTTTTAAATAATCGTCAATGTCGGCTTTAGCGGAAATGTATATCCTGGCAGAATCATTAACAAAATCAGAGTCAGTCCAGAGTTGCTGGTTACTCACATCAACTTGTTTTACATTACTGCCATTACGGCCTACAACAAGATCTATAGATGCTGCACCAGAATCACCCCGACCACCGTAACCGGATAGACGGGATCCAGGACGATCCCGACCAAGCACTATCCAACTATTGGATTTGTTTGATAAAACAATTTCACTAGGCGTAGAAATATAGTTCGGAACTGGCTCAGATAAAGTCGATCCAGCAATACCTTGAGCATCTATTTTGGCAGAGTAAGAAGTGTTACCAATTATTTTTTTTGTTTCATCGGAAAGACCATCACGATCTAATGCTTTTTTGAGGCTACTCATTTTTTTTATCTTCCTCTCCTAAAACGGGTTCAATATATTTACAACCTTTTTTTATATTTTCAGAAGCTAACATCCACTGGTGATTATCTGCCCGATATGCTTCTTTTACTTGTTCAGGGTCATCAAAATCGAATAAACATAAAGGTTTTATATGATCAATATGATAATCTTTTCTATTTCCAGGGCACTCGCCAATATATTCAAAAATAGCTTGATAATCTATGCCATATTCTTTAGATGAATTTACCTTCCCATTTTTAGAATAAATTCTAAAAGCATTTGATAAACGAGATCTTAATCTTTGTATTATATTAAATTTAGCATCGTTTTTTCTTCTGCATGCTAAATCACAATTTCTGCATATCCTTTTTTGATCGTCAACTGGAACTGGTAAAGAATCAATTTTATGGCAAACATAACATTCTCCAGTTGGTGGTTCATAAAAGTTTTTATGATAACAACGAGAACAAATGGGTTTCCCATCATCATATTTATTAACTATACCTTCTTCATTACAAATCGAGCATACTTTTTTTCCACGTATATATTTTGAATGACAATTCGAACAATAAAACTTTTCTATTTTTTTATTGAAATAAGAAATCTTTTTTTCATTACAAAAAAAACACACATTTTTATTTTTAATATGATTTCTATAACAATTTTGACAATAAAATTTATCATCGTTCTCTGCAAAAATAATTGATTCCTCTAAACAAAGCGAACAAATTCTCCTGTGAGTATTTATATACTTATCTCTAGCCGCTCTTGAGTTACACAGAAGGCATTCTAATTGTCCATTTCTTTTTGTAATTACCTGTTTCTCTTCATTACAAGAATCGCAAATGCCGGTTTTTTTCGGTCTTTTTTTCCACCCCATTTTTAATATCTCGCTAGCACACTTCTCAGATAATCTTTACTCATCACCCCACCACCGGACCATATCATCTTGTCATTTTTTTGAAGCGTATAAAATGGAACTGTTCTACTGCCAGTTTCCTTGAAAAGATCTCGCTCTTCACTTGTGTCTATATCGATGTGTCTATACTCAATATGATTAAATTCTCTCAAGACAGACCAAATAATATGTTGCATTTTTATACAGCCTTGGCACCAAACGGCCCCGTAAACAGTAAATCGTAACATGATTTCTCCTTTGTGAAAAAATTTATTAAGCAAAATTTAAAAATGATTTCATACCATAATCTGCTGTAGCCACTGATTCACCAGTTAATTGTTGAGCTGCCTTGATCCAAAAAGGAGTGACTAAAACTCTCGACACTACCGAATTAGCTGTTACTCCTTTCCCAAATAATCCCTTCTCGGCATATTCTACCAGACTTTCCCCATTATTTGCAACATAATTGCACAACTCATTTAAAGCATTTCCTGGAGTTGGATTAACTTTCTTCAATAAAAACGGAAAAGCTCCATCTCCAATACTCAACTGGATATTAACACATCCCCAAAATTGGACATCTGCTTTAGGAAAATATCTTTGTAACTTTCCATAAGCCAATCTATTAGCTTGAACATTAAAATCACTTAACCCACCCCATATATTATCATCTGCATTAAACGGATTAAAATCAGGTTTTATTTTTTTACACTTTGCACCCAATCTTCCAGGTTGAAAATTTCCACGTTTCACTGCTTCATCTACTCCATATGTTACATAATCTTGATAAAAGTCGGGACCGCACCAAATTTGAAATAATCCCGTCTCACCGTGAGGTGTTGGTTTAGATTTTGCAACAACTCCATTTTCATGAGCAATACGAACACATGTTAACCCGTACGGTAAATTACCTTGATATTTTTTTATTAGTGTACCCCATTTTTGATCTACTTTTTTTGCGCCATCTAGCAAACCTTGAATTGACGGTCGTGGAGCCTTCTTCCTAGCAAAATCTGTGTACACAAGATTTACTTCTCCATCTTCACTAGCAGGTTTATTTAAACTTCCGTTAGGATTGTTAGGTGACGATCCCATGACACTTGCCACGGTTGCTACACAATCTTTATTATCGTTGCTAGCCATTGGAAGATTATTTCCTTTACCAGGATTAAGTACTCTCACTGCTAGATTATCGGTAAACTCCTTGCCACTAACCCAACTATCTCTAGGCAACATAACTTCCCAGTGCCATGCCTCAAGTTTGTAAGGTGTAATACCAAATTTATAAGCATTGTTAACTAACCATTTATGTAACTTAGTTTGTTTTTGTTGCTCATTTGTAGTACTCTTTGGAGTTAATCCTAAATTTCCAATGTCAAAAGCCAAGCCCGCACTATGAGGAGACTCGAAAGCTTTTAATCCTTTTCCTTTTTCTACATCACCCTTATATTGTACTCTTAGATAAGCTTCCCAATCAGCCTTAGTGGCAAAATCATTTGCTCTCCAACCCGAAGCTATTTTTATTTCTGGCTGTCCTGCATTCTCTTGTTGCCATGCTGCACTCATTAGAGCTAGTCTCTTGGCCGCTAGAGAGTGCAAAAATTGTTGTGCTCCTACGCTGGGTACCTTCACTAAAACGTCTTCAGTGCCCTTTAGGACGCCAAATTGAGCTACGTATACTCTATTCTCTTTGAACCCCTCTGCTGGTTCTATAGTTACCTTATTCCCATTGATAACAGTTTTTTCTTTTATGCCTGGTGATTTGTCTGCATTTTTAGGAGCAGGTAATTTTTGTCCTTCTTTTTTTAGACTATCTGTTTTATTTCCAATATAAAATATGGCTTCATTGTTTATTTCTTCGCTACTCTTATCTAATGCTTTGAAATCTATTTTATCTTTACCATCATATTGATTAAATCTCTTCTCATCTTCAGAGTTTTTCTTTACTACCACTTGTATGATAGATTCTTTAGCAGTTGCTACTAGATCAGAAAAATTCTTTGTTACCTCGGTTAAAACTAGCCTATTTGGTTTTACATTATCCATACCATTTTTGAATGCGTTTGATAATGCCAGCGTACCATTATTAACTGTTATAACCGATATATATTCTATTTTTACTTTATCAGAGAATGAATTTTTTATTGTTGCCAGCACATCTCCATGAAAACTAGCAAAGTTATCATTACCTTGCCAGACATTACCATTCTTAACATTTTTTAATGCGTTAGCTCCAGCATATTTTCCCCACGGTAACTCAGGCATAACAAATATAAAGTTTCTATTATCACTTGCTAATCTTTTTAATGCAGCAGGATAACGCTTTTGAAAATCTTTAGTTTTGTCAAATTCAGTAGCTCCATGGAAAAAGTAAATAAGTTCTAATGGTGCAGAATAGTCCGTGACGTTAGGAGAGAATATAATTGTCTCTCTTTTATTGTTTTCATGCGTAGAGTCTTCTATACCATTAAATTTTATGTTGCCTATCCAAGTTATGCCAGGTATGCCAGAAGCCTTCATTTCTTTTTGCCAGGTTGAAACGGTTAAAGAATTAACTTGTGGCCCTTTTAGAATACCTTCACCTATGTTAGCATTAGATAATTTTCTTGGTAGTAAAGGCAATCCAGAGTGAGATAGTGCTTTATTTCTACCAGCTAGTTCATCACCAGGTGGAGGATTTGATTGTAATAAGCCACCACATTTATTATTATGTGCGCCTTGAGCAGAAATATCTCCTTTTGCCCCAGCCCCAGCTTGAGCCATAGATACAGGCCTAAGATAGATAGGATCAGAAAAATTTACTTTGTTACCATAATCTACCCAAACTAACGAAGCTATCTCAGGGTAATTTGCTAATTCTACTCCATTGTTTTGAGCAATGAAGGTTGGATACATATCAATAATTGCATTATCAGGATTGTTACCACCACCTAGTTGTTTAGGTATAGGTAGCATGGCATGAAGTTCAGGTATTCTAACTTTTATCTTTACTAGAGTAGGAGCAGTACCTTTATTTTTAAACCAACTTTCTAACCATCCACCAGCTTCAGGAACATTATTTCCTTCCCATCTCAAAACAATTCCTTTATATGGTCCCGTATTTGTTACGGCATCATAAGCATAAAATTCCTTGACGATGTTTTTATTTGTAGTAAAGGCATCATAATTTTCAAGGTTAACTCTAGAAGATACCTGAGGTTTTTCTAACTTATTTAATATGCCATGAGCAGGATAAAATGGTGTGGTTGGTTCATTCTTAGCCATAACATAAGTAATTAGAAAACAACTATTTATTACATGTCATTCAATTTTAAACAAATACTGAGAGAATATATTGCGATTAAAAATGATTCTGTGATAACAGAACCAATGGCACTAGACATATTTTACGATATGTCTAAAAAAATAGAAAATAAATTTAATCGGGATTTCAAATTTACCCCAGGAGTTCTAGATAAAAATAACATAATTATAACCTCAAGAATAAACCCAGAGGTTAAATTCTCAATATTATTTTCATATAAAGAAAAAGATGAATATAACGAAAAGCCGACCGGAAGCGCTTGCGTCACCTTAGCCAGACCGAGTGCAGATAGAGTTGATTGGCATCATTTTAGGTTTAACAAAGAAGAAGTAAAAAAAGCTATTTATGAACTTTCTAATGATATCCAAAGTATATTAAATTATATCGTAAAAAATGACGAAACAAATAATACGATAGATGAAAAGGACCCAACATACGAAGATATTAACACTTTTGTGAAAGAACTCGTAAAAAACAAATCAGTTAAAATTCCCTCAAAAATTAAACAATATTATATAAGTCACACAGATCAAACTGATAGAAATTATACCTTTGAAAAAATTATAAGCCATTCGCTTCCAAAAAAATATATAGTCATCTTTGATTGGGCTAAAAACATCGCGCAACTGTATGACAGAGAAAAAACTTTAAGTTCTGACCAAAAAAAAGCGGCAACCGGGGTCTTTCTGCACAGTCAACGCGCTGACAAAAAAAAACCTTTGAAAGAAGTTTTATTCCTTTTTAAAAACATAACAGGAGAAGTATGTTTTTCTTCTACAAATCCCGGAGAAAATATTCTTATACACGATCCGAACAAATTACTAATAATTGGAGTTTATGGGAAATCCGATTATCAATTTGATGTAGATACATGGTCAAAAATAAACATACCCACTGGAAGGAGATATCCTACAGAATTACACAACAGGCCAAAAAGAACAGAATTTTGGCTAATCCCTTCCGAATCTGTCATTAAATTTATAATAACTAACATTCCGGAATATCTTAAACAAGCAAAAGATATGAAAATCCCAGTCTATCCAAGTTTAAAAGATTTTTACGAAAACTTTAAATAATTATTTTTCGTCTTTTATACTATCAAACAATTCTTCGCGATCTTCTTCAGACAACTCCATATCTACTACTTCATTTTTACTTTGTACCAGTGCAATCTTAACCATTTGTTCATTAGATCTTTGAAGAGTTTCTAAATACTTTGCAGCTATTAAACCATACTCTCTATGTTTATCATGTTCTTGACCTAAAACATAAATAAGTTTTGTAAGAAGCCATTGAGCCTGTTCTCTATCAGACCTACAATTTTCAACAGTTTCCTCTACAAGAGAAGTTTTATTTTTCTTTGCCATGCAGTAAATAGAGAAAAAGACTAATTATTATGATGCTATCAACTAAACAATTCTATGCGCTTATTAAAGAAGCTATAGAAAAGGCGTTAAATGTGGACAGTACTAATATCTTAGATATGGTTTATGAAACCGATAGAAAAGAATTAACTATCACGTTTCAAAATGGTAGAAAGTATTTATACTCTCAAGTACCTGTATGGATTTGGGAAGAATTACAAAAAGCAGGGTCTAAAGGAAAGTACTTTAACAGAGAAATTAAAACTACTTTTCCTTATAAAGAAATCACGGATATGATGCAGTATCGATATAACCAGCCAGGCAGGATTTAATAATTCACACAATCTGAAGTTCCAACCACTCGATAACTCTTAGCGTTCCAAGCAACACAAAAACCTTCTTGAATTTTACACCACGGTAGCTTACCCTTGCAATCTTTCTCAGTGTAACAATAAAAACTTCCTTCCCTACAAACGGTTGCAAAAGCTTCACGATTACCATCGAATTTTAACTTACTTTGCCCGTTATCAAGGCCAGATTCGCCGCATACCCCAGAGTAATCAAAAGTAACCACCCCACTCAAACGATTTGTTTCAAAACTATACTCTCCGTCAAAAGTTGGAACAGCATTAACAGAATTACAAGTTTTGGCAGACAAATAATTTCCATCCATAAATGTGCAATCTTCTTTAACTAAAGAAAATTTATAACCCGTTGGAGTTTGAAGAATGTTTAATCCGAAATAAACATTCCCCATAACAAGACTCCCTTGACCCATACCGTCAGTATCTAAAGGAGAAACAAAAAGATCTCTAAGAGCACCTTGACGACCATCTACGGAACAACTATTTAAAATTTCATTAAGGAAGATCATGTAGTTACCAGATGCAGGATCCCCTTGATCAAATTCGGGCTGACCACCAGAGTTTGGTGTTGTACAGGCAAAACATACTAGAGAAAGGAAGATTAGACTACGCATTATGACTCCTGTTAAATTGTTAGAAAACCTTTACATCTATAACCCAGATCTCACAATTCTTCATACCATATGGAACAGGTAAAAGAGAATTACTTTTTTTCATCACCCAGAATCTATTAAAAAACTTGTAAGTACCTAATTTATATTGAAAATCACACTTAATTTCTAATAGCGCGTTAGCAGATTTCGGGTTATTAATTATTATATCTGTACTTTCTCCAGCAAATGTTACACTGGAAGATAACAGAAAGCATGCAGTGAGAAGTATTTTTTTCATATCACTCAAACCATGTAGTTGATAATCGCCACACTAATTCTTTAAACTTTATCCAGTCCATATCTTTTTTCTTCTTTTGCCATCCAATTCATAGCTTGACGCCAAGTTTCAAATGGCAAATGTTTTCTAAGTTTAGGAGGATACATATTCATCATGGTAATAATAAACAAGTTCTTCCAATCTTCTACCATGGCATCATCAGACTTCTCAAGATATTTTTCTTCTTCCTCGCTAATTTTTTCTACCTCTCTCGTTTTTTTACGAGAAAGCCTCAAAGTATTATAATAAATTCCTTCAACATATTTTGCAAGACGCAAACAAGAATAGTTTGTTACAAAAAAAGTACTAGTAATATGATAGTATTGCATAACCTTGCTAAGGAAAGCATAGCAGCATATCCCAGATAAAAAGAATAAAAAACTATTCAACATGACTACACCTTGTCCACTTCGAATTGCTGATAAACCAGCCTACCCATAGCGTTAAGTTTATTCTTTTCCACATATTCCTTAGCTAACTCTACAGTAGAAAAGACTGCTTCTATGTGAGAAATTCTACCCATTACAGCATCTACAACTACAAAAACTTGCATTTTTATTTTGCCTCTAAATTAAGTATAGCAAAGGATGTAGAGAAAGTCAATGAAAAAAAAGGAAGGAAAAACTTAATCGTTCAGCAAAACTGGCTTATCAAGATGCTCACCACAAGCATCAAATTCTGTAACAATAGGAAAATAGTATCGGATCCTTTCCTCGGTTACCATCATTGAAGGCGGAAAACGCTTACACTTACCCTTTTGAACTTGTTGATCTTCTCGTGGCTCAGAACAATAAAACTTACAATTCTTACATGTTTGTTGTGACATTTCAAAATCTCCTTTAAAAGTTAAAATGATTTACAAGGCAACAAAAATATTCTATTTCACATCACTATTCTCCTCTGGAATATCTCCATTTTTGACATCAATTGTTAAGCGTAAGGTATCAACTTCTTCAAGTAATTCTTCAATAAACTCCTTCACATCAAAATAAGTACCCGTCTCTTCATCATAATGAAGGTTCAGTTCTTTTACTTTAATAAACTCTTTTCTGAAATCTCTAGAGCTATAATCTTTGCTGCCATTATAATTCGGCACTTTTAGCCCCCTTTTTTTGTCATATTATTGAAAATTTTTAATGCCATATCGTGAGGTAATCCAACTTGTTTTTCAAAAGTTTTTGACTCGCCCATAACTCTAGGAGGTATTTTTAAATGGTTACCTATAGTAATACTATTTTTTTGATCATAAGGCAAATGAAATTCTTTCCAATCGCTGGGAAGGTCAGACAGACTAGAAATCAAAACTACTTTTTCTATCGTTCCAGAATTTATAATTTCTTCCTTAGCATAGTCTATAGACTTGTGATAAACTTCTTCTTCTGTCTCAGCCTCTACAACAAATTTTGTTAGCACTTCAACACAATATATATTTTTCTTTGCCATGTTAAAAAGTTTCGCCGTTATCCCAATCATTCTTGAACAACTTATATTCTGCTTTAAACTTATTCAACGATGCTACGATTTGCTTGGTTGATAGGTTGGTAATTTCACGAAGGAAAAAATAAATTGCCTTCTTATTAAAAATTGGTATATCTTCTATGTTTGCTACCAAAACTTTAATACCATCTAATACTTTTACTTCATTTTCCTTAACAGCTAAGTCGTCCCAACGATCTAACTCTTGCAAGAAGTGAATCCAAAATTCAGCCTCTTCACGCTTCTCAAAGTATTCATTACTATCAGAATAGTATTTGTATTCTAACTCTTTGGAAAGATCTTCACCTTGAATCTCTTTTTTATTTTGACTAGCGTTCTTCTTTGTCTTAGCTATAAACCAATTCTTGGTTATAATAGAAAAATAAGAAAAAGCTTTATAGCCCTTATTAACATCAAATTTATCTAAAATAGTCACAAGCCAAATCTTACATTCTTCTTTGAGAAAACTTATGTTAGGCAAAGAATTAAATTTATAAGTGAAGGAAATCTTTTCTACCATTTCTGAAAATGAAGGCTCTATGAACTGAATATAAAGTTTGGTACGAATAGGAAGACTATCAGTTTTTACATAAGCAAGAATAGCGTTTTCATGATCTTTAGTAAAATATTGTTTTTTATCTTGACCGGGCCTGGCTACGCTTTTAGTAGAACCTTTAGGTCTAGCCATTAAACTTCAGATTCCTCGACAACTTGATCGCCTTGAACTTCATGTGTTAAAGAATAAACTTCTTTATAAGATTTAATTTCTTCTACCATAGCTCTGGCATGTTTCTGTAAGTTTTCTATAATAGGTTCTCCAATAAATGTTTCCATTGTCGAAATTACGTTTACATGTTCTTCAAACTCTGCAATTCTTTCATGAAATTCTCCCATATTTTCAGATACATAATATAGACGCTCAGTAACCTTTCTACAATACCAAACCAGCAATATATTTATTGATATGGAAAGAACAAGAAATATGCTTAAAAATATCATTGTTAACCTTTACTGGTATTCCGTTATAAAAGACTTACCAATTGTTACTAATTGTGCTTTTTTCCTCTTTCACCGACACCAACCGAGTGCCTCCAGAGTCGTTTTTATTGTCCGGTAAACTACCGGCCAAGGTTTTTAGATTAATTGCTGCATTTAAGTCTCGGTCAATAGAAAGATTGCAATGTTCACAACAATAAATTCGTTCACCTAAACTTAATGTTTCTTTGAGACAACCACAATTCGAACACAACTTACTACTAGCGAAAAATCGATCAGCTTTAATTACTGGAATATTTGCCCAGCTTGCCTTATATTCCAGTTGTCTTAAAAATTCTCCCATTGAAGCATCCGACAATGATTTCGCTAGCTTGTGATTTTTCATCATGCCGGAAACATTCAAGTTTTCGATACACAAAACTTTTGCCTGCTTGGTTATCGCAGTCGTAGCTTTATGAATTGAATCTTTTCGGGTACAAGAGATTTTGTAGTGTAGCTTCGCTAACTTCTTGACTTCTTTCTTTCTATTGTTTGATCCTTTCTTTTTGCGAGAAACTGATTTACTTCGTCTTCGCAGTTTCCTTTCGTGTTTTTTTAGAGACCTTGAATTTTCAAAAATAATTCCATTGGACAAAGTTGCCAAAGTCTTGATTCCAACATCAACTCCAATAATTTCACCACCTTGCTCTTTGGTAAATTCTTCGTCAACTAAAATTGATACAAACCATCTGCCAGCTTTTTCCGAAACGGTTGCGGACCTAATCTTAGTATTAGTTGGAAAATAGTCAGTTTCTTTTAGTCGAATCTTTCCTAATCTTGGTAACTGGATTTTTCCATTAATTACTCGGACTTGCATGGAAAAGGTAAACGAACCAACTCCATTTTTCTTAGATTTAAATCTTGGGAAACCTTTTTGTTTAGAACCTTTCTTACAATTTCTAAAGAAGTTCTTAAAAGCTATATCAAGGTTTCTCAAAGCCTCCTGCGGAGCCATTTTGGAGACTTCATACATCCAAGATATCTCAGTTTTCTTCAGTAAATTCAACTGCTTGTGTAAATCAATTGCAGAAGGAGAATTTCCGGTTGATTGATATTCTTCAATCTTTTTAGCTAAACCCCAATTATAAGCCCACCTGGCTGCGCCAGCGTGCTTTAACAGAAGCGTCCTTTGTTTATTATTTGGGTTTAATTCTGTCTTATAGGCTCTTAGCATTTATTTATAAGTGATTATATATCAATGTAAATGGTTTAGTCAACTGTTATCTACCCGTGGTTCTTTGTGTTTCTAACTCTTCTCGTTGGGATTGTAATGCTTTCCGAGATTCTTCAATAAATTTCTTAGTATCATCGCCAACTTTTTTATTTTGCTGCCTTTGTATAACTCCAGAACTTGAGAAATTACTTGGAACTCGTTCTACCTTACCACCACATTCACAATATTCGATTTTTTCACACAACATATGAGAAACACAAAAATTTATTAAACAAGATGAACAATGGTAGGTGTAGATAGGCAAGATTATTCTTCTTCAGGTGTAACAGTATCAACTTTCAAAATGGGCGGATTTGTTACCACTAGGCCATCTTCAGTATCGACGACTTCAAATCCTTCCAAGGTTTCAAGAATATCAACTTGTTCCATAATACTTTTTTGTACTGCTAGCATTAAACTTTTTGCAAACTGTCTAGACACTTTCATTTTTTTATCCCTTGTGAAGTTGTAAATACTCTATAGCGCCAATTAAAAAACCAATATCTTCATCAAAAAAACCTAACCCTCTATTGCACTTATCACATAGTAGCGACCTTACTTTATTGGTTAAATGGTTATGGTCAACTACTAATTTTTTATCTCTTTGACAAATATAACATTTTCCACCTTGTAATGCAACCATTTTTTCATATTCTTCTAAAGAAAGATTATATAATCTTTTCAAATCTCTAGTACGCTTATTTTTCTTTGTTACTTCTTTGTTTCTACGATGTTTATATTCTCTTTCATAATCAAGACATTTTGAACAAGATTTATAATGTTCATCAGTAGACTTCTCATCAAATTCAATAATACTTTTTACTTTTCTACATCGAGTACATCGTCTAGTGTCTTCTTCAAGTACCATCATTTTTCTATAAGCTTAAAAAAAATAGCTTTATACACTAACCGATTTCCTGTAAGATTTCTTTTTGTTTTTCTTCATCTATCAAGTATGAAGGGTTTTCATAAAATATTTCATCTTCTGTAGTTATTGAATAACCACTTTCCAAAGCCATTTTTGTTATTTTTGTATTTGGAAACCACTTAAGTTCAAACATATTAATGGAAAATGGCTTTGGAAATGTTTTTATTAACTGTATTGTCTCTTGATATTCTTCCTTGGTTTCAAACGGATTACTGAAAATAAAATCATATCTTACATCAACGTCATGTTTTTTAAACATGAGAATCTGTTTCATTAGTTTCTCGTTTGAATATCGTCTTTCAAAGACGTGTCTCCTAACTCTCTCAGATCCAGATTGAACACCCAACCATACTCCGACCATTCCTGCTTCTTTTAATTTTTCTACCATAGGCTCAGAAACAGTTCCAGGGTAAAACATACAAAAAAATGGTAGACCAATCTCCTGCTTATATTGCCTTAAAAAAGAATCATACTGTTCTGTCTGAAAGAATACCTCATCATAGAAGTTTATTTTTTTAATATTTGGAAACAATTTACGAACCACTAAAAGTTCTTCCAAAACCTTTTCAAAGTTTCTATATCTAATTTTCGTCCAGTTATTATATTTTTCTTTCATAAATGAATTAGAACAATAAGTACAACTATAAGGGCAACCTCTACCCATCATTGTTCCATAGCGTTCGTTTCTAGAATAAGGTTCACCGAAAAGAATTTGTCCTTTTTCAATTGTTATGCAATTATTCCCATTAAATACAAAAAGAGGGTGATTAATATCTTTAGAAAGCGACGAAAACGTATATAAATTTAAAAAAGATTTTCTTTCTATATCATCAAGAATCTTCAGTATATTTTTTTCTGCCTCACCTTGAACAACAACATCACAATATGGAGCACAGGAATTTGGGTTTAATGTGGGATGCCAACCACCCAGAACAATCAAACCACCATTCATAGATTTTCTAATACCCTCATAAAGTTTTTTGTACAAACAAAAATTAGGGGAAGTAAGACTGACACACAACACATCAGGAGAGTAATTAGAAATAACTTTCGTTATTAATTGTTCATTATTTTCTTTAATGAAAAGAATTTTACAATCATACCTTTCTGAAACAATAGAATGCAAAATTCTCATTCCGTAAGCTTCATCATTAAAAAAATTAGCGAACAAAACCTTCATTCCACAGCTCCTTTTTCAATAAGAACCTCTCTACAAATATACGGAGGCATACAACCCTTGTGTCGACTTGATTTTTCTAATTTCCGCATTGCATTAATGATTTTAAGCTGCTTCTCATCATAACCAAAAACATTCAAGTCGAGATCTTGATTTATGATACAGTCATTCTCCGAATTCTCTCGACTTGCCCATTCAATCGTTCCCATTGGTCCACCAGGACGTGTGTAAGTCAATTTCACCCCAGTGATGTCTTCAAGTTCTTTCTCATCACTGTGAACCTCTCCACCCCATAAATCAGGTGTTGGCGTTGCGTTGATAACTTCATCAGGGACTCCTAAATGTTTCGCAAGTTCCCAAACCTCACCCTTAAACAAACCTTCGATCCAATTACTGTCAACTTCTCCATCTCCACCTTTCTGATAAAAACGAATCAGTTCATCTTCATCGCGATTACCAGTACCTTCTCGTATTCCGCCGCCGAACATCCTATTTATAAATCTTCCAACAGGAGCACGCAAACAACTTCTAAGTCCACCATATGTTTTTTTAGAATCAACGTCTCCTTGATTCGGACAAACCAAACCAGCTTTCCAAAAAGAAACCATAACTTGCATTGTGATTTGTCGGTAAGCTTCGGAAAGATCTAGCTCAATAAAATGGAATTTAAACTTGTCAGCGACCATTTTTGCAAGACGACGTGAAGAGTCAGAAGAATTAATAGAGCTGTAAACTCCAATTACATTCTCCCTGCCAAACGCTCTACAAGATAATGCCGCAACAACAGCACTATCTACTCCCCCTGATATGTCAACCTCTGCCTTAGAGGTGTGTGCTTCTAAAGCTTGATTTCGCATAGCATCTACGATAAGTTCTATTGTTATATCAAAATTTTTAATCATCATATTTCCTATAAATTACATTACTATTGTGTCGGTACTCCATAAAATTCACAACCGGAGCATAAAGGAATTTTATCTCTGCAACCTTGTTTATGACATCCCATCCATTCCATTCTCAATTCAGAATTCCACAATTCTTCTAATGAATTATTTTTGATATTTCCAAGAACACCTTTTCTATTCGGATCATATCTAACACAAATTGAAACATCGCCATTTTTACTAATTGCAAGGTGCGTAAGAAAATCTAAACATATACCGTGTTCTGGAATGGTTGGATTCTTTCCAACATAGTTAAACGAGCCTTCTGGAGCATGTAAGATTCTCCTTGCAACCTTCAAACCCATCTGCTCATATCTGCGGATATCAACATTTCCATTTGCTCTAATAATCATAAGTGGCTTATTCAAACCCTTTCTTGACACAAATTCGTTAACAATTTTATATTGTTCTTCTGCTTCTGGGTCACTCTCAAAAACAGAAATTGCTATCGTATCAAGGTTATTAACTATCTCATCATATTTTTCAAGAAGAAGTTTCCCATTGGTAACAACATTTTTAATTTGCTTCCCAAACAAACTAATTGCTTCCCCAAAACGAGGGTACAAAAATGCCTCACCATTATTATGGAATTGAACCATAATATTTGCGGGAACTTGTTTAGAAATTTGTTCAACTAAAGAAAAATCCATATAACCGTATGACTTGATGATATCTGGATATTGCTTTTCTCTCTTGCGCCGACCACACATCCAACATTTTTTGTTACAAATGTCAGTCAGTTCTATGTTGATGTTTGCTAGGCCGTTTAGCATCTTGGATCCTGAACAAGCTCTAGAAAAACGCCATTGGGATCTTGCACGAAAAGAACTTTGTGACCAGTGGGCGTTGTTTGCACTTCGCAACATTTTTTAAAACTGCTATACAGGTCTCCACTGTCTCTTACGGTTAGCGCAATATGCGTGAGTCCAAGACTTTTCAAGCTATTTTTTTTCTTTTTTGTGCCGTTACCAAACCACAAAAGTTCCAAACACTCTCCAAAGTCATTTTTAAGTTTTGCTATATGAACTTGTAACCCTTCTTCGCTGAAAAAATTGGAAATATGATTTCCTTGTTCAATTTCGTTACTAAAAACCCTAAAACCGATTGACTCATAAAACAGGATAGACTCTCCCAAGTTCTTAACAACAAGTCCGACATGTCTAATCTTCATTTTATAATTTGTCCGCAATTGCAAGCAACATAACTTCTCTAGAAAATCTAATCAATTTAGAATCTTTGTATGGAATTTTTAAAAAATTGATAAGTTTGCAAAAATATTTCAAGAATGGATATTTCCAAACAAACGGAAGTTGATAGAAATAATCGACTTGAATATTCTTGAAATTATGCATCTTCAATATATTTTCTAGAGAAGTTTTTGTAAATGGAGTTACGTGAGTGTGATCATTATAGAACGGGCCAAAACTTGTATATTCCCAAGATGGAGTCATAACAACGAGTTTTCCTCCTACTTTAAGACTATCATACAGAAACTTTGTAGCATTGTCAACATTTTTTACGTGTTCTATAACGGATTTAGAAAATACAAAATCAAATTCTTCTTTTGGGTATTGTCTTTCTTCGATATCAACTATTCTACAATCAAACGGACGAATAAGAGTCGGAGAAAGATCTGCTCCACAAACATTATATTGTAAGTCTGAAAAAGCACGCAAATAATCCCCATGACCATAACCAACATCAAGTAACCGACCCGTTTTCTTGAAAATATTCTTTTTAATCCAACCTGAAAGAGCCCGAGGATATCCTACGCCTCTTTTCTCATAGGTAACCTCAAGATATTTTGAAGACTTTAAAATGCTACTCATGTTTTTTAATTTCCGTTTCCAAAACACCAAAAGCTTCTTTTATTGCAGAATTACTTATCGTAAGAGGTGGTCCAAGTTTTATAGAATTTTTATAAGTATACACGGGGAAAACTCCATTATTTATACATCCATACACAACTCTATCCGCAATCTCTTTTGAACTAAAAATTATTCCGGCAACCATACCAAAGACATTTACTTTTTGCACACAATTATATTTTTCTATTTCTTTAATTTTAGAAAATACTTTAATTTTGTTTTTAAGTTTTCTTTGGAAAACACTTTCATGAAGAAACTCCAAATTTGCTAAAGCAGCATAACAACAAATAGGATCGCCTGGATGTGTTCCAGAGTAATCCATGCCTTTGTCCATATCTACAATTTCTTTTCTGCTCAAAACAGCGGACATTGGGAGCGATGAGGAAATACCTTTGCCAAGAGTAATGATATCTGGCTCCAAATATTCGCCGTAATTCATATAACCATATAACTTCCCAGTTCGATAGAACCCAGATTGAATCTCATCAAAAACAATAAGAACGTCTTTCTCTTTAGCATACTCATATAATTGTTTCATATATTGAATTGGTAAAAACGACGCACTCCAGCCTTGATATGTTTCAATTACAAACGCAGCTACATTTTCACCTATAGATTCTCTCGGGAAATCTTCATCTCTTTCTGGAAAATCTAAGAAAGTAACATCGTTCTCAAAGCCTGCCCATTCAGAATACTCTTTTGATCTACTAAGAAAACAACTACTCAAACACCTTCCGTGATAAGCGCCTTTAAATGAAATTATTCTATTTTTGTGTGGAGAAAATTGTCTACCCCATACCTTTATCAACTTGTAAGCCGTATCTGTTGCTTCAGACCCAGAATTAGAAATAATTGCTTTATTAAAACAAGAAGGAGATATTGATAAAAGTTTCTTTATAAACTTCACTCGTATTTCATTATTATAACAAAAAGAATATAACAAATCTTTCTTAAGACATTCTCTAATTGCTTTTTTGATTTTTGGATTTGAATGTCCGGCATTCGCGACAAAAATTCCAGAAGTTAAATCTATCCATTTGTTTCCTAGGTTGTCATATACAGAGTAGTTTTTCGCTTTATCCCATAAAACCGGAATTTCAGAACAAGCGGAATAATCTTCAATGTTCTTTCTTTCTTCTGAAAGAATTCTACAAGATTCAACATCAAACCCCGGTTGAATTATTCTATTTTTAGTTTTTATCATGATTCAAAAATATCAAAAGTTACGTTTCTTTCCAAATCATTTTTTACGAATTCAATATCTTCTTCTATATCTAATTCGCAAACTCTCCTAGTCAAAAATGGAAGAATTTTATCACCAAAATCACTTCCTTTTTCTATAGTTTCTTTCTTAAGTATATCGATATAACCATTAGGGTGGTACGCCTTTGGAAACATCTGTCTTGGCAAATTTGTATATTGTTTTATCCCATTAAAACTTTCAAAAAAACCCCCACAATATCCACTATCTTCAATTTTTATAAATTTATATGGAGACTCAGACAACTCATGAACCGATCTAACTCCAGTTAATTTATATTTGTTATTCTTATAAAAAGATATACAACTGGAGAGTGTTTCAACGTTTCTTGCAGGAGTTGTTGGTCTAATGTAAGAAACTTCTTCACACGGGAAACAATCAAAAAAATGTTTTACAACACCATAATCATTTGAAAGATCCATTGCAAGCTCACTTGGCCTTCTAAGAACAGTCGCTCCATAAAACTCCGAAATGGCAGAAATTTCTTCATCGTCAGTAGAAACGTAAACTTTATCTATATCTTTACATTTTTTACAAACAGAAATGGAATACGCAATCAATGGATACCCGAATATATTCAAAATATTTTTTTTAGGAATCCCCTTGCTTCCGCCGCGAGCGGGTATTAAAGCAGAAATCATCAATTCTTTCGCAGTTTCTTCATAATTGGAATTTCTGTTTCCAAGACCCTCTTTTCTGAAGAACCTAAAGCCAATTCAACTTGTCGAATGTCTTCGACAAGTCTTTTTAATTCAGAAATTTCTATTGAAGCAGCTTGATCTGACCCGTACATAGTTTTATCCAAAGTAATATGTCGTTCAATAGATGTTGCCCCAAGAGCCACTGCTGCTACTGATACAACCCTTCCCGTTTCATGACCACTATATCCAACATCACACCCAAATTCGTTTCTTAAAGTTTTTATTACTCTTAAATTTGCATCTTCATTTTTCATTGGATACGTTGAGTTGCAATGCAACAATTCAAATTCACAATCCTTAGATCTGAAAACTTCTACTGCCTCACGGATCTGTGTTAAATCGCTCATGCCTGTTGAAATAAAAGTATATTTCTTTTCTTCTGCAACCATATTTAACAACTTTTTATGTGTCAAAAGAGCCGAGGCAATTTTGTTATATAACAGATCATATTTTCTTAGAAAAACTTGACTTTCAGTATCCCACGCGGAAGCAAACCACAAAAAGTTTATTTGCTTACAATACTGGTCTATTTCATCATATTGTTCTCTACTAAACTCAAGCCCGTTTTTTTGCTTTCTATTTGTATTACCCCAAGGACTTTCCCTAAAATAATCTAATTCTTCTTTAGAATAAACCGCTTCAATTGTTCGTTTTTGGAATTTAACTGCATCACATCCAGATTCTTTAGATTTAAGAATTAAATCCTTAGCAATACTAACATCTCCATTTGCATTTAACCCTATTTCTGCGATAACAAAAACTCTTTTATTTCTCATAATCTATCATTTCCCTTTTTGAACGACTTTAAGGTTGAACTTCAAATTCCACCATTAAAGTATCACATATTTTATTTTTTCGCAAGACTTTTTCGTATTCATAGGATAGCCTATCGTAATTAAAAATGTCAAACATCTTATGGCCGTTTGGCTTGCCTTCTTTTAACCAGTATAAATGATTTGAAATCGGATATCTTTGAATTTGTTTAATATTTTTCAAACTATACCCAGTTTCCTTTGCCATTATTTCAAAACTCTTAATATTGAACGTATACAAATGGGGCGACCAAAATACAAAATTGGCAAACGATTCACATTTATAAATTGACAACAAAGCATCATCGGCGTTTGGAACCTCTATAAATATTTTTGCAGTATCCGTTAAAATACTTCTCAATTCAATTAAACACTTCTTGGGATCTGGAAGATGTTCTAGCACATGGAACATTGAAACAAAATCAACTTTTTGCCCTACATTTTTTTTATATTCTTCAACGCTTTTAACAACTTTTATTCCAGAATCATTTAAAAAACGCCGTGTCATGTCTTCAATTTCAATTCCATACAATTTGCTTTTATCAATAAGTTTGCTAAGATTTAATAAAAACCCTCCGGCACCACAACCATAATCTAGAACAACTTTTTCTTTCTTAAATAATTCTTTCTTTTTTTTAACATATTCAAATCTTCTTTCATCATCATTTTTTGAAGCCTCTAAAATCTCAGCAATTTGCTGCTCTGCATCTCCCCTTCTCATAGTAGACGATTCGTAAAACTCATTAGAAATATGAGAAAAATCAGAAAGAGAGATTAACCCACAAGAAGAACACTGAAAAACATTAAGAAATTCATTATCTCTAACTCTTTCAGATCTTTTAAACAGCGAATTTTCATTACACATATAACATTTTGCGTTCATAAGATTTTATCTTTTTATCAAATATCTTTGATCATACAAACATCACTTCTTACGAAGAAACCATTCAAGCGAAGAATTTTATACAAAAAAGAGTCAATTCTAGTTCTATTACAATTCTTTATCATTAGCAAGGAAAAATATTCCATTTCTTTTAGAAAATTGTGACCATTTGTTGGTCCTCCTTGAGGAAGTTTCCCAACATAATGAGCTGGATGCACGCCTTCGGCTATTAGATTTTTTCCATAATAAAACGATAGTCCCGAGATGAATAATTCTCGAATATTGTATTCAAGAAGCATTTCAGAAGAAATCAAACCAGTAGATGGTTTTAAACTAAAACGAGAACGAAGCAAGTCGTAATTTCTGTCACCTATATAATAAAACGGAATATTTAAAAAGTTTATTTTTCTAAATGCCTCAATCAAATTAATGTTCAAATCATCAATTTTATATTGAGGACACACATAGTATTTAATTTTTTTAATTTCTTCCCATTTTTCTTTAAACTCTTCTTCAATTTGAGGTATTCCATCCAAAGAATTCATATTATGAAAAACTATATCTGTTCTTTCCCCATAATCCTTTTCATAACCATAAGCGTATGACTCATTGATTCTGCAAACAACATCGTAGGAATCAATAATTTTTCCAAGACCTGACCCAATTAGATGATTAGATGGTCCTATGAGAGCAACTCGTTTATTTTCTAAAATAAGGTTTAATTCAGAATCTATTTCAAACATTATCATTCCGAACATGAGCATCTATTAACAAGTGCCAACCAAAACAATTATACAAAAAATCATAAACAAAACTAGGCATGTATCTATAATACCACTTTTTAACGTAATTATGTTTAATATACTCAAATATATTATATGGAAAAATATGTTTTATAGAAACCGAACAATCAAATCCAAAACCGGAAAGCACTTTTTTTATCTCTCTACTTCCGTATACATACGTATACGGACATCCTTTTTGCGCCTCAGAGTTGTTTGAAGCAAATTTTTTGATATTACCTAACCCACTATTGAAAACTTGTTCAAAAAACATTTCTAACGATCTTATCGAGAACTTATTATAAAGCATTATTTTAATAACAGTCTCAGGACAACACAGTTTTTTAATTTCAGAAAAAGCCAGAAATGGATTTGGTGTGTGATGCAATACCCCAAAAGAATATATTAAATCATATTTCGTTTTAGAAATAACAGGGTTTTTTGTTAATTCCTCTGCACTTAGTAAAAAGAAATTTATTTTATGATCTAGTTGAAAAATATTTGCTCTGTTTATAGCAATATTTAAAGATTTCTCTGAAATATCAACAGCATCAACAAAAGCTCCATAACGAGCGAAATTGATTGTATCTGTTCCTATGCCACATCCAATTTCTAAAACCCTTTTTCCTTTCCATTTATCAAATTCTGCGAAAGTTCTAATGTGAGGTTCAACAAAATATCGCCTCTGTTCCACCTCATCAAAATATTTTTTTGTTCCGATATCATTTACAGAGTGCTTGATATTGCAAGGTCTGTTGTTCCAGAAAGTTTTTACCTTATCAATTTCCATCTTTTCCTTCTCCAACTCTAATAATAGTTATTCCAGCTTTATCTGGAATATATCTCCATGGATCAATGACAACAGACCCAACGGGAAATTCATAATCCTTAAAACATTCATGTTTGGTTCCAACCAAAAATACGCTTTTCTCAAATTTTGGAACGACACCATCAACAAAAGGATCAAAAATCGTGACAGTATATCCTTTTTCAACCAAAATATTCTTTAACAGAACCGAAGGACTTCCAAGAGTCAAATTTGTTTCTGGCTTGAATGCCTTTCCTAGAATGACTTTCGGCAAATCATATTGTTCCATGAGAGTTGCCAGCCACTCAGTTTGATTTTCTCTCGCAACCATTACACCCTCGAACCAGTCGTAACTCAAGTTTAATTTCTTTGCCAGCCACGAAAGCGCAATGTTATCCCTTGGATGACAACCTCCACCATCGCCCATCCCGCCAGAAAAATAATTTCCGCTAATAATTCTTCTATTTGCCAATTTTAAAGCATTTGTAACAGCATCAACGTCAGCTCCAGTTTTGTGACAAATTTCCATCAAAACATTTGCAAAAACAATTTTCATTCCAATGAATGTATTGTATGCGACCTTTACCAATTCTGCATTTTTAACTGTTGTTTTATAAAACGGAGATTTAGTTATCGTTTTATAAAAATTTTCTGCAATTCCTGCAGCAACGGAATCATCAACTCCGAAAAGAATAAATTCTGAGTTAAGAAAATCTGGTATACACGTTCCCATGGCAATAAAAAATGGGTTATAACACAATTTAACATATTGATTAAGAAGCGGTTTTAGTTCTCTTTCAACTGTTCCTGGAAGAACCGTGGAAATAATAATTACCACCTTTTCTTTTTTTTCTTCTAAAATACATTTAGAAATTTCTTCAATACCAGTTTTTAGAAAAGAATAGTCGAAATCCACTCTACTTTCAGGAATTCTAACATCTCCTTCGTATAATGGAAGATGCGGAGTTTGAATTGGAACAAAAATAATGTCAGAGTTCTGAACAACCAATTTAATTGAATCATAAAGAGTAATGTTGGTCTCATCCAAATAGTCTTGAGCTAAATGTTCTTTATACGGAAGTTGTCTTGTTAGCAATGTTTCTTCAACTCTTGGATCGGGATCATATCCACAGACTTTGTATCCACCTTCTTGCTCAATAGCCATAGCACAAGGCAAACCAAGCTTCCCTAACCCTACGAAACCAATTTTTTTTTGTTCCATGACAAAATTCTCCTATTTTTGTTTTAGTAAATCATACTTGTTTTTTTTGTTAAAATCAAGCAAAAAATTTATCATAGTTTCATGATGTTCAGTTAATTCTTCTGATGAACATTTATCTGTTGAAATGATAGACTTTGATGGATATGTTTGGAAAAACGATTTCCACTCATCCTGTTTAATTTTGATTTTATATTTTTCAGGGAATCTATAAGCATCACTTCCAGGATATGGCGTAAACAATGTAACAATGACTTTATCCGGTTGAGTTTTCTCTATAAATCTTTTATTTTTTTCTATTGTTTCCCACGACTCCAGGGGTAATCCAGCCATCATAAAAATCTTAACTCTTAAATTATTTTGTTTAGCTAATTTAATAGCTCTTTCGTGTTCCTCAACACTTTCTCCCTTATTTATCAGTTTTAAAACTTCATCATCGGCTGTTTCCACGCCAAACCCAATTTCTTTACACCCACTTTCATACAAAAGCTTGCAAATATTATCATCAATTAAGTCAGACCGACCAGAACATCTATAAGAAATGTTCTTAGTCTTCAACATTGGCAACAATTGGAAAAGACGCTTTTTGTTCATTAAAAAATTATCATCAAGAAATCTAAAATTTCTACACGTATACTCTTCAATAATTTTTTCAATTTCTTTAATTATATTTTCTTCAGATCTATAATTCACTTTCTGCGGTATATTTGCACAAAAGGAACACTTCCATGGACATCCTCTTGAAGTTATTAAAGTCGTAGCTAATGTAGAACAATTTTCTTTTTGATATCCCTCTCCATCCCACAAATCACTACTAACAATTCTATTTGACAACATCAAGTGTCTTGCTGGAAAAGGAATCTCGTCCAAATTTTCTTTTTTAAGATTACAATAGAAAACTCCTTCTTTTTTGCTCTTTAAAATATCAATAATCTGTAAGTCAGCTTCCCCGACTATCGTCGCATTAAAATCGTGTTTTATTTCTTCATACATCCAAGAAGCGTGAGACCCTCCAATAAAATAAAAAGATTTTTTATTCTTTCTCTTCAAGAAATTGACACAATATAAAACATCATCAAATTGAGAAGTTGTTGCTGTAAATCCATAATAATCAGCTTCTCCAATTTTATCAATCGTATTATACTCTTCGCGCATGTCAAAGACTTCAACAACAAATTCTTTTTCCAACGCAGCGGCGATATATAATAAACCCAAAGGAGGATAGGTTAAGGGATTAAAATCTATTCTATCAACAGGAATTACTAGTATTACTTTATCTAAATTCATTTGGACTTATAGTAATTTAATATATCCATTATATCTTGTTGTCTTAGAATTTGATACTTTCCCTCATCAAATTCAACCCTAGAAGTATTCCACGTTTTTCTACCATTTACCCAGGTCTCATCTTCCTCTAAAGTTTTCTTATTTGGATTGTCAGGGCGATCATGAAAAATTTCTAACCCGTACAAAGAACGTTCAATGTTTAAATTTCTTCCAATTTCTTGCATCCATGTGTCATTGTGAGTTTGTAAAGAAAAATGATGTAAAATTTCAAAAACACTTCTGTTAATTATTGGGAAGGTATTATAATTTGAAGCATCATCCTTTGTTTCTGGCTTAAGAATGACTACTTGATTAGAAAATGGTTCCAAATTATTTTCCCACTTCTCTGAAACAATATAGGAATCATCGTTGAAAAGAAAAATAAACTCGCCTCTTGACAAAGAACTTAATTCATTAACGAAGAAATGTAAGTCTCTATATCCCCTAAATCTTTCTCCAATTAAAACATATATATCCACTTTATTAAATGGTAGATCTTTTATTTTTTCAATACTCTGAAAATCATCTGAATCAAACCTAATCAATATCTCAATTTTATTAACATCTGCACTCTTCTCAACAACATTATCAATAACTTCTAATAACTTATCAATTCTACCTCTAGACGGGATTAAAACAGAAACAAGTTTTTTCTTTCCTCTAGATAAAATAAACTTTTCTTCATTGTGTATCATAAAATGTTCCTATTAACAACGCTGCAAACTTTTTTTATTTCTTCTTCAGTAATTTGATGATTGTTCGGTACGTAGAGTCCATTGTTATGAACAAGATCCGCCATCTTTAAATTAGTAACTCCAAATCTGTCAATCCAAAACGGTTGTCTTCCTATTGAACCTGCAATCAATGGTCTAGTTTCAACTCCATTTTCCTTTAAATCTTCAACTATTTTTTTCCTTTGTTTTGGAGTCCTTGTAATAATTGGATATGCCTGACTAGCCGTATAAGCTTCTCTTGACATGTTCACTTTCCAAAAATCATTCTCAATTAGCCTATCATATAATTTTGTATTTTCCATGCGTTGTTCATTCATCGCAGGAAGTCTTTTTAATTGACCCAAGCCTAGAAAAGCTTGTAAATCCGTTGACCGAAGATTAAACCCTGGAAAGAAGAAAGAAAATAATCCTTGAAATTCGTCTAACCCATACAAATCATAAAGTTTTTTTTGTTTCTCTGCGGAAAATTCACGAAGCCAAGAATGGGAACGAAGCATAATAGCGAGATCATATATTGCTTCATCATTAGTCACAAGCATTCCACCTTCAATAGTGGTAGCTAAATGACCATAATAAAAAGAATACGTACCAACATTTCCTGCTGTTCCAAGACACTTATTATTCCACCGACAACCCATGCTTTCGCATGTATCTTCAATCAAAAGTGCGCCATAGTGTTCACACATATTTCTAATTTTAACAATATCTGCTGGCCAACCCAAAACATGTACACACATAACAACTTTCGGATTGTGTTGAAGTATTAATCTTTCTAGGTGCTCAACATCTAACCCAAGAGTTGCTCTATCACAATCGCAAAGAATCGGTTGCATTCCAAATTGAATTACCGGGCTTACAGTAGTGATCCAAGAAAGAGCAGGAACAATAACTTTTATTTTTTCCCTATATTCTTGGTAGTCTGGAAAATAACGCAATAAAAGAGTATACAACGCTATCAAGTTAGCAGAAGAACCTGAATTGACAAAAACAGCATGCTTAGATCCAACAAATTCTGCAAATTCTTTTTCAAATTGAACAGTTAACTCCCCTTTAGTGAGACGCGGATCTGTTTGTAACCACTCACAAAGGGAATTTATTTCTTCTTTCGATATAGAATTTTGAACAAGCTTAATCACGTATCGTAAAATTCCTTTATGCGTCTTATAATATATTTTTGTTGCCTATTTGTCAAGTTAAAAGATGATGGAAGTGATAAACTTTGTGAATATAACTTACAACTGTTTAATGAATCACCATCTATAATAACATCTTCCCTGTTTTTGTAACAAGGTTGTAGGCTTAAAGGGTAGAAAAAATCTCTTGTTTGAATTCCATTTTTTTCAAGATAAAACTTTAAGGATGTACTTTTGGAGAACTTAAATGATGAAAACCAATAATTTGGAGTTGTATTTTTCTCATCAAAATATTCAATTTCTTCTATGCCTTCAAATCCTTTACAATAGTTAAGAAAAATTTCTTCTTTCCTCTTCAGAATTTTATCATACTTATTCATTTGAGCAATACCAATTGCAGCTTGCAAATCAGTAAAGCAAAAATTGTATCCTATCTCTTCATGAATAAATACACCTTTCTTCTCTCTGCCATGATTTTTAAGACGATAACATTTCTTATACAATTCTTCACTGTTTGTAAGAATTATCCCACCTTCACCAGTAGTAATACTCTTGTTACCATATAAAGAAATAACTCCAAAAGTACCAAGCGTTCCTACATGTCTATCCTTATAAAGAACACCTAGTGCTTGTGCCGCATCTTCAATGCAAAAAATATAATTTCTTTCGCATATATCATTTATGGTGTCAATCTCGGCAGCATAACCATATAAATGAACAGGAATAATTGCTTTAGTATTTTTATTTATTTTTTCTTCTAACCCATCAACACTTAATTGACATGTATAAGAATTAACGTCATGTAAAACTACTTTTGCACCAGCCATTAAAACAGCATTAGCAGTAGCAATAAAAGTTAAGTTTGGTACAATTACTTCATCATCAGGATTATCACCAATACCAAGTGCCTTTAAGCAACAGTATAGCCCCACAGTGGCGTTATTAACAGCGATAGCATACTTGGCACCTGTATAAGTACAAAACATCTCCTCAAGGGTCTCAGTAGCCTTATTTTCTGTCAGATAGGTTGACCGTAGAACCTTTTTAACTTCTTTCCATTCAGAACGATCAAAATAAGGCTGAATCTGAGGAATCATTTTTTTACTCATTTTTATAATCTAAATGCTTATAGCTCTTTTGTTCTTTAATGTCAGATTTAAACCAATTATTTATTTCATTCTTAATAAGAAACCTTTTATCATTTAGAACAGAATCTCCTTCTGCACACTTAATAAACTCTTCATCATAACACTTATTTTTTTCTTTTTCCCGGAGAACATCTTCAAGATCCCAAAGTTGTTCGTTTACTAACTTGAGAGAATTGTAAAGTTCTTCTGGAAATGTAGGGGAATCTTTTTTAAAAGAATTTCTCAAAGTTTCATTAAGAATATTTAATTCGTATTCAATGTGAAACAATTTACCAATATCTTTTATTCTTTCTCGTTTAATTTCTAAAATCGTTACTTTATCAAATACTTCACCAATAGAAACATCTATCAGCATTAAAAATTTCCTGTTTCAAAGAGATTTTTATAATTACACGCCATTAAAAATCTACCTACATTCTCTAGTTTTTTAACGAGTACGTCGCCTGGAGAATACGCTCTATAGGTAGCAATTAACAACTTATCAAAATTTTCCCATCTATCAACCATTACAACGGGTAAGTCATAAAATGAAAAGAGTTTTTCTAGAGAAGATTTTTGAACAATAGGAATACTTCCCATAAGATAAGTTTCGTAAATACGATGAAGATCGTTACCAGCGCCTCCAAGGCATATCACAAATTTATACTTATCAATATCATTTAAATAATCTAAAATATCTTGCTTTTCATGTTGTGCTTTGACAAATTCAAAGGAAGAAAGAAAATTAACTTGTGAGGCGCGTTGAGGATTAGTAGAGCCATGATAAGGAAGGAAAACTTTATCTTCCTTGTGCCAAAAATATCGTTGACGTTTACGAGCATTATTTAGTAAAAGCTGATTGCCACCTGCACGACTCATCTCTTCAAAACCTATTGGCAAACTAACTATTTTCTCGTGTTTTAGGTCTGGTGGATTTGTACAAAACCAAGTAATAAGTTTAGGACTATCTAAAATTGATTTAAGTTGATCAAGTGGAGTATGATTTCCAAGCTGATAAGAAGAATTCCCAGTTATCAATTTAAACTTATTCTTTATGCCCGGGAAAAAATGTTGATAGAAAGTTCCATCAGCAATAAAATCGGTTTTAACAAAAACAATCTCACCTTCTTTAACGTTTTCAGGAATAAAATTATCTTTATTATGAAGACGTTCAACACCATAATGCTTATAATATTCTTTAGAATAATCAAGAATATGATCGGCAAACAATGGCCAAATATTATAACAAATTAAAGTATTATTATCAAGCATTGAGGTACCCAATCTCATCTTGCAAATACTCAATTTCTTCATCTGCTTCTTCTAAACTTAATAACATAGATTCTGCAAGTTCAAGAAGTTTTGTACAATCAAGAGTACCTTTTTTAATTTCTTCTAATTGTTTGCGATAAGTATGCATTGTGAACCTCTACATCAATTTGTGATTGACTTGATATACTTTTCCAAGCCCATTATCATAGGTAGAGACTATTTTTCCTTCATTTTTGAGGCGTGAAAATTCTTTAGGATTAGCAATGTAACAATCAAATGTTTCACCGTCAAAGTTTACTTTATAAAACTCACTATTTTTCTCTGTGAAATGATAGTAGTCATACTCAACCGATCCTGGCTCTGGAGAATAGTTGAGAGGACCAAAGCCATAAGTGAAGTATTTAAGTTTCTTGACTGACATTAACTTCACGGCGTACTTTCAGTTCTTCACGAACTTTAGCTTGTAAATCATTAGAAAGTGATGAAAGATTTACATAAGTTTCCATGGTAAGATCAATTTGTGGTAGTCGCCCTAATTTTTTAACTGGAATATCTAAATCTATTGGTTGTTTAGAAGACACAATAAAAATTTGATCTTGGTGATGAGTAATCTGAATCTCACCATTCAAAGTGTTAGAACCAGGAACAGTATCTTTAGTTGTCAATTCTAAACTTGAAATTACTGATCCATATCTATACGTTGGCATATGTTATCTCTTTCCAATTTTGTCTTGTTTTGCCAAGAAATGAACTAGCTCCGGGCCTAAAGTTGTGAAACCATACATCTTTTTTAAATTCTAACACTTCTATTAACGATTTAAAAGAACTTTCCATGCTATGAATTTGTTTAGCTTCTTCTAAAATCTTAAAAAAGTGTAGAGGGTTTTCACTCATATCGTTATAAACGAGTTTAACAGATTTTCCGTAAATGTCAAATATTTTTTTATCTGGAATCGTAAAACCTCTTGAAGGGTCATGATGAACAAATATATAATCTTCACCTGTAGGATTTAACTTATTAAAGACACGTTCTTCTTCTAGTAAATCACGTTCAAATTTCCAGTCTGTAAAACGGCGTTCAAAAGGAATACCAATTTGTTCATAAAATAGTTCTGCACATGCCTTACCAAGCTCTTTCTCTCTACCACCATGAGCCTGATAATTATTATGACCAATGATTAAAAAATTAGGGTCGTTACCAATTGTAGTAGAGACATTTTTAACTTCTTGTTCATAAGTATCAGCATCAATAGGAAGTACTATAATAGAAGTATTATCACGATACATATAAGAAATAATTTTCTCAAACTTGCGCTTACAAAAGACATAGACGCGCTCAAGATTATGCTGATCTAATAAAATACGAACTGCTGCGTTAAGGTCAAAGCAATCACCTAGACCGAGATGATGGTAAATATATAAATGAGATTCTGACTGATCAAGGTGGTGACGTAAAGCATCAGTATGGGCTTGAACATTAGAACCATCGGCGTTGAAAACCTCACCCACGAAATGTAATTTGTTTCGCTTATGAAGAATTTTTACATCACGGCCATAAGTTATCAATTGCGGGGAAATGATATGGGAAATATCTCTAAATGCCTGATAATCTACGCCATACTCAATATTTTTAGAGACATTGACAAGTGTATCATAAAGATTTAAAAAATGCTGAGCTTTAAAATTCATAAGTCCTGGAAGGACAAACTCTTGATGATACGGATGGTCTACAATAGTAGAAACATTTTTATCTGTGGTTAACCAATGAGTGTAGCAAGCAAATTCACGCTCTGAAGGTCTAGAATCACAATCTCTGACAAGGACAATATCATCATTAGGAAGAAATTTGAACCTCCAAAACATACCGTTACGAGCGGTGCCAAACTCGTTAGTAAAAATAATTTCGGCGCCGTGATCTTTGAGTTGATAAATAATAGAAGTAGGTACTAAATTATCAACAAAAAAACGTGTAGAAAACCCTTCATAAATTTTAGGAATTAAACGAGCATTTTCTAGCGCACCGATTAAATATTTAGGATTACAACCCCATAAAGAGTAACTGGCAACATTATTACTTTTAGTAAGCGGCATGGGTCACGATAATGATTGCAAAAGGTTATGTTTTTCGTTACTATAAGTTAATATCTTTAAATTTTTCAAACACTTCTTTTTCTTCAAGTTGCTTCCAGGAAAAATTAGCCGGATTTGTAGAGATACCTACCTCATTGAATAGATATAAACCTAAAACTTCTCCCATTTTTTTAAATTTTGCTCCACCAGCGCCGCAAGTTAACGCAAAACACCAATCACCGCTAGATTTATACTTTGCATCATACATACCCCACCTATCATGCATACTCTTCCTATATACAGGCATAGCGTGAAAAGTCAAATTCATCATTTTTAGATAAGCAAAAGAGTACTCCGCAAAAGTATATTGTCTACCTTCTGAAGAGTTTTCATAAAAATTCTGATTTGGAACATTTGTTATTTTTTGATCGAAGTACAAACTATCGACTTCTGGATTAAGATATAGCTCTCTACTGCACTTCTCTAAGCAGTCATATGATCTAACATCATCTGTGTTGGCATTACTAATAATATCATATTTTGTCTTAGGAATTAAATAATTCCATACACCATAAAGACCAGGATCTTCTTCTAGTTCATAATAGCTGATGTTACTGTGCTTAGCCATATACCTGTCAATTATTTTTTTCTCTTCCTCAAAATCTGGGCTGGTTTTTGGATGGCCAAGTAAAATTTCACATTTGTTAAAAATAGTTTGTTTGGACATTTCCTGGAAAAAATTCTCTAAATACAACTTTGACCTAAATACTGAAGTAAAAAGAGATACTCCAGGCAACTCTTCTATTGTTACCCGTTTGATAGGTTCTCCCAATATCTCACTTGCATAGGCAGCATAGATTTTTTCTTCGTTAAACTTATCAAGATTATGCTCTTGTAACTTCAAAGCCATATCTTTGTATTTTTGATATGACCCTCGGACATCCCTCATTCTAACTTTCAAACTTCCAGGCTTTACTACACCCCATGAGCTATCAGCCACCAAAACCCCATCCCAAACCGCTTCTTGAGGAATCTTCTTTAATTCCCAATCAATTTCAGCAAACATAGCTTTATTATATTCTTTCCCTTTGCTAGACTTCATTGGCATATACAAATATTCAGTATAACCACCCCAAGGCATTGTAATTACAGGCATTCCATATAAGGTAGCGTCAAAAGCAGGTAAACAGAATCCTTCCGGTCCAACACTTACATAAGCTTTAATTTTTGGATGCAAATAAAGAGCCGCAAGATTATTTTCAGTCAAATCACCGTGGATCAAATAAATTTTACACTTCTTATCGGGGTACTTGCTTAAATTATATTGCAAGCGATTCTCAGTATGAGTCCTGTCAATTATAGAATTTGCAGCAAGATTTACTTTTAATACTAACCCGACATTAGAGTTATCATGATGTTCTTCAATAAAAGAAGAAATAAGCGTCTCTAAGTTCTTTCTTGGCGACCACTGGCAAATTGTAAGAAAATTAAAATCTGTATCAATTTGTTCCAATTCTGGGAAAGGTTCTGGTTCAAACGCATTAGCTGGATAACCAATAACTTTTACTGGTGTCTGACACTTAAAATCTTTTACTACGTTACCAAATTGGTCTTTAGCTTCATAAGTCGTATTGACTATACCATTCTTAGCGTGCTCAGAAATCGTTATGATATTGTTACAAACTTGGGTTCGTTCAAGCCATTGAGGAGATATTTTATTACTTTCAACACCAGCAGTAATTCCAACTATTCTAGCACTACCTTTTTTTTCAAATTCTCCCAAAATTGAAACATGCGCTATAATATCATACTCAGGATTACCATTACTCACTTGATGATATTGAGCAGTCTTCATAACCAGGCTATCAATATATTTTCTTTCTTCATCATCAGTATGGAGCCACGAACAATGCCCCCAGTTTAGTGGTTCTACGTAAATGTCGAACACATCTTCGTAGGCTCGTAATGACCTTAGTACAGTACGCGAATGATGTCCGTAACCTGCTAAAACGAGGGTTGGTCCTTTAAGTAAAACTTTTTTCTTTGCCATGTTATTTTCCCTTAAAACTTAAAAGTAGAAACTTTCTTGTGTTGCATCCTCATAGCCCTTTTTATATTCTTCCGTATCGCCAAGACATTTTCCACCTTTCCAAGCCGCTTGATATCCTCTTTGATACCGTTTAATGTGTTTGTCTTCTATGACGGTTGAAACAGGTAGGTTAAAAAAAGATGTATTATTTTTCAGAAAAAGAAGCGTTTCGTTTAGTGTTATAAAATTTTTTCTAAGGTGCTCAGAAACAATAGAATATGGACAATCCCATTCGTCTTCATATTGTTTGCAAAGATTTATAAGTGCACTCTCAAAGGAAATTTTTCTTTGTTTTACGTTTTTAGACATCTTTTTTGTTTCCTTGCACAAACTCATTCATGAAGTATTGCCTAGTTCTTAACAATATCTTATTATTAGCAAACAAATTCACCCAATTTACATTATTTTTAAATCGTTCTATAAAGGCTTGTGACAAATATTGATTACTTGAAATATGTCCCCAATGCACTTTATCTTTGAATTTCTCTATAAAGTCTTCAGATAGAGTTTGATAGGAAGATACTATTGACCAATCTAATTCTTCTTGGTGTTCCTCTATGAATGATTCAGACAATTTTACATTTTGGCATATATTAAACCATTCACAATAAAAGTTTTTCATCAGTATCCTACAAAATTAACTAAAATTTCCACATAACTCCAGAACTTACTTTCCCGTCTTTGTTATTTTCTTTAAAATCCGCTTCTCCCCATTCATATCCATCTTGATAATCGATTGTCTTTCCCCTATAAGGCTCTCCATTATAACCAGCGTCATATCCTCGTTGGTAACTTTTACTTTTTTGCTCCTTTTGGAAATCTACTTTATTATCTTCTTCAAGTTTTAACTGATTTCTACCATCTTCAAACCCTAATACGTATTCTTTAGTAAAATTCCAAGGTAAAGACTTTCCACTATATCCAGCCCTATACCCACGATTATAACGCTTAACTTGATAATCTTCTACAAGTGGAAAAGAATTTTCTTCTAGTAATACTTCATCAACACCAGAAGTCTTATCTAAAACTTTTTTAGTATTGCAGCAATCTAGAAGACATTTTTTTTCTTGTTCCTCGGTAAAACTTCCATTTTTAAGCCATAAAACTGTATCACTAAATGTTTTATAACTTTGCCAAAGATGATCAGCTACAACTTCCCAAGGCGCTACATTGTTTTCATGGCGCTTACAGATAACATTGAGTTCTTCTTCGAATGTTTTTTTTATTGTATCATCAATTTTCTTTGTTGCCATATCAAAATCCTTGTTTGCGCATAACATTTTCTAATTGTTCAATATGTTGTTTCATCTCTGCAAGTTGATCTGCCAAATTACCTGTCACGCGCGTTTTAAGCATAGCAAGATCACTAGAAAGATTATTAACTGTTTGAGTCAGTTTGTCAAGCTCATTTTGGAAATAAACTAGATCAAAATCATTACTACGATCAAAACTTTTTTCTTTTGCCATTGAAATTCTCCTTTTAGAATTTTTTAAAGTAAACGGGATTATAATTTTTGCGAGTATCCCAAGAACCGTGTTTTTCATGTACTTCTTCCATGATTTCTACCCACCGTTGGCCATATCGTTGAAAATTATAATTCTTCAAGACATGTTCACAACCGTTACGACCCATAACATCTCGCTCTTCCTGAGAAAGGTTATAAAAATCAATCATGGCCTTGAGAAATGCAGATTTGGTAATACCATCTTCCAGAATCCATGAGATTTGCTGGCTCCCTGCATACATTTGACTCTCAGGTTTAATACCAAAACCAACGGGACCACCTTCATACTCAACCTGCTCGGTAAGCCCTCCAGTTTTAGTGCAAATAATTGGCTTGCCACAAGATAAACTTTCTAAAGTTGATAGACCGAACCCCTCGTTATTGGCAATGTTTATTGTGCAATCAGACATATTGTACATAAGCGAAATCACTTCCGGCGGGTAAACGTCTTGACCGAAAAGAATTTCTCCGTGTGTTAACCCCAAAAACCTTATAATTGCTTCTAAATCAGGCCCATTTTCATCTTTTACATTCGTCTTCATAAGCAGACTAGCTTTATCGTGTCCAATAATATCTAAGAACTCTTTAAACCAAAAAATTAATGTTCCGGAATTTTTTCTTCTAGCATTCCGATTATTCCAAAAAAATAACATTTTTCCTTTAGCTGTTGGGACAGTGTCGGAACGAAAACGCAACACATCCTCCAGTGGTAAAGGTTTGAAAATAGAATCATTTACAGCATGACCAAGATATTCTTGTTCAACTTCCGGTGTAAGTTCTTTATTAACTCCACTAGTAAGTTTTGAAATACTTACAAGTTTGTCGCATGATAAATAATAAGGTTTGTTAAATGTAGGTAAAGGTAGGTTATCCCACACATTATACCACAATACAGGACATAGCGGTCTAATTTCGTTTTCAATTTCAAAGAGCCACGTAAGGAATCTTGGGTCAGCCATCAATAGCACTATATCCGGCTTCTCATTCCTTAGAAAACTTCTAACCATTTCTTTAGTCCCAAAGCCATCTACGGGGTAAATAATTAAATCATCCCCATACTCTTCTAATTTGATAGGTTGATAACTTGCATGTTTTACAGCCCCACCAAATTGTCTAATTATAAATTTTCCAGACTTTAGTAGAGCATCGAAAATGTATTTAAGTTGGGATCCAACTCCGCTTGGAGCTACACATGCGTCACCTAATGCAAAAATTTTAATTTTTCTTTCCATGCTAAGTTCTCCCGGAACCTGTTAAAAAGGTAGAAATTAGTTGCTTAATAAGTTCAAGATAAGATATATCTTTATTTTGTGCCACGGATTCATGGCGAGCACAATCTTGAAGTTTAGTCTTCCAAGACTTTTCAATGATTAAATTTATTTGTTCTTTATCAGGTGAAATTTTTGGCAATTATGGTTGTAATAATAAATAGTAGGCAGGAACTAGAAAGACTAGAAAAACTATTCTAACTCATATTTTTTTACATAAAAATTTACATCTACCCCTACATTTTGTAATCGTTTATCAGAATTATTCCAAAAATTCTTCATTTCATAACAAACTTTATAAAAATCTTCAGTTTCATCAATACAACATACAGACGAACCAGAAGGAATAAATACATTCATACCGAGAGACTTTAGCTCAACATCATTCTTAAGAACTTTTGTCATTCAGCCGCCTTTCTATTGAAACGAAAAAAAGTGTATGTGTTTGAAATCTTCTGGTTTATTGGATACTGTTACTTTATACCCCTTTCCGTCAAATTTAACACTATACCAATGTTCTTCAACTGCTAAACAAGTAACACCTTCTGCCACCTTTTCTATCAACGCCATATTATACGTCCCACCTTCATAGATGTCATGTTCATTGTCCTTTACGCAGCTTTCAGCATCTTCAAATCGTCTAAACCACCCCCAACATCTACCGTCTCTAACTTGACCACCACTCCATACATTAAAAACATTGATACAGTAGATATATTTTGACTCGTGTAGCATTTATTTTTTTGTTCCTTCACAAAACACTATCGTCAGAAACTTGTCTAGGGTACATAACATCACCAGCAAGTAATTTTTTCATTGCCTCTTCTGGAGTCTCCCCCATAGCAAATTCATTGGAACGAGTTACGTTTAACCATTTATCAGTAGATAATCTTCTATACCCAGCATGCCACATAACTTCTTCATAACATTTTCTTCTCCTCAACACCGTTTTAATCACAGGAGTTAAAGAAATATTCTTTTCAACCATTATCTTCAAAATTTCATCAGCAGACATTTTATTTTTTATTCCCTTCGCAATGAACTGTCCCGCTAAAAGGACAATACTCACATGATTTTTTATTTTTGTATGCCTTTCCTAAGATTATATCATTAACAACTTTTTCCAACAATAGCATAGCATTGTCAATACGTTTCTTGCCAGAAGTAATTTTATACATTTCTGTATGTTCTTTTTTCACGGCTCTTTTAAGTAGGTAGAAGTAGGTTTCAATATCCTTAATATCTACCTTATACTTTTCAGAATAAAAATGTTTATAATATACTAACTGATACAAACGCATTTTATCTGATTTATCTCTACCCCACCAACCAGCAGTAGTTGTTTTATAATCAAGGATGATAATTTTATTATCTTTAGTGCGAATGATAAGGTCAATGAACCCTTTATAGTTAAACTTTTTTAAAAGATTCAAGCCTTGAATAGACTCATAAAATTCTTGTTCTGTACTGACTATTTCAAAGTCACCAAATTCTTCTTTTAATCCTGGAATAATCAATTGGGAAAGAATACGACCTTGCGCTCTAAACTCATTGATAATATCTTCATCAATTTCAAATTTAGGATTCTTTTTTTTTATACCTTGAAGAATTTTCAGAAATTCAGATTCAAATAATTCTTTGCAATTAGACTGGTCTTCTTCTTTAATTTTTATTTCAGCTACTTTATGAATAGCAGAACCAAAAGCAGCATGAATATTATCTTCCCAACATTCAATACCGTCAATGTGCTTTAGTTTATGATAATAGGAACACTTAACATAATCTTTAAGTTCAGAATACGAAATATGAACTTTTGACATGAAATTACTTTCTATTTTTTAGATGAGATTAAAATAGCTATTAGCAGTAAACCAACTATTCCACCTGTAATGGTTAGAAGACCTACTGCAAATGAAGTCGTGATAGAAATCATAAATTATTCTTCTGCGCCTTAATTCTTTTTACTCTGGACTTTGATTCACCTGTTTGTTCAACAGTAGCACATGGATCGAATACGTCAAGCACGTCTACAGCCTCTACAGGACGTTTATCTTCTTCAACAACACCTTCGACAAAGGGAAGGTCTGCGGCTTTCTGTAGGCCACTACGGACGCTTTTAAGAGCATCTTTATTTTTGTACAGCCACTCTGAATCTTTGCCAACCAAAAACTTACCCATAAATATCCAAATACCGTGGCGAGCATTCTCAAGATTATTAAAAATTGTACATGGCGTTAAAATATCTAAAACTTGAAATTGATACTCTGACTTAACAAGGCGCATTGCTTCAGCAGTACAAAAAGAAATAAACTTTGCTCCGCGTTCTTCTTGATCCAACAATTCAAGACTAACATGAAGGGTAGCAGTATAACAGCCATCTACATTTGAGTTGTTAGAAACTAACCATTGAGTAATAGTAATATTTTTATTCTCAAATAACATTAGCGTACTTTAATTCCTTCTTTAGGTAAATAATCTTCTGGAATATCATTAACTTCCATAATATATACTTTTTTCGGAACTTTGAAACAATCTGTATCTATTACATATAGATAAGATTTACTACACAAAATAGAACGAACACTTATTTTACCGTTCACTAAGGATGAAATTATATATGGGAAAGTTTTAACAGCAAAAAACTCACAATCATGTTTATTTAATGAACAACAAGCAAGAAATAATTCACTGTCTGTTGTTTTAAATGTAAAAAGCAGAGGTTCATCATAATAACTAAGAACTTCTTCTGGAGTAAAATCTCCAATATTATGAATGCATAAACTCATTATCGATAATTTTCCTGAAGATTAAAGATTTTTTCATAAAGAACCGGACAAATAGATTTTAAATATTCTCGGTCATTTACATTCCTACCAAAAAACTTTTCAAAACCTATCCCAAAATATTCGCGAAGGCAAGTGATTGAATATGCACTAGGAAATACACTAGCTGTATTCATCACTAATAATTGATATCCTAGAGAATCATAAAGATATTTATCAAAATTTACATCATATTCAACATTTTTATATTGTTCCAAAGGCATATTATCTGAATTTAAATGAGACTTGACGAAATTGTAAAGCCATACTCGCTTAACCATAAACTCTTTTTTAAGTTTACCATCACCATAAATATCATTTGAATAAGAATCTTCAACTAAATGACCTAACTCATGAAGAATATTAGTAGCGCAGCTATCTTCATTTTTCTGAATATTAGAAACATAAACAACATTGTCAAGATACATCGCTTGTAGTTTACGTTCATTCAAAAAATTAAAATCACCAATATAGATTGAATCCAAACCTTCAACAAAAGTACTGGGGATTAAAGATTGTAACTTTCTAATAACCTTTACAACATCGATATTGGATAAAAAAGGATCTTTAACGATCACTGGTATATAATTAAAAAACTGAATATTCTTCATTTGCGAACGATTCGAACTTTCTTTTAAATGTTGAAACATGATTTACCTATTAAAGTATATAAAAATAGCTGAAACGATCCATAACGTGGACATTGTGACTAAAAGTATGTAGGTAAATTTCCAAGATGATAACATTATTAAACTTCTAGCGTCCATAACATTAACTTAATTAGAACTACAAAGAAACATAGTGAAGAAATAGTTAAGAATGTTCCAACACAAGCTAACGAAACTGTCTGAGTAATGGTTTGAAAATTTGTTCTCTTAAACCATAACACGCTCATGAAAAATAAAACCAAAGAAAGAAGACCTACAAATAAACATTTATCTAACATTTTTTGCTCCTACTATGAACTATAGCAAAACCACACCGACATGTCAAGAAAAAATAATGATGATAGAAAATACGATGAAATGCTTGATTTGGCCTATTTGGAGAGTAAGTTAGACACAGTGCGTTAGAAGCCTTGTCAAGTGAAAAATGTAAAAAAACATCAACAATATCATATAGTAAAAATTTTTCTTGACTTGATGAAAATCGTGTGATAAATTCTCTCTATTGGTCTTCAGTTAAAACAAGTAGTTTTACTTCAGACGGTACTTAACAACGGTTAAAAGATTAACTACTATAACAGTTCTCATTAGGAAATCTACTAATTTAACCTGATCAAGTAGAAAAAAGTTAAAAAGAAAAGTTCACCAATTATAAAAGTAAAAGAAAAAAGTTTGTAACTATAAGATTGGTTAAAGAAAAGTTTAAAAGTTATCTAACTTGTGAGTTTTTGGTGATAATAGTAATCTTTAAAGATTCATAGTTAATATGCAAGAACTGTTCCAAAAATATATTGCAAGGTAGAAAAAAATAAGATAAAAGTTTTTACCTTAACAAAAAAAGAGTAAAAAAGTTATATAATTTAGTAAGATAGAGAAAAGACTAAGAAGACCTCAGAGGTTTTAAATTAAAATTTGTAATAGGAAAAAAAATATAAATCCGTAATCATGCTCAAGCATGTTAGCGGATTATAATAGTCTAGCACAAACACCAGCTACTTCAGATCTTTCAGATTTCTTTAGAGTAACATGGCTAAAGAATTTTTGTCCTTTGAGTTTTTCAATAGTATAAGAAAATCCACTAGTTAATTCATTCAAGTTTGGAGTGTCAATTTGTTCAAGATCTCCAGTGAGAATAATTTTACTTCCTTCACCAACTCTTGTAAGAATTGCTTTCATTTCATTGGGAGTATAACTTTGACATTCATCGAAAATTATATAAGCTTCGTTAATAGATCTTCCTCGTATGTAGGATAAATTTTCTAATTCAATAATATTTTGGTCTACATAATTTTCTAACGCTCTAGAATCTCCAAGCATAAAGTCTAGGTTATCAATTATTGATCCCATCCCAACAAGAATCTTATCTTCTTTTGTTCCGGGGACCCAACCTAAACCGGGTCCGATGGATGTATTTGGCCGAGATACAATAATTTTTTTGTATTTTTGTTTACTACCAATCACTTGTTGCAAACCAGCCGCTAATGCACAGAGAGTCTTCCCGGTTCCTGCTTGCCCTGACAAAGATACAACAGCAATACTAGGATCCATCAGTAGATTTAGTACCGCAATTTGTTCTTTTGACTTCGGATAAAGACCAAAACAACCTTTTTTAAATTCCCCTACCTTAGCTAATTCTTTCCCTTCTCCAACAAACCTTGCTAATCCAGACTTTTTATTATTGTTCCTACCCAAAAGATTTACAAATTGGTTACAGTATAAATTATTATTATCTAAGAATACTTTTTCCCCCGCATAGAAGCGATCTATTAACTCATCTTCAACTTCTATTTCAGCAAACCCATCGTATAATTCATCTCTTGATGTTACCGTCTTGTCCTTGTCATATCCTTCAGATTTTACTCCTACGCTATCTCCTTTTACTCTAAGATTTAAATCTCTTGTTACTAGAGTTACTTCTTTCTCAGGATTATTAAATTGTTCCACTACAGCAAGAGCTAAAATTCTATTATCATTACTCTCTAGAGACAATGATGAGTTATTTCCAAAAGAGAAATCTTTTTTAATATCTTTTACCTTTACAATACAATTTTCTACTAATTCTACACCACCAAACAAACTTCCTTTGTTTCTTAGTCCATCCATAGTTTTAATAAAGTTTCGAGCATTAACACCCACATTATCAAACTTTATTTTTGTACGGTCTAACTCTTCTAAAACTATTAGAGGTATAATAATCTCAGAGTTTGGAAAGTTGTAGATTGACTGTGGGTCATGCAAGATTATGTTCGTGTCGAAGACATAGATTTTTTTGCTCAAGCGGTACTCCTTTTTAAGTTTGAACATCCCTTCTTCTTATCTAGAATTCTAAACCCATTATTAGATTTTTTTTCTTCATTGCAACATAATTAAATGTAAGGAGATATAATACATGAAGTATACCAAGCAAACCCTACCGTTTTTAGCAGTTCTCGCCGTTCCTATTTTTTTTCAGCTATGCTGCACACAGGGTTTGAATGGAAACTATTTTTCTTCTTCCAGCGACAATTTTGTTCCTTACAAGTCGGCAGTTCATATTAAGATCAAAACATCATTTAAGGTTTGTGTGCAACAAAATGGAGAAGTCTGTTTTGACAAAAGTTCTTTAGCTTTTGGTTCTGGTTCTGTAGTTAAAAATAATGTTGGAAGTTCAGTAGTTTTAACAGCTAATCATATTTGCAGTATCGAATTACCAACACCACCATCTTTTATCACGCTGAAGAATGTTAAATTTGAGTATGTAATTTACGATTTTGATGGCAATTCTTATGAAAAGACTAAAGTTTTAAAAACTGACTCCGCAAAAGATGCTTGTTTAATGACAGTAGAAAATTTATTTATGCCTGCTGTTAAAATATCTAAGAATGGTCCAAGAATTGGAGAAAAAGTTCTATACATTGGATACCCTAAAGGAATTTACATTTCAGGATCTTCACCAATTTTTGAAGGTTTCTATAGTGGAAGTATTACTATGCCAAACAGTCTTAAAGGTGAAGTAGCCACATATTCTTTATTTGTTGCTGGGGGTAGTAGTGGGAGTATGATTGTTAATCGGTATGGGCAACTTATTGGTATGGTGCATAGTGGGTTTTCCGTTATGGATCATTTTCTTTTTTCTTGTACGCATGACTTTCTCAAAGACTTCCTCAAAGGCGTTTAACGGCGTCACAAAGCGTTCTTAGTTCTACCCACCTTAGGATGTATCTAACGCTAGAAACCCTCTTAGCGAGCTTATTAGACGCTTACAAGTGCGGCTAGAGGGGTACGGGTCGGAGATTGGCCCAATATGCCGTTCAGAGCCGTTAAAGGTATATAATATGTTCTCAAGAGCATTAAATGACAAGTTAAAATAAAAAAAACCCGGTAGTAACCAGCTACCGGGAAAATTGTTTCCAATTTTTTGATGAGAAAAGGAACGTTACGCTCTTCTAACTTATCACATTCATGCTAATTGTCAAGCATCTTTTTTTTGTTTCCTTGTGAAAATTCTTATTGACTATTAAGTTTTTTTTTAGTAACATTAACATGTGGAAGTGGATAAAATTGATTTTAATCTTTTAGAATGGCGTAAAAAGAAAAATTATGCCAAGAGTAAGAAAAAGTTACTCTGTTCTTTATCTAAAAAATTAGAAAAGGAGGGTAAAACCACCCAAGAGTTTGAAGTTATGCTTAATCAATTATCCTTAGAAGAAATTATTGGTCTTAAACTTGAACTAGCAGCAAAATCTTTTGGTGGTGGCATATTTGGACACCCACTTTGGTATTCATTAAAAGATGTTGTTAGAGACGCTTTGTTAAAATACTATTGGTCAGTAGCAGATTATCACCGAGAAGCCTATGCTATTATGGGCATAACTAGGCAAGATTATATTAAAATAATTAAAAAATATCATCCAGATACCTATTTTGGTCAAGGAGACGTGTTTGAAAAAACTAATACAGAGAAAAAATAAGTATAACCTTTGCGAAATGTGTGATCTTGAAGACAAACGCGATAAAGAAAGAAATGATGAACATGACGATGATGATGAACGTGTTACTTCAGTAAATAATGAGATCTATTTCTACACTGGAGTAAATAAAAGTTCTGTTTTAGATTTGCACAAAGAAATTAAACGCATTGGAATTGTGTCTAAACAAATTAGCATTGAAATGGGTACACCTGAACAAGAAATTGTTTTGCATATTAATAGCCCAGGTGGTTCTGCTGTAGATGGTATTTTAGCTTCAGATCTTATTAGAAGCTCTATTGTGCCCGTTTTAACTGTAGTTGAAGGCGAATGTAGTTCGGCAGCTACAATTATGTCTGTTTCTGGGCATAAAAGATCAATGATGCGTAATTCTGTAATGCTGATTCATCAACTCTCAACCCAGTTTTGGGGAAGTTTTGCTAACCTACAAGATGAAATGGCGAATTGTGAATTACTGATGAGTAAAATCATCGAAACTTATCTAGTTTATACTAAAATTCCCAAGAAACAGTTAAGCGGAATTCTTAAACATGATCTATTTTTTGATGCCGAGACTTGTCTGAAGTATAAATTAATTGACCGGATTATCTGAGGCTACATCCGGATCGGTTTGACTTTTGATTTGTTCGATATCATCTTTAGTCTTTTCGTACTCTGGTGTAGTAGGTTCTTCTACTGACGAACTTAACTCATCAGACCATTTTTCGCAATATAATTTCAGATTTGTAATGAGATAATCATAAAACAACTGTTCATCTTCTTCATTAGCTAGAATTTCATACGCCTCAAGAATACTTTTTTCTATCTTGTCGAACGTTTTCAGCGCCATATTTTTGCCCGTCTCGTCCTGATCGGGTAGATTTACAAAGGATGATACATGCGGCTTCTTTTTACTGATATCAATAAAACCTGTAGGATCCGGTGAAGTCATAGGAACAGTATCAGAACCAATGGTTACATCTAATTCTTTATCTTCTAATTCCATTTCTGGAGATTCAGCAGGACTATCTTCTCTTCGCTCTCTATGCTTCGTTAAGATGGAAGGCATAAGCGTATTTTGAATAGATGTTAGAATGTGTGCCCTGAAACTTTCTCTTTGAGCTGGATCGGAAGTTAAACTTTTAAAGTCTGTCTCAACAATAGGAAGAACTTTCTTTAGCAAATCTTCTAGTACATTAATACCGGTAGAATCGTAGGGTATTTCTTTTTCGACTTTGCTTTTTTCTTCCTTGAGAAGAGTGCGAATATATCCCCGAAGTTTAGACTCTTCTAATGATTCTTTAAGTAAAGAACTTTTTTCTTCTTTAATAAAATTACGAATAGCTTTTCGTAAGGTAAGTTCTTCATCTATTTGAGCTTTATCAGTCATTTTAAAATCTTCTCCTAAAGGAGGCGCAGACTTACTACGTTTCATATTAGGTTTAACAGTAAAAGGTTCGCTACCTTTTGTTTGATTACCATGGTCAATCATCGCAGATTTATAACCAGAATGATGAGATTTCACAGAAGTTTGATAATCTTTTTCTTCTTCTAAAGAGCCTGATAAGCTAGGAGCACCGACTACAGCACCAGCACCCATTGCAGATTCTTCAGAGATAACTTTATTTTTTTCTACCACTTAGTTTGGCTACCTTTTCTTCTTCTAATAGTTTAAGTTGTTCAGCTAATGTATTTTTTTCTTCTTCCAAACGCTTAATACCGTTACGAATTTCACGAAGATTATGTCTAGCCATTTCATAATATCTAACTTCTTTACTTGAATGAGGCTTCATACCCTCTACAATTTTAGTTAAGTTTTCAACATAACTTTGTAAACTAGGTTTGTTAAGATTTTCAGTTAAAAAATCTCTGATAAGTTTTCCAAATTCATCAAAATTAACTTTTACTTTGTACATTATTAAGATGTAGCCTTATTCTTTCTAGGTCTACCAACACTTGCATAAGTTTGTTTAACTGTGACTGGTTCTACCTCTTGAACAATTTTTTCAGTAACAACCTCCTCAACAACTGGAAGTTCTACTTCAACTACCTCTACAGGAACTACTACTTCTTGTACAGGTAAAGGATTATTTTTTTGTTGCCTTGCAAGTTTAAGTGCTCGTCTACGTCTAGGACTGGCCATGAGGATACTCCTTTGTGAAAATAATTAGTTTTTGTTTCTAGAATGAACCCGTAGAGGTACTCTTTGGAAGAGTTGTAAATTTAACTTTTTGCTCTTGTAACGTGGAAGATAGCGGATTTGCTCGATTTCTTAAAGATGCCATGGGAGTATTGAGAAAATATGGAGCGATAGTTAATGAATTACCAGACCCATCATAAAACTGACTAGGCAAACAATTTAAATTATTAATAGTAAAATCAGAGCCGATTGGAGGTAAAGGGCAAGAACGAACAACAACGGGAGAAATCGTAGAAGGCACAACAAAAACATCCTTTACCCCATTAAAAGTAACGCCTGTAGTATCTAGCGTAAATGCAGTTCCGTTCCAAAAGAACGCATCCGATCCACCAACCATACATACATTATCTCCATCTCCATGTATTCCACCATCTCTCAAAGTTGCTCCAGCGGTTTTTACAGCACCATCATTATTATCTGACCAAGTTGTTCCATTAAAATACCAGTAGTGTAGTGTTGTAGAAGTTGAACCACCAACATCGCCCATAATCCATATTTTACCATTAGATGAATTAGAATAAATTTTATTTCCATTAACATTTAAACTTGAGGCTGCTAGATTTGTTCCGGAAAACTGCAAAGACCAAGACGTTCCATTAAAACTGTAAACATCAGGAGTTGCTGCGGCAGTTCTAGCCCATACATTTGTTGAAGACAAACAAGAAATTCCATCCACCCAATTTGCTGATCCGACAGCTATTTGAGACCATGACCCATTATACCTATACGAACCATGAGCAGGATGAGTTCCATACATTAAAAATGCATCGGACTTACTTGTTCCAGTACCACAACCCTTAAATCCTACAAATGAAGAGTTATATTCCAAAGACCACGTAGCGCCATCATAAAAATATATCCCTTTAGACGCTCCAGCTTCATTAACTGACAACCATACGTCTGTTGGAGATAAAACAAGAAGGTCGTTTACTTTCCACGTAGAAGTTATTCCAGTTGAAACCAAACTCCAAGAAGTTCCATTATAATACCAAACTTCTGCTGGGCTATCTCCTGCCATCCAAATATTACTTGCGCTTGAGCCTTTAATAATTTGGGGTGTATTGTTTCCAATTGTTTTAGCTGGGATAGTTACCGATGCCCACGAACTACCATCCCATCTTGCAAGTAATGGAGCATTGACGCTACAAGCATATGCGATCATTTATTTTTCTTTGCCAGATTTGTTTTCTGTCCAAGTTCTGAATAATATATTTCCTTTTTCATAGGCTTCTTTTTCAAGTTCTCTTAAATGAGGATCTTCTTGAAAATATTTTGAAGAATATGTTTTTTCTTCACCCGTCAATTTGCCATCATAATTTTGAAATACATGGTACATTTCATGAGCAAATGTTCTTAAAATGTCTTTAATGTGTCTATCTGTCGTATAGAGAATTATTTTTTTGTTGCCTACGTCAAAATATCCAGTATTGCCTAGTGGATTACTCGCATTTTGACCATCATGTTTTAAAATAATTAATATACCAGGAGAAAATGATAGCTGTTCAGTTATAAATTTATATAAATCGATTAAAAGAGTTTGAAGTTCTTTTAATTTAGCAGAATCTTTAAGAAAATTATTCACTGTTAATCTTTGTCACTTGTTTCCACAATAGGCTCTTTAATAGTAGATGTTTTCTTTTTCTTATCGTGTTTTTTCTTGAGCATGTCAGGGTCTTCTAATCCTAAGCGTTTAATTCCGCCGACAATATTTTTATCTTCTGTTAATTTTTGTTTGGCATTTTTATAAGCACTTCCAATAACTTCATCAATTACGGATTGAATTACTCCAAGTGGATTTGTCAAGAGAGCCTCAACTTTCACAGGTACATCATCTTTAACGCCTAGAAATTGCGAAAGAAATGAAGGTGTGTTAGAGTTTTTAACCATTTCAGACATTTTACTAAATTCATCAGGCATTTTAATTTGTTTAATGGTTGATTTCAAAAGTTTAAGTAATCTAAAGTGTTTATTAACATTTTCAATAGCCATTTTTTTTTGCTGAGCAGGATCAACTGTGGCTTCAGTGACCATATTTTGCATTTCTTCAAGAATTAATTGTTTAAGTAAGGTTTTGTCCATGCCTTAATTAGACGGAATAAAAAGAAAAAAGATTATTGAAAAAATGTCTGAAGGGTTAAAATAGTAGTTTTTGCATCTTTATGAAGAATAGCAAAACCACCTTTTTGTCGAAAAAGTTCTACGTTATCTTTTCTATCATCAATAAGTATAGATTTTTTATTAGAAAATATGTATTTCTTTTTATAGAAGTAACATTTTTCAATAGGATAACAAAGATTTTTAGTTATCCATTGACATTTGCCGCGAATACAATTTTCAAATGCTTTACCGTCAGCAGGCGCAGATAAAATACAAACGTTTCTATAATTTAAAAGAAGATATTTCCAAAGTTCTTTACCACCTGGATTCCACGGTAAGTCTGCCCAAAGATTAATAGCGTTACGAATTAAAAAAAACATATAATAAGAAAGATAAGGTGTTTTAGAGTCTTCTTTTAGAAAATTTTCAATCGTTATTTTTCTACCACAATACATATTAGTTAATTCTTCAGTCATTTTTTTTTCAAAAGGATCAAAAATTTCTTTGTTGTATAAGGAATAATTTATAAGTTCCAAGACGGCATCTCGAAAATTCACAAGAACACCATCCATATCACAAAAAATCGTCAACTTAGTGTTCATAACTATATCATATCAGAAAGATAAAAAATGTCAATTGACAAAATAATAACTTTTTGCTAATGTTTAATTGTGAAAATAGTAATTTTTTCTTTGTTTTTGTTTCATTCTCAACCAAAAGAACAAACTATTGTTATTGATTTGAAGCATTTTAAATGGACAGCATATGATTATGATGGTAAAGAAATAAAGACTGGTTTGGCGAGTGGTGGAAAAAGGTACTGCCCGGACATTAATAGAGGTTGTAAAACGCTACACGGAATATTTTATCCGTTGGTGAAATATACGAAATATCACAGGTCTTCTTTATACCCGTTAGACAAAAAAAATAAAGCTAAAATGCCTTGGGCTGTAAAAATAAACTCACAAAGTATTCATGGAAGTAGTGAAAATGAATGGAAAGGAAATTTTTTTCACCATAGTCATGGTTGTATACACGTAGAAAACAAAATGGCTCAATGGATAAATTTGTTTGTTACCCACTTGACAAAAATCATTGTTCTGCCATATTGACAATATGTCAACCGACAAAATTAAAGTTTATTTTGACGAGGAACAACGAATTTATTCAACAGACGGGTGGGAACAATGTTTAAAAAGTTCAGCGCAGCTTCCTAAAACTCTTTTGGAGTTATTGGCAGATGTTGAAATATATAAATTAAAACAATACTTTAGAAAGTCTAAAAATGTCAAATTATGAAGACGAAGCTAAAACTATCCGAGAAGCTAAAACATCTTTAGATAATAAAGCAGTTTGTGTAAGTAAAAAAAAAGAAATCATAACTAAAGAAACTGGGCCTGTTAAACCTGAATTTGTTTTTGATCCAGATAGTGCTTGGAATAGAAGTACTTATGTCCCATTAGCACAAGTTAAATTATTGATTAGTGAGAGTTTGCGATCGCTTGGACACAAATTAACGAGTGAAACAAAAAGAATGTTAGAATCAGTATTGCACTCCTGAAGAAAGTATGATAATATGAAAATCACTGGCAATGAGCGGAAAAATATTGATATTGGAATTAGTGTAACTCAAACATTACTTCAAACTGTAAAAGAAAATTTTTATCTCATTGGGGATAATGGAAATGTAGATTTTTGTAACTACCTATCAAGTTTAATTGGTTTATTACAACAAGACAACGAGATAAAAGTTAGATCAGAAAATATAGCATGGCAATTTTAAAAAACATAAGGGGAATTATTGGATTTCCACTTCTTCCAATTAATCTTTTTTTTGTTGCCACAATAGAATTAGCAAAGATTTTATCTAGAAAAGTGAAGTCTCTTGGAAGATAATACAAATTCCATTGAATGTTCTTTTGTTCAAATTCCTCAACATGTGTGTCTATATAAACCAATTGAGGAACAAAAATTAAAAAGTGGAAAATATCATGGTTCTAGCTTTTCGCTAAATGATGAACAAAAAAATAACTGGATTATCTGTGTCTATATTCGAGTTAATGAAAATTTAGTATTAGGAAAAAATGAACAAGAAATAATTGAAGGATGTTTAAAATACCTTAACAAACCAAAGGGTAAAAAAAGGAACAAAAAAATAGTTTATGAATATGGATTTTTGCAATTATATACCTATAAATTTAAAAAAACTACAAATTATTCATACATTGAAGCAACGCTACTAACAGATGATCCTAAAAATAAAAACTTTTGGGCAGTAAAGAAAAAAAAATCACAATCTTTCGGTGGGATACCTAGCGGAAAGAAAAGGAAAGGTCAAGATGTCGGAAATTAAAGATCCTATTTTTTATAATAAAGCCAGCGCAAATATGTTAGGATGGCTGCCTGAATGGTTCGGGGCTTCTGAATTTAATGAAACTTTAACTGAAGCTATTAAAAATTATCAAACAAATAACAATCTTCGGGCCGATGGTTTATGTGGTCCTAATACATTTCGGTCTATTAACAATGATAGACAATTAAAATTTGAACTTGTTAAGCAGAAGTTCGAGTCAAAATCTCTAAATTTGGAACAAAAAAACTATATTGTCAATGGTTCTAATAGTTTTGAAATTCCATGGGATAAGTTTATTGGTTTATACAGTGGAAAACCACTAGCAGCGTCGGAAAAAAATATTCGTCCAAGACATGGACATCCAATTAATATGATTGTTTGTCACCACGATGTTTGTTTAACTTCTCATGATTGTTTCAAAGTTTTAGAAAGGCGAGGATTGTCAATCGGGTTTCTCATCGATTATGATGGAACAATTTATCAGTCAACAGACCTTCAATATAGCGCACAACATTGCGGAAATATTAATTCCTATTCTGTTGGTATTGAAGTTTGTAATCCTATTGAGACAAAATATAATTCTTATTATACCAGCAAAGGATTGCCTTCACGACCCATTGTTAAATCACAAACTTTCCATGGGCATAAATATAAAAATTTCCTAGGACTATATCCTATTCAAATAGAAGCGCTTAAGGTACTACTTAAAGCCCTTTCTACGGGGTTAAACATTCCACTAGATACTCCACTTGATAAGGATGGAAACGGGCTCTATGAGGTGTCTAGCGAAGTGCAAAACTGTACCTATAGAGGCATTGTTGGACATTATCATCAAAATAAAGAAAAGTGGGACATTGCAGGAATAGATCTAAAATCCTTAGTGGAAAGTTTAAAATAATGTCTGATTATAAGAAGATTATTAAACTCTATGAAGAATGTGGTGATGATATTGGTGAAGTAAGTTATATCCAACATTATGGTTCTGATAGAATGATTCTTAATTCTGCAAAAGTTTCTTATGGTAAAGAAATAGAAGAAATTAAAGATAAGGATGTAAAGTTAATAAAATATTTGCTGGATAACCATCATAGCAGTCCACTAGAAAGTTGCGGAGTAACCTTTAAATTTACTGTTCCAATGTTTATTAAACAACAACATGCTAGACATAGAACTTGGAAGTGGTGGGCGGCGAATGAAATTTCTAGGAGGTATACATCTGAAAACATTCAATTTTATATGCCACAAGTGTATCGTAAACCTCACGAAAAAGATAAACAAGCATCGGTAGAAGATTGGTTTCATCCTGATATGAAGAACTATTCTAATCAATCTGCTAATGATTTGATTGCTCAGCACGTAAAAAATAGTTTGTCTCTATATGAAGCCTTGCTAAGTTCAGAAGTAGCTAGAGAAATGGCTAGGATGGTTTTGCCACAGAATCTTTACACTGAATATTATGGTACTTGTAATCTTAATAATCTTTTACATTTTCTTACCTTGCGAAACTCTGAGCATAGTCAGTGGGAAATTAGAGTAGTTGCACAAGCTGTAGAAGAAATTTTAACAGACCTCTTTCCTATTACAATGGGCTTGGTCAAAAATGATCAAAATACTTGAGCCTTAAAGTTTGTCAAACGTTAAAAAATTAACTATTTGTGATTTTCTACCGGATTATGTAAAGAATAACGCCTTAGCTTTTCACTTAGTTGGTATTGTTCCTATAAATTGCTATCACTCTACTTTCAAAATGCCCTGGCATGATTGTTTAATGCCTATATCTGATGATTTATTATTGATAGAGCGAAGTATTATGGAATGCGCTTTAATGGGATGCAATACGATATGGGTAACGTGTAATAAAAAGATTGGTAAATTCTTAAAAATTCGTATGGGTGAATGGGTATTATCGCCAAGCAATAAAATTATTCCTATTCACTATATCTCGATTGACACAGTTGATTCTCAAAAAAAATCTTTGCTATATGAAATTCTTTACAGTATGCTTGTTTCTTTCTGGGCATATCGAAGATTATCACTTTGGACAATACCAACCCAGTATTATCTTTCTTTTCCTAATAGCGTTTATCCGGTAGAGAATTTAAAATCTTGTTGGAAAGCTGCAAGAAAGTTTAAAAGACATTTTGCACTTGACTTCAACGGAAAAACTTTCTATAATAGTTTCGAACTATTAGGGTGTACGGTAAAATTTGAAGATTTTTTAGCGTTTTGGCAGAAGTGGCGAGATGTAATTCAGGAAAGAAAGAATAATGACGATAAAAAAATTGTAAGAATGGAAGAGATATTTGATTTTTCCAGGTATGAGAGCGAACAAAAAATGATTATTGAACTACCATTTTATCATAAATTTGATAATTGGCAAGAATATATGAACTATTTTTCAGATTTAGAAAAAAGAGAAATGATAAAGAGAGAAAAAAGCATCTTTGTAATGGATGGTAAACGGTTTTTTAAAGGATTTGAGAATTAAAATGGACCAAATAGAAGTCAAACGTTTAATTAAGCGTATTAAGAAACAACTTCAGCCATTTCCACAATCCTATGGATTTGATGATGTAGCCATTTTGCAGCAAAAAAATAAATGCTTGTCACGTCTTGATGTTGACATATCATCTGAAATTATTAAAGGAGTTACAAGACCAATACCGTTGGTTGCTGCTAACATGAAAAGCACAACAAATTCAGAATTTATTATTAAACTTTATAAACTTGGAGCGTTTGGAATTTTACATAGAGCTGCTCCTGTTCAATGGATGGTAGAGGAAACAAAAAAAATTGTTAAAGAATGTGAATGGGTAGCTGTATCCGTAGGAGTTGGACAAAATCAATTTGAATTAGCAAAAACTTTAGTATCTGCTGGTGCAAATATCATTACAATTGACATTGCTCATGGTTATAGTCAACCAGTTATTGATCTTGGTAGGAAGATTAAAAAAGAACTTGGAGTAAAAGTTATTGTTGGGAATACTCATAATAAAAAAATGTATATGGAAGTACTTGATTTTGCTGATGCTTTAAAGGTAGGACTCAGCAATGGTATAGTTTGCACTACTGCGATAACTGCTGCTTGCTGCGAAAAACAGTTTTCTACCGTTTATAAGTATAGAAAGTTAGTTAGAAAATATGGAATGCCTATTATCTCTGATGGTGGTATAAGACAAGCATCTGACTTCACAAAATCCATAGGTGGTGGAGCTAGTTCTGTTATGGCCGGTGGTATCTTTTGTCGATGCCCTGAATCTGCTGGTGAGATTGTAGAAGTTGATGGGCAAAGAAAAAAAATTCACTTCGGTATGGCTAGTAGTAAAGCTCAAGACTCATGGAAAGGTGGAGTAAAGCCTTTGACCTGTGCAGAAGGGAAAGTGTCTTATTTTGATATTGGTGAATCAGCAGAATCTCTTTTAAACCGATATGCTGGTGCTTTAAGGTCTGGTATTACCTATGGTGGTGGTACAGACATAAAGTCTTTTCAAGAGAATGTTAGATTTACGCTCATTTAGACTTGACAAATTATTCTTTTGTCGCTACAATGAACTATGTCTATGAAAGGCTAACAACTAATGGATAAATCAGTTTCTATTACTTATACAGTTCAAGAAAGTGATTTAAAAAATCATTTGAGTAAACTTATCAAGCAATCTTTAGACAAAATTAGATATTATGGATTTGAAAATACAACTGAGATGAACCATTGTTTGGAAGTGATCTCAAAACTTAGAGAAGAATTAATTTCTCTCGATTTGTTGGCTGAAGAATGTTATACTATGCTTGTAGAATATGACCAAAAAGTGAATTCTCTTAAAGATGTTGAATAACATTGAAATAGGCGATTTGGTTCATATTCCAATGGAGAGTAAAGTAATTCAAGAGGATGGGGGTGGTTTGCGAAGTTTATCGTTAAAAAAATCTATGATTGGTCTAGTACTGGGAATAAATGGATGGGAATATAAAATACTATGTGAAGAAAATATTTTCTATGTGCAAGCGGATAAACTGTACCCTATTTGAGGAAAAAAATGTTTCAAGAACTTTTAAATGATAGAATAAAAGTAACAGACTTAACAGACACATTTAAAAATTTAGATAAAAAACTCGTATATGTGTCTACTTTTTTACAAGAATATGTAGAAAATGAAGAGCTAGAAAATTGGGAACTTAAAAGCCCTGTGGCGACACTTATTGAAAGTTATTATTGTTTACTACAATTAAAAAGATTAGTTTCTGCCATACTAATGGAGCCAAAAACATCAAGTACAAAGATATTAAAGTTTAAAGAATCTGAAAAACTAACACTAAAAATCTATATTGGAAATTTGATGTTAACCAAGAAAACACTTAAAGATAAATTCAGTTTATTCTTAGAATCTGTGGAGTACTGTTAGCTCATGATTGATTATAAGGTTAATCCAGAACTTTATCAAAAACTATTTGATGGCATAAAAAAACTTACTGATGTTGTTAGTTTGACGCTTGGTCCAAAAGGGAACACTGTATTTCTCGCTCCAAGAGAACAGAAACCTATCGCTACTAAAGATGGATATACCGTTTCTAAGGCGTTTGAACTTCAAGACCCTTATGAAAATTTAGGTGTTAGGTTAGCACAGGAGATTTCTGAAAAGAATGCCACATTGGCTGGTGATGGTAGCACTACAGTTTTGGTTCTTCTTAACGCTCTCCTGCAAAACGTGAAGAAATATATTTCTTCTAATGTATCTTCTTTAGATATTCGTGATGGTATTGAACTAGCCGGAAAGTATGTCATTGAACAACTAGAAAAAGATTCCAAACAAATCACTTCTAAACAAGATTTGACAAATATTGCCACTATTTCAGCCAATAATGATTCTACCATTGGTAATATGGTGTCTGAAGCTATTGATAGTGTTGGCAAAGATGGGGCAGTTATTATTGAAAATGGGAAAACTACTGATACTGTATTAAAAATCATTGAAGGTTTTACGTTTGATTCTGGTTATGTGTCACCACAATTTGTAACTGACGAACGTCGTCAAGCTGCAAACCATGAAAATGTCTTAGTATTTGTAACAGATTATAAGTTTACCACTGTTCAAGAAATGATGCCTATTCTTGAGATTGCCGCTCGAACCGAAAAGCCACTAGTTTTAATCTCCGAAGAAGTCTCTGGTCAAGCATTAGCTGCTTTAGTTCTCAATAGTATTAAAAATAATATGAAAATTGTAGCTATTAAGCCACCAAGATATGGTTTAGAGCGACGGAATATTCTAGAAGATTTATGTATTAACACTGGTTCTACATTTATTTCTAGAGAAAGTGGTATTAGAATTAAAGATATAAAGTTACAACATTTCGGCTCTGCTAAAAAAGTAGAGGTGCAGAAAAATTATACTGCTATTGTAGGTGGTAATGGAGAGCTGGAAAAAGTTAAGACTCGTATTGATGATTTAAAAGAGTTAATTAAAAATTCTGATGATATGGAAGAGTGCAAAAAGTCTCAAGAGCGAATTACTAGACTTTCTTCAGGTATAGCAATTATTTATGTTGGTGGAAATACTGAAATGGAAGTGGTAGAAAAGCGTCACCGTATTGAAGACGCTGTTGAAGCTTGTAGATCTGCTATTGAGCAAGGTATTTTGACAGGTGGTGGTGTAGCTTTAATGAAGATTTCTTCTTCTATGGAGAACTTGTTACTAGGCATAGAAAAAGAAGATGTTAGATTTGGTATTTTAACTGTTCAAAAGGCTATCCAAGAACCATTTAAAAAACTTATTCAAAATGCTAAAAAGAATGTAGAACTTATAGAGTCAAAGTGTGACTTTTCAAATGATTTAGGATATAACGCAGCAACAGATAAAATAGAAAATATATTTGATGCTGGGATTATTGACCCGACCAAAGTAGTTTGCTGTGCTGTAAGACATGCTATATCTGCTGCTACAACAATTCTTTTTTGTGAAGCTGCTATTTTATCAATTTAATTTTTCCTCTTGCTTTCCTCCTTCCACCTGCTATAGTTTAGTCATGTCAAGCAAACTTGAAATTGGTGATCTGGTAAAGTTCAAAAATAATCATCTTGTTATTCTAGAGTTTCTAACTTTAGAAGGTAGAGACAATTATCCCTCTATTAAAATTATAAAAGTTATAGAATACCCTAATTCTACTATTGAATTATATGAAATAAAAGATAACAAAGTTAAAGATAAAGTTGATTGGTATAATGTTTCCCATTATCAAACTTTAAGCGAAGGTTTTATTAGAGAGTTTCAAAATAAAGTTGATTGGTATAATGTTTCCTATTATCAAACTTTAAGCGAAGGTTTTATTAGAGAGTTTCAAACTAAAGTTCATTGGAATTGGATTTCTCAAAATAAAAACATTTCCAATGAAGTAAAAACAAAATTTAAGAAAAAAGGAAAATTCTAGAGTTGACAAAGAAAAATAAAATTAAATACGGTATCATCTGTGTAAAAGAAGATGAATCTGAAAACCACGTAGAAAAATTAGATGGTAAGGTTCAACGAGGCTATTTCAGTCCTGAACGCCTTTCTGGTATTTCCTTCAAAATTCACAACAAACATATTGCCGATTTTTATGTTATGCTGGCAGGTAATAAAATAGACCCTGAAAAATTCTTCTCTAACTGTGTTTACGCTGCAATTGGAGATTTAGATATTGCAATAAAGGAAATAATGAAGGTATCTAAAAAAAACATTACTTCTACATTATTAGATAGAATTGAACAAAATTTGACAGAAGAGGGGGAAGAAAAAGAAAAGATATTCGTTGAAATAGATGATGATATGCCAGAACTATAATATCTTTTCTTTTTCTTTGACTACACACTAATTATTTTTGGTTACGAAACTAAAACAAGGAGACTTTTTTAATGTCTAAGACTAAGCAACTTTTGAACGAGACCACGGTTCGTCATTTTATGAAACTGGCGAAACTTAAACCTCTCACTGAGAACTTTATTAAAGAACTCTATGAGGGTGATGATGAAGAAAAAGAAGAAGATGAACTAGAGGACGGGAAAGACGAGATGGAGTTTTCACCTGAAGCTGGTGGAACTGCTGGGGGTGAAGAACTTCCTCCTCCTGCTCCTGAAGGTGATATGGGTGAACCCAGTATGGGTGGCGGAATGGAAGACAAGGTAGAAGATATTATTTCTGCTATTGCTGACGCTATTGCAAAAGAAACTGGTGTTCAAGTGTCAGTACAAAGTAAAGAAACCGCTGATCCCGCAGCAGATGAACCCGAAATGCCTGAATCAGAGCCCACAAGTGAAGTTGAACCTTCTGGTGACGAAGAAGTTGTTAAGGAAGATAAAACTTTAGTATCTGGTGACCGTTCTGAAGAAGATGAAGACCTTCAAAATCTTCCTACGCATGATAAAGTTGTAGAAGAGACTAAAATGTTTGGTGGAACTCAAAAAGACGCTAAGTATACCGCTGCTCCAAAAGCCAAAGTTGGAAAAGTTAACGAGTCTAAAAAGTTGACTAAACAACAACAAATTAAAGTTCTTGCTGAGCGAGTAGCCAAGCGTTTGATGGAAATGAAGAAAGTGGCTCCAAAAGCTACTGGCAAGAAATAGTTTTTCTTTCCTGTTGACTTTTCTCTGATTTTCTGATACAGTCTTATTATGTCAATTCTAAAAATAGCTAGAAATCTAGCTGATTTACATCGTGTTCAAGATAAGTATATAACAAATATATTTCTTTACAATAGCAGAAATGAGATTCGGTTAGTAGAAATTTCTGAAAGTTGTCCTTATTCTGGTGAAGTTTTACCCTTCAAATTTGCAAACAAAGAAGTGATGGATGAGTTTGAATTTCCTGTTGTTATTGTTTTATTATGTCCACAAGAGTGGCAGGAAGTTATTGATGGAAAATTATCTCTTCCTAAAGGTTGGAACAAGTTTAGAGAAATTTAATTTGTGCAAACTTATCACGAATATTATTTTCCTAAACTTATCATAGGCAATAACCTAAGCGCTTTAGTTTATTCATACCTTTATAATATTCCTATTGTTAAAACTAGCATTTCCTCTATCCTTCCTATAGATTTTTTACCGCTCGATATTGATTTAAAAACTTATTTCAATATCCCTAAAATTACAAATCGTTTAATTTCTTTGAACGGTGAAGAAAAAACATTCGGCTGGCAAAAGTCTTACATATATAAAAGGTTAAGTTTTGTTTTATCTTTATCAGGGCTTAATTTTTTATCTGACAAGTTTGTCTTAATGCGGTTAGACTCTGAAGAAAAAAAAATAGTTATCACCATATCTAAAGAAAAAGTTGTACGAATACGATATAACCAACTCTATATTTTCAACGAGGAAGGTATAAATGGTCTACCTCCTGTAATAAAAAAACAAGATAACAAAAAACAAGTTGTTGATTGGTTCTTTTCAATGTGTTGTGAGCCTCATAATTTATATTATCTTAAAAATAATTCTCAAATTATAAATGAAGTGTTCTTTTATGATTCTGTGTACAATAAAACACGTAATCTAGATAAAGATTTAATTGTTACCTCGATAATTGACGAAAAAGATCTTTCCGAATTTGAGTATTCTCCGACTTTTATAATGCTATCTCTTATTAAATTGCTTAACTCTTTTGGTATTCACGGAATAAAAAAAGGGTATAGATATTATCCGGACAAAGAACCCAAGCAGCGATATCGAGCAATGAATTTTGAGCATGAAATTAGACAAGTTAGAGATATTAGAAAAAATATTTATGAAGAAGTAGGAGGAATCACTTGGTGTTTAGATTTGAAGGAAGAAAAAATAATTAGTGAATTTGAAGGAATAATAGATAAAAATTTAAAAAGACTAATGTTTGATTTGTTTGTACGACCGGAAGTATTTGAAGAGAAAAAATTTGAAGATTATAACTTAGAGCAACAAAAAAGATGGATAGGCAAACACTTCAGTTGATGTTTACAGAAAGTATGCTATAGTTGTGGTATGACAAATAAACTCGAAGTAGGCGACATTGTAAAATTAAAGCATTACCCTGGTGGAACAAAATATTATCTAATACTAGAACTAGAAAAAGTTACAATTCCATCCTATGCAAAAATATTGGACATAAAAGAAAATAAAGCAGGAATGATATATGCATTTTTGGATACTCTCACTGTGCGCGGAAAGGTTATAGCATGACAAACAAAAAGTATTCTATCATTTTATCCGATCCTCCATGGGCTTATAAAGATAAAGCTTTAGCTGGTGATCGTGGTGCTAGTTGTAAATACAAAGTTATGACGTTGGAAGATATTAAAAATCTTCCCATAAAATATATTTCTGACGATAATTGTATATTATTCTTATGGGTTACCATGCCACAACTTAATAATGTATTTGATGTTATTAAAGCATGGGGTTTTGAGTATAAAACGTGTGCTTTTACGTGGGTAAAGAAAAATAAAAAGAGTCCAACCTGGTTTTTTGGTATGGGGAATTGGACAAGATCTAATGCAGAATTGTGTTTACTTTGTACTAAAGGAAAGCCTAAAAGAATTTCTGCTAGCGTATCTTCAATTATAGATAATTCCATAGAATATCATAGTAAAAAACCTGATATAGTAAGAGATAAAATTGTTCAACTAATGGGAGATCTTCCAAGAGTAGAGTTATTCGCTAGACAAGAAACACCTGGTTGGGATGTGTGGGGTGATCAAGTTCAAAATAGTATCACTTTAATTGATCCAATTACTAAGAAAATTTTTTAATGTCTCATCTAAAATTTGTCAACCTTCATTGTCATACCGGCATAGGCTCTATCTATGATGCCATAGACCAACCTATAGATTACTTTAAAGCCGCTCTAGACGCTGGTATGGACGCTTTAGCTATTACTGAACATGGTAACTGCAATAGTGTCGCTCTGGCCCTTCATAGCCGCGACAAACTGCTTAAAGATGGTAAACCTATAAAGTACATCATAGGCGGGGAACTTTATTTTTTACCTAGCCTAGATGAGTGGCGTTTAGAATATGAAAAGAGTAAACTTAATAAAAAGACTAAAAAGTCTGTTAAAGATGAAAAGAAAAATACTACTGAAGAGGGTAGTGATTCTATTGACGATAACGAAGGTGATGATATTTTAAAATCATACCTTAGAGGGCGTTCACATTTAGTTCTATTAGTTCAAAATCAAATAGGATTAAATAATCTTTACAGTTTAGTATCTGCTTCAAGTAGGAAAGAAAATTTTTATCGTTACCCTCGTATAGATTTTGAATTGTTACGAAAGCATAATGAAGGACTGATAGCAACTTCGGCATGTCTATCTGGGTATTTATCGGTTCTCTTGATTAAAAACAAAGAAAAAACTGAAACAGAGAGAAAAGATATTATTAGAAACGCCATTCAAACTTTCCAAGATATTTTTGGAGATAGGTTTTATGGCGAGTTGCAATGGAATGCTATTAAAGAACAACATGAAATTAACCAAATGGTTATTCAATTATCTTATGAAATGGGATACAAACTTATTTCTGCTGTAGATTGTCATTTCCCTGCTAAAAAATCTTGGAAAGATAGGGAAATGTATAAAAGAATGGGGTGGCTAGGAAAGACTGATAAACCTGGACACGTTTCAAAACCTATTCCAAACTCTATAGAAGATATGGATTATGAATTATATGTAAAAAATGGTGACCAAGTTTGGGAATCTTATAAAAAATACTCTAAGAAATGTGGGTTTACTTATGAAGATGATGTGATTAGGCAATCAATAGAAAATACCTGTCAAATTGCACACGAAAGAATTGAAAGTTTTGAACCTGATAAGACTATTAGATTACCTCAATTTGTAGTACCAAAAGATGAAACACCCGAAGGAGCATTATCAAGGCTTGCAATTGAGGGATTGAAGAAACGAGGGAAAGAAAAAAATAAAGAGTATGTAGCAAGATTGAAAAAAGAGATTAAGATTATTCACAAGAATAGTTTTAGTAGATACTTTTTAACAATGAAGGCTATTACAGATTTTGCTCAACAAACTCAGATGATCTCACCAGGTAGGGGCAGCTCAGCGGGTTCTTTAACAGCTTATTGTTTAGGAATTACGCAGGTAGATCCAATAAGATTCAATCTTCAGTTTGAACGATTTATGTCTGCTGATTCTACAGGCTATCCAGACATTGACACTGACGTGGAATTGCCCATGCAGTTGAAAGAAGATCTTGCTAAAACTTGGGGCGAAAGTTGTATTATCCCAATTTCAAATTTTTCCACAATGCAAACAAAGAGTTTAATTAAGGATATTTCAAAATTTTATGATATACCCTTTCAAGAAGTTAATGAGGTAACAAATAAAATTCTTGAAGAAACAATTCCGCAGGCAAAAAAAGATCATGACATAACTGCTGGTGTATATAACCCTACACTAGAAGAAATAGCGAAATACAGCGAAAGTTATAAAATATTTGTGATGAAATATCCATTTGTTGAAGAACATCTTAAAGCATTAAATGGACAAAACAGACAGATTTCGCGGCACGCCAGTGGGTGTATTATTGGTGAAAACTTAAATTATTATATGCCATTAGTTAATTCTGGTGGTGTTATCCAGTCGCCCTGGCCAGAAGGGCAAGCTATTCGATTACTTGAACCAATGGGATTTATTAAATTTGACCTTCTTGGTTTAGCTACTCTAAGAATGATTCGTCAGGCGATTTATTTGTTACTTAAAAATCATCATGGTATTGAAGAACCTACCTTTGAGCAAGTAAAGGAGTTTTACAATAACAACCTTCATCCAGAAGTTATTGACTTTAACGATCAAAAAGTTTATGAGAGTACATTTCGTACAGGTAAGTTTTTTAATATCTTCCAGTTTCAGGAACTTGGAGCGCAAAATTTTTGCGTTGCAGCAAAACCAAAGAGTTTAGAAGATATTGTAACAATTTCAAGTATATATCGTCCAGGTCCTCTATCTTCTGATGTGGATAAAAAATATCTTGAAGCAAAAGATAATCTAGATTCAATTGTTTATGACCACCCTATACTAAAAGAAATTTTAAGTGATACATTCGGTTGTCTTGTTTTTCAGGAAACTATTGCTTCTATTGCACATAGAATGGGAAAAAATGTTTCTCTTGAAGAGGGAAACCAATTAAGAAAATTACTTGTAAAGCGTGGTGATGAAAAAAGCGATAGCAAGAAAGAAAAAATTCATAAAAAGTATGTTGATGGGTGCTTAGAAAAAGGTTTAACTTTAGAACAGACTAATAAAATTTGGGACGCTATTGAAAAGTCAAATAAATATTTATTTAATTTTTCACACGCTGTTTCATATTGTATCCTATCTTACAATTGTGCTTGGCTACAAACCTATTATCCATTAGAATGGGCTTGTGCTTTCCTTGAAAAAGATACTGAACATGAAGATAAAAAAGAACGTGCCATATCTTCTGCCAAGCAAATGGGTTTTAAGATTCAAGAAGTTGATATAAATATATCTTCTGCTATATGGGAAGGTCATAAGGTAGAAAAAAATACTATTGTTCAACCTTTGTCAAGTATTAAAAGTCTTGGTGATGTTCCGGTAAGTGAAATCCTTAAGTACCGACCTTTTCATACAGTTGAAGAGTTGATATTTAACCCTGATATGAACTATACTAAGTTTAATAAAAAGTGTCTTGAAGTGCTCATCAAAAGTCAAGCCGCTAATTGTTTAATTGATAAACGGTTTAACCATCTAAGACATTTTTATTTATGTGTATGTGAGCCTAGACCAAAAAATTTGAAACAATTAAATGATAATATTTCAATTTATGCCAACGAAAAAGATTTCACAGAGGAAGAAAAAATAAACTTTATCGTGCAATATATAGGTGTTTATCCGCTAGAAAAAGTCATAGATAGCAGTTTAATTGAAAAGCTAAATAAAAGAGGTATTAATCCAATATCAGATTATAGTGAAGAAAAAAAAGTTTGTTGGGCAGTAGTAAAAGAAGTGTTGACAAAGAAGACTTCTAAGGGTAAGCTATATTATGAGGTAATACTAGTGGATAGCAATTTTGCGTTTACAAAGGTAAAATGTTGGGGTGTGACTGATAGAGATAAATTTTTAGTTAACCATCCATATTTGGTTGAACCAACATTTGATTCAAAGTGGGGGTTTTCAACAAATGGATATCTGGCAAAATCATGGAAGTTGATAGGATAGTTGGGGAATTAAAAGATTTCGATGGCGAAATATTTATTATTCTTAAATATTCTAAAGAACTTAACTTGATTAAAACCATAGAGTACCCAGATAATAAAATAGGTTGTAGGTATTATCCTTCATTAGGAAAAATAAATGATGTGCTTAAACGAATGATAAAAAAGAAAGTAGGATGCTCTGAGGCTTTTCTAAATGATTTTAAATGTTTTTTTGGCCCATCGTTTAATGATTGAAAGGATTGCTTAATGATTATAGGTCTTTGCGGCAAACGAGGCAGTGGTAAAAATTTAGTAGCCGAGTATTGTGAGCAGACTCAACGAAGTTTCGAGTTTTATGCTTTCGCTGAGCCAATAAAAAAAATATGCAGAGAAGTTTTTGATTTAAGCTGGGACCAGCGCGAAGGAAAATTAAAACACACTATAGATCCTCGTTACGGGAAAACTCCAAGAAAAATTTTTCAAGAAATTGGAGATTCTTTTCGTTCTATAAATAAAGATATTTTCATTGATACCCTAAAAAGAAAAAGAATTAATCGTCACACTCATTGCGTTATTCCCGATTGCCGATTTTTCAACGAGGCTGAGTGGATTCGAGAAGATGGTGGTATTTTGGTTTTTGTAAATCGTGAAATTGAAAGAAACCTTGATACTGATGAACACGAATCTGAGTGTGAGTTAGATAGTTGGACAAATGAAGACTATGATTATGTAATTAAGAACCCTACTCCGCATGACAAGAGTGGCTTATTAGAGGAAACAAAAAAAATGTTGCAACACTTTGGATTGCTATAATGGTCAATCTACAGTATAAAGAAATTAGTATTGCCGTTGATGGCGCTGCTTGGGTCAAGACGCCTTATACGGTAGCAACAGAAAAAGAAAAAGTTTCATTTAAGTCTTTGTTGGAAGTGCGCAATTACATTGATAAACTCAAGAAAGGGCTGAGTAAATGAGAATGTGGAAGGTCCCAACGCAATGTCTATGTAGAAAGCATTTGCTAGGAGAGCATGTCGAAATGCACATGCTTGTAGGATCTATTTTGGGTGGAAAGTCTATCAAAGGATTTTTAGAAAAAGGACTAGTCGAAGTACATAATATTTCAACCAGACACCAAGAATTAGCTGAAGAGATGGCTAAAAGAGGCATGAAACACAAGAGCGAATTAAAATCCTTTCCAGTGTATCAAGCTGGAACGGTTAATGTACAAAGTAATCTAGAAGAACTAAAGTCTAGATGCCCAAAATGTAAATCTTTGATAGACGGAGAAAAAGATGCCTAGGCACTATCCATGGATTGATATTGAAGGATTTCAACATGTTAAACGTAACCTAGATAAACAAAAAGAAAAAGGTTATACGCCACCTATTATTGAGTATGTACCAAAAATTAAACTTCACGGTACGAATGCGGCTGTACAAATTTATAGGTCTGGCGAGATTATTCCACAAAGTAGAAATTATAATTTATCCATTGTAGGGAAAGACAATGCTGGATTTGCAAAATGGGTGATGGAACGAAAAGAATATTTTCAAGAGGTACAAAAAAAAATAGCTGCCTCTGATGTACAAGGCATTGTAATCTATGGAGAATTTGCTGGCTCTGGAATTCAATCAGGCGTAGCAGTTTGTGATATAGGAAAGAAAATTTTTTCTATATTTGCTATTAAAGTTGGTACAGAAGAAGATGAAAAAACTTACTGGTTATTTGAACCTATGTTTATACACACTCTAATACCAGAATATGAAGATATTTTTGTTTTGCCTTGGATGAATTCACGTATTACTATTGATTGGGGTAGTGAAGAATCTATGCAACAAGCTGCTGCACAAATAAACGAACTTGTAGAATGCGTTGAAAAAGAGGACCCATGGGTTAAAGAAAATTTTAATGTATCTGGTACTGGTGAAGGCGTAGTAATGTATCCATATTCATTAGTAGAAAGTGTGTCTGGTAGATTTACTGATTTAATTTTTAAAGCTAAAGGTGAAAAACATCGTGTAGCAAAACAAAAAAATCCTGTTCAAGTTGAAGTAGCTAATCCTAGTACTGTTTTAGAATTTGTAGATTTAATGGTAACTGAAGCAAGGTTAAATCAAGGTTTACAAGAAGCATGCCAAGGCGTAAAAGATATTAAGTTATTAGGAAATTTTCTAAAGTGGATGGGACAAGATATTAAAAAAGAAGGTTTAGCAGAACTTGAAGTAGGGAAATTAGCATGGCCAGATGTAGCCAAACAAGTAAATAATCGTTGTAAAAAATGGTACATGGGAAAATGAGTCACAAAAGAAATAAAAGTTTAAAAGCGGGCGATAGAGTTGTTTTTAAAGATAGCAATTGTATTGATAAAAATGGTATTGTAGAATCTATTGACGTTAGAGTGGGAAAAGGTGAAATAGTTTGGGTACTTTGGGGAAATTCTAAAGACGCCTCTGGCCACAAACGAAAAGATTTAATTAATCTCGATAGAAAAATATAATGAGCAAATATATTTGTTTATCCGATACCCACCTTGGCCAAAATGGTAAAGATGGATTAGGTTATGTTTCTATTCTTTCAACAATGGCAACTAAAAATAAAGTTGCTACGTTAGCTGAACAAGTTAAAGATTTTGCCAATGGTGACAAAATTATTTTGATTGGCGTAGGAGACATTCTAGATCTTTCCATGGCTACGATGCGTGATTGTCTAGAAGATTTAAACTTACTTTTAAAAGAACTTCCAAATGTTAATCAATTTATTTATACAATCGGAAATCATGATACGCATGTCTGGAATTTATCTTGTGAAGATAAAGTTTTAGATGATATGCGCCAGGGTCATTTGCCAAAACAAGGGTCAGTTTACGGTGTAGATCACGGGACTTATTTTCATTCCTTATCTGAAATGATGAAGTTTTATGTAAGCTCAGATTTTATAGTTACTACTGCTTATCCTTCTTATACTCTTAAATTTAACAACACAAGCATTTTCTTTACGCATGGTCATTTGTTCGGTGACATTTATACTACACTTTCTGATATCCTTAAAAACGCCTTAACATTACAAAATAAATCCTTTGAAGAAAAACTTGCAACCGTTAATATGCCTATCATAGAATTTATCTATTGGCTGCTAGGCGAAATGGGATGCGGTATGGGCGTTGACGGCCTCGTAGAAGCGATTTACTCTGACCATGATAAAGGGAATAATAGCCTACTTAAAAAGGCTGTGAACGATGGTATAGACGCTTTGATGAGCAATGGGTTTGTTAAGGGCATGCCTGACTCGTGGGAACGATGGCTAGTTAAAAAAATAGTTAACAATGCATTAGACAAAAATGCCAAGGAAAGAAAAATAAGTTTAACGTCTAATAATCGTTATGAAGACGTAGAAAATACTAGGCAGCAAATGATAAAGTATAGAAACAGTGTTGGATTTATTCCTACAAGTTCAGAGATAAAAACTGTTTTTGTTAGTGGACATACTCATGTACCTGACCAATTTAAATTTGCAGATGGAATGGAATCATATAATCTTGGTGGATGGCTGATAGAACCGGATCATCCTAGTCCTGAAGGTGCAGTTTTATTTATTGACACTGAGAAGAATAGCATAGAGTTTAAGAAATTATAATAATGAAATTCTTTTTAAACAAACAAGTAATTATTATAAACAAAGAGAAACGAAATGAATAAAGATCCAAGAGTGATTAAAAGTTTTCTAATTGCTGCTAGCACTATACCAGATTTTATAGATTGGAAAAAAGTTTCTAGCGAGATTACATTGTCTGAAGAAGTGATAAAAAAATTTAAAAATTATGTCGATTGGTATTCTATTGCAAAATATCAAATTCTTTCAGATGAATTTGTACAAACATTTTGGGAATATTTAAAAGGATATATAGATTATGTTGCTAACAATCCTGCTAACTCTTCCGATGTTAAAAAGAAGTATGCGCCAAATTGGGAAGAACAGTTTCCTTCAGCGCGCAAAAACTATTATAACAGAATAGCTCCTGAAAAATTGTAAAATGCGTAAAGTTGTAATCCTTAATATTATTATTACGCTTCTAAACTTAATTGATGCTGGTGCAACTCACTATTCATTATTGCATTTTAATGGGCAAGAATTAAACCCAATTATTAATTTTTTAATTGAGTATTATGGTTTTGTGAGCATGTACGCATTTAAATTCTTAATATGTTTAGGCGTAAGTATTTCTTTAATTTTGATAGCAAAAAACAATATAAAAATGGCAGTAAGAACATGTTGGATCGTGCTAGCAATGTTCATTTTCATAACCATGACACATTTTTTAAACTTTTTTCACTTTTTCCTCTTGACAAAATAAAGATAGAAGTTATTTTAACTTAAACTTCCATATTAAAAGGAGAAAATAAATGGAAAAGAAAAACGATGTAAGATCTATAATTAATTGGATGTCTGAGTATGATTATAGAAGATATGAGGATATTTGGGGAAACAAGCTACCTTTTTGGCAAGTGTTTCCTGAATATACAGAGAATCCTTATAAAACTTATGCGAGTAGTGATTTGTATTTAACTGGTTATGAAAAATATTCTTTTACGTTTAAGGAAGAAAAAGATAGGTATGAAGTAACCGTAACTTCCCCTGGTATAAAGAAAAAAGACATTGACGTGTCGTTAGTTGGAAGTCAATTACTGGTAAAATATATGAACGGTGACAAAGCAAACTGGGAAAAATCTTTTCTAGTTGATAAGGCGTCCACTAAGGATGGTTGTGTAGATGCTCGATATGAAGATGGAATTTTATATGTCACTGCGCTGAAAGATCAAGGCACAAATAAAAAAGTTGTTGTGAAGTAACACCTTTCTATTGACCTTCTAGCATTTCTCTGCTATAATTTAATTATGAATTTTAAAGTTGGAGATATAATATCTTTGGAAGATTATTATAATGGTGATGATGATTTGTATCTAATTTTAGAAATTAGCCCACAATGTGAAATAATAAAGTTCTTTAACTTGACAAAAAATGTACAAGAATCATTTTTGGGTAGTTGGATTAAAAAATATTTTAAGGTGATAGCATGAACGAACTTAAAGTTGGCGATCTTGTAGAATGCTCAGGTGATAATGGGAATGAAATTTATTTGATTCTTTCAACTTATATCGATGTCGATAGTATTTTTAAATTTACTGCAATGAATATTGCCACGCAAGAAAGAGATATTTATCATTTGGACAATGGACCAACAGGATTAGACAATGAGTGAAAATAAAAATACCGGTATACTCTTAACTACACAAGATCTTCCTGTTGTGGAAGCTGCTACTGCTGACATCATAGGAAGTATAACAAATTTTGTTTTGGATTATGCCGGAACTGATAAACTTCCTGAAATCTGTATTACAGCTATGATAAATTCTTTATATCATGTCCTAACCGTATTGGGAATGACAAAAGAAAATTCTTTTAAATGTATAGAAGATATTTGGGATAAGCAAGAGTTACTAAAGAAAAATAAAAATGTGGAAGCTATTCCTAATATGCCAAAACCTGTAGGAGTGAATTAAAATGTATGATTTTAAGGTTGATGATGTTGTAGAAATTTTAGAGCCTGAAAATATGAATGTCGTCTGCGGAAAAAATCATTATGAAAATATCGGATGCGAGGCAACAATTTTAAATATTGACTCCTCTGATTATACTGCGTTCGCAAATATAGAGAAGAAAGAGTGGAAACTTTGGTTAAACATGAGACATCTAAAGTTTGTCAAGAATGATAGACGATGTTCGTGTGGAGGTAAAGCAAAAGAAGTTTTATTGCTAAACCATTTTATGAAAGTTTGTTCTGAATGCGATAAGGAAATAAAATAAAATGATGATCGATGAATCCTTTGACGGGTCTCCAACATTTGGATCATATCCAACTTGCCCATTATGTGGAGCCGTTGATCGGGATGCGTGGGAATTGAGCATTGAAGACGGTGAATCAACTGATTGGGAATGCAGAAATGGACACCATTTGATTGTGACCAAACACGTATCTGTTGACTACACGACAGAAGTTGATGTGGAAGCAGTGGAGAAATAAAATAATATGTTGTCGTTAGAAATGAAAATTGAAGAGGTGGAAAAAATGGTTTGTCGTGGTGTTCCGGGTACCATCATCGAAAGAATTTTTTATGAGGGGAAACTTAAATGGCAGGTTGGCTTGGGAGGGTTTAGAGATTGTCTTAAAACGCTTGGTCGTGGGGATACTATCGAGGAAGCAATGAATAATGCCTGGGATAAAATTAAAAATGCCTAAACAACTTGAAGTTGGAATGCTTATCGAGGACGCATTAGGAAACAAATTTGTTGTTCTGAAAATAGAAAAAGATTACTATCTTTACGCTGATAAATTTCATGTTTTTAATTTCACAGAAGGTCGTGTTCAATGGGACATGACAGGTTACAAAGAAAGTTTCCCACTTGGAAGGTATAGAGAAATATAATGTTTAAAGTGGGTGATTTGTTTTTAGATAGAAAAAAAGAAGTTGTTCTGATTTTGTTTAAAGATAAACAAGTAGATGAATTTTCTTATAATTATAAAGTAAAAAATATTTCGCAAAATTCATCTTTTTGGTGGACATCTGAACACCGAATAAAAAAACATTTTGAAAAGATAGTATAATGATCAAGAGTAATCGTTATCAAGATCAGCCGTGGTATATTAGAGTATGGCGTAGAAGACATTATCTTTTAATTCCTGTAAGGACTATAACAATTTATTGGAATACAAGACAGGAAGAAGAGCATAGGATGTCTTTAAATAATTGTTATAGTTTAGCTATAGGACTAGCACAAGTAGATATGAAATGGTATTATGACTGGGAAGAGGTAAAGAAAAGGATGAGTAGGAACAAATAAATAATTGTTTAACTTTGAAGATATAACGTTAGAAGATTATAAACCTGGGGATATTATTTGTTATATAGATGAACTTAATAGAAAAGGATATTATTTGTGTTTGTTTCTAACGGAAGACTGGACATGGGCAGAATTTTTAGATATTAAAAACAATAAAAAATTTGGATGTTTAAAAACTGCACATAGAATAGAACAAGAATTCTGGTATAGGTTAGATTAATACAAATGATACTAATAAAAGATATTAAACCTGGAGCCATAATATACTCTAGTCAGGGAGAGAAAAATTATTATTTGATTTTAAATTTTGAAGACAGAGATGAACAGAAGGGAATAATGGTATTCGATTTTAAAAGAGGTTGTAAGAGTTTTTTTGGAATTAGAGGTGTCCTTGAGGGGAATATAGGTTTTCAATTATTTTGTGAAGGTATATGATCTCTGAATCATCGTGGTGGGTATACATGCTGAGGTGTTCTGACGGTACTCTTTATACAGGCATAACAAATAATTTAGATAAGAGATTAGCTGCACATATGGCAGGAAAAGTAAAATATACTAGAAGTAAGTTGCCTGTAACAATAACCTATACAGAACAATTTGGTAACAGATCACAAGCATTAAAAAGAGAATACTTTATTAAACAACAAACTAAGACTTGGAAGGAAGCTACAGTAGAAGAATGGACAGGGATAAATAAAAAATGATGAAATTTGAAGATATAAAAGTTGGTATGATAGTAAAATGGTATGAAAGCTATAGATTAATCCTTGAAAAAGGAGAAGATTTCTTTGTCTATTATGATTTTGAGGATCAATGCAAAAAGAATACTCAGAAAGGATATAAAGAATATCAAGAGTTTTTTTATGAACTTATAGTAAAATAATAGGAGATTAAATGAAAGAGGAAGATTATGATCCATACCAACCATTAAAAGATTTAACGGAGGAACAAAGAAAAGAAACCTATGATTATGCACTTAACCTTTCGGTCAAGACTAACGCAATGCAACGATCTGAAGATATACTTCACGGTAGGGAAGAAAGAAAAACTAAGGTGTGTAGCAAGTGTAAAGAAGTAAAGGGGGTAGAAGAGTTTGGGGTAGATAAATCGATGAAGGCTGGAATATCCTCAGCTTGTAAACAGTGTAAAAATCTGGCGGTAATGAAGTCAAAAAAAAATAATAAAGAAAAAAATTTAATTTCATTATCAAACGAACCACTTGGAACTAAAAAATGTGGCTGTTGTAAAAAAGAAAGAAGATATTGCTTTTTTGGAAGAGATGTTGTTACCTATGATGGCTATCGTAGCCAATGTAAAAAGTGCCTTAATAAAAAAAAAGTTAAAATTGAGAACAAAACTGTAAACAAAAGATATAAAAAATATGAAAGAAATACAATAGCAAGAAACATGATCCCATTGCTTTTTGAACAATTTGAAGAGTTGACAAGTAAGCCATGTTCCTATTGTGGAGGATGGTCCAATAAAGAATTAAAATTTACTGGTATCGATAGAATAAACAATTCTAGAGGATATGAAATAGATAATTGTTCCCCGTGTTGTAAGTTTTGTAATTTTTTAAAACGTGATTTTAGTCGCAGAGAGTTTATCAGATTCTGTAATAAAATAGCAAATTTTACAAAAGGTAAAGGATACGACGGGAAAAGTAAAGTAGAAGATCCTGATGGTTCTACCGATAGTAAACAATCCTTAACGGATAGTAAACAATTAAAAATGTTTGAAGGCTAGGCCAAGGGTAACAGATATGCTAGACTTTGAAGATACTGAATTGAAGACTTGGGCGGTGGGAGATATAATTCAATATATTGATTGTAGAAATCATATTGGACTGTTTTTAATATTAGTAAAAGATAAAAGGAATAATAGTTTAAAAATTCTAGACTTAAAAGAGAATGAAACATTTTATACGGCTTATAATAAGGATAGGATTAGAGATAATTTCTTTGATAGAATGTGATAGAGTAATAGCGACCAAAGAAGCTAGAGTATTAGCCACAAATTAAAACTCTAGAAAATTTTTTCTCCGGATTTTTAAGGGATACGTATAGTAAAGAAAATTTAAAGCCTATTAGGAGAAGGAGTGGAAAAGGGTAGAGAATACTAGCGAACTGTAAAATAGTTATGACGCATTAAGACATTTCAAAACTGTAAAAATTATACCCGTAATGAAAGCCTATTAAGGCAACCTCCGTGCCACCCCGTATCCCACCCCTACCTACATTACGGTAACCCCGTGATATCCCTACGCTATTTAGCCTTGTCAAAACAGAGTCCACAAGTTTGAGCTTGCCTACACTTCAACCCTTTGCAAGTGTCATGCCGCGCTATGGTTAGTAAGGTAGCTACAAGTAGGGACTCAAGGTTAGCTATCCTTTGTAACCCTTTGTAATCGTTAAGGTTATTAGGCATAGGTTATGCAAGGTAAATACATGGCATAGAATTTTATTTGTGCCTACCCTTATAACGTGTGTCGCTAATAGATTAAGGATATCAAAGGGTTAGCAATGGTATGATACTTGCTAAGAATAGGGGAAAGGTTAGTAAGCATATAACGTGCCAATAAGATGGTGTAGAACTTGCAAGGGGTAACAAGGGTAGGTAACTTAAAATAATACTTGACAAGGGATAGCTACTGTGCATAGGATTGACTAGGCATGAAAAATGTATTAGCAAGTAATAGGCCATAAAAATGATAGGGAATAAAAAAAATATCTTTACAATACTAACAAGGTGTGATAAGCTTCCACAGTTTTTAATAATATAAAAAGGTAGGATTATACCATAGAAAGGATAGTAAAGACAAGGAAAAAGTAACTAAGGGTAGAAAATAGTTGGTATGATATATGCAAAGGATACAGTAAATAAAACTTTATTATTCTTCTTGACTTATTACTCTAACCGTGAAGTTAAAATAATCTTTGAAGCACCTTCAGAACGTCTAGCTAAGGTATCAGGGGAAGTAACTTATCCACACTGTAGTCATTGCCGTCAAGACATTCTTTATTAAATTTTACCAGTATCACTCTTTCTAGTTCATCAATAATTCCAATTACTTAGCGTGTCATGTTAAGCCAACGTGGGCTGTCATGTTAACCCAAATAATTTTCCTTAATGATTCCCTGTACTTTGATAAAGCTACCTACAATCTCACAATATCTATTATAGGTATGCATAAAATATATAGTACTGTCAATAAGTTAATGCTTATCTAAGCAAGAAATATTTAACTTTAGCCTGATGATACTTGGTATGATATATGCTAGTAGTGCAAGATAGAGGCCAAGTAAATGATATGAAGGGCTAGAAGGGTAGCAAAACACTACCTAACAATTTCAATGGGTTACAAATTGTCAAGGGTATAAAGTGGTAAACAGTGGTAAAATATGGTATGGAAAATGGGTTATAGCTTTCCTACCTTGGCTAAGTTGTTCTTACCTGTTTTGCTGGTACTCTAACCTTCTTTAGCTATTATTTTTCTTGCCTGTAAAGGCTTCTGAGGTATCTCTAATGGAAGGATTGCTTTGGCTTGTTAGTTTGCTACAGGTAGGATATTATCTGTAACTTGCTTCTATCCTTTACTCTTTATTTTTTTGTTGCCTACTAGGGAAACTTGCTAGGGTTAATCAATTCCCCATGGCGCTACTTGATATGCTGGCACTCCTGCTATTAGCTTATTCACCAATTTATTTCGTGCCTTCTCAACTTCTTGATATAGTGAAAGCTTTGGGCAATCTCCTTCCGAGCATTGATAGAGGTAACAGTCAAGGCATTTTAGCACTACATATTTATTTGTTGCCTCTTGAATATAGTCCATTAACATAGGCAACGGGAAGTCAACCTCCTTTCCATACCTTACCTCTACAGCGTCTCTATTCATTCTGAAGAGTGCTTCTAGTAGGGTATCACGACTAGAATAGCCGAGATTAAAGCAATCATCATCCGATTGTGCTAGGGCTGACAATACGACATTCAAAGTCTTATCACCCACCATATAACTTGACATGTTTATACCTTTCAATTGGTTAGATTGTTTTTTGTTGCCTACCAGGAAAACTTGCTAGAGAGGACAATCAAATTCTTCAGAATCATACTCCTCTTGATTCTCCAAGTCAAGCTGATTCTCTGTGATGGCCATGCACAGTTTTATTAGTTTATTCCTAGCCCTACTTTCGCTATTGGACAGATCGTCATTAATACAGTCAAAACATTCTTCCAGAAGAATAGCTGTATTGTGAAACCGATTGTAATCGTTTGACACTGTTTTACCCTTTCAATTGGTTAGATTGTTTTTTTTGTGCCTACCCTTAGATCATAGCAAAGTTAATTCAATTAGTCAATACCTAAGAGTCAACATAATCTAATTGTTTTTTGCTTAGCAAACCCCTACTAAAATCACTAGCAGTTTCAAGCAATTTGATAGCCAGCGAAGTATTGCCAGATTCTAGAGCAATTCCGCCAGCTTGAACGAATGTATCTCGCCAGTCTCTAAGATCTGAAATATTAGAGTTAGTCAAGGGTCTTTTATTTCTTGGTTTACGCCATCCACATATTGTCTTATCTCTAGGTGCCATGATTAATAATAGCATGGTGGCTAATTCGTGCAAGTCCTAAACTGTTTTATTTTTTGTTACCTCCGTCATTGTCACAAGTACCTGAAACTGTTTTTCTTTTCGCTGTAGCTATAGCAGACTGTGCTGCGCTTTTATAGCCTGGATTCCCGTAAACTTGTAACTTCTCGAAATCCCACCGGTTTTTGCCAGTTTCGGACCACATTGGCAAGTCATTGCCTACCATTCTTGCCGGCGGTGTTACTTTATGTGCCATGCGTTGCGCGATAGCCAAAATTTCAAGGTCAAACATTTTTCTACCCTTCGTATTATTTCCTTTTATCCCTATCAAGATAAAGCATCACAACCGGACCCACCACGAAATAGCCTAGTGAGATGCATACCACAAAAACACCTAGATTCATTAGTAGCGCGCTTGCACTCACTTCGATACCTCTTTTACGCCAGCACTAGCAGCACTCGATAGCACATCAAAAGTTTTTTTTGCTACCTTGCCAGCATATTTCATGCCAACTTTGGCAGACTTATCAGCAGTTTTTTGATTGCCCTTGTAAAGAGTATAACCGCCGTAACATGCCAAAAGTATTAGGGAAAGTGACAGTAGAAACTTCATTTACCTTACCTCCGAGTTGATTGTTTTTTTCTTGCCTCTTAAGATTATTATGATCGATCTAATCTGATTAGTCAATACCTAAGTGATTTTAATAAATAAATCATTTCGTCAACAACTTCTCGGCTGGCCTTATCTAGTGCACGGTATTTCGAGACGGGATCGCCATATTTTGGCCGGTAACATTCATTGCAGCCGGTTCCCGAGCAATACGAACACGTCAATCGTTCATTCAAATAATATGCCAAGTCTAAAAGTTCATGCTTTCTCGCCTCTTGATCAAGTTGCTCATAAGTAATATCATCATGATATTCTTGAAGATTATCGTAAGAATCTTGCGCGCTAACCATATCAACTGGAGAATAGATCATAGATCGCCAACCTTTCCTAGAGGTTTCGTCAGTCCCTTACCTCTTATCTAATTAACCACATCTAATAATAGCACGGTGTCAAGATAGTGCAAGCTTTATTTTTGTTGCCTAGTGAATTATTATGAGGCTGTGATATTGTTACGCTTATCGAAAAGTATACATACCTTTGGGCTCGACCCATTGCTTAGGCAAGGATCCCCCGCGCGTTATCCATTTGTCAAGTGAATAAAATAATTCAACTATTTCGTGCGAGTCAACCGATTCACCACGATTATATTCATCCATAAGCTCCCTTAACCTTTTGAGACAAGCAGTTGGATCCATTAGAGTAGTTCCTTTCCTATGCCGCGAATAGTTCAAGCTGGCCGGCTTCTCGCGCTAGTAAATCATTCCAGCCATGATATTCTGCCACGGCTTCCTGATATGTCAACAGGCCAACATCATGTTGATCTGGCATATCGTTTGCGTCGACTAGGAACCACTCGCCGATGGTAGAAAAATAAACGTCATAGCGTTCGGTGCGCTCTACCAGTTTCCATGTCATATTAGATAATCCCTTCCTTTTTCATTTGACGACGGGCAATCGCTTTATACTTCCCCTTGCAATTGCAAAACGCCTGAACTAAATCGGCGTGACTCATCTCTGCTACCTTGTCGCGCCAATCCTGAAGCATTTCACGTTCTTCCTCGTCAATGATTGCATCTAGTTCCACGTTTGTCGGCATTTTTTATTCCCCTGTTTGATTGACCATGATTAATAATAGCACGGTTTGGGTACAATGCAAGTTTTATTTTTATTGCAGTGAAGAAAGTTGTAAAGCGTTGAAACTACTTGCGAATAATGATCTTAATTACTTTGCGACGCATAATCACTCTCCTTGTCGGAGGCCAAGAAGTATTTTACTTGCTCCTTGGTTATCGGGTCAACGCGGTCATTATTTTCGAAAGTGTAATCGCGCCTAACAAAATATTTGTTACCCTCGCAAGTCATTATGTATTGAATATCATTCACATTAAAGGATCTCATGATCTCCCTCGCGTCCAATTAACAAATGATTTAGATGATCATTCTGCTCATTACAATACTTTTTTGCACTATCAAAAGATCTCCAGTAATAGCAAGTTGCATTAGACATTTTTTGCCCAACGAACACTGGGCCTCCATACCATTGGGCGGGCCAACATTCTGTTTTTACAACATCAAAAAATACTTTCATAAAATTCACCTTACCTTTCAAGATGTTAAAGAAGCGAGTTAAGTAGTGGCGTGCTAGAACTAATAGAGTTTAGATTACGTTGTTCAAGTGTAGCGGCTAATACAAGATCTAGAGCAGATTGAGTCATGGTCAACGATACGCTATTTTCGGCACGGCGTTCAAGTAACTGATTTCCTTCGACTCCGCGAGTAGGGCTCAAGTGTTCCTCGTAGTAACTAATTGCGTTAATGGCGCCTGCGGCAGTCCCCGGCATAGCACCTGGAGTAGTATCCCATTGTGCAAGCAAGTTGGCACGATTATTTTTTGTTCGCGTAGACACATCATTTTCATCTTTAGCAGGCATAAGTAATTTTACTAACATTTCGAATTGTGGCTTAGTAAACGCCTTGTTTGTAAGCGTATTGTACAACTCATTAAATTTGTTAAAGTAATTATCGGCAGATCCTAGCACACGTACCGCTTCGGCAAGACGAGTATGACCAGACTGTGTATGTCTTACACTAATTTTGCGTTGCGCACCCTTTACAGCTAGAGAAAGTGTATTGTTGCATACTACCCTAGTAGGCGTTAAAAGGATCTCAGTAGGCGTGCTACCGTCAAGGCCAGTCCATAGCAAGAAATAATTTTGGAATGCGCTACTATCTCCTTGAAATTGTTGAACGCCATTGTGTTTGAATAGGAACCAAACTTTTCGACCGTTGTCAAGGCACCCACCGGTTTCGAGCATAGCTTTACCATTAGACGCCTCACAAATAGTATCGCCAAATTGGGCAAGCTCTGCGGGTTGCATAACAGTAAATCGTCCACCTACAACTGAAACCGCATTCATGAAATTATTACTTGCATTATATCGGTTCACACTGTAGGCGCCGTCAATAGGTGAATACCTATCGAGGTTTGAATTGTATGCAAAAGCTTGCTCAACTTGTGCATGCCAGTCAAGGCCACATACTGCCAAATTTTCGACGGCTGTATCAAATGTGATTTCATTGCCAAGCTTATGCCAAGCGGTTTGCGCGCCACCACGAAAAGCTGCATTCTCGATCATATGCGCCATTTTTCATTTCACTTTCTTGCCTGTTAAGGCAGGTTTGGAAAACTTTTTTTCTCGCCTACCCTTAGATTATGAACGATCCAAACTAATCTGTCAATAGGCTATTCTGTTTTTTGTTTAATCAGCCTCAATATTCAAAACATTGTGAAACACTTCTGAAATATAAGACTTAATGTCATTTTTGTTTTCCTTTGTTGTTTGATTCTTTAATTTATTATGACAGGTAGGGAAGGAATGTCAAGTAGGAAAGTTTATTTATTTTGTGCCTAGAAAAGTTTACCAGTTTCGGCAAGGATCTCAGCTAGTACAGCGGCATTGTCAGATTGAACTAGTTGAGAATCCTTAGTAGATTGTTCTAATTCATCTAACTGATTTAGATGGCTAGCTACTTTTTTAGCAAGATTAAAATCATTTTTTTCAACAGAAATTTCTTGCTGCATTGCTCTAAACGATTCTACAACTTTAATTTCATCAAGGGTTAAATATTCTTTATACAAACTATTTTTCTTTACCTTGGCAACTTTTTCAATCTTAACAGTCCGGTCGGGATTCTCCGAGCAGGTCTTTGCCATATGGCCTAACTTACCACAAATCTTACACGTAACCTTGCCGCCTGACTTTCGATTACGCTTGACCTTGACGAATTCAACAGTAGAAACATTTTGATTCTCGCTCATTTTCATTTTCCTTTCCAATTTATTTTTTTCTTGCCTTACCATTCTATTATGACATGGTTTCATGCCTTGTCAATCTAAAATCGTAAAAGCATCCTCGTATAAAGGACACCTAGTAAAATCATTAAAAACCACAACTTGATATAATTGTCCTTGCCTACCAATCTTCCCATATTCAATAATAACACCAATTTGATTATTAAATTTTAGATATTCAGAATATCCATAAGTATTTTCTTTTATTTTAACTAACGTTCCGATTTCAAGTTTATTTGACATATTGAAACTATAGCAGGTGAAAGGAGAAAAGCAAGGTAGGAAAGTAGAAAAAAATCATTTTGAATTTAGTTCGATTTCTTTAGTGTGAATTTCGATTAACCGTGCTTTAACTCCAGGTTGAAGGTGCAAACTTCTCATAACTTCGATATTGGCCTTGCTTAGATCTGCATAAACCTTACTAGCGGGTTCTGCTGGTAATTTCATAAAATATTTTGCAAGATTTTTAATTCTTTTATCTGAGAAAGGTTTATTATCAGACCAAACGGAATTTAACTTTTCAACGAATGCTGTATGTTCTGGAATTCCCCAGTTTTCTGTTAATTTAATTTTTCCCTCTTCTAGGATATTTTCTACTGTTACAGCCTTATTATAATTCTTTACAAAATCTTGCAACGCAATTGCTCCTTCAAGGCCAATAAAAGCCTTAGTTAAGTTATAAAAATTATTATTAGATTTTACATATTCTGAAAAATCTTTAACATTTTTGAACGCATCTGATAGCCTATGCCAACTTCTTCGAGAAGGATAAACTTTGTTAGGCTCAAAATTACCTTTATGCTCAAGATGTTGGTGATTTTCGTTAATAAAATCCCAAATTAAAGAATTTATTTTATTTTTTCCCCAAGTAAGCCAGTCTTCAATGGTAGGCTCAAGATCGAAGGTTACCCACCTGTCAAGCTCAGCCGGATCCATCTCACCAACTTGATAATGCGCAACATGTTCGCCACCATTAACAGCAGCAAAAATAATCGTGTCAGGGTGCAAAGTATGCCCAGCAATCTTTCTAGAATCTGCTAGCTCAAAGAAACCTTGACGAACCTCTTGGGTAGCCCGGTCAAGTTCATCGATAAAAAGGATTACAGGCTGTTCACAGGCAACAGCAAACCAGTCAGGTGGTAGCCAAGTAGTCCTATCATTCTCAACCTTAGGAAGACCTAGAAGGTCACCTTCGGTCATTTGACTGGCCCTACGCTCTATCACTTGGAGGTTTAGACGTTCGCCTATTTGATATACTAGCGAAGACTTCCCTTGCCCATGAGCAGAGCGAAGCAAAATTGGAAACCTTGTCTCAATAACAGAATCGATACACTTGTTCAAAGCTTCAAAAGAAATAGACACTTATTTATTCCTTTCCTCAAAAATATTATCGATTACTTCAGCCAAAAATAACTTTTCTTCACTAGAAAGACTTTTGTTTTCGTCAACAATTTCTTGAGAGAAGCTATCTTTACCTTCAAATTCCAATAATTTTTCAGCGTGATTTATCACTGCTTGTTTCCTATCCTCGGGAATATTATCAAATATTTTTTGAGTTTTTTGTTTTAATTCTCTTGTTTTGTTCCACTTACTCATTTATTTATTCCTTTCCTTTTTTGGAATTTTTAATATATTCTTCAAATAAATGCGCCAAAAGCACTTTTTCTTCCCTAGATAAACTACTGTTATCACGAATATCTTGTTGAGTTATATTCCTCTTTGGGTCTTCTAGTAAAAGAAGATTTTTCATATGGTTTATAACCACTTGTTTTCTATCCTCGGGAATATTATCAATTGTTTCTCGAATCTCTTAGTTCTTTTTATTTATTTCTTCCAAATGCCCAGGTCGATACCACTTTTCCATTTTTATCTTTTCCTTTTTCTTCCCTACCATTTTATTATGACAGGATTTCATACTTTGTCAACTCTAGAATTTTCCTTCTTTTCTAAACATCTTCTTAATTTCATTAGATATTTTATAGTTTTTGGAAATATTACCCCATTTAACTTTATTTTGAAACTCTCTAACAAAACCTTCGCTTAAGGTTTGACGATAGGAAATATCATACCAATTAACTTTAGTTTGGAATTCTCTAACAAAACCTTCGCTTAAAGTTTGATAATAGGAAATATTAATCCAATCAACTTTATTTTGAAACTCTCTAATAAAACCTTCGCTTAAAGTTTGATAATAGGAAATCTCAATCCAATCAACTTTATTTTGAAACTCTCTAATAAAACCTTCGCTTAAAGTTTGACGAGAGGAAATATTATCCCAATCAACTTTATTTTGAAACTCTCTAATAAAACCTTCGCTTAAAGTTTGATAATAGGAAATATCTATCCAATCAACTTTATTTTGAACCTTATTATTTTTTATTTCATATATTCCAATCGTATTATTAGGATATTCTATAACTTTTATAATTTCAATGGAAGGATATTCCTCTTTACCTTCTAAAGTTAAGAATTCTAAAACAACAAGATGATTGTTTTTGAACTCTACCAGATCACCAATTTTAAGTTTATTTGTCATAACGAAACTTAATTTTTATGAGAAAATTCTTTTATAAATTCACTAGAAAGATTTTGATACCAAAAAATATTATCCCAGCACAAAATATCTTGAAATTCTCTAATAAATACTTCACTCAACACTTGATAGTGGGAAATTAATGTTAAATTTGCTCTTATGGCCTTCTCAACTGCATTTTTATCATTACTTGCTAAAAAGTCAACATTCACTTTATTGTAAAATTTACGAATAAAACCTTCGGATAACTTTTGTTTTTCAAAAATAGTAAACCATTCTACAGCATTTTGATGTTCTACAATTTCATCTTCAGTCATAGGAACACAACTAAATTTTAATGCTGCCATCCACTTTTGGTATGTTTGGTTTGTCATGATTAGATCCTAGCTTGCAGACAGAAAAAGTCAATCTCCTACAACAGGAATAGGAACAATTATTTCATTCGTATCAAAATATGGTTTTGCAGCAATTTCAGTTGTAGTCAACCAAATTCTTTGGCATTTTGAATCAATAGGCTTTGGAGCACACATATCAGTTAAAACTATATGACCATCAAATCTATGCTCATTTACATATTGTGTAGGTGCATCAAAATTTGTACCACCTGTTAAGACTCTTTCACAATTTTGATGTTTTCCTTTTTTCCAAATATAAATTTTATCTATTGCTACTTCATGATCGAAGGGAATTACTGTAAAACTTGCTAATTCTGATAATTTATTTAATTCTGAGAAAAATTGCATTAAAAGATTATCTGACACTGAACCCGATTGATCAATAGATACTGCAATGTTAGCTGTTCTATTTGTCTTTTTACCAGCATGAATATAAGGAAACCTTTTATTTATTTTTTTGATAGAACTACTTTTGCTACTTCGTACACTTTGCTTAATAAAATAACGTAGAACATTCTTCCAATTAACAAAAGAAGATAGCCTTGATAAAATATCTTTTCTTAAACTTTCCGAAACTGTCCCCCATGAATTTTTATTAGCGCATTCATTAACAGCCTTACCAAGAATATTTTTTATTTGTTCGTTAATTTGCTCTCTAGTCGATTGATCTATAGGGTTTCCATTTTCATCTTCATCCCACATAGAATGATCACCAGCACTATCCGATGAAACGTATACTTTTTTGATATTAGGATCTTTTTTAATCATTTCATAATACTGTTCAGCACTTAAATTCAAAGGATAATTCTCAAAAGGGTGTTTTCCTGGTACAAGACCAAAGTCAGGTGGTAGCATATCCTTCAAAAAAGAATTGATTGATAAGTCAGCAGCATAATTCCACATTTGAGAAACTGTTTCGCCGGCATAACCATTTGCCTTAAATCCACCTGGACCTCTATCTGTTACATGCCCAAAAATAATGTGATAATACTCGTGCAATAAAATTGCTCTACATTGAGTGCCATTTTCTAGGGATAGAAAAAATTTGGGATTATAAACAAGTTCAAAATTTTGTTTAGATTTATTAAATCTTACCCCTGCTGTAGGGCAACTAGAAGAAGAAATTTTATCTATTCTACGAGATAATGCTGCGAAAAATGGTTCATCCATAAGAAGACTTACACAATACTTACGAATATCAAAAGAATCTATTTGTTCTTGAGTAGGTTCCGGTTTAGAAGGAGTAATTTTTTCAATAATGTCAACATCAATATTTTTAGCGGACATTTTATCGGAGCTTTCCTTTTAGAACAAAGCAAGGAATAGAAAATTGTTGATTAGCAAAAAACTGTGCTTCTTTTTTTGTTCGCGCCACAACAACGCCAAGCAAACAAGACTTTGTCGCAACATCAATGCATCTCCATTCATACCACTTTTCCATTTTTATCTTTTCCTTTTTCTTCCCTACCATTCTATTGTGACATGATTTTATGCTTTGTCAACTCTAAAACCTGCCCTATTTCCTAAACACTTCTTTTACTTCATTAGAAATATTGTCGTTTTTGGAAATATAATCCCAATCAACTTTAGTTTGAAACTCTCTAATAAAACCTTCGCTTAAAGTTTGATAATAGGAAATCCTATCCCAACTAACTTTATTTTGAAACTCTCTAATAAAACCTTCGCTTAAAGTTTGATAATAGGAAATATTAGCCCAATTAACTTTATTTTGAAACTCTCTAATAAAACCTTCGCTTAAAGTTTGATAATGGGAAATATCAATCCAATGAACTTTATTTTGGAATTCTCTAATAAAACCTTCGCTTAAAGTTTGACGATAGGGAATCTCATACCAATTAACTTTATTTTGAAACTCTCTAATAAAACCT